TTGTGGGTAACGATGGATATGAAAATGTTTATATTGAGGTTCCTCAAGTAAATCTTGATACTGTTATTGGTAAGAACTCTGAAGTTCATAAAGATATTGATGATTCTTTTGCTCATCAACAAAAAATTCATAATGAACACGCACAAGAAAAGGGATATACTCCAGTAAATCTTTATAAAGAATCTGATACTGAGTTCAAGAAGTTCAAGTCTTCTGCCCAAAAAGAAGTCAATTACCTTGTAAAAGAATTTGAGTGCCGTAAGGCAGCAGACCAGTATGCTCGTGCATCAACTGCTCGCACTGGTATTCTCGATACAACTCGTCTTCATACTTACAAGTACAATGAAGACTTGTTCAAGAAAGTATCTGTGATTCCTGATGGCAAAAATCATGGTCTGGTATTTGTGTTGGACTGGAGTGGTTCTATGTGCGATGTGATGCTTGATACTTGTAAACAACTCTTTAACATTGTTTGGTTTTGTAAGAAAGTTTCCATTCCTTTTGAGGTTTATGCTTTTACTAGTGAGTGGCGTCGCGGTGAGTATGATTATGAGAATGATCGTTATCTCGCTGCAGACCGTACTCCACATTATCAAAAGAAAGATGGTCTTCTGGTTGTAGATGAAACTTTCTCGATGATGAACATTCTTACTAGTAAAGTTTCTGGTAAAGTTCTTGAGAATCAAATGCTCAACATTTGGCGTCTTGCTTATTGTTTTGGTAGGACTTATAGTTCTTCTTATACCTATCCGAGTCGTCTTTGTCTTTCTGGAACTCCTCTAAATGAGGCACTGATTACTCTTAACCAAATTCTTCCTAAGTTTCAAAAAGAAAATAAACTTCAGAAGGTGCAGTGTATTGTTTTGACTGATGGTGAGGCAAATCAACTTGTTTATCACAAAGAAGTCAAACGCCAGTGGGAAAAGAAACCATTTCTTGGAACTGGATATATTAATCCAGAACTAACCTTCCTGCGTGACCGCAAACTTGGAACTACCTATAAGATTGGATATGGTTATCATGAGTTTACTGATGCTCTTCTCAGGAACTTGAAAGATAAGTTTTCTAATACAAACTTTATTGGTATTCGTGTTCTTGAAAGTCGCAATGCAAGTCGGTTTATTGGTCTTTATCACTCTATCAATGATGGTAAGGTGTATGATAAAATCCTGAGTGATTGGAAAAAACTGAAGAGTTTCACTATTACTAACTCTGGATATGATGCATACTTTGGAATGTCTGCAACCGCACTTTCTCAAGATACTGAATTTGAAATTGCTGAAGATGCAACCAAATCTCAAATCAAATCTGCTTTTGTGAAATCTTTGAAGACTAAAAAACTAAATAAAAAAGTATTAGGAGAATTTATTTCTTTGGTAGCATGAAAACATTCCAAGAATTTGTGGTAGAGTGTTACTCTATTCAAGAAACATCTTTGAATAGAGTTCGCTCAAAATCAGAAAAAGGTGGTATGGCAATTATGTCTGCCCAAAGAGGCGATAAATCAAAGAAAGAAAATAAAGCGCGTTCAAAACAATTGGAGAAAGATATTAGAGGTGCTGGTCTTCCAGGACCTACTAAGGTATCTGGTAGATATACTGAAAACCCAGGAACTCCTCAAGAAAAAAAAGTAGGTGAGAAATCACATGTAGTTTCTTCTGGTAAAATGGGTAAGAAAAAGTTCAAAAAAGCAATCACTAAACTTGGTAAAAAATATAATCAAGATTCTGTCTTAATTCAAAAAAAACCAAAGGGTTCTGCTCAACTGGTGGGAACTAATAAGTCTTGGCCAGGAGAGGGTAAGCGTGTTAAAGTCGGTAAAATGAATCCAGGTAGAACTGGTGAGTTTGATACTAAAGTTAAAAACAAGACATTTACTTATGAACAGAATATGAGTGAGGCGGGTGACTGGTGGCATCCAGATCCCAAAAAAGATGCTGCTATTAGTGGCGCTGGCAACAAGATGAGAGCTCGAGAAAACAGAGGTCAAAATACATCTGCACAAACAAAACAAGATTATAGTAATCGCCTAAAACCAGGTGAAACTTATATGCAATTTGCAAAGCGTAAACAAGAAGAACGAAATAAAAAATGAAAACTAAATTTCCATTTGAACATGTAGTAAAATATGATACTAAAGAAGTATGGATTAAATGCAATAGCAGCACAACTGCTATTGGTATTCCTTCTTTAGTTAATAAATACTATCCAGGATATACTGGACATATTGCCAGCGAAGAGTATCTCAAAGAACTCAAGAACCAATTGGAGAACTGACCACTGGGGTCCCAAGAGGACCCCTTTTTGGTCTATAATGACTATGTTGAAACAAAGCAAACAAATGGCACTCTCCTCTGACTACATCCGCACTTCTCTTCAAAACCTGTATGGTAGCACTATCACTGGTGCTGATATTCGTGCTTGGTGTAATCTGAACGATGCTAACTATCAAACTGTTACAAAAAAACTTGACCAATTTAAAGTGGGTCGTGGTAAATGGAATCTTGAAGTTACGCAACAAAAAGTAAAAGAAATTGAACGCACTTTCCAAGCACCTGCTGCGATTCCTGCTGTGGAACAAAACCTTATTCCCGATAAAGATGATACCTTCGTCAAGTTTGGTAACTTTGCTGATGTTAAAAAAATTATTCAGTCCCGTCTCTTTTATCCTACGTTTATTACGGGTCTTTCGGGTAACGGTAAAACGTTCTCTGTTGAGCAAGCGTGTGCTCAACTTAAGCGTGAACTGATTCGCGTCAATATCACTATTGAGACTGATGAAGACGATCTTATTGGGGGTTTCCGTCTTGTTGATGGGAATACTGCTTGGCACAACGGTCCCGTGATTGAAGCACTTGAGCGTGGTGCTATTCTTCTGTTGGATGAGATTGACCTTGCTTCTAACAAGATTCTTTGTTTGCAATCTATTCTCGAAGGTAAAGGTGTTTTCCTGAAAAAGATTGGTCGCTGGGTAAAACCTGCCGCTGGTTTTAATGTGATTGCCACCGCTAATACTAAGGGTAAGGGTTCTGATGACGGACGTTTCATTGGCACCAATGTGCTCAACGAAGCGTTCCTAGAGCGTTTCCCTGTGACCTTTGAGCAGTCCTACCCTGCTCCTGCTACTGAGCAGAAGATTCTGGAAGGCATCGCTCTGGACCTTGGCGTGGAAGACCGTGATTTCTGCAAGCGCCTGGTTGACTGGGCAGATATCATCCGCAAGACCTTCTACGATGGTGGTATTGAGGAAATCATCAGCACCCGCCGTCTGGTTCACATCATCCGTGCTTACAGCATCTTCCAAGACAAGGCAAAGGCAATCCAAGTGTGTGTGAACCGCTTTGATGATGAAACCAAGCAAGCATTCCTTGAACTTTATGACAAAGTGGATGCTGACTTCCAGATGCCTGTTGAAGAGTCCATTGACACATACCAGTCTGTTTGATATAATTGGGGAAGGTAATTGTGCCTTCCCTTTTCTTAATTATGGACAAGTATCCTTACAACAACTTCACTCTTTATAGAGATGGTGAAGATATTATTGAACTCACAAAAAAGCATTTGAATATGAACGAACCTACTAATCATCTTTGGAAATACAATGAAGATAAAATTCTGAAAGATATTCAAGACTATGTAACCAGCACTTATGGTAGTCACTACTGTGGTCATGAACAAGATTACAAAGATGTTCAGACAATTGACCTAATGGCAGCAAAAGAACTTGCTGCTGGGTTCTGTCAAGCAAACATCATTAAGTATGGTAGTCGCTACGGTGACAAGGATGGACGCAATAAGCGTGATTTGCTTAAAGTGATTCACTATGCTATGCTTCTGCTCCACTTTGATGGACACTACACTCGTAAAGATAACGGTCTCTCTGAATTTCGCTGATTATTATGAAACTCTCTGATAAAACTCTCACGCTCCTCAAGAACTTCTCTTCTATTAACCAGTCTATTCTGTTTAAAGAAGGAAATAATCTTCGTACTATTTCTGTAATGAAGAATATTCTCGCGGAAGCAACAATCGAAGAAGAACTTCCCAAAGATTTTGGTATCTACGATCTCAATCAATTTCTGAATGGTCTCAATCTTCATCAGAATGCTGAACTTGATTTCCAGAATGATGGTTATGTAGTTATTAAGGAAGGTCGGTCTCGTTCTAAGTATTTCTTTGCAGACCCTAATGTAATCGTTACTCCTCCCGATAAATCTATTTCTCTTCCTTCCGAAGATGTTTGTTTCATTCTTGATACCAAGGAACTTGATAAACTCCTTAAAGCTGCTGCTGTGTATCAACTTCCTGACTTGTCTGTGGTTGGCGAAGCAGGTGTGGTGAAACTGGTTGTTCGTGATAAGAAGAACGATACCTCCAATGATTTTTCTGTTGTTGTTGGTGAAACTGATGAAGTGTTCACATTCAACTTTAAGGTAGAAAACATCAAGATTATTCCTGGTGCTTATGAAGTTGTAATTTCTTCCAAACTTTTGTCACGATTCAAGAATACTGGATTTGATGTGACCTATTATATTGCTTTGGAACCCGATTCTACTTTTGGTTGATGGAATTTCTTCTTTATCTCACACCTACTGCCAATAAAATTATTAATAATGTAATCAAAGCAGGTTATCCAGTTAAAGAAAATATTGGATATTGTAGAGATAAAAATTATTTTGGTTATAGTGACTTTGATAAATTGGTTATTTGCACCAAAAATATTAAAGAAGGTGGTTATGATCTAAAACATTATGTAAATGAAACGGTTTATCATGAAGCAACACATATTGCCCATATGTGTAATGGTTATAAACCATTTTATATTTCATTAAAAGATATGTCACTTTTGCCAGAAAAACTTCAAGATGTTCAAAAATCTGTTGGATTATCTAATGCTTCCGAACAAATGGAACATGAAGCATTCTGGATGGAAGATAAACCAGATAAAGTGAATTACGTACTTCAAAAGTATTGTTTTTGATTATGAATATATTTGTTACATCACCATGGCCTGCTGAAAGTGCTATCTGTCTCCCCGATAAACATATTGTTAAGATGCCATTAGAGTGTTGTCAGATGCTTTCTATCGTGGCATCTGATAAGTGGGGATATGGGTATGGCACCCTCCCTAAGGCAGATGGAACCCCCTACAAGACCGAGAAAGGAGCATTCCGCAATCACCCCTGCACAAAGTGGGCTATGGAGAGTATCCATAATGCCTACTGGTTAATCAAGTGGGGATTGAACTTGTCTGATGAATACTGCCTGCGGTATAATAAAACTCACTCCTGTTATAAAACCCTTGTGGATGCATACTATTTGTTTCCCAAGGGTAAGATTACGGAGGTGACTCCATTTGCTCGTGCTATGCCTGAGGAATGGAAGTTTGACGACACCATTGATACATTTGAAGCATACAAAAGATATATTGCATCCAAACCTTGGGTTGCTGATAACTATCTTCGTATGCCCGAAAGACGACCTTCGTGGATTTAATTATGAGCAGTGATTTCCTTTTCGTGGAACGATACCGTCCTCAAGTAATTGAGGATTGTATTCTTCCTGATGAAACTAAAAAAACATTTAAGGAGTTTGTGGCAAAAGGTGAGATTCCTAATCTCCTTCTAGCAGGACCTCCTGGTATTGGTAAAACCACCATCGCAAAAGCATTATGTAATGAATTGGGGGCAGACTATTATGTCATCAACGGATCCGACGAAGGGCGTTTCCTGGATACTGTACGGAACCAAGCGAAAAACTTCGCTTCGACCGTCTCACTTACGGGATCTTCTAAACACAAAGTCATCATCATTGACGAAGCTGACAACACGGGCAACGATGTTCAACTCCTACTACGGGCGAATATTGAGGCATTTTATAACAACTGTCGATTCATCTTCACCTGTAACTACAAGAACAAGATTATCGAACCTCTTCACTCCCGATGTGCCGTCATCGACTTCACCATCAAAGGGAAGCAAAGAGTTCAACTTGCGGGAAGTTTCTTTCAACGACTTCAATCAATCTTGGATTCTGAAAGGATTGAGTATGATGAAAAAGTCGTTGCAGAATTGGTTACAAAACACTTCCCAGATTTTCGTAGGGTCCTCAACGAATGCCAGAGGTATTCTACAGGAGGAAAAATTGACTCGGGCATTCTTGCATCTTTCTCAGACATCTCTGTAAATGAACTTATTAAAAACCTCAAAGATAAAAACTTTCCTGAAGTCAGAAAGTGGGTGGTCTCCAACCTGGACAACGATGCTTCTAGTCTTCTTCGCAGGGTTTATGACGCCGCTTACGATTGCCTTGTTCCCGCATCTATCCCTGCTGCCGTTCTTGTTATTGCTAAGTATCAATACCAATGTGCGTTCGTTGCTGACCAGGAAATAAATCTTCTTGCTGCCCTTACTGAAATTATGGTGGAGTGTGAATTCAAATGATTAATGTAAAACTGTTTCGTATTTTAACTGGCGAAGAAATCATCGCAGAAGTTATTTCTGAAGATGATAGCTTTGTAACCGTAAAGAATGGTCTAGTAGTTCTTCCTACAGGACAAAGCGTTGGATTTGCTCCTTGGGCTACAGTTATTGATAAAGATAATCCTGAACTTATTGTTTCTAGGAATCATATTGTCTATATTGCAGAAGTTGATTCTGGAGTTAAGAAAAAATATAATGAGATTTATGGAAGTAAACTCATTACTCCAGACGAGAAAAAATTGGTGTTGTGAAAATGGAAAATAAGCAACATCAAGTAAAATCTAAATGGTATTACATCTTTTGGGGTGCTATGGCAGTTGCTGTAGTTGGGGGTCAAATTTATGTTGGATCTGGATATCGTGAGATGGCAGAAGCAACTAAAACAACTCAAATATCTGTGAGGTGTATTGTAGAATGAAATCTCTTAAAACACCTCTAAGATATCCTGGTGGTAAATCCCGCGCATGTGAAAAGATGGGACCATACTTTCCAGACCTTCGTGATTATCGTGAGTTCCGTGAACCATTTCTTGGTGGTGGAAGTGTTGCGATTTATATCACAAAGAAGTATCCTAACCTAGATATTTGGGTGAATGATTTATATGAACCTCTTGTAAACTTCTGGCAACAACTCCAGATGTTTGGGGTGGATATTAAAGATAAACTTGTAGATCTTAAGACGACAAATAATACTCCGGTCCTGGCAAAAGAACTTTTTCTTAAAGCAAAGGAGCAAGTAAATGACAAGGATTTGCCAAGCATTGATCGTGCTGTGGCTTTCTATGTTGTCAATAAGTGTAGTTTCAGTGGTCTCACGGAGAGTTCATCATTTTCACCACAGGCATCCAACAACAACTTCAGTTTGCGTGGGATTGAAAAACTGCCTGAGTATTCTAAGATAATTAAGCATTGGCGTATAACTAACTATTCATACGATTATCTTTTGGATGGAGACACTACTGCTTTTGTGTATCTCGATCCTCCTTATGATATTAAGGATAATCTCTATGGGCGTAAGGGATCAATGCACAAAGGATTCGATCATGATAAGTTTGCTGCTGATTGTGATTTTCGTGTTAATATGCATCAATTGATTAGTTATAACTCAGACCAACTCGTAAAAGACCGATTTAAAGATTGGAACGCTGCCGAGTTTGATTTGACTTATACGATGCGTTCTGTTGGTGAATATATGCGAGAGCAAAAAGATAGAAAAGAATTGCTGCTATTTAATTATGGAACTCAAAGATTGGCTCAACTCAATTAATTTTACAAAAGAAGATTTATCCGAAGATATTAGTTCATATCCACCTTTTATTATTAATAGGTGTTTATCTGGTCACATTGATTGTGTTCTTTTTTCTAATGAAATGAATATGCATCATCATCTTTCCAAGGATATGCAATATTCGTTTTATCTAAATAGTTTGAGGAAAAAGAAGAGATTTTCTCCCTGGCTCCGAAAGGATAAGGTTACAGACTTAGAATGTGTTAAACAATACTATGGTTATAGTAATGAAAAAGCATCTCAAGCACTGAAAATCCTGACAAAAGAACAACTAACTTTCATCAAAAAACGACTTGATATTGGAGGAAAAAAATGACTACTACGGTAGAACCTACTGTTGAATGGTCTCAGGACCAAATGGTAGAAGTAATTCTTAATGAACCTGACGACTTCCTTAAAGTTCGTGAAACCCTGACCCGTATCGGAGTTGCTTCACGTAAGGAGAAAAAACTCTATCAGTCTTGCCATATTTTACATAAGCAAGGTAGGTATTATATTGTTCACTTTAAAGAATTATTTGCTCTTGATGGTAAACATGCCAATCTTACTGTTAATGATGTGCAGAGAAGAAATAGAATCGTCCGTCTTCTTGCTGATTGGGGTCTAATTACAGTTATTAAACCAGATTCTGTAAATGATATTGCTCCCCTGAATCAAATCAAAGTCCTTGCTTATAAGGATAAGGGAGATTGGATTTTAGAACAGAAGTATAATATTGGTAAGAAAGGAAAAGCAGTAGAAACCGAATAAATAGTAGTGTGCCATTCGTGCGGCACTCTACAAAAGTCGGAACACCCTAAAAAGAGGTTCGGTTTTGCCGATACCTCTTTTTTTCGTTTCTTGTATTTTATAAATACCTAAAAAGTATTATTAAAAATGGACGCGCAAGAATTTCGTAGTCTTCAAGAAGCATATATGGAAGTTGTTGAGGGTGCCTCAGGAGATGTTGCTGATAGAGCAGCAAAACTTGAAAGGCAAAAAAAGGGACAAACTCCCGAAAGACAGGAGATGTATAGGAAACTTAAAAATAAAGCACGATCAAGAGAAGAAGAACCAGAAACTATAAAACGACATCAATCTCTTGGACATAAGGGGGGAGGTACTTTTGGTGCTGGTGGGCATATGAGAACTGGAATGACTCAATCGGATAGAGACAGAAACAGAGAAGCAGCAGCAACAAGATCTAGACGACTTTCTCCTTATGATCCAAAATATAAAAAACATACAGAAGGTTCTGGAACAGTAACCAAAAATCCTAAGAAACTTCGTAAGCAACAAGCGATGGGTGAGATTGGAGAAAACTTTGACCTTTACGATATTATCCTCTCACACTTACTTGATGAAGGATATGCTGAAACACCAGAAGCAGCAGAAGCAATTATGGTGAATATGAGCGAAGAGTGGAGAGAGAGTATTATTGGTTGATAAATATTAGTGCTTGTTTGTGGTTATTCAAGCAAAGGATTGGGGGCAGAAATGCTCCTTTTCTTTTATAAATAACTATAACCACAAACAAAGCAGATGGAAAGGTATTACGTTTACGCTTATTTGCGTGAAGATAGATATTCTCCTTACTACATTGGGAAAGGTTCTGGATTTAGAGACACAAATAAAAGAAAGTTAGGATTAGCTCAACGACCTCCTGATAGAGATAGAATAGTAAGAATAAAAGAAAACTTAACAGAACAAGAAGCATTATCTTTGGAAATAGCACTCATAAAGTTTTGGGGTAAAAAAGATAGTGGTGGTGTATTGGTTAATAAAACCGATGGTGGTGAAGGTACTTCTGGATCAAAAAGAGATAAAGCGTCAAGACAGAAAACCGGTATGTCTATGAAGGGGAAACCTGCTTGGAACAAAGGTATGAAGTTTCCTCCTGGAACATTTGGAAGACCAGTTAAGAATAATGTAGTAGAAACCACACTTTAAAAATAATAAAAACTGTTATAAATTATTAATGATCGCCTTATTGGGATCACAAAATCAAACCTCGCTTTCAAAGGAGCTACTATAATGACTAACCTCATGCGATATACCGCGTCGGATCTTCCTGCCCTATTGGAAAGGATTAACCGCAATAGTATTGGAATGGATGAATATTTTGATCGTCTATTTAATCTTCATGAAACAACTTCTAATTACCCCCCATATAACCTTGTTCAAGTTAGTAATGTAGAATCACGACTCGAACTTGCACTTGCCGGATTTAAGAAGGAGGAAGTACATGTATACACGGAGTATGGAAAACTTTTTGTCGAAGGACAGAAGGAAGATAGGGAGTCCGATACCAACTACATCCATAAGGGATTGGCTCAACGATCTTTCAAGAGAGCATGGACATTATCAGATGATACAACCATTAAAGAAGTTCTATTCGAGGATGGATTGCTAACCGTTGTTCTTGGTAAGATTGTTCCTGAGCACCATGCACGAAAGGATTATCTCTAAATAAAAATAAAAAAATGAAATCTTTTGACGAGTTCAAAACAATTGCATATAAGGGAGCAATCCCACATACTGTTTATTCTCAAGGAAAACAAAAGCAAGTTCCAAAAGGAAAAGCAGTTCCTGTAAGAAGTCGTTCAAGTGCTGGTGGTAATGGAGATGGTGACGGTGGGGAATAAATAGTATTGAATATCGTCGGCGCGAGGAGCACCTGGCAAAATCCAGGTTGACTCCTCCTTTTTTTGTTGCTACAATAGTAAGAGGTATGGAGTAAAAATGACTGTAAGACTAATGTTGCTTAAGTCTGGTGAAGACTTGATTGCAGATGTAAAAGAAATGGTAGTTGGTGACGAAGAAAATCCAGTTATGGTTGGATATTTCTTGAATAAACCATGCGTTGTTAAAATGACACCCCCATCAAATGTTCCAGAAAAGTTTGATGAAGAGGAAATGAAAGAAGACCCTTCAAAAGCTTCTTTTAGAGTTACCTTATTCCCGTGGATGCCACTATCTAAAGATAGTGTTATTCCTTTAACAAAGGAATGGGTGGTCACTATGGTCAATCCAAGTGATAAACTGAAAGATATGTATTTAAACGATGTTATAAACTATGGAAACGATAACCAAAGTAATAGTTCTACTGAACAATCAAATTCTGATAAGTCAGATTGAAGAAGTAGGCGCTGATATTGGAGAACCTGATTGTAAACTTATCAAACCTTTCTTAATAAGAGATGGTTCTCAGAAAGTTTTAGAACCTTTTTTGATGGGATATACAAAACAAGATTCGTTTATGATGAGTTCGGATAAGATTCTAACACTTGTTGATCCAACTCCAACTCTACTTGAAAAATATGAGGACTTGATTAAAGAATGAGATTTTACACTAATGTTCAATTGATTGGAAATCAGTTTTTGGTTCGTGGAGTAGAAAATGGTAAAAGATTTGAGACAAGAGATGAGTTCTTTCCAACTCTCTTTGTAAAAACTAAAAAAGATTCTAAGTATAGAACATTAAGTGGAGAATCGGTAGAACCAATTAATCCTGGAACAGTAAAGGACTGTCGAGAGTTCTATAAAAAATATGATGAAGTTGATGGATTTGAGATCTATGGAAATGATCGATATATCTATCAATACATCTCTGAAAAATATTCGGAGGATGAAATTAAGTTTGATATCAATAAAATTAAACTTGTAACTCTGGACATTGAGGTTGCTTCGGAGCAGGGATTCCCTGATGTAGAATCTTGTTCCGAAGAAATCCTTGCAATTACAATTCAAGATTATACAACTAAAAAAATTATTACTTGGGGGGTTCGACCTTTCAAGCATAATCGTAGTGACTTAACGTATCATCACTGCCCATCTGAATATGAACTTCTCAATAATTTTATTAATTATTGGATGATTGATGTTCCAGATGTTGTGACTGGTTGGAATATTCAATTATATGATATTCCTTATATCTGCAAGCGTCTGAATCGTGTTCTTGGCGAAAAACTGATGAAACGTTTTTCTAATTGGGGACTTGTCACAGAAGGTGAAGTGTTTATTAATGGACGCAAACACACCACATTTGATGTGGGTGGAATGACTCAACTTGACTATCTTGATCTTTATAAGAAGTTTACTTATAAGGCACAGGAATCATATCGTCTTGATTATATTGCTGAGGTAGAACTTGGTCAGAAGAAACTTGACCACTCTGAGTTTGATACCTTCAAAGATTTCTATACCCAAGGTTGGCAGAAATTTATTGAGTACAACATCGTTGACGTAGAACTTGTTGACCGTTTAGAAGATAAGATGAAACTGATTGAGTTGGCACTTACGATGGCATATGATGCCAAAGTAAATTATGCCGATGTGTTCTATCAAGTTCGGATGTGGGACAACATCATCTACAATTATCTTAAGAAAAGAAACATTGTAATTCCGCCAAGAAATAAAACGCAAAAAAATGAAAAGTATGCTGGTGCTTATGTAAAAGAACCAATTCCTGGAAAGTATGATTGGGTTGTAAACTTTGACCTTAATTCACTTTATCCACACTTGATTATGCAATATAACATCTCACCAGAAACTCTGGTGGATGAAAGGCATCCCACAGCAACTGTTGATAAAATTCTGAATCAAGAAATCAGTTTTGAACTCTATAAAGATTATGCAGTATGTGCAAATGGTGCAATGTTCCGCAAAGACGTTCGTGGATTTCTTCCTGAACTAATGGAAAAAATGTATCAAGACCGAGTAATCTTCAAGAAGAAAATGATTGAAGCGAAAAAAGAATATGAGAAGACTAAGAACAAGGAACTTGTAAAAGAGATTGCTCGTTGTAATAATATTCAGATGGCAAAGAAGATTTCTTTGAACTCTGCTTATGGTGCGATTGGTAATCAGTATTTCCGTTATTACAAACTTGAAAATGCTGAAGCAATTACTTTAAGTGGTCAGGTTTCTATTCGTTGGATTGAAGGTAAAATGAATTCTTACCTCAATAAAATTCTTAAAACAGATAATGTAGATTATGTTATTGCTTCAGATACTGATTCCATTTATCTTAATATGGGTCCTTTGGTTGAAACTGTATTCAAAGGAAGAGAGAAAACTACTGAAAGCGTTGTTTCGTTCCTTGATAAGGTCGCTTCGTTGGAACTTGAAAAATATATTGAAAGTTCTTACCAAGAACTGGCGGACTATGTAAATGCATATGATCAAAAAATGCAAATGAAGCGGGAGAACATTGCAGACCGTGGAATTTGGACCGCTAAGAAACGATACATTCTTAACGTTTGGGATAGTGAGGGTGTTCGCTATGAAGAACCTAAACTGAAAATGATGGGTATTGAAGCTGTTAAATCTTCTACTCCAGCTCCTTGTCGCAAAATGATTAAGGATGCATTAAAACTTATGATGAGTGGAACAGAAGATGAAGTAATTGATTTTATTGAGAATGCTCGCAAAGAATTTAAAAACCTCCCACCAGAGCAAATTTCATTCCCTCGCTCTGCCTCTGATGTAGTTAAGTATCAGTCTTCGTCTCAAATTTATATCAAGGGAACTCCAATTCATATTCGTGGAGCACTTCTCTTTAATCATTACATTAAACAAAATAAACTTACAAATAAGTATTCACTTATCCAAAATGGGGAAAAAATTAAGTTTATCTATCTGAAGAAACCTAATAGTATTCATGAAAATATTATTTCTTTCATTCAGGAATTTCCAAAGGAACTTAATCTTGACAAATACATAGACTATGAACTACAATTTGAGAAAGCATTTCTAGAGCCACTCAAAATCATTCTTGATGCAATTGGGTGGAGCGTTGAAAAAACAGTAAACCTTGAATTATTTTTTGCCTAATGGATTTTCTTAAAGACATTGTAAAAGAAATCGGTGGTGAGTACACACAACTTGCTTCGGATATTGATGAAACTGAAAAGTATGTTGACACAGGTTCGTACATTTTTAATGCACTGGTTTCAGGTAGCATATTTGGTGGTGTATCTGGCAATAAGATTACTGCTATTGCTGGAGAGTCTTCTACTGGAAAGACTTTCTTCAGTCTCGCCGTTGTTAAGAATTTTTTGGATAATAATCCCGATGGTTATTGCCTCTACTTTGATACTGAAGCTGCTATAACTAAATCTCTTCTAGAATCCCGTGGAATTGATACTTCTCGTCTTGTGGTTGTTAATGTTGTCACTGTTGAAGAGTTTCGTGGAACGGCACTCAAAGCAGTAGATATGTACATGAAAAAACCTGAAGGAGAGCGCAATCCTTGCATGTTTGTGCTAGACTCTTTGGGAATGCTTTCTACCAGCAAAGAGATTAATGATGCATTGAATGATAAAGAAGTTCGTGATATGACTAAATCACAACTAATCAAAGGTGCATTTCGTATGCTTACCTTAAAACTAGGTCAAGCAAAAATTCCAATGATAGTAACAAATCACACTTATGATGTTATCGGAGCTTACGTACCAACTAAAGAAATGGGTGGAGGCAGCGGACTCAAATACGCAGCGTCTTCAATCATTTATCTCAGCAAAAAGAAAGAAAAGGATGGAACAGAAGTGGTCGGCAATATTATCAAAGCTAAGACTGCTAAGTCGCGTTTGAGTAAGGAGAACAAAGATGTTGAAGTCCGTCTGTATTATGATGAGCGCGGTCTTGATCGTTACTATGGTCTTTTGGAACTTGGTGAGATTGGTGGACTCTGGAAGAATGTAGCGGGTCGCTATGAGATTGATGGTAAGAAAATTTATGCTAAACAGATTCTAAAAGAACCTGAAGTATATTTCACCGAAGAAGTAATGCAACAGTTGGACGAAATCGCACGCAAGGAATTCAGTTATGGAGAAAGTTGAGTTTCTAATTCTTAGAAACCTTTTACACAATGAGCAGTTTATTAGAAAAGTAATACCTTTCATTAAATCAGAATATTTTGAAGATAGTAATCAAAAGATTGTATTTGAAGAAATTCTTTCTTTTGTTCAAGAATATAATCAACCAGCAACAAAAGAAGTTCTATGTATTGAAGTAGAAAAAAGAACAGATATAAATGAGCAATCTTTTAAGGAAATTGCACAAATCATTTCCTGTCTTGAAGATGTTCCTACAGAGTTTAATTGGTTAGTTGACACAACTGAAAAGTGGTGTCGGGATCGTGCCATTTATTTGGCACTTATGGAATCTATTCATATTGCTGATGGAAATGATGAAAAGAAGAATCGTGATAGTATTCCTTCTATTCTTTCTGATGCTCTTGCTGTAAGTTTTGATAATCATGTAGGGCACGATTATCTTCAGGATTATGAACAACGCTACGAATCTTATCATAAAAAGGAGGATAAAATTGAATTTGATCTTGAATACTTTAATAAAATCACGAAAGGTGGTCTCCCTAACAAAACTCTTAACATCGCTCTTGCTGGTACGGGCGTCGGCAAGTCTCTATTCATGTGCCATGTGGCTAGCTCCGTCTTGCTCCAAGGGAGGAACGTTCTGTACATTACGTTGGAAATGGCAGAAGAACGCATTGCTGAAAGAATTGACGCAAACCTCCTGAATGTCCCTATTCAAGATATTGTAGACCTCCCCAAGCAAATGTTTGAGAACAAGGTCACGAATCTTGCAAAGAAAACTCAAGGAACTCTAATCATTAAAGAGTATCCAACTGCTTCTGCACATGCTGGGCACTTCAAGTCTCTCTTAAATGAACTTGCACTTAAGAAATCATTTAAACCAGATATTATTTTCATTGACTATCTGAACATTTGTTCATCTTCAAGGTATAAGGGCAATAGTAATATCAACTCTTATACCTTTGTAAAGGCAATTGCAGAAGAACTTCGTGGTCTTGCTGTAGAGTTTAATGTTCCTATTGTTAGTGCTACACAGACTACTCGTTCTGGTTATGGTTCTTCTGATGTGGAACTGACCGATACTTCTGAGAGTTTTGGTCTTCCTGCAACTGCTGACTTAATGTTTGCGTTGATTTCTACCGAAGAACTTGAAGGTCTTGGACAGATTCTTGTAAAACAACTTAAGAATCGTTATAATGATCCTACCATTCATAAAAGATTTGTGATTGGTATTGACCGTGCTAAAATGCGTCTTTATGATTGCGAACAATCTGCTCAACAAGATATCCTTGACAATGGAAAGGATGAAGAGTATGATTATGAAGAAAGAAAACCTAAAAAATCATTTGAAGGATTTAAATTCTAATATGACTCAAGTTATTGATACAAACAAATATATTGAATTCGTTCGTCAAACTACAAGTCCAGCAAGCAGTGATTTTGCTCAACTACTTGCTCGTATGACTGAACTTGAAGCAACTAATGATGCTGATGTTCCGCGTCTTCTTACTGCTGCTCTTGGTATGAGTGCTGAAGCGGGGGAGTTTACTGAGGTTGTAAAAAAAATCATCCTTCAAGGTAAACCATACAATGAAGAGAATGCCTTTCACTTGAAGCGTGAACTTGGAGATATCTGTTGGTATCTGTCTCAAGCATTTATGGCACTCGATACTAACTTCGAAGAAATTCTTAAGATGAACTATGAAAAACTGAGTGCTCGTTATCCTGAAGGAGCATTTGATGTTTATCGTTCTGAAAATCGTAAGGAGGGAGACCTGTGACTAAAGAAAAACAAGTAGCAATTAAAATGGATGCTCGTACAGCAGCAGCAGTTCGTCAAGTTTTGTTTGACGCACAAAAAGGATATACTTATGATGAAGTAAGTGTTCCTCCTCGCGTCTCTGATATTCGTGGAGTTATTCAACAACTGGATGATAATATTGCTGCCGTTCTTGGTGTTTGACCCTTCGGGGTCTTTTTTTATAAATAACTAAAAAAGTATTTGTAAAAATGGATTCTAAAATTTTTAGAGAGGCAGCTCTTGCATATCAAGCAGTTTATGATGAGGAACTCCGCCAAGAGATTAAAGAGCAGCAAGAATTTGAGAACTGGGTCAATTCTCTTATTGAAGAAGGTTATGACCTGAGTGAGTATACTTGGGAAGAGATGTATGAGGCATATTTGAGCGAAATTCCCACATCAACACAGATGGGTGGAAAACCTGCACCTGCAGCAAAACCACAAGCACCTGTAATGACTGCATTTTCTGCTGGTGGTGGTAAAGCAAAAGTTCAAAAATTAATGAAAACTGGAATGAGTGGTGTTGAGGCAAACAGAAGAGTCTCTACAACTGGTGAATATCTCCAAAAGCAAGCAGCAAAACCCCCTGCAGCAAAACCAGCAGCAAAACCAGCAGCAAAACCAGCAGCAAAACCAGCAGCAGCAAGACCAGCAGCAGCAAGACCAGCAGCAACCCCAGCAGCAAGACCAGCAGCAGCAAAACCAGCGCCAACTGCTCCTGCAACAAAACCAGCACCAACCGCTGCAGCAAAACCAGCTCCTGGAACAAAGGCAGCAGGTCCAGAATCAATCAAACCAAAAACTCCAAATCCTTTAATGCAAAAGACATTTGGATATCAAACTGGTAATGCTCCAGATCAACAAAAAGCAAAAGCTGATGCTATTGTAAAGAGTGGTGCCGTTGCAGCACTAAAACCAACCCCAGCAGCAGCCCCTGCTCCAGTAAATAAGGCAACTGGTTCCAAAAAGCCAGGAAGTATTGTTTCTGGATTTGATATGTTCGATATTGTAAAAGGATATTTGCTCGATGAAGGATATGCTGAAACTGAAGAGGCAGCAATCGCTATTATGGCAAATATGAGTGAAGAGTGGAGATCTGAAATTATTTCTGAAGCAGAAGGTTCATACGGCGAAACTCCAAAAGCATATAGTGCAGCATTAAAAACCAAGATGACTGCAAAGAGAAAGCCATTCTTAAAAGCAATGCAAAGGAGAACCAATCCTGCCAACAGAAAGGATGCTTATGGTTCTCCAAGAAAGGGTCTAACTGCCGATGATAGAGAAAGAGCAAGAGCAGGTTCTGCTCACGGTGTAGGAACTCGTGCCGACCACGATTATCCTTCAGAGGGTCCTGGTGGAATTACTAAGAATCCTAAGAAACTCCGTAAGCAAAAAGCAATGGGTGAGCACGACTGATAAATAAGTCGGAAGGTTGCTCTAACCCCTTGACTTTTCAGTTGAGGGGTTTTATAATATCTAAACACGGGGTGTTCGTATAACGGTTATTACTCTGGATTTGCATTCCAGCAATAAGGATTCGATTTCCTTACACTCCATACAGAATAATAAATACTTGAAAGAGTATTTGTATAAATGGCTGGCGAACAGGGGTTTATCTACGAAGGTAAAATTCATAGAAAATTGTTGTCTAAAAAATTAGTGCCTCCGGGATTTACTCCAGCAGGTTCTGATTCTAATGCACCAGACGCAATGTTTTTATATAATAAAAAACCATATAAACTTGAAGTAAAACTTGATTTGAAAGCCGATTATGGTCAAGGAACCTTAGAATATCAGAATGGAAGATGGGTTCTTGGTGGAGCAAAAACTGCCGCAGCTGAAGAACTTAGAAATTTAATGAGAACTGTTGGCATTGAAAATTTTGCAAATAAGCAATGGGGACCTAAAGGACCACCAAATAAAGGAATCATTGATAATAAAGCAATGACTGATGATATGGTAAAATCTGACTATGCGAGATTTACTGATGCATTTTTACCAATTAAATCAAGTGCTTTATGGGGTTACTATGGTTCTAAACAAACTTATTATATTCAAATTGGTGGATATGGATTATATTATATGGCAGCAAACCCTGCCGGTCTTCCAGTTCCTCAATTTAATCCTGGTTTGAGAATTAGATTGAGGTTGAAAAGAGGTGGGAGTGGAACAATCTATAATTATAGATTTACAACCGCATTGCAAATCACAAATAAACCACCAAAATCAAAGTATGATATTGATAAAGGAGTTGATTTTTTACTTGCACAATATGCAAAGTAATAAATAACTAAAAGACAGGTAAGTGCGTTAAAATACATTGATGAAAAATTTCTTTCAGTTTTTGTCTGAGGCAACACAATCGCAAGCAGCGATGCAAGCGAAAAAACTTGGATTGGTTGGTGATGGTCATGGTGGATGGATTGACCGTTCCGGTAAAGTCATTGCGAGAACGGAGAAGGGGAAACTTAAATATATTGATGGTCGCCAAGCAAAAGGTGCAAAACAACCAGAGACACAAGCACCTCAAGCAGCACAAGCACCATCTCCTCAACCAATCGCTACAGCACAAGAACCTGCACCACAACCTCAAGCAGCACCAGGACAAGAACCCGAAGAGCAACCTGCAGAAGAACTTCCACCACTCACTGTTGTATTTGGTCGCTTCAATCCACCAACAGTGGGGCACGAAAAACTTCTCAAGTCAGCAAAGAGAATTTCTGCCGGTGGAGATATTAAGATTTATCCTTCAAGGTCTCAAGATCCAAAGAAGAATCCTTTAGACCCTGATAGTAAAGTTTCTTATATGAAGAAAATGTTCCCTGAGTTCGAGGAGAACATTATTAATGATAAGGAAATGAAGACAATTTTTAATGTTCTCATTACCGCTAATGAAGACGGGTATACTAATGTCAATATTGTTGTTGGTTCAGATAGGCAAGCAGAGTTTGAAAATCTGGCACAAAAGTATAATGGAGAACTTTATACCTTTGATCAAATTAGGGTAATCTCTGCTGGTGTTCGTGATGCTGATGCTGAGGGTGTTGAGGGAATGTCGGCATCGAAGATGAGAAAGGCAGTTATTGATGGCGATTTTAAATCTTTTAGAAGAGGCACTCCAAAGTCTCTTGATGATGCAGAAACTCAAGGTTTATTCAATGCTGTTCGTCAGGGAATGGGTGTTAAAAAGTCAGCAATCAAAAAGGAAAGTTTTGCTTTATGGGAGATTGCTCCAAAGTATGATATGAGAAATCTTCGTGAGAATTATGTGAGAGGTAAAATTTTCAGAATCGGTGATAAAGTTCAAAACCTTAATACTGGTTTGATTGGTGAAGTAATGCGTAGGGGAACCAATCATTTAATCTGTGTGACTGAAGAGGGTTATATGTTTAAGTCTTGGATTAAAGATGTGATGGAATATACCGAAGTTCAAATGGATAGTCCAATGAGAGACGAAAAGCATCCAAATACTCTTGTTGGTACATTGGGGGCATTTAAGCATTATGCATCAAAAACTCCCGGTGCAGTGGGAACTAATAAACAATATTTGCAGAAGGGTGGCAAGGCTTATGGTATCAATTTCATAAATAAGTATAAAGCAAAAAAAGCAAGTACTTTTTAAGATGAACTCCAATAATTTAAAAGATATCTCCAAACTTTATTTGGAGCAGGTTGTCGAATCTGCGGTTCCCGGTAAACCCGCCGAGAGACTTGGTGCAGTGACTGCTATTCCTAAGTCTGAGCAGGATGCTGCAAGAGAAAGAACTCTTGCTAAAGCAAAGGCAATGAGAGATAAGAAAAAAATAAAAGAAGCACTTGATCCTGTAGGAAAAGAAGATTCGGATATTGACAATGATGGTGATGTAGATAAGTCAGATAAGTACCTCCATAAGCGTCGTAAAGCAATTGGTAAAGCAATTGCAACCCAAAAAGAAGCACTTGATCCTGTAGGAAAAGAAGATTCGGATATTGACAATGATGGTGATGTAGATAAGTCTGATGAATATCTGAAGCATCGTAGAAAAGTTCGTGGAAAAGCAATTGGCGTTAGAAAAGAGAGTTTTTCAAATTGGAGAGATGATTTAATTGAAGTTGCAGATAAGATTAAAGGTGAAGGTAAAGAACCAAGAGTAGTTGAAAAGGAAGTTAACAATAAAGTTGACATCAATCCAAAACTTGATCTTGGGGAAAAAATTGAAGAACTTGGTGGAACTCTTCTTGAAATGAATGAGATTGAAGATTTCAATGGAGTTCTTGATGAAATGTCAGACATGGAAATTTTCCTACTGTCAGATTCTTTAATTGAAGAAGTTGTCCAAGAATTTTTCTATGAGTGTATTGAAGAAGGATATGATATCAATGATATTGAAAATGAGTTACTTGAATCTCTTGAAATTTCTTCTGCACTTTTAAATGAGGCAAAAGTTACTTATGGTCACGACACTGATATTAAGAGTGATAGACTTCAAAAAGTCAAAGGTGCTGTAAAGAAAGTTGGTAAAGCAATTGCTGGTGGACTTGGATATGCAGCTGGTGCTGCAGTAAGAGGAGCAAGAGCACTGGGTTCTGCAGCAAGAAAAGGTTATGAGAGAGGTAGAAGTGGATCTTCTTCATCATCAACTACAACTTCAGGAACTTCAACTACTTCAGATTCTGGTAGTGGTAAATCAACTTCAGATGGAGAAGATAAAAAACCAGGTCTTCTTTCGAGAATTGGTTCAAAATTGAAGAGAGGTCTTGCAAAAGCCGCAAGGTCGGTATCAAGAGGAGCAAGAAATGTTGCTCGTAAGATTGAAGGTGGCAAACCTTCAAAATCAAAAGCACAAAAAGAGGCACCAAAACCAACGGCAGCACCTAAGAAAGCAGAAAAACCCGCTGACCCATGGGAAGGAAGTGCAACAACTCCTCCCAAAAAAGAAGAGGGGAGACCAGCTAAAAAAGCAAGAAAAGGATCTCCATCACCTGCTGAAGTAAAAGCAAAAATTGATGCTAAAGAAAAGACAAAACCAAAAGCAAAACCAAAAAGAAAGTCTAAGTTAGATGATCTTCTTGCAAGTGTAAGAAGTGAGGAAGTGCATATTGATGAAGCTGAGTATGCTCCTAATAAATATGGTAGAACTGCTGGTGGGCAGTGGTATAGAAAAGATGCACAAAAAACAGGTGGATCTGGTGCATGGGAAGGGGGAATTCCTGGAGATGTTCCTCGTCCAACACCGGGGTTAAATCTACCTCAGGCAAGTTTAAAGAAAAAGCCTTCTACAATGGTTGCTCATTACGAACCTGATGGAAACATAATTGATGAAAAAACCCTAACCTCTGCGGAGACTAAAGAAAAGGAAAGAATCGTTAAGTCAATGAAGTCCAAGGCAGGAGACTTTGAGAAGAGATATCCTGGTCGCGGTAAAGAAGTAATGTATGCGACTGCTACTAAAATGGCAAAGAAAATCGCAGAGCAAAATATTAACGAATTCTTAGGAACTGGTAGAGTTGTTGCTGGAAAAACTCAAGCAGGATATAATTCTGGATCAAAATTTACACAGGCTGGAACGGTTCAGAAAGTTTTTGGTAAGACAGTTCCTGGAAGTTTTAAACCAGGAGTTTCTCAGTCCGATGTAAATAGACATAATCAAAGAGTTGGTTCTGGTTCACAGATTAAACCAAATAAACAATCTATGAATCAACTTTTGGGTAAAGAACGTGGTGGTCAAACTACTGTTGGCGTAACTCCAGATAAGAAACCTCCTGCAGCAAAACCAGTAGCAAAACCTGCTACTGCTAAATCTAAACCACAAACTGCATCTGCAGCACTTGCTAAAGGTCTCAAGGGAGTTCCTCTTTTAGGAAATGTTGCAGATGTCGCAAATAAGTATGATAGAAGGATTAACTATAGAGATAATCCAGAAATGCAAAAATATATGAAGTGAATCTGTTATATAAAAATCCTAAATATCTTTGGATACTCTTTTACGGAGGACATTATGGGCGCAGTAGTAGCAGTGGTAAAACCACTTCTTATTCAGATTGCAACTCATCCAGCTGTTAAAGGTCTTGTTCTTGACCTACTTAAAAAGTATGTTGATAGCACCGATAACAGTATTGATAATGTCGTTTATGATTTAGTAAAGGATAAACTCTTTACACCACAAGCATGATTACCTGCCTTGTAACTAACTGGGGAGTAACCATTATTCTTGGTCTATTACTAACTACATCCGAGTGGTTGGCAAAAACAAAAAGATTTGAGGAGAATGGATTGCTTGATTTAACAACTAATTTTTTGAGAGTTGTTTTACATAAGGGAGACCAAAAGTAAGGTCTCTTTTTTTTATAAATAATTTTTAGCAAATAACTTTACGGAAGAAAGAACATGGCACTCTGGGGAAATAATGATGCTAAAGGATCTGGTGGTACAGTATCTCTTGATTATGCAACCCTTACTGTAACTGGCAGTGGAACTACATTTGGTCAAGTAGGTGCTGCTGCAACTGGAGATGTGATTAGATTTGGTACTGCATTTGGTGTTCACTACGGTGATGCTGTAATTGTTGGTATTGCAAGTACGACGAGTCTTTCTATTGCATCAACTGCAGGATTAAATGGGTCTGCTATTTCTGGAGTTGCATTTGAAATTAGCGAATCGCCTAAGTATGCAGTTTTAGATAGTCATTTAAATCAGTCAACTGGGTCAGTAACTGAAAACTATACCTTCCTTAAGACATCCGCAACTTATACTGCAGGTGTTGGAACTGATATAGTTTTAGTTAATAGTGTTGCTGGTGTTGTTGCTGGAGATACTCTTGCCAGTGGAGCTGTTTCTAAGGTTGTCGCATCTGTTGGATCAACTTCAGTTTCTCTTGCATCAACCATCGCAACTGCAATTACTGCTGGAAACTTAGTTACTTTCTCAAGGGTAACTGGTGGTCGTGAGACTGCTGTTATTGGTGCTAATGGAACTGTTGTTACTGCGGCATCAGCAACTCGCTATGAGTTAACTCATGGTGGTTGGGTCGGTATTACGACATATAAAGATAGTGAAGGTAATCTGAGAGTTAGGAAGGAAGTTCTTGTTGCAATGTCTGGAATTACTACTGGAAATACAAATTATCCACCTGCTCTATAATCTATGATTTTTAATGAGTTGAATGAGGATAATTTTATATTATTCGCTATTAAACATTATGAAAATCCTCAAGCAGTAACCAAAGAAGATTTTGAAAAGGATTTAAATCATTTCAAATATATTAAAAGATTATTGAAACGATATAAGAATACTGGTCAGTTAAAAACTCACCTTCTTCTTAATCATTTTATTATTCTTTATAATATTTTTGGGGAGGCAGCAACTCCAATGCTTTTCTATAAAATAGAAAGAGAGTTGTGGTCTGCCATGAAAACCTTCATTATTTTTCTTAATAGGTTACCCGAATATCCAAAATGTTATATACATGATATTCAAGTTGACATAAACTGCCTCTCTGAACTCTATAAAATCTACAATGGAAAAGAAGAAATTGGACTGGATAATTCAAATAGTTAGAGAGCAGATGGTAACTGGTTCTTCTGCTGGTGCTCCTGGGTTTAGTGCATCTGCTGAACCAAAAGGTCCAACTGCTGGTTTTGATCCTGTTATGGGTTTAACGAGAAGAAAAAAATATGCATCTTTAGGAGTGGGATCCCGCAAACGCTGGATGAAAAACAAACCATCGCAGTAAACTAATGTTTGGACAAGACTCAAAGATCAAGGTTGCAGTTCTTGAAGAAAGAGTAAAAATCCATGAGGAAATGGTTGAGCGTGTAGATGCTGCCATCCAAACTTTGAGTGAAACTAATCAAAACATTTGTAAGATGCTTGCGGTACATGACGAAAGAATTTTTAACTGTGTCAGAAGTGATGAAGATATCAATGAGAAAATGGGTAAGTTGGAAGTAAAAGTAGACGAACTTTCTAGATTTAAATGGATGGCAGCAGGTATAGTTGCTGTTGCTTTATTATTTGTTCCAGTTGTAACAGATTTTATAACTTCTTCAGTAAATTCTCTAACAGAACAAGTAAGAAATAAATAATTGAGTGTTGGCACAAGATGCCAGTGAAAACTAAAAATAAGACGACGATTTATTCTCTCCAAAAAATAACAAATTCGGTTATAAAATGGACCGCTCTCATAACCGTTTTGTGTATTGACAAGACTCAATAATCTGGTAGAATAAGTAGACTCCTAAGTGTATTGTCATGGATTTTGTTGATGTTAAATACATCAATTTGATTTCTTCCAGATTTCAAAAATTTAAAAAGGTAAAGCACAACCTTTATAATTTTCGTTGTCCTATTTGTGGAGATTCTCAAAAGAATAAGAATAAAGCAAGGGGATATTTGTATCAGGTAAAAAATAATACAAATTTTAAATGTCACAATTGCGGTCTCAATATATCCTTTAATAACTTTTTAAAACAAATTGATACTGCAATATACAAACAATATACATTTGAAAAGTTTAAGGAAGGTCATACTGGAAAAAACTTTACTGTAGAAGAACCAGTATTTAAATTTGAGGCACCTAAGTTCAAACCAAAATTAAATCTACCTAAAGCATCAGCAAATACTGACGCAAAGAGTTATTTGGAAAGTAGAAAATTAAATCCAGATAACTATTATTACGCCGAAAAATTTAAGGAGTGGACTAACTCTCTTCACCAAACATTCGACAGCACAGATAAAGATGAACCAAGGATTATCATTCCTTTGTTCTATCAAAATAATCTAGTCGGGTTTCAGGGAAGAGCACTTGGTCCCAGCAAGGTAAAATACATTACAGTAATGCTTAACGATGACGCACCAAAAATCTATGGTCTCGATGAAGTCCAAAAAAGTGAAACTGTCTACATCACCGAAGGTCCATTCGACTCAACTTTCATTCGCAACTCGATTGCTCTTTGCGGAGCTGACGGTGATATTACTAAGTGGAATATTCGCGATTGTGTTTGGATATACGATAACGAACCACGTAATGCAGAAATCCACTCTAGAATCTCCAGAGTTATTAGTAGTGGACAAAAAGTTGTCATCTGGCCCTCAAGAATAAAAGAAAAAGATATTAATGATATGGTTTTATCTGGACTAGATGTTCAGTCTGTGATAGAATCAAATACTTACTCTGGATTAGAAGCAAAACTTAAATTTACTACCTGGAAGAAAATATGAGCAACGGTACAAAGGTTAAAAAGCGTGATGGTCGAATTGAGTCTCTTGACTTAGACAAGATGCATTTGATGGTCGAAGAGGCATGTAAGGGTCTTGCAGGTGTATCTGCGAGTCAAGTTGAAATGACTTCTGGCATTCAATTTTATGATGGTATTACTACGGGGGAGATTCAGGAAATTTTGATTCGCTCTGCTAGTGACTTGATTGATTTGGATCATCCAAATTATCAGTATGTTGCTGCTCGTCTTCTTTTGTTTGCTGTTCGTAAGCAACTTTATGGAAAGATGAAAGAACTCCCAACTCTAGAGCAACACATTTACCAATGTGTTAATCATGAAGTTTATGATAATGACATTTTCAATAAGTACTCGAAAGAAGAGATTGATAGGGCTGATTCATATATTGATCATGACCGCGACTATCTCTTCACTTATGCGGGTTTACGTCAAGTCGTTGATAAGTACCTTGTGCAAGATAGAAGCGGCGGTGGAGTATATGAAACTCCGCAGTTCATGTATATGATGATTGCTTTGACTATCTTTGCTGAGTATCCAAAAGAAACTAGAATGTCATATGTAAAGAGGTATTATGACGCAATCTCCAAACACAAAATCAACATCCCAACTCCCATCATGGCAGGAGTTAGAACGCCACTTCGACAATTTGCTAGTTGTGTTCTTGTTGATGTTGATGACACCCTCGATTCTATCTTTAGCAGTGATATGGCTATTGGTCGATACGTTGCACAGAGGGCGGGAATCGGCATCAACGCTGGTAGGATCCGTGGCATCAACAGCAAAATCAGAGGGGGAGAAGTTCAACACACGGGTGTTGTACCATTTCTCAAGAAGTTTGAAGCAACTGTCAGATGTTGCACGCAGAATGGCATACGAGGTGGATCCGCGACAGTCCACTTCCCAATCTGGCACCAAGAAATAGAAGATATTTTAGTCCTTAAGAATAACAAGGGAACGGAAGATAATCGTGTCCGCAAACTTGATTACTCCATTCAAATTAGCAAGTTGTTCTATGAAAGATTTATTCAAGACGGTGAGATCACGCTTTTCTCTCCACATGATGTCCCTGGACTTTATGATAGCTTTGGACTCCCTGAGTTTGATTCTCTCTACGTACAATATGAAAAAGATCCGTCCATTGCGAAAAAAACTATTAAAGCACAAGAACTCATCCTTAGCCTTCTTAAAGAACGCGCAGAGACGGGTCGAGTCTACATTATGAATATTGACCACTGCAATTCTCATTCTTCTTTTAAAGACAAAGTTAATATGAGTAATCTTTGTCAAGAGATTACTCTTCCAACAGACCCTCTTCAGCATATTGATGACAAGATGGGTGAGATTGCACTTTGCATTCTTTCTGCAATTAATGTTGGAAAGGTAAAGTCTGATGAAGAACTTGAAGAACTTTGTGACCTTTCTGTTCGCGGTTTGGATGAGTTGATTGATTATCAAAATTACCCCGTGGATGCGGCAGAAATCGCCACCAAGGCGCGTCGTTCTCTTGGTATAGGGTTTATAGGGTTAGCGCACTATTTGGCAAAACTTGGGTTTAATTATGATTCCCAAGAAGCATGGGATGCAGTTCATGGTTTATCCGAATCATTCCAGTATTATCTTCTAAAAGCATCTAATCAACTTGCTAAAGAAAAAGGATATTGCGAATACTTTGGTCGCACTAAGTATGCTGATGGAATTCTTCCAATTGATACTTACAAAAAAGATGTAGATGAAATTTCTTCTGTTCAACTTCAGCATGATTGGGAAACTCTTAGAGCATCCATCTTGGAACACGGTCTCAGGCACTCAACACTGTCCGCACAAATGCCTTCGGAGAGCAGTTCCGTTGTGTCAAATGCAACCAATGGAATTGAACCTCCTCGCGGATTCTTGTCCGTTAAGAAAAGTAAAAAGGGACCACTCAAACAGATTGTTCCACAGTATCATACCCTCAAGAATGCGTATACGCTTCTTTGGGATATGCCTAGTAACCGTGGTTATATTAATATTGTTGCTGTGATGCAAAAATTCTTTGACCAAGCAATCTCAGGCAACTGGTCCTATAACCCGGAGAATTATACGGATAATGAAGTCCCAGTGTCCGTGATGGCACAAGACTTTTTGACTACATACAAGTACGGGTGGAAGACTTCTTACTACCAAAACACTTATGATATTAAAACTGATGAGGTAGTAGAAGAGAAACCCAATCTTCAAGATTTGTTAAGTGAGTTAAGTTCAGTAGAGGAGGGAGAGTGTGAATCCTGTGCAGTTTAAAATTTCTTCAACAGAAGAACCTCAAACAAATATTAAAGGAATGACTGTTTTTAATACTGAAAAAGTTGACACCAAAAAACAACCAATGTTTTTTGGTAAACCACTTGGGGTTCAAAGATACGATTCATACAAATATCCTATTTTTGATAAACTAACCACTCAGCAACTTGGATACTTCTGGAGACCCGAAGAGGTGTCTCTCCAGAAGGATCGTGGAGATTATCAAACACTTCGCCCTGAACAGAAGCACATTTATACTTCTAACCTGAAGTATCAGATTATGCTTGATTCTGTTCAGGGTCGTGGTCCTGGTATGGCATTCATTCCATACTGCTCACTCCCTGAGTTAGAAGCATGTATGGAAGTGTGGGGATTTATGGAGATGATCCATAGTCGCTCATACACTTACATTATCAAGAACGTATATTCAGACCCATCTGAGGTGTTTGATACTATTATTGGTGATGAGCGTATTCTGGAACGTGCTAAGAGCGTCACAGAGTCTTATGATGACTTTATTCAATCTGCACAGAATTATGGTACTTCCGAAACTTGGAAGCAACAACTTGAAGGAGTCACATACGCAAGGGAAAATCTCAATGATGTCAAACGAAAACTGTACAGAGCAGTCGCAAACGTTAATATTCTTGAAGGTATTCGCTTCTACGTTAGTTTTGCTTGTAGTTTCGCCTTTGGTGAACTTAAGCTTATGGAAGGATCTGCTAAAATCATCTCTCTTATCGCAAGAGATGAAAACCAACACTTAGCACTTACTCAGAACATTCTGAATAAGTGGAGAGAAGGTGATGATCCAGAAATGCAAAAGATTATGAAAGAAGAAGAGGAATGGACTTATAAGATGTTTGATCGTGCTGTAAACGAAGAGAAGAAATGGGCAGATTATCTGTTCAAAGATGGCAGCATGATTGGATTAAACGACAAACTTCTTCAACAATATGTTGAATGGGTAGCAAATAGAAGACTTAAAGCAATTGGACTAAAACCCCAATACGATATTTCAGCAAACAATAATCCACTTCCTTGGACACAGCACTGGATTTCCTCTAAAGGTCTCCAGGTTGCTCCCCAGGAAACGGAAGTCGAGAGTTATGTAGTCGGCGGAATCAAACAAGATGTTACCAAAAATACTTTCGCAGGATTCCAATTATGATGAATGGTGTGAACAGGAAATTCTGAACGCATACAAAGAAGCAGCAGAATGTGATGAGTTTATGTTTGGAGATTATGACTTTTGCAAAGAATGGTTAGGTGAGAATACTTAATCTCATATAGATAGGGGAAGTTATCCTTCCCCTTTTTTATGTCTAAAAATCAACTGACTAAAGATGAAATTAAAGTTCGTGTTTTGAAATTAAAAGACAATCTTTATAAAGATCATATTAGACCCGAAATGGATATGAAAGGACTTGCTCATAAATATCTGAACGAAGTTCTTGATATTATTGATGAGTACAGATATTGACTATGAGAATCCTTGGACCTACAATGGAAAAGAATTTGGTTCGAGTGATATTCAGGATTATTTTGGTTTCGTATATCATATTCATTGCAACAAAACTAATCGTGACTATATTGGTCGAAAATATTTCTGGAGCTTCCGCACACCGAGAGGAAAATCTAGAAAGGTTAAGGCAGAATCTGATTGGAAAAAATACTATGGTTCATGTCCAGAACTCAAAGAAGATATAGAGAAATATGGTAGGGAGAATTTTACGCGCACTATTTTATCATTACATAAAACAAAGGGCAAAACAAACTTTGAAGAAACAAGGCAACTCTTCTTCAACAATGTTCTCACAGAATCCCTTGACAGTGGAGTGCCCAGATACTACAATAGCAACATCCTCAACAGGTACTTCCGAAAGGACTATTATGAACGCAACGACTGAAGATATTGTTGCTCATGTTAGGTCATGGTCTCTTGACCGTGCCGCTGATATGAGCATTCCTAAAGAGGATGCACGCGCAATTCTTGCTGAGTTTTATGAGTGGATTGAACCGGAAGATGATGAACTTGAGATTGTCTCTCTAGAACCTGAAGATTACTAAATAAACTTTTAATAAAATTTGAGAAAAAAAATGACAGAACAGCAGCAACATCTACAACAACTTTTAGAACAAAGAGTTAAACTTGAATCAGAAATTAATCAAAACAGAGAACTTTTTTGGAAAGTTCAAGGAGCTATTGAGTATCTAACACAAATTGGAGTTACTTTGCCAGAGCCAGAATCCAAAGAAACTTCTGAAGAAGTGGAATCTTGACAGATTCTAAATAAAAACTTATAATGTTTATAACCCACCATAAGGTGGGTTTTCTTGTAATGAGACTTTGAGTGACAATTAGAGCCGTGGAAAGTGCCCTTTGAGAAAAGGGTGTACCCCCTTTCTATACGGATGTAGAGTTCAATTAATTTTAATGCTAAACTTCTTTACTGTAGCCGTTCCTCTTTTAGCAATGGTTACAACCAATACGGCATCACTGCCTTTCTCTAGTTATAAACTGCAAGGTCCTCCTCCCCCAGTGGATGAAAAACCTTATTCTATTATTAAAGAGTTTGAACCCGAGAAGACAGCAATCCTAGAGGTTGCACCACCAAAGCCAAAAGAGAAAAGACTAATTTGTAAAGGGTGTAATGAACATGAGAATGCTACCCTGGCATTTTTCCAGGATCGTGGTATTAGAGACAGAAACGCCCTTGCTACCATCATGGGCAATATTAGACAGGAATCAACATTCGTGCCTAACATTTGTGAAGGTGGTAGTAGAACCTCATACTATAATTGTGGAAGAGGTTATGGTTTGATACAATTTACTTCTGCTTCTCGTTATTATGGACTGGGTGCTTTTGCTAAAAAAATAGGAGGTAATCCTTCTACTGCTGATACTCAACTTCGGTATATTACTACTGAACCACAATGGAAGAGTATTGAAAACAGAATGAAAGTTTCTGGAAAATCTATTGATAGGTATATGAATTATGCCTACGAATGGATTGGATGGGGACACCATGGAGCAAGAACACAATATGCTTATGACTATGCTAAACGATTGGTTCTTGCTGATGTCTAAATAACTTTACCTGACTTGCTGACACTTTTCAGGTGGGATTGGAGTGCTTCGGCACTCCTTTCTTGTATAAATAGTAATGTCAGCAAGTTAGAGTAGTATGAAACACTTTTATGTGTATTATTCCTATGAGGAATATGGAAGAGGTTATATTGGAAAAAGAGAATGTAAATGTCTTCCAGAAGAAGATGTAAGTTATTTTGGAAGTTTCAAAGATAAAACTTTCAATCCAACTCAAAAAATAATATTAGAAACTTTTGGGAGTGTTGAAGAAGCACTTGAAGCAGAATGTGCTCTCCACGATTTTTATGAAGTAGATAAAAATCCACACTTTGCTAATAGGGCAAAACAAACTTCTACTGGATTTTATTGTAATAAAGGTGCTGGTGAAGAAGCAAACAAGAAAAGAAGTGAGTTGATGAAAACAGAATACAATCCTATGAGTAATCCAAAACTCAAAGAGAAAGCAAGAAAAAACTTGATTAGAACTTTGAGTAATCCAGAAATGAGAAAACTAAAAAGTAGAGTTGGAAAGAAAGCACACAATCGTCCAGAAGTAGTTGAGAACCATAGACAGGCAGCACTCAAATCTCATCAAAATCCAGAAACAAAAAGAAAACATATTGAGGCAAAACTTGGTGAGAAAAATCCTTGTTATGGTAAAAAGTGGATTACAAATGGAAATGAAAACAAATACATAAACTCTATTGATGAAGTTCCAAGTGGTTTTTGGTATGGTAGAGTTTTCATAAATACCTAAAAAGTACTTATAAAGATGCAGTTTCAAGAAGAAATCCTTGATGAAAGGACTTTGATGGTAGGGAAAAAAGTTAGACCTTCCGGAACTATGAATATGCGTGGATCAGAAGGTGCCGCGAGAAAAGATGTTTCTCGTGCGGGGTTTAGGAAAAAAGGTCCCATTCAAGATCCAAAAGTAGAAAAGAGTGGAAAAGATGTTCCTGTTTGGGTAAGAACTCATAAGTCTCCTGGAGATTATGCTGCTCATACTGCAAGAAAGCAACATAGAGAGGGTGATAAGCCACAGAGTAAAGAATTAAAAAAACAGTTTGGTAAAACTGGTGCTAAGAAAGATTCTCCAGTTCATGATATCACTGTTGGTTCTCCAAAATCTAAAGTAAAAGATCCCGGACAAAGAGCAAGACAATTTGTTGGTGCTCTCAAAGGCGTAAAAGATACTATGAAGTCAAAGAAAGGAGTTGCTACAAATACTCCTACTGCTATTGATTCTGCTAAGTCTAAGGGTAAAAAGAGTAGAAGTGGTGAGGAAGGTGCAGAACAAAGAGGTAGAATTTATAAGAAACTAGGAATGGGAGAAAGAAATCCCAAGACTGGTGTTCAGATGGCGAAGTTGAGTGATTCCTTTAATGGAAAAACTTTTAGTGAGTTTATATATGAGTGTTATATTATTTTAGAAGCAAGAAAATATACTAGAATCCGTTCTAGAGAAGATGCTGAGAAAATTCGACAATCACAAGAAAATCCAAATGCTTATAGATTAAAAAATAGACAAACTGCAGAAACTCCATATTGGGGACTAGAATCCAAAGAAAAAAGAAAAGACCAAGATGAAAGGAGAAAAGAAAATCTAAAAGCGATTAGTCATAAAGAGTTGGAAGATCATTGTAAAAGAAATTTGCATCCGGGTGATTGTAAAAAAAATGCGAATAGAGCATTAAGAATTGAAAGGGGAAGGAAAAAGTCTCAAAGAGATGAGGCAAAAAGTAAGTCTCAGGAAACAGGGCAAAAGCATGATGTAGATCATATTCAAGCACAACCAAATAGAAGAAGTGAAACAACAAAATCAAGATTTCAAGCAATTCATCCGGGTGATTCTTCTGATAATAGGAGAGTAATTCCAAGTAGAGAAAATCGTGAAAAAAATTCTAGTAATACTGAAAAATCAACGACTAGATCTGGTGCTCTTATGAGAGCCCTTCAAAGAGCTAGACAAAAATAATAAATAGAGGAGAGCGGTTGCTACTCCTCTTTTTTTATGTTCAATTTTAACTTCGGAAAGAAGAAACCTGATAAGAAGCAGATAATCCTTATAAGCGTCATACTCAGTGGTATCGTAGCAACCCTCTCCCAATGCACAGGAGCGCCTCAGGAGCGCCTCTGGGACCTTCTAGACGAGGTTCAGAGATCTCTGTTCCCAGGCACCGTAATCAACGATGTGCTGCTTCAGGACCCTGCTGTGGTTGGTAGGAGAGTTGAGCGTGATGTGGATAAAGCAATTCGTGATTATGAGGACTTGACAAGAGACTCAGATCCACCTAGAGTACCTTTGCCCAGGTTGATTGAGAAAGCTCCAGATAACTCTGAGGCTCAACGATTACTTGGTGGGGAGATGAGACTATGCGCTCCATGGGTTGACAGTTGCCCCAAAGAACCTATATAATAGAAAAGTCGGGTAGGTGTCCGAGTGGTTAATGGAGGCGGACTGTAAATCCGCTGGCTCTGCCTACGGGGGTTCAAATCCCTCCCTGCCCACCTGGTCCCTTCGTCTAGCGGTTAGGACACCACCCTTTCACGGTGTAGACACGGGTTCGATTCCCGTAGGGACTATTGGAAGTGTGGCAGAGAGGTCTAATGCAGTGGATTGCTAATCCGCCGATGTACCTAAGTGCATCCGTTGGTTCGAATCCAACCACTTCCGCCAGGGAGATTAGCTCAGTGGTAGAGCAATGTGCTGATAACGCAGAGGTCGGTGGTTCAAATCCACCATTTCCCACTTGACCAGTTTCCAAACAACTGGTACAATATAAGAGTTGAGAAATCAACTGCGGCATTCCCCTTCGGTAGGTTCAGGAATGGCGGCGATAGGAACCTACTTTATGGGCACATAGCATAATGGATAATGCAACATCCTTCTAAGATGACGATTGGGGGTTCGAGTCCCTCTGTGCCTGTTGGAGTTTATCTCCATACATAAAAGTGATAGAGGGTAAGCCTCTGTTATATCCTTATGAGGTATATTACGCTTACTCCATCTGCTTCAGTGGTGGAACGGTAGACACAGCGGACTTAGAATCCGCCGCCTTAAAAAGCGTGGAAGTTCAAATCTTCTCTGGAGCACTTGACAATCAAACTTAAATAGTTTATGATTGTCTCATTGCGAAAGTAACTCAACGGTAGAGTCCCTGCCTTCCAAGCAGGTTGTTGCGAGTTCGAATCTCGTCTTTCGCTCTTGGTAGTCGTTATGCAGATAGCATAGAAAGACGCCAAAGGAAGTTAAGTCAAAGAATCGAGACAAGCAGACAATGCCCTTTGAACTGGTGTAAGTCCAGTAACTTCCTTTATTCCCATCGACCGAGCAAGCGAACGGGCCTGACTGTTAATCAGAGATTGGTAGGGGCAGTACCTACGATGGGAGCTTGCCCGAATAGCTCAAAGGCAGAGCGTTTCGTTTACACCGAAAATGTTGGGGGTTCAAGTCCCTCTTCGGGCACTTTACTAAAACGAATACTTGTGTTATAAATAATAAAAGGTATTCGGTTCTATTATGACTACTTGTTTAAACTGCGGGTGTGAGAACGATAAACCTAAGTTCTGCTCCCGTTCGTGTTCTGTAACCTATAATAATAAGAAGTCTCCTAAGAGGAAAAGAACTGGTTGGGACACCGCCATCTGTAATTACTGCAGTGTAGAGTTTGACTATAAGAAAAAGAGTTCTACTGGCAAGTTCTGTTCTAACAAGTGTAGTGCTGCAGCCAAGAGACAATGGACAATAGATAAGTGGAAAGTAGGAGAACTGAACCATACAGGGCAGGGTTATGTTCCCAGCGGTGTTCGTGCTTACTTATTAGAAGCGAGTGGGGGTAAGTGTTCCCTTTGTGGTTGGTCTGGAACAAACATTCATACCGGACGAACCTGCCTTGAGGTGGACCACATAGACGACGACCCTTTCAACCACGCCCCTGAAAATCTACAAGTGGTCTGTCCCAACTGCCACGCACAAAAAACTTTACCACCCCAAAAGAGTAACGGTGGACGTTACAGTAAGGACAAGCAACATCCTAAGTTTTGTATGAATAAGTAAAAAAATGAATCCCTCTGCTCCCATTTGCATAAATATTTCAAAAAGAGTATAATGGAAAAACTTTATAAACTCTTGAGTGATGCACAGTCATCGCTTTTTGTTTTATTCCATAAAACTTGGGCATTTCACTGGAATGTTGTAGGTGAAGATTTCACTCAACTACATCAACTCTTTGGTGGTCAGTATGAGACTATGTTTGAAGAGATTGATCGTCTCTCAGAACATATGCGTTATCTGAATGTAAAACCTCTCAGTTCTCTCTCAAGAATGCTTGAGGTAACTCAAATCAAAGAGGCAGCAAGTTCAACCGGAGCAAAAGAAATGCTTCAAGAACTTCTTGATAACAATACCAAGTTTTGTGAATTGATGGGAGAAATTTCGGAAGAGTCTGAAAATCAAAAGTCATATGCTACAGCAAATTTAGTTCAAGATTTGATGGAATCTCATGGTAAGTTTGTTTGGCAGTTGAGAGCACACCTGCAATGATTAGGATGAAGAATAATGATTTCAATAAGATGCAAAGATTGTAATAGAGAAATAACAGGACATCATTCAAAAACAGTGACCTGTGGTTGTCCTAATATGGCAACAATTCGTGGAGATAAGATTTCAGCACTTGACTTATCTCGTATTGTTATGTTAAACTCTATTCAGAAAGAACAAAAATCAAATGTTCTGACTTCACAAGATATTGCCTGGCAAGAGGCAAGACGCCAACGCAAAGTAAAGCGTTTGGATTTTGAGGTTCGTTGAACCTCCCACTGGAAAGGTGGTCGAGTGGTTGAAGGCTCTAGTCTTGAAAACTAGCGATGTGAAAGCATCCGTGGGTTCGAATCCCACCCTTTCCGTTTTAAGTTAAGTTACAAATTTAATATTTTCTTCAACAGTGTTACGATATGAACACAAAAAATTGACTTTGAAATGTCTGTGATTAGTATATAATAGTATCACAGGGACAAACCTATGGATCAGCACACCTATGATAATTGGGTGAAGATCAAGGCAACTTTTGAAGCCTCTGGCAACACTAATAATATGTTTTATTATCGAGCATGTGAGATTTTAAAAACCCGAAAAGATCCTCTCGCAAAGTTTCTTGGAGACGAGAAATGATGCACGAACAAGACGAATTTATTACACGTTCTGAAGTTCAGGAGATGATCGATGCAGCAATACGACGACACAACCGTAATGCTTCTATCATTAGTATGTGCGTCGGTTGGGTGGTTCTTGCTTTATTTGCTGAAGGACTTTTGAGACTTGTAGGGGTAATTCCTCCGTTGCTTCCATGGCTCAAAATCACTCTGAACTGATTTTCTTGGTTCCTTGGTTTGTTCTTGTGGTGATTGCACTTACAATGTTCGTGCAGGGTTGGATGATTATGAATGCTCATCATGGGTATTCTAAAAGTCCAAAAGTAAAACATCCAGAATTAAACGACGTTAAAGCAGGAGATCCTTTACTAGTGGTTAAATTCACCGAAGAAGACTTGCAAGAACTGCAACAAAGAATTATACAACAAAAAATGGATGAACTCTTTGAAGAACCATCTACCTATGAGGACGAAGAAGATGATTAGGTTAATATTCACTTCAATGACTTTGTTTGGTTCAATTGGACTTTTTATATATTGGGGACTTACGCACGCATATCCAGAGGTTTTATGAAAGTAGGATTAATCGGTTTAGGAAGAATGGGCGAAGGTATGTCTCGCCGCATGATGAAATCGGGTATAGAGGTTTGGGGATATAGAAGAAATTATGAGAAAGCAAACGAAGCTTTTGAAAAGGGATTTGTTAATGGAATTACGACTGATATTGAAAGCCTTGTTAAAGTAGTTAAACAAAATAAAAACGGTAGACAACAACCAGGTATTTTTCAAATGGTTGTTCCATCCGAAACAGTAGAGGAAACGATCAATGAGTTACTACGATATTGTGGTGAAGGAGATATTATTATTGATCATGGCAATAGCAATTTTAAAGACAGTCGGAAAAGAGCAGAGCGTCTGGCAAAACTTGGTATCCAATATATTGATTGTGGTACTAGCGGCGGTGTTTATGGTTTGGATCGTGGATACTGTCTTATGGTTGGTGGCGGAAATACTGCGGTCGCCACTTGTGCGAGGATTTTTGATGCCCTTGCCCCAGGAATCAACGCTGCCCCCAGGACTCAGTATGACTCGGATGTAACTTCTGCTGAGTTTGGTTGGTTACATTGTGGTGGTCCTGGTGCTGGACATTTTGTGAAGATGGTTCACAATGGAATTGAATATGGAATGATGCAGGCATATGCTGAAGGATTTAATATCTTAAAGAACGCAAATAACGGAGCACAGTATGTCAAAGAAGGAGATGCTGAAGTTGCTCCTATGGCAGACCCAGAAAGTTATTGTTACGACATTGATGTTGCTGAGGTGGCTGAGTTATGGCGTCGCGGTAGCGTGGTTGGTAGTTGGTTACTCGATCTTACTGCTGATGTGCTACGCAGGGATGGTAGCCTTAAACGCTTCTCTGGAGGAGTATCCGATAGCGGTGAGGGTCGTTGGACTGTTTCTGCCGCTGTGGACTTGGGGGTTCCCGCTCCTGTTATTACTACGGCACTATTTGAAAGATTTAACTCACGCAATCTCGGATCATTTGGAGCAAAAATCCTGAACGGAATGCGTTATATGTTTGGTGGTCATCATGTTAGGTAAAGCACTTATTTTTGTTGCTATTCCATTTGTATTATCTACACTCTATTTCGGAACAAGAGGCGGATACTATGACTCCAAAGACTATAAGGGAAATGGAACCGCACATTAGGCAGAGATATTGGTTTGCAATGTCTGCCTTTTCAAGAATGTATGGAGTAAAAACTGCTTCTAATGATATACATATTAAACAGTTCTGTATTGAATGGTCATATTGGGATTGTCAAGCTCCTTTACAGGGGCTTGACGAAGCAGACCAATACATGTATTATGAATACAAGAACTGGAGAGGAAGATGATTTTCCACTTGGTTGAAACCCTAGCAGCAAGTCCTTTCTTTCTTTTTCTTTGTGGATGTGGGTTGACAATCGTACCATTCGCTGGTATTATGTTTATACATAAAAACAAATAACCGGATATCGCCTAACTTGGTCATGGCACCTGCTTTGGGAGCAGGAATAATTTCAGTTCAAATCTGAATATCCGGACTCATAAAACTTCACTTTATGAAAATGTATCCAGAACTTTCAGATCTCCAAAAGTTTACAGTTCAAGAGTTTCAAGAAGATTTTGACAACCTAATAGAAAGAGTAGAAAATGGTGAATCATTTGTCATTACTGACGGAGAAAGAAACGCAGTGATAGTTCCATACAACGAAACCATAAAGTTTGCAGTAGAATCTAAAGTGGACGACGATGTGATACGAATACATACCGACCACGAAGAAGGTTGTTGACACAGAGTTTCAGGTCCTCTATAATAGACCTGAATTTAAGCGAGTGAGACTTGGTAGTCAGAGGAGTCTTATAAACTCTTTCCGCCAGATTAGCGGCTTTGAGGTGGTTCGAATCCACCCACTCGTACCTTGCTCCTTTAGCAATCTGGTGAATGCAGCGAACTCATAATTCGCCTGAGGCGTGTTCGATCCACGCAAGGAGCACTTGACAGATTACCTGTCAAACCCTTATAATACTAAGGTCAACATTCAAAACAATGACTCTCACAGCAAAATTCAAGAAAGACGTTCAAACCCTTCGTGGTGCAGCAAACGGTGACTTCTACCTTGATGTAAAGAATCCTAAACTCTATAAAAAGGTTCGTCGTTTTTATGAGAATGAGGGTGTAGTATTCTCTGGTGATCCACTGGATGATTATGAGATGCTTATGGAATATGTTCTTGCTGATCTTGAATCCGTTGAAGTTGCATGACAACACGACTTCCTAAGGTTCTTTTGGAACGAGAAGGATATCGCTTCGTAGAAGTTGGTATTCTTGAGATTAACGGTAAACCCGATTACCGTCTCCAAAAACAAAATGAGTACACCAAACGCTGGAATGACATTTATCTTTTTGATAATGTTCTACAATGCTCTACTGCAATGGAGGATATTGAATATGCTAAATGGTTGGACCCAGACCGTGTTCCTTGTTATGTGAAAGACGATGAAGATTAATTAAAATGTTAAATCATATTGAACGAATAAAAATTTGTTCCGAAGTAGCTATTAAACTTTATTACGATTTTAATTTCGAATATAGTCTAAAAGCAAAAGCGGATGAGACAGTAGACTATTCTAAAAATCAAAAAGAACAAGTACCCTTAGAAAAAGGAGAAGCAACATCTACTGTTATACATAATATCAATGGGCAACCTCATACTTGGACAGAGAATAGGAAATACATTCAATTTTTGAATGCAAATATGCCTTACATTCTCAAAGAATTTGGTCTCTCCAATCAACCAATTGAAGTAGCAAATTCTTGGATTAATCGTCATTCTAAAGGGGGAAGAACTGTAGAACACAAGCATCAATTTGTTGATATTGTTGTTAGTTCTTACCTTCATTGTCCACCAAATAGTGGAAATCTCTTGATAAGAGATCCATTAGAATATCATAGGGCAAATGATGTCGTAGAATCTGCTTTCTCTAAACAAGTAAAATATCAGTATCCTTGGATTGAAGTTCCTGTTAAAACAAATGAACTTGTAATCTTTCCTGGATGGGTAAATCACAAAACAGAAGAAAGCAATTCTGATTTTGATAGATATGTTATGACTTTTAATCTCAAGTATATGCATGGTCCAATGATGGGTGAAAGTCCCGGGATGACTTAAAAAGCGCACTGGTCGGGAGCAACCCCTTATGGCAAAATCTGATCTACTTCGTTGGATTGGAAACATTCTCCTCATAATTGGTTATCAAACTATGCTATGGGGAGAATTTAAATATGGTTTAATGATAAAGGTTGTTGGAGGATTACTCACAGTACCCTTTGCTATTAAACTTAAACTTTGGGATGTACTATTCTTATGTGCATTCTTTGGTATTACCGAGATATCAAAGTTAACCCAACTTTTCTTTAGTCCTGGAACGACTTAAAACTTATACTGGTGGAGTCAAAATGACCCTATTATGAGTTTATTGCCTCTCTCAAGGGCAATTGGTGCGGATGGGACTCTCTCCCGCCTGGTTTCTTGCCTCCAGTCAAAGGGCAAGTGGCGAGCCTGAGTTACATAAGAGGAGTTGCATAAACTCCTCTTTTTTTGTATACTATATACTAAGAGAAATTTATTGGTCTATGAGTGAGTACAAGAAAACGGCACTTGTGTTAGGTGCTGGTGGCTTTATTGGAAGTCATATGGTAAGAAGATTAAAGTCTGAAGGTTATTGGGTGCGTGGTGTAGACCTCAAGTATCCAGAATTTTCAATTTCTGAAGCAGATGAATTCATTCAGGGAGACCTGAGGGATATGAACTTTGTTCGCCGTGTTCTTGAATTTAAAGGAGAGCAAGGAAACTTTTATAACTCAGTTCCTTATCGATATATTCTACCCTTCCATGAAATCTATCAGTTCGCTGCTGATATGGGCGGTGCAGGATTTGTTTTCACTGGAGAAAATGATGCTGATATTATGCACAACTCTGCAACCATCAACTTAAATGTTCTTGAAGCACAGCGTCAATTGAATGAAACTTTTGATGGTGTTGATAATGGCACCGCTTGTGTTCGCCCAGTATTAGATTATAAAACTAAAATTTTCTATTCTGGATCTGCTTGTATGTATCCAGAACATAATCAATTAGATCCAGACAATCCCGATTGTCGTGAAGAGTCCGCTTATCCTGCTAACCCAGATTCCGAGTATGGTTGGGAAAAACTCTTCTCAGAGAGACTCTTCTTCGCTTATCACCGCAACTATGGTATTCCTGTGCGGGTTGCTAGGTATCATAATATCTTTGGACCTGAAGGAACCTGGACTGGTGGTAGAGAAAAAGCACCCGCAGCAATCTGTCGTAAAGTTGCCTACCTTTCAGAGGAAGGTGGAACCATCGAGGTGTGGGGAGACGGGCTACAAACTCGTTCCTTCCTGTATATTGATGAATGCATCGAAGCAACCCGCAGAATGATGAATAGTGATTTCATCGGACCTGTTAATATTGGTTCCGAAGAAATGGTAACCATTAATCAACTCGTAGATACTGCTGCTAAAGTTGCAGGTAAAGTCGTAGAGAAGAATCATATTGATGGTCCTCTTGGAGTTCGTGGACGCAATTCAAATAATGATTTGATTCGCGAAAAACTTGGTTGGGATTATTCACAGACTCTGGAAGAAGGTATCCGCAAGACTTATGAGTGGATTAATACGCAAATGAAAAAGGTGGAAGAGGTGAAAGGTGACAGTAAAGAATGATTTGGATATCGACTTTGATTATATTAATCAAAAACTTAAATCTGGACTAAAACTTAGAATTGATGTGGGTCTTTCCTGTGATATGGGAAGATCTAAACGATGGATTAATTTTATTGATGATGTTTTTGTTATTGGTATTGAACCCCACCCAGAAAATTGTTCTTCCCTAAAGGAACTTTTAGTTAGAACAAGAGGTGGAGATAGATTCTATCTTATCGAAGCTGCAATTGATAATGTTGAAGAACCAACTACAAAAGAATTTTATGGATTTGGTTGGGATGTTTGGCCAAATAATCCAGGATGTTCTTCACTACTCAAACCAAAGGGTAGGTTTGAGAATTCTACAGAAAATGTGTATAATGTGGATGTCATTTCTTTAAAGTCTATATTGGATAATATTGATTATGATGTAGTAGAAGTCTTAAAAACTGACACGCAGGGTAACGATCTTAATGTTATTAAGAGTCTTGGTGACCACATTAAAAATGTCGTCTTCATTGATTCTGAATATGATGAATCTGATGACTATGAAAATGCAAATACTGGTGGTGAGTTAGATGAATATTTGGTAGAAAATAATTTTAAAAAATATCAGATGATTCTTCAACCGACAAGAGATATGATGGTTGAAGATACGCGATATATGAACACTCTAATAGAAGACATAGATAAGTATTCGGATGATTATACATTTGAATCTCATGAAGTTATGGTTGATGTAGAATGAAAATTACTATTCTTGGTTCCAGTGGGCAAATTGGTGCCTACCTTTCGGAGTATCTTCGAGAAAAAGGTCATACTGTTATTGACTTTGATAAGGTGGAAACACCCAATCATGATATGACTGTGATACCGAATCAATATCTTGAGAATGCAATTGAGACTGCAGACTTTGTATTCTTTCTTGCATTTGATGTTGGTGGGTCTCGTTACCTGAAGAAGTATCAACATACTTTCCAGTTCATTGATAATAACGCTCGCTTGATGGCAAATGCATTTGGACTTCTTAAAAAGTATAATAAGAGATTTGTATTTGCATCATCTCAAATGAGCAACATGAGTTACTCTCCATATGGGGTACTCAAAAATGTTGGAGAACTTTATACCAAATCTCTTAATGGACTTATTGTTAAGTTCTGGAATGTATATGGTATCGAAAAGGACCATGACAAAGCACATGTTATCACAGACTTCATCCGTAAAGGATTTGAGACTGGTGCAATTGATATGCTTACTGATGGTCAGGAAGAACGGGAGTTTCTATATGCTGAAGACTGCTGCGAAGCACTTGAGGCAATTATGGAAAACTATAATGAATTTACCTCAGAAGATAATCTTCATATTACAAGCTTTAAGTCAACAAAAATCATTGACATTGCAAGTATTATTTGTGGACAATTTAATTTGATCGGAAAGTATGATGTAAAAGTTCAACCATCTGATCAAAAAGATAGTGTACAGATGGATAAAAGAAATAGACCAGATACCTATTTGATGAAATGGTGGACCCCTAAAACCACAATTGATCAAGGTATTGCTAAAGTATTTGAAGCAATGAAAGGAGATTATCTATGAAGATATTTGTTACTGGATGCGCGGGACTCCTTGGGTCCAATTATACTCGACATCTTTTAGCGAACGGTCATAAGGTAATAGGTATTGATGATCTTTCTGGTGGATATAAAGCGTTTCTTCCAAAGGCAGAAAATTTTACATTTGCAAAATTTGATCTTGAAAGGAGAAAAAAAGTAGTTGAATTGTTCGAAGAACATAAACCAGATGTCCTTTTGCATTTTGCTGCATATGCTGCTGAAGGACTATCACCTTTTATTCGAAACTATAACTATAGAAACAATCTTATTTGTTCTGCCAATTTAATTAATGAATGTATCAAGCACGATACTAAAATGATTTTCACCTCTAGTATGGCAGTCTATGGTGAGCAAGAACCACCATTCACTGAAGATAAGCGTCCTCAACCAATTGACCCATATGGTATTGCTAAGTATGCTGTCGAGTGTGATTTAAAATTAGCTCACGAACAGTTTGGACTTCGATACAATATTGTTCGTCCTCATAATGTTCTTGGAATTTACCAAAACATTTGGGACCGTTATCGAAATGTGATTGGTATTTTCATTCGCAAAACTTTGAATGGTCAACCAATTCTTGTTTATGGTGATGGGGAACAGACTCGTGCTTTCTCCGATATCAAATATTATATGGAACCATTTGATAAACTTCTTACAGAATATGATGGAGAAATTTTTAATATTGGTGCCGATAAACATTTTACTTTGAATGAGGTTGCTGAAACCGTACAGAAGATTGGTAAGAAATATGGATATGAAGTTCCTATTGAACATGGTGAACCAAGACATGAAGTTAAGCACGCATATTGTGATCATACAAAAGCAAAAAGTATGTTAGAATTCAGGGATGAAACAAAACTTGAAGAACTAATTGAAAGTATGTTTATCTGGGCTATGAAGCAACCGAATAGAAAAGTGAAGAGTATGGAATATGAAGTTACTAAAGACATTTACGATTATTGGAGAAATTAAATGACAACTAGAACTATCGAAATTACAAAACAAGATTTTGAATCTAAATCGGAACTGCTGGAATATGATTATGAATTTCTTTCCAAATTGGAAGGAATGTTTGATCATAGTGAAGGTGGATTATTTAATTGGAGAACAGCTGAAAATATGGTTCACCAATTAAAATTTCATAAAAAATATTTGCAAAAGATTCAACCAAAGTATATCTTGGAAATTGGAACTTTTAAGGGATTTTATTCTTACGTTGTTAAAAAAGAAATACCTGAAGTAAAAGTTTATACTTTTGGTATTAATGAGGAAAGTCAACTTTGTGTTGATGCAATTAATGAACTTTATGGTGAAAATTTTATTACTTTTTTTCCCGGAGATTCTTTAGAAACTTTAACTTCTTTTGACAACCCAGATGACATTCCATTTGATATGGCATGGGTAGATGGTGGACATAGTTACGAATGTGCTATTTCCGATTTGGTAAATTGTGGAAAATTGGGAATAGAAAATATCTTAATCGATGATTGTGATATGGGACAAGTAACCGCTGCCTTAAGAGATTTTTGTAATATGGTTTTTTCCGATAATGAAAATGATTATTCTTATTCTATTAAAGATTATAGTCCAAATGAAAGAATGATAACCTATTTGTCCAGAGAAAAAATTTATGAAAATATTTGATTCCTTTAGATTTTTTAATGAGTTAGAGATACTTGAAATACGTTTCAATCTCCTTTATGACTATGTGGATTATTTTGTTATAACAGAATGTCCATATACTACTATGGGTGATGAAAAACCTCTTTATTATTTGGAGAACAAAGAACGTTTTTCCAAATTTAACGATAAGGTTATTCATGATGTAATGGATGAAATCCCTGTGGATTTTACTGCATTTTTAGAAAAACAAAAATTTCATACTGCATATGAAGACATTGATCCAAATTGTGGACAAAGATATATTGATATTCCTCTCCCCTATCAAAGGGATATGTATGCAAGAAATTATACTGCAGTCTCGATTGAAAAAGCAGGAGTGACTGATGATGATATTGTTATAACAAGTGATGCTGATGAAATTGTAAATCCATTAATTTTAGAAAATCTAAATTGGTTTAATCCTAATAATTTATATGTTGCAATGCAGAGAGCATTTTATTATAATCTTAATACTCATTATCATGATAATTGGAGAGGTTCAAGAATTTGTACTTGGAAAAAAATAAAAAATCTTTCTATAGACAAACTGAGAGATAGTATGTGGAATGAATCTTATCGAATTCAAGATGGTGGATGGCATTGGAGTTATTTTGGTGGTGTGGAAAGATATAAACAAAAAATGGTCGCAGGTGCCGATGCTCAACCTTCAATAATAGTGAATGCCGAAGATATAGTCAGTGAAAAGAAAGACCCTTTGGGTAGAGGTGTAAATTATTTTCCTGTTCCTATAGATGAATCATTTCCACAGTACATTGTAGATAATCAAGAAAAATATTCAGAATTTATTACGCCATGGAATTGATTGAAGGTGTAGCACTTTCAAAACTATGTGATTATTCTTTCGGAGACCAGTCTGGTCAATGGGGGAATATTTTTACATCATTTATGAAAGATGCTAATTTATTGAATCTTGAATTCGTTAATAGATTATTTGAGATTAAAAAAAGCAGAGATTATATGACTCTGTTTATTGATAATATTCGTTTATATAAAAGACATATTGTTGAGGTTAGTGATTCTGATAGACCATATGTCAATTCATTAATGGAAAGGAGTGATTTATTAAATCTTTGCTCAAATTTTCCTGAAATGAATTTTATTATTTTCACAAATCTTGAGGATACTCCCATTGATGATTATATCTTTGACTTGATACCCAATAATGTTTTGTGCATTTCTGCAGTAAATGCTATTGCTAATGGTGGAAAAGTTATCCCAGCTCCTTATGGACTGCAGAGAGCAATGAATCCTAATGATATGAGAGTATCTGAAATTAAAGGCGCTTCAAAAAATCTTCCAAATAATCCTCCCGGACTTTTATATGTGAGTCACAACGAATCTTCCAATGAAGAAAGGAAGGGAATAAAAGAAATGTTCAGGAATAAATCTTGGGCAGTGGTACATGAAAATAGAGTTTCTTTTTCTGTGTTTCTTTATAATCTTAGTCAATCAAAATTTATGATATGCCCAAGAGGAAATGCTATTGATTGTCATCGTAATTGGGAAGTTCTTTATATGAGAAGAGTTCCAATTATGAAGAGGCATCTTTATTTGGAAACTTTATTTGCAGATTACCCTGTTCTTTTTGTGGATAAATACTCCGAAGTAAATGAAAATCTATTAATAGAAAACGATCATTTATTCCAAAAAGCTCAAAAAATGGATTTGTCTGGATTGACACTTCCAAAATTTTTTGATAATATCGTAAATAAGTACACGAATTAAATGAAGTATCTAACTGATTTTTGTAATAAAGCTTTAAACGGAAACCTAGATTCTGATAGGCATATTATTACAATTTTTTCAATCGCTTTGGCATCTAAAGGTTCTACATATGTTGAACTTGGTGTTAGGGAAGGACATACCACAGAACCTTTATATGAAGCAGCAAAGTTAAATAACGGACATCTGTGGTCTGTTGATCTTAATCCACCGTCAGAATTTAAACCAAATAATGGCAACTATACATTTCATCAAGGAGATAGTATCAAGTTCCTTGAAGATTGGCCTAAGGATAAAAAAATAGATGTTGTTTATGTCGATGACTGGCATTCATATCCTCATGTTAAAAAGCAGTTAGAACTTCTTGATGAATTAGTTGGTCCAACAAGTGTTATTCTTTTGCACGATTTGATGTATGGAAGCACTGACCCATTCTACCATTCTGATCTTACACTTAAAGATGGTCAATGGGCTGGTGGTGGTCCATATAGAGCAGTAGCAGAACTTGACCCACAATTCTGGGAATGGTCAACACTTCCTTGGAATAATGGTCTTACTATTTTGAGAAAAAAATACAGTAACAAATATCATCGGAGATAATTATGTTAGCAGTAAGTATTCATGAACACGCGGGTTTGGGAAACCAAATCTGGAGAGCGGTTTGTTGTCGTGTCTTTGCTGATCGTTTGGGTTATGATTATGCGATTAGTTCACCCGGTTGGAGAGGTCCATTTTTAAATTTTGATTTTGGAAAAGATATCTCTCTTAATGTAGAACAAGCATCTGATTTTTATGACTGTAGAGAACTTCCCGATGGTATCTTACATTATTATGAAGAAGAAAGCATCCATCATAAAACTGCTCCTGGAGAAATTGGAGCAGCAGATAAAAATTTCTTTACAGTAAAGGATAATACTTATATTAATGGTAACTTCCAGAGGATGTCTTATATTGAAGATTATCGAGATAAAATATGTGACTGGTTATCTTATGACGACAAATATAAAGTCCGGGACTATTCTTCGGAAAATATCTGTGTAATTCAAATTAGGGGTGGTGACTACAAAACTGGGCATTCGGTACTACCTGCTGAGTATTATCGATTTGCTATGAAGCATATGAAAGAAAATAATCCAGATATTGAGTTTGTAATCATTACTGATGACCCAGAGTTTGCTGGTCAATTAGTTCCTGGTGTTAAGATTGTTGGATCTGCAATTTCTGAAGAAAAGGATCCTTACCAAAAGAATATCAGTTGGTATATTTATCCTGGTGGTCCAGTATCTATTGATTATAGTATTTTGAATACTGCTAAGTATGCTATTATTTCAGCATCTACTTTTGCATTTTGGCCAGTTTGGACTAATAATGAACTTATTAATGTAATTGCACCTAAGTATTGGTTTGATTGGTCTCGCTCTAATGGTTGGTGGAGACCTGAAGATGGAATCGTAAATGATGAAAGATGGTTATGGTTGGATACTGATGGAGATTTATATCCGGGTAGTGTGTGTAAGGAAGAGCGGGATAATTATTACGTGAAATAATCTATGAAAATCATTAAAGAAAAAGTATTAAGCGAGAAAGAGAAGCACTATTCATATCCAATCAAGGTTGATAGTGATGAAGATGTAGTTTCTCTTAGTGATGCTAAGAGTACGGGAATGATTTTCTTGGGCGAGAGGGAAATAAACTATCCCAAGTTGTGGGATGGTGAAGAGTTTAAACTACCATTTAATGAATTTTTATTGAAAGAATATGATAATTCCTACTTTAGAATGATAGGTATTGAAAACTTTACTTATTATTGTGAGGGAAGTAGGGTAGAAGCTTTAAATATAGAACCATCATATGTTGACTTAGAGTTTGACCGAGTATTCTCTGCTCTAAATTATGGTGGTTATATATGGCAACACTTTGTTCAAGATGCTCTACCCATTATCGCATTTGCAAGAGAATTTCTTGAACAGAATCCTGATGTAACAATTTTATTATATGAAGGTGTTAATAAGAAATCTATATCTGACTTTTTTCTCAATAAATTAAATTTAAAAAACCCAGTATATTATGTTCCAAATTATACTCCATTTAGGTATGCTGAAATTTTAGCAAGAGCAAACAAGTTATATCTACTTGATTGTAATAATCATATGCCTTGTTATTGGTGGAATAACTTTTTCTATCAAGAGGCTAATGAGTTTATATTGAGAGATGAGAAATTTGAAAATAAAAATTTAATTTATCTGAACAGAAACAAAACAGCAACCTCAAGAATTTTTATTAATGAAGAAGAAACTGTTGATTACTTGAAACAATATGCAGAGAAAAACGATTTGAATTTTATAGATTATATTGACACAAATTATACGATTGAAGAAACATTTGATATTTTTAAAAATGCACATACTGTAGTTGGGTGCCATGGCGGAGCAAATTATAATATAATATTCTGCCCTAAAGGTACAAAATTTATAGAGTATGTGTTTACAGATTGCATGTATACATTGTATAATATTGCTAGCTCTATAGAATTGGATTACTTTATAGTTCCTAATCGCGGAACTAATATGTCCGAAGGTGCTTTAGTAAAAATAAATAAACTGCAAAGATTATTGGAGAAATAGAATGGATTTTTATTTGGATGGAATGCGTGAAGAGTATTCCAGAGAGTTGACTAATAGTGTGAAGCAAAATACTAATGTTTATACTGTTGGATGGAGACCAGATTCTCATATGTGGCAGTATGATTTCTTTAAAGAGAGGAATTGTAATATAACTCTTATTGAAATTTTTGAACCTAATGCTAATGCATTTCCGAAGGAAGAATATAATGCTACTGTAGTATGTGATTCTGTTGAAAATTTCGCTCAGTATGTAAACAAAGAAGAGAAAGATAAAAATATTTTATATTGGTCTGATGGTCCAGAGCATCTGGAGATGGATGCTTCTAAAAAACTTTTGGAAGAAGCAAAAGAATATTTTTCTCTTATTATAATCCAAACTCCAAATGGTGTTTATGAGCAAGGTGAGATGTATGGTAATATTCATGAATCTCATCTGAGTTCTTGGTACGAATCTGATTATGAAGAACTTGGATTTAAGTTGGATAAAACCCATGGACCTGCTCATAATTTTGATGCTCTGATTGGTTTCTGGATTGGTTGAGAATAATAAAAATAATATATGATTAATCTTCCTGATGTAACTCTGTTTACTATAGACACTACTGGAGAAATTGATAAAACCCTTCGTGCTTTATATACAAGTATGAGTGGTATTAATTATGGTGCTGTTAAATTAGTAACAACAAAAGAGCAAATAGAAAAACATAAAGATCAACTTGAAAATGATGGAATTATCTTAGAAGAACCTACAATAGAAGTTAATAATTACAACGATTATAATTATTATGTAATTTATAAAATTTGTGAACATATAGAAACATCTCACTGTTTGTTAGTTCAACCAGATGGATTTGTTTTGTTCCCCGAAAAGTGGGATGATAGTTGGTTGGAATATGATTACATAGGCGCTCCTTGGGAATATGTTGAGGATTCTTATATTGATCCTTTTGGAAATCATCATCGAGTTGGTAATGGTGGATTTTCTTTGAGAAGTAAAAAACTTCTAAATGTTCCAAATAAAGTTGAAGTTCCTTGGGAGGTAAACAATAGTGATTTCTATTGGATGCCCCCTGGAGTTGTTAACTATCATGAGGACGGAAACATATGTGTACACAACAGACACATATTTGTTGAGCAAGGATGTAAGTTTGCTCCGGTTGAAGTTGCTGTTAAATTTTCTCAGGAAGCAAGAGTTCCTGAGTGTGAAGGGATCACTCCCTTCGGATTTCATTATAGATTGCCTCCAGGAGTTGTATTAGAATGATAGGACATAATCACTTAGGTAAAAATGGGAGATTTGGGAATCAAATGTTCCAATATGCATCAACGAGGGGTATCGCTGCTGCTCGTGGATATGATTTTATTATTCCTGATGGACCAAGAACCGATGAAGAGTTTTATGATGAAGAAAACCAACATAAACTTTTCATGGCATTTAAAATGTCGGGACTTAAAAATGTTGGATTATTGAAAGCACCATACAAACAAGAAAGTTCTTTCGGATATGATAAAGAACTTGTGAAAAGATGTCCTGATGATATTAATCTCTATGGATATTTTCAATCCGAAAGATATTTCTGGCACATTGAAAATGAAATTCGCCAAGACTTTACTTGGAGAGATGATGTTTGGAATACCTGCAAAGAAATATTCGATCAAGTAGTTCCCGAAGGTAAAGCAATTTCTTTGCATGTAAGAAGAACCGATCAAGTGGAGAAAAAAGATTATCATTATCTTCAGACAGATGAATATTTTGCTGAAGCACTTTCTAAACTTCCGCAAGATATTCCTGTAATTGTATTTTCCGATGAACCAAAGTGGTGTCAGAATAGTAATTTGTTTGAGGATGATAGATTTTTAATTTCGGAATCAAGTGATAATATTCATGATATGTGCCTCATGTCCATGTGCCAATATCATATCATTGCTGCAAGTACTTTTAGTTGGTGGGGTGCTTGGCTTGCTAAAAGTGAAAAAGTTATTTGTCCCAAGAATTGGTTTGGACCAAGTTCGGATGTTGATGATAAAGATTTAGTTCCTGATGGTTGGGAGAGAATCTGATGAGATTTTCTATTGCTATTCCTGCCCATGACCGTGGAGAAAATGGTTCAATATGGATGAGAGAACTGCTTGATTCCATTAAGAGGCAAACTCTTCTTGATTTGGAAATTGTTGTTTCTGACCAGAGTAAAAATGATAATATCTTGAATGTCTGTCAAGAATACTCTGATGACTTTGAGTTTAAGTATGTGAGGTATGAAGGAAAAGTTCCCTGCGAAAATATTAATATTGCTTTAGATGAGTGTGAGGGAGAGATAATTAAGATTATGTTCTCTGATGATATTTTTGTGAACGATTCTGCTCTTGAAATAATAGACCAAGAATATAAACAAACTAATTGTAAGTGGGCATTTAGTGGATTCTGTGGAACTAAAGATGGCAAACAATTTTATGATTACAAAACTCCAAAGTGGTCTGACTATATGTTGGAGGGAAGAAATCTTTTAAGTAGTCCAACAGTTGTCTCTTTTTTGAATACTTCTAAACAACACTTTGATGAAAATTTGAAACTATTTTTAGACACAGAATTTTATCATCGCATGAGGTGGGAAAATGGTATGCCTCATATTATTGAAGATACATTAGTTGCAAATAGAGATCATGATGATAGAATTAGTAGTCAACAAACCTCTCAATATGATGCTGCAATTGAACATCCGGAAGGTGGGTGGTTAATCAATACCAAAGAATATCATTATATACAGGATAAGCATAGAGATTTTTGCATGAACAGGAAGTATCCAGATGAAAATTGATTTAAAGGAAGCAACATTTATTATTCCTATTCGGATTGAATCTCAAGATAGGTTGCGTAATGTTATTACAACAACGGCGTTTCTTCTGGAAAATTTTGATACTAATATCACCATCAAAGAAGTAGATTCAGAATCAGTTTTTCAAAAGGATGCTCTTCCCATTCTCAAGGATATTTTGGATGTTGAAATAAATGTGAACCATATCTTTGAGAAGAGTGATGATCCTCTATTTCATCGTCAAAGAGTTCTGAATGAAATGATTGCCGAATCCAAAACAGAAATCGTTGTAAATTATGACTGTGATGTTTTGCTTCCTTTAGATTCATATCATGAAGCATATCAATCTATTCTTCATCATACTCACGATGTAATCTATCCTTATGGACAAGGAATGCATCAGTATCAGGTTAGAGCAACTGATGAGATTGTCTCTGAATTTTTAGAAACAAAAGATTATCAAGTGCTCGATAAGAATTCTAATCTTCATACTTCTGACTTTGGTTGGGTTCAGTTCTTTAATCGTAAAGTCTACATTGATGGTGGGATGGAAAATGAAAATTTCAAAGCATATGCACCAGAAGATAAAGAAAGATTTTACAGGTTTACTACTTTAGATTATAATGTAGGTAGGATTACTGATTATGTTTATCACTTAGAACATAGTCGAGGGGAAAATTCTTGGTTTAGTAATCCACATATGCAATCAAATATGCAAGAGTGGGAAAAAATTCAAACTATGAATAAAGAGCAATTAAAAGAATATTATTCTAAGCAAAATTATCTTAAAAAATATGTTAGCATTTAATCAGATTGGAAATCTTGGTAGACTTGGAAATCAAATGTTCGAATATGCAGCAGTGAGAGGTATTGCTGCCAAGCATGGATATAATTGGTGTATCCCCCCATTCAACAGAAACGGTATTGAAAATTACAGTCTTCATCAGTGTTTTAAGTTAGAATCTGTTAAGGAGGAAAACTTAGCAGTCAGAGATGATTTTGGATATGTTCAGGAAAGGTTCTTTCACTTTGATGATGAACTCTTTGAAAATTGCCCAAATGATGTAAGTATTCACGGGTTCTTTCAATCTGAAAAATATTTCAAACATATTTCAGATGAAATTAGAAAAGACTTTACATTTCACGATGAGCATCTTGGACCATGTAAAGAAATGATGAGTTCCCTTGAAGGACAAGAACCGATTATGCTTCATGTTCGTAGAGGTGATCCTAATCTTACAGACCCTCGTGGATTTAAGTGGAGTTATACTCAGTGTTCTTCGCAACATCCTCCACAAACAATTGAATACTATGAAAAAGCATTAGCAGAGTTTGATGATGAGCAACCAGTTGTTATTTTTTCCGACTCTCCCGAATGGGTAAAGGAACAGGAGTTTTTCTCTGGTGATCGCTTTCTTCATTCTGAACCACAGGAAAAATATGCAGATGGTTCCTATACTCCATACTCCGATTTGTGCTTGATGTCTCTGTGTTCTCATGCTATTATTGCTAATAGTAGTATGAGTTGGTGGGGTGCTTGGTTAATTTCTAATCCAAATAAAAAGGTCATTGCACCTAAAAATTGGTTTGGACCTTCTTATGCCGATAAAGATACTAAAGACCTTTATGTAGAAAACTGGATTGTGTTATGAACCGTATTAATGATTACTCAGAATTAAAAAATAAAATAGTTTCTTGGATTCAAAATTATGCTTCTGAGAATAATATTAAATCTCTTGTAGTTGGAGTCTCTGGTGGAATTGATTCTGCCGTTGTCTCTACTCTCTGTGCCGAGACAGGACTTCCAACATATGTTTTGTCTATGCCTCTTCATTCATCTTTTAAAAATGATGAACTATCTGATTCTTATTCCAATGTATTGGAAGATAAGTATGATAATGTAACTAAAGTTAGAATTGATTTGACTGGTACATACGATCAACTTATGAAGTCATTTGATTTCTGGACAGGGGAAGGAGAGTTTACCAAGAATAATCTTGCAAATGCAAATACAAAGTCACGCATTCGTATGGTTACTTTGTATCAAGTTGCTGGATGTGTTGGTGGTATTGTAGTTGGTACTGGGAACAAGGTTGAAGATTATGGTGTAGGATTCTATACTAAGTATGGTGATGGTGGAGTAGATATTGCTCCTATTGCCGACCTGTATAAAACTGAGGTTTGGATGTTGGGGGAACATCTTGGTGTTGATGAACGGATTATTTCTGCACCTCCTACTGATGGACTTTGGGAAGATGGTAGAAGTGATGAATCTCAAATTGGTGCTTCTTACGCAGAACTTGAAGAGGCAATGGAATTTGGGACGGGCAGTGCAGTAAAGATTCTGCAAAGATTTAATACTCAAAACAAACATAAAATGATTCCTATTCCAACTTTTACTCTGTAATTATTATATGTCTTTACACTTATCGTTGGACATGAACGGAAATAAAACTGAGGGTGCGGGTGCTATGATGATGTACCCCATTATGCTCAGTTTTGTTTCCAAATTTTTTGGAGTTGAGTTTTCTTTTTCAGGAGTTAAAGACCTGTCTCACTTTGAGTATACTGATTATACTGGTGACAGTGAATCTTGGTCCAAATCATTTGAAGAGTTTTTTAATTTTCCTAAGTTAAAAAATCCAGATGAAATAATTAGAGGTTTTTCTTTTGATCAAAATCTTGTAAATTTTATTGCAGAAAATAGAAATACTAACAAAGAAATTTTAATTGAACTTCCTCAGCATGGTGCAACTTGGCCCATGATGTGTTTCTGTGAGCAGAATTCTGATATAATTTTTACTGAAGAGTTAGTAAAAGAGGCAAAGAATAATTTGCGATTTAGTGGAGAAAAATATTTCAATAATGATGAGGTAAATATTGCCCTACATATAAGGACGGAAAATCCAAAAGATGTTGATGCCTCTTCAACCGAAAGGGAACTTTATAATTATGAGAGAGATTTCTCTAGATATTTGAATCTGATTGACAGGTTGAAACAAAAATATTATAATAAGAAGACAGTTCTTCATATTTACTCTCAGGGATTTACTAATTCATTTGAAGAATTTGTAAATCTAACAACAGAAATGTTTGAAGTTAAACTTCATATAGATGAACATCCAATCAGTGACTTATATCATATGATATACTCAGATTGCTTTATTATGGCAAACAGTGCTTTTTCATATATTGCTTCATTTATGAGAACTGATTTGACCTATGTGAGAGATAATTTTTGGTGTTTCACTTATCCGTCAACAATTAAAGTAGACTATAATTTCAATATTCCATTATGACTGCAACAATTACCGAAGTAAAAAAGTTTTGGGATGATCGTCCCTGCAATGTCAGACATTCTTCAAAAGAGGTTGGTACTAAAGAATATTTTAATGAGGTAGAAAGAAAGAAATTTTTTGTTGAACCTCACATCCTTGACTTCACTGAATTTTCCAAATGGGAAGGTAAAAAAGTTTTAGAGATTGGTTGTGGTCTTGCTACAGTTGGTTTGAACTTTGCTCTTAATGGGGCAGATTATACTGGAGTAGAACTTTCTGAATCAAGTCTTGAACTTGCTAAACAAAGATTTGAAGTATTTGAGCAGACTGGAAAGTTTTATTCTGGAAACGCTGAAGAACTTTCAACCTTTGTCCCTGCAGAGACTTATGATTTGGTTTATTCTTTTGGGGTAATTCATCATAGTCCTCACCCAGAAAAGATTATTTCTGAGATTAAAAAGTATATGAACGAGAATAGTGTTCTCAAGATTATGCTTTATGCAAAAGACTCTTGGAAAAATTATATGATTGAGTCTGGTCTTGATCAACCAGAAGCACAGTATGGTTGTCCAATCGCTAATACATATACTAAGCAAGATGTGGTAGACTTGTTGGATGGATATGAAGTTCTATCAATTGAACAGGATCATATCTTCCCCTATCAAATAGAACCTTATAAGAATGGTGAGTATGTGAGACAACCTTGGTTTGAATCCATGCCTCCGGAAATGTTTAGAGTTCTTGAAAAAAATCTTGGTTGGCATTTACTTATTACAGCAAAACTAAAATGAAAGTAGGAGTTATTGGGGCAGGTAGACTTGGTATTTGCTTTGCCCTTCTTTTAGAAAAAGCAGGTTATGAGGTTGTAGCCTCTGATGTTAGAGAAGACTATGTAAATGGTCTTCTACAAAGAACCATTGATACTCACGAACCAGAAGTTCAGCAACTTCTTTCTGAAGCAAAGAATATTACATTTAAAACTGGAAACTATGATGTTATCCGAGAGTGTGATGTTCTTTATACTCTGGTAGCGACGCCATCTCTTCCTGACGGAAGTTATGATGTTAGTGCTGTTTGGGGTGTTATCAATGATATTCAAAATGCTCCAGACCTTGGGATTGAAGTTAAAGGTAAATGTTTTGTAGTTGGATGTACAACTAATCCGGGTGATTGTGATAATTTTCAATCCCAACTCAATGCTTATGGCGTAGATGTTTACTATAATCCTGAGTTTATTGCTCAGGGAAATATTATTAAGGACCTGCAGAATGCAGATATGGTCCTTGTTGGTGGACCCGAAGGTCAGTATCGCCCATTCATTGAAGAAATTTATAATAGAATTCAAGTAACAGAACCAAGAATTTATTTTATGTCAACGACTGCTGCAGAGTTAGTTAAACTTGCAGTCAATTGTTTCTTAACTACCAAGATTAGTTATGCAAATATGGTTGGCGAAGTCATGTCTCTTGCTGGTCTTGAAGAAGAAATTGATCATGTTCTTAAAGCAATCGGTTCTGATACAAGAGTTGGTAGTAAATATCTGAAATATGGATATGGATTTGGTGGTCCGTGCTTACCAAGAGACAATCGTTCTTTTGCTGCTTATGCAAAAAAACTTGGTTTAGAATATAACCTTGGAAAAACAACTGATGACTTTAATAATGAACACGCAAAGTTTTTGAAAACCTACTTTATCAAAAAGAACGAGAATAAAATTCCATTTGCTTTTCATTACATTTCATATAAAGAAGGAACTGATATCCTTACCGAGAGTCAGCAGTATCGTCTTTGCTTAGACCTTCTCGATGAGGGTTATAAAGTATATGTACTTGACAATCAAGCAATTCTTGGTCAAGTAAAAGATTTCCTAGAATCAAAATATGGAGATAGAGTTGTGGTTGATGGAATTCCCAATGAAGAGGTATACTGGATTGATTTGTGATGGATTTTAATAAATTGGATAAGAATAAATCAGCATACAAACTAAAAAATATTGGACCCATTTATTATCTTAATCTTGATGGACAGCAAGAAAGGAGAGAATATATGGAGTCCCAATTTAAATATTGGGAAGTTGAAAATTATACACGCATCTCTGCATACGATGGTCGTGAAGATGACTTAAGTGATATTATAATAGGTCGCTATCCTGAAAATATGACATCGGGTGAGATTGGATGTATTACATCTCACCTTAAGGCAATAAAGCATTGGTATGAAACCTCAGATAGTCCATATGCAATCATCATGGAAGATGATTGTAATCTTGATTTGGTGAAATACTGGGATTTTAATTGGTCAGATTTTTATGCACATATTCCATATGATTGGGATGTAGTTCAAATCGCAATCATTTGTACTGGTGATTTGCATGTTAGATTGCATAAGAGATTTGTTAATGACTTTTCAACAGCTTGCTATCTTATTAATAGACATCATGCAGAAAAGTTATTGAAGTTCCATGTCCGTGGAGAAAAATATAAACTGGATAATGGAGTCAAACCTCGTCCAGTTGCGGATGATTTGATTTATAATTCTGGAAATACATATTCAATTCCTCTTCTCTTTTATAGAATTGAACTTGGATCATCTATTCATCCGGAACATGTTGATATTTTTCATAAAGGAAATCACACTGCACTCTCCGAATTTTGGGAGCAAAATGGTTCTAAAATTAAAATAGAAGAATACATGGATTATGATCCATATCTGGGGAGAATAACCGAAAATTCTACTTCTCAGCAAAACACTTGACAAAATTTAAGAATCTCTCTATACTAAATAAGTACTTAAGAATTCAGTTGTAATTCTTAACATTTGTCCTATAGTACATAAAAAATAATTTTATGAAACTCAAACAACTGATGCTTGCACCTGTTGCTCTGGGAATGGTTGCTCCTGTTGCTGCGAATGCGGCAGACCTTAACATGGCAGCAGTCAACCAATATGCAACCTCTGAGCAGGTCACAAGCGTCTCACAACTGTCTGATGTTCAACCTACGGATTGGGCATATCAGGCACTCAGCAACCTTGTAGAGCGTTATGGTTGCGTTGCTGGTTATCCAAATGGCACCTTCAGTGGTGGCAAAGCAATGACTCGCTATGAGGCAGCAGCACTTCTGAATGCTTGCTTGGATCGCGTAACAGAAAATACTGATGAACTCAAGCGTCTTGCTAATGAGTTCCGTGATGAACTCACTGTTATTCAAGGTAAGGTTGCAAGTTTGGAAACCAAAGTAGGTGCTCTTGAAGCAACTCAGTTCTCTACCACCACAAAACTTCGCGGTGAAGCAAACTTTGTTCTTGGTGGTGTAGATAATGCTTGGACTCCCGGTTCAACTGCAAGTACGAATGTTGGTAATACTGCATTCAACTATGATCTTCGCCTGAACTTTGACACATCGTTCACTGGTAAAGATCTGCTCCGCACTCGTCTGCGTTCTGGCAACTTCTCCAGTCAACCCTTCGGTTCTTCTTCTTCTCTGTTCAAACTGGATAAGGCAGAGAGTACCGCAAATGCAGTTACTCTCGACCGTCTCTACTATCAGTTCCCTGCACTTGCTAAGGGTGTAACTCTGACTGCTGGTGCTCTGGTTCGTAACACTGAAATGACCTGGATTCCTACTGCATATAAGTCGGAAGTTCTTGACTTCTTCCAACTTGCTGGTGCTCCTGGCGTCTATAACAAGGCAACTGGTGCTGGTTTTGGTGCCCAGTGGTCACAAGGTAAGAAAGGTTTTGTTGCTGGTCTGAACTATGTTGCTCAAAATGGTGGCGATTCCACCAAAGGTGAGTTCAACGAAAAGGGTGCCCTGAACACTCTGGCACAGATTGGTTATCGTGCTCCTAACTACGGTATTGCATTCGGTTATCGTTATGGTACTGAAGGCACTCGTGTTCGCACCTTTAATGGTGTTGCTGGTGCTTCTGGTGCTCTTGCTCCAGGTCAAACCTCCAACGGTTATGCTCTGAGTGCTTACTGGCAACCCTCTAAGTCTGGCATTGTTCCCTCGGTATCTGCTGGTTATGGTTGGAACACTGTAAGTCTGAATGCTGAAGGTGCAGCAACTCCTGCTGGTGCTACCGATTCTCAAACTTGGTATGCTGGTCTTCAGTGGAGTGATGTACTTGCCAAGGGTAATTCTGCAGGTTTTGCTGTGGGTCAACCTGGTAATGCAGAAGGACTGGATGAGGATGCAACGATGTGGGAAGTATTCTACAAGTATCGTGTAAGCGATAACATTACTATTACTCCTGCAGTGTTCTATGCTTCTAACAACCAAGCATTCACTGATGCTTCTTCCAACTTTGGTGGTGTAATCCAAACCAAATTTACTTTCTGATAAACTGAAAGTGTGATAACATGGAGGGGATAAAACCCCTCCTTTTCTATGGAGATTTATGAAATACGATATTAAAGATATTAACCTTGCCGAACTTGGCAAACAACGAATTGAATGGGCAGGAAGAGAGATGCCTGTTCTTAAACAAATTCAAGAAAGATTTGCAAAAGAAAAACCACTTGAGGGAGTACGTTTAGTCTCTTGCAATCACGTTACAACAGAAACTGCACACCTTTGTATTGCACTTAAAAATGCTGGTGCAGATTCTATGCTGATTGCAAGTAATCCACTTTCTACTCAGGATGATGTTGCTGCTGCTCTTGTAAAGTATTGGGACATCCCCGTATTTGCAATCAAAGGAGAAGATAGTGACACTTATATTAGACATATTAATACCGCTCTCGATCATCGTCCTAATATTATTATTGACGATGGATCTGATGTTGTAGCAACTTTAATTAAGGAACGCCCAGAACAGATTGCTGATTTGATTGGAACTACAGAAGAAACTACTACTGGTATTGTTCGTCTCCAAGCAATGATTAATGATGGAGTGCTCAAGCATCCTGCAATCAATGTAAACGATTCTCAGACTAAGCACTTCTTTGATAATCGTTATGGTACTGGTCAATCAACTCTGGATGGTATTATTCGTGCTACCAACATTCTTCTTGCTGGTAAGACTGTAGTTGTTGCTGGATTTGGTTGGTGTGGTAAGGGTGTTGCTCTCCGTGCTAAGGGTATGGGTGCAAATGTGATTGTTACTGAGATTGATCCAGTAAAAGCAATTGAAGCAACTCTGGAAGGTTATAGAGTGATGCCTATGGTTCAGGCAGCGATTCTTGGTGATATTTTCATTACTGTGACTGGCAATAAAAATGTTATTGCTTATGACCATATGAAGTGGATGCGTAGTGGTGCTATTGTTTGCAACTCTGGTCACTTTGATAATGAGATTGATGTGAAATCTCTGGAAGAAAAAGCAACAGAAATTAAAGAGGTTCGTCCTTTTGTTAAGCAGTACAAACTTCAACATAATGAAGTTGTGGTAATTGCAGATGGTCGCCTCGTAAATCTTGGCGCTGCTGAAGGACACCCTTCTGCTGTGATGGATATGAGTTTTGCAAATCAGGCACTTGCTGTAGAATATCTTGTTCAGAATCAAGGTAAACTTGCTCCTGGTGTTTATCCCGTTCCTGCAGAAAAGGATGCGGAAATTGCAGAACTTAAACTTTCTGCAATGGGAATTTCGATTGATAAACTCACTGAGGAACAAGAGAAATATATTAACTCTTGGTGTGAGGGAACTTGAACCTTAACCTTCTCTTAGTGGACTTTAATTTTCATTTCCTTTAGAATTTCTTTGTAGTTATTCACTTTTTATGAAACTCAAAAACTTTATTTCTATTAGTCTTGCTCTTGCTCCTGCTGCTGCATTTGCTGGGACTACTTTGAACGGTGCAGGTGCCACCTTCCCAGCACCTCTTTATCAACGATGGTTCCAAGATTATGCACGAACTTCTGGGAGTAGGGTTAATTATCAGTCCGTTGGTTCTGGTGCTGGTGTTCGTCAATTCCTTGCGGGAACGGTTGATTTCGCAGCAAGTGACGAACCCATCAAACCCGCAGAAGCGGCAAAAGTGAAGCGTGGTGTTGTCCAGATCCCTATGATTGGTGGAACGATTGCTGTTGCTTACAACAATCCTAGTTGCACTCTGAAACTCACTCAAAAGCAAACTGTTGATATTTTTGCTGGTCGTATTAAAGACTGGAAGCAAGTCGGATGTGCTGCTGGTCCGATGAAAGTTGTTCATCGTTCTGATGGTTCTGGAACTACTTTTGCATTCACCAACTCTTTGGAAGCATTTGGTGGTTGGACTTATGGTGTAGGTAAGTCTATTAATTGGCCTACTGGTGTTGGTTCAAAAGGTAACGAAGGTGTTTCTGGTACTATCAAAAACACTCCTGGTGCTATTGGTTATGTGAATACTGGATTTGTTCGTGCCAACAAACTTAAAGCAGCAGTTATTCAAAACAAGGCAGGTAAGTTTGTCGGTCCTTCCGCTGTGACTGGTGCTGCTGCTCTGAATAGCATTACTCTGGATGCAAACCTTGCTGGCGAAAATCCCAATCCCTCTGGAACAAATGCATATCCAATTTCTACTCTGACTTGGATCCTTGCATATAAGAAAGGTAATGGTGCTAAGACTGATGATATCCGTGCTGCTCTGAACTATGCTTTGAGCACAAAAGCACAGATGATTGCTGATGATTTGGGTTATGTTCCTCTTGCAGGTTCGGTTCTCAACAAATCACGCATTGCTGTTGGGCGTATTGGTCAGTAATTCCTAACAAAACTAGGTATAAATGACTACGAGGGGTGCTTGACACCCCTTTATTTTTGCTATATAATTGTGTAACAATTCGTAATAAAACGAAAAATGACTGTAACAAAAAACGAGTTTGGGCAAATGAATATGTTTGCCAAAGAACCCGCGATGTATATGACCAAGGAAGACCTTGAGCGTTATGGCATCGAACCCTATGCAGAAAAAGCGGAGAAAATGAATGGACGCTGGGCTATGGTCGGCATTGTTGCTGGCGCTATTTCTTATGCTCTCACTGGGCACCTCTTCTTTGGAGTAGTTTGAGACTTGACAATGACTTCAACTATCTTTACAATAACATCAGTTGCCTTTTTTGTTTTACTGGCAGCATCCGTTGAAAAAATTTGCGAGACTTACTAATGACCGTTTTTAATGTCACTCTCCAATCCCCTGATGGCACCGAAACTACTATCAAATGTCCTGATGACCAGTACATCCTTGAAGCAGCAGAAGAGGCAGGTGTTGACCTCCCTTCATCGTGTAAGGCAGGCGCTTGCTCTGCCTGTGCTGGCAAACTCATTTCTGGCACCGTTGACAACGAAGAACAATCGTTCCTTGATGATGATCAACAAGCAGAAGGTTGGGTTCTCACTTGCGTTGCTTATCCCACAAGTGATTGTGTAATTCTTACTGAACAGGAAGAGAATCTGTGAGCACTGCTGGTATGCTAGGGCAGTTCGCAATTGCCCTTCAAGAACTTGGGTGGAATGCTGATGATGAAATCTCGGTGGAGATTGGAGGAGTAGCAGTAACAGGAACTGCTACCAGTCCAAATGCAAATCCAAAATGGGCAAAACCATTTGGAACTGTATCCTACCAAAACGATGCTTTCATCGTAATTAAAAACAAATCGAGGAACCCAGTTGTTCCTTCACAACCAAATCCTGAACTTAAACAACACCACCTTTATCAAGGAGAAAACAAATGAAAAATCTTTTTACTGAAAAAGCTGAGCGTATTAATGGTTGGTTTGCAATGATTGGTTTTGTTGCAGCCGCTGGTTCTTATCTTACTACCGGTCAAATTATCCCCGGTGTGTTTTGATAGAGGTCAAAATGCGTAAAGAGCAATATCAAGTTCCACAAGTACAATTTGTATTCCGTGAGAATAGTGAGTTTGTAAATCGTACATCCGCAGAACTATTCAATGGAAAGCGTGTGGTCATTTTTAGCCTGCCTGGTGCTTTCACTCCTACTTGCAGTGCCTATCAGCTACCTGGATTCGAAGAGAAATACGACGACTTTATTGGTAGTGGCATCGACGCTATTTACTGCATCTCTGTTAATGATGGGTTTGTGATGAATGCCTGGGCACAAGACCAGAACATTGAGAAAGTAAAACTCATTCCAGATGGAAATGCATATTTCACACGCTCTATGGGAATGCTTGTTAGTAAGTCCAACCTTGGTTTCGGTGATCGCTCTTGGCGTTATGCTGCAGTCGTGGATAACGGAATCATCGAGAAACTGTTTGTTGAACCAGGACAGCGCGATAATGCCCCTGAAGATCCTTATGTTGAGACTACTCCAGAAAATGTTTTTGAATATGTAAAATCTACGGTTCGAGAAACTGTTACTGCCTGAAGATAATCAAGCGCCCAAAAAGGCGCTTTTTTTATAAATATCTTCAGTGTTTATAGAGATAATCCATGACCCTAGATCTTCATAACTTTTTTAAGTTTTATGATGATAGCAATTCAAATCATGTTGCAGCGGTTCAGTGGTTAGAAGATAATCTTCCTCCCCAATTTTTAGACGATGCGGAGACAGATTGGATTGGAATTTTTAGAACCAAACCCCCTACACCAGCGGTTCTAAACGTTCCATATTTCAATCAAGTAGATAACTACAGAGATGCACATAGAACTTGCAACTCTTCATCGTGCGCTATGTGTCTTGCGTTCCTCAAGCCAGGAAGCATTAAAGGTGACGATGAATACGTCAAGAAAGTATTTGCGATTGGTGATACAACGGACCATGCCGTACAGACGAAGGTTCTGGCAGGTTATGGCGTTAAGTCACACTTTAGTTACAATCTATCTTTTGCTGATATTGATAAAAGTTTGGACGCTGGGAAGCCCGTTGTTATTGGCATACTCCATAGGGGTTCTCTTTCTGCACCTACTGGTGGGCACATGTGCGTTGTAATTGGTAAGACTCCAGACGGAAAAGGATATTACGTTAATGACCCATATGGATCATTGAATGATAACTATACTGGTCCTGTAACTAACGGTAAGAAAACAATCTATACCAAAGCAGTTCTTAAGCACCGTTGGTGTCCAGGAGGCAATGATGGGTGGGGCAGAATCTTCGATTAGATTTAAGGCAAAAATGCTTAAAGTGATCAAAGAACTTACAAATCATGGAAAGCACGTAGAAGCAAACGAACTTTATCAACGGTATTTCGGAGAAAACAATGGCAAGAATCGATTTACATAACTTCTTCAAGTTTTATGACGAGAAGAACCCCAACCACGTTAAAGCAGTGCAGTGGTTGGAAGATAACCTCCCAGTCAAATATCTAGAAGATAATATTGATTGGGCGGAGATTTATAGAGGAAAAAAGACTAGTGCTGCACCAGCAACCACTGCTGCTGCAGCTCCTGTAACAGGTGGTGATGATGTTCCTCAAATGGGCATCAAGTTAATCAAAGAGTTTGAGGGATGTCATCTGAAGGCATACCCAGACCCCTTGACTGGTGGACTTCCAATCACTATTGGTTGGGGATCTACTCGCAAGAAGGATGGATCACCCTTCAAAATGGGTGATACCCTAACACAGGCAGAAGCAGATGAACTTCTTATCGAACAATGTAAGAAAGAGTTCCTTCCTGCTCTGCGTAAAATCCCTCATTGGAATGAAATGTCAGATGGAAAAAGAGGCGCTCTGCTCAGCTTTGCTTATAATCTTGGTGCCGGTTTTTACGGTGGCGATAACTTTAATACTATTACTAAACGCTTGAAAAATAAGGAGTGGGATTTAGTTCCTGATGCTCTTTATCTCTATCGCAATCCTGGTTCTAATGTAGAAGCAGGACTTGCACGTAGAAGAAAAGCAGAGGGTGAATCCTGGAAGAAGGGATAAATAGTTACAATCATAACTGATTCTTGATCTTAAATGGTCTGAATCTACATAGTCCGAATCCTCTGTGATTCGGTGATTACTTTACTTTTAAACATAACTTCGGTTTGTTTTGTTTAGTACACACTGAACTCACAGAGGACTTTCTATGTCTTACGCTACAAGGGCGCTTGCTGTAGCGTCTGCTCTTTTAATGGGGGCATCAACAGCAGCATTAGCAGAAACAATATCTGGAACAGATTTCGAGACTGGAGATACTTCAGGATGGAATACTGGAACTCAAACAGGAACATTAGATGCCACAATCGACGGAGGAGGAACTGGTGTTAGTGTCGTAGATAATCCAGTTATCTTTAATGCCGGTTCTTTCCCAGCACAAGGAAGTCCAACATTACAAGATGGTTCTCCTAATCCATATTACGCACCCGCAGTAACACCAACCACTTGGGAGTTTGCTCCTTACGGAACCGCAGGTGCAGCACTACAACCAAATGGACAGCAAACATTCGACCAGGCAACAGAAGCACTTGGTTTAACCGCAGAACAAAATCAAGCAATAAGAGACCTTCTTATTCAACAGCAACAAGCATCTGGACTTGGAAATCCAAATCCTACTGATGCTGCTTGGATTACAAAATCAGTCACTTTGGAGACTGGAAAAGTTTATACAATGTCTTGGAACTACATTGGAACGGACTATGTTCCTTTCAATGATGGTTCTATTACTTCACTTGTTTATCAAGGAACTGGAACTTCTCCATCAGTAACAGTTAATAACCAACTTCAAAACTATGCATTACTTGGATTTACTAATCCAGGAACTGGTGATTATTCAACAGGTTCTTTTGGTTCTACTGGATGGCAGTATTCAACTTATCAAGTAGGTGCTAATGGTGATTATCTCTTGGGATTTGCAGTATTCAACCTTGGAGATACCGCACTATCACCAGTTCTTTTAGTTGATAGTCAACCTGGAACTACAACAGCAAATGGTGAAGAATTCACTCCTGTTGCTCCAAATAATCCAGATGCTCCATCTGTTGATGAGGTAGCACCAACTCCAACTCCTACACCAGAGCCAACTCCTGAACCTACACCAGAGCCAACTCCCGAACCAACTCCTGAACCTACACCAGAGCCAACTCCCGAACCAACTCCTGAACCTACACCAGAACCAGAACCAACACCAGAGCCAACTCCTGAACCCACTCCTGCTCCTGCTCCTGAACCTACACCAGAGCCAACTCCTGAACCACAACCACCAACATTATTAAACTCTGTGACTGTTCCTGCACCAGGACTTCCAGTTGTTGTTACCACAGAAGTAACTCATAAGGCATCTGAGAAGGATGGAGTTCAAAAGATTAGAAGAGACTTTGCAACCACAACTCAAACTCCTTTATTAAGACAGGATACTTATAGTGATGGAACCGTTGTAGCATCATTACTTCTTTCTGTTGATATTGAAAATAATCATGATGTTCTTTCTGGACGCACTGACCAGCATGAAGTTTTAGATAAGATTGGTGGTGGATTACAAAATCTGTTTATTTACGAACCAACTGAACCAACCACAGACAGAGTAAGAGTATTCAATAACAACTATTATGCCTGGTCTTCTGGTGATTATGGATACAATGGTAAGACTTTAATCATTGGTGGTGGATTAGAGATTGATATTAAACCAACCTGGACTATAGGTGGTCAATATAATAATATGAACATTGATTTGGGTGGTGTTGATAGTACTTCTAAACTCCTCAAAAATCATTATGGAATATTCAATATGTTCCGTGGAAATACATTCTCACTCTTAACAAATGCTGGATACTCCCAGAACAAATATAATGTATCCAGAAATGTTCAGAGTGTCTTCAATAATGAAAGTTCAACAGAAGGAAAAGAGTGGTTTGTAAATAACAGACTATTCTGGCATCTCAATAAGAATGTAACTCCATTTGTTGGATACACTGTTGGTAACTATCAGAGAGATGGATTTACTGAGAAAGGTTCTATTCAATCCAGAAGAACTGTTGATGCTATAAACAAAACTTCACATTCTGGTGAGGTAGGTCTAAATATTTCACACCGTTTTGGTGGAAAGAAAAAGGATTTATTTGGAGTAACTATTGGTGGTTCTTATGAAACCAGTGGAATGATTGAAGCATCTGCTTCTGTTGATTATAAGGAAATGGTTATTATTGAAGGAATACATCAAATTAATGATGGAGTTTCTAACACAGCAGTATCTGCAAAACTTAAATTTAAGTTCTGAAATCCTAAATAACAAAGACACTTCATCAAAAGACTGATGGATAATCCAAATAAAAGAGAAAAGTGTATGAGTACTGTTATTCGTATAGCGATTTTGGGTTGGTCCGCTGCTCTTCTTACTGCCAGTTATGCTGGGGCTCTATCTAAGATGGATCCTACTTTTATTGCTACTGTATTCACAGCATCTGCTGCAACTTTCGGTATTAATACAATGAAGAAGGGTGGCGATGAAGATGAGAAGAAAGAAGAACCACGCAGAGAAGTTGTAGTAGAACCTACTCCAGAACCACCAGCACCAGAAGTTGCTGCTGAACCAACTCTTGAAGAAAGAGTTGAAGCACTTGAAGAAGGTCAAGTACAACCTCGCACAGGTGGCGCATAATGGCAAAGTCAGCAAACAAAGGTAAGAAAGGTTCGGCAGGTTCTGCTAATAACAAAAAGCAGAATTCTGGCAATGCGAACGCCAAAAAGGCAAAGAATGGTGGAAAGAAAAAATGATTGAATTTGTTACTTTGGTGGTTGTTGGTCATGTGTTAGTTGGACCTAACTTATGTCAAACTGATTTTTTAAGTGATAATCAAATTTACACATTTATATACCAATGCCAAGAGAATGGAACACTCCAAAACGAGAGTGTTGGAATGCTCCCATCCACCAAATACTCAAAGCTATAGATAATCACACCCGTCTTCATATGGAGACGGGTGATTTTTGGCATGAAGAACAGGCCCAGATCTTGAGAAAATATGTCAAAGATTTGAAAATCTGGATTCATAAACAAGAAGGATGGTGGGATGAATGAAAAAAATTCTCACAGCAATTAGTTTATCATTAGCATTGATTTCTCCAGTAGCAGCAGAATCAATAATTAAAACACAACCAACTGTAAAACCTTATAGTTTATCAGCAATGGGTTGTATGATACTTTTGGAATGTACTGAAGGAGTAGAAAGACTTACAGTAGATTCTGAATTACTAAAAGATCCAGACTTTGATCCATTTAGAGAAGAACTAAAAGCAATCATTGCAGGACTTGATAAACTTGGAGTTCCTGTTTATGTTGCACCAGAAAGATATTTCACACCAAGGACAGTAGGATTATATAAACCAGAATATAATCGTTTCTTTGTAAATGAAACTCTTCTTAAAGATCCTAGAGAGTTTCTAGGAACAATGAGACACGAAGGATGGCATACAGTTCAAGACTGTATGGGTGGTGGATTAAAAACATCTTTTATGGCACAGGTTCATCAAGATAGTGAGATCCCTGCCTGGGTTATGAAATCTACAAGATTGACTTATGAAACGATGGGTCAAGGTCGTGCAGTTCCTTGGGAAGCAGATGCTAACTGGGCAGAAGAACAATCAAATGTCACTGCAGAAAAGTTAGAAATGTGTGCTAAGGGTCCACTGTGGGAACAGATGAGACCAACTCCAATGACAATGGATTGGCTGATTGGTTGTGGATGGATGAAACCACAAGAGGGTAAGTATCCATATTATCCAAACAAGAAAGCAGAATATTGTGTAGAAGGTAAGTTTTAATGAGCGACTTTCCTTGGGGAGTAATTATAATATTGGGGTCTGGTCTTATCTTTACTTTATATGTAATCTACTACATATTACGATTAGCACACGAGGAAATGAAAAATGAAGAACCTAGCAATCATTCTGTCAACAACAAGTCTTCTCATTAGTGGAGCACTTTGCTATGGTGCTTATGTGACTTATAAAAAAGCGGAAGCAATTTTAAACAACCCAGAACAGTTCGTTGGTAAGGTTGTGGAGAATCAAGTGAATAAAGCATTTGAGAAACTACCAATTCCCAAACTAAATACTGGGAGTATTAAGTTTCCTTTCTAATGGCAGACAAAGACCCGTATATCTATAGAATCAAATCAGTATATAAGGTAGTAGATGGCGACACTATTGATGCTGCTATTGACCTTGGGTTTGATATCTCCCTTACTAAACGAATTCGTCTTGCTGGTGTCGATACCCCAGAGAGCAGAACAACTGATGCTAAAGAAAAGGCACTTGGTCTTGAAGTTAAAGAATGGCTCAAGAAAAAGTTAGAAGGTCAAACTGACATTATTGTCAAAACAGAACTCCCAGATTCTACCGAAAAGTACGGAAGAATTCTTGGACATTTGTTTATTGGGGATGCTGAAGTATCCGCAGTCAATAAAAAGAAATCAGTCAATCAAATGATGATTGATGAAGGATTTGCTTGGGAATATTCTGGTGGCACTAAAAAGAAAGATTTTGCTCTATTAGAATCAAAAAGACAAGCGAGCAGATAATTTCTTAGCAATCTTTTTAGGAGGGGCATAGAGAGACTTAAATCTTTCTTGCCCCTCTTTTGTGAATTTATCTTTTACTGGTTCATCAATAATCACTTTATTCTCAATTTCATATAGGGTATTCTTTTCAATCTCATCACGGATATATTGTTCTACATTATCTGTTTGTGCAACAAGTCTTGTTCCCTCTGATGAATATTCAAAAATATCAATATGACCTGCTTCTGCCATCACATAATGGAGAACAGGTTTAACTTGTTTGATTTTAATTTTAAACTTATTCTTTGTTGCTTCTTTGATAAATGGTTCAGCAGCATTCTTCAATACATTTAAAACTGCTGTGGATGCCATTGTAGCAGCAGTTGTGACTACTGCGACAGCACCAGCCGTAGCAACAAGAGAAGGGTCAGGTAAATTAATATCGACACCATAAACAGAAAATGTTGGTTGTGGTTTATCTGCTGGAACTTCTGCAACTGGAGTAACAACAGGAGTTTGAGTAGGGGGGGTTTGAGCAACCTGAGGCAGTTGAGGTGGGGGGGTAGTATCAGGCAACCCCCTTGTTTTTTCTTGTTGTTCTGTTGCTTGTTTTTCACGCTCTGCTTTTACAGCAGCATCAAACTCTGCTTGAGTTGGAACATTAATAACTGGATATTTAATCGTAGTATTTGGGGCATCAATAACAGGAACTTCAAGACCACGAACAACAGGTGCTTCTACAGAACGAACATTTGGTCTATCTATAGTTGAGATTATAGATGGACCAGATATTCTGTTGATACTTGCACTCGGTATGTTAATCGGATTATTTCCGATTATTTGCCTTAAGTTTGGATTATCAATAGGTTGTATTGGTTCCATTGACCACATCCTCAACTCTTGGGTACTTCACAACAATATCTTCACAAACTTTGTAGTAAGGACTATCAGGATGGAACATAATTCCTGCTTTGTATGCTTCACCACATTTTAATAATCTTACAAGTTCAAAATCTAATCTTGCTTTATCAGCTTCGGCTTGTTGTCTTGAGATTTCAACTCTTGCTCTTGATTTGCAGAGTTCTTGTAAAGAACCATCTAAGGGAATATTAAATCCCATAGATAATCCAGCATTTCCAGAATAAGATGAAAACTGTTCTGGATCTTGACTAGCATTACCATTACCAATAATAAATGGTGCCAGGGAAAATGTTGGTCCTTGACAAGAAACACCAGCACCAAATGTATTCATAGCATAAGGGCCCTGAAGCACTTGAACTGCCTGGTTTGTTACATTACCAGTAGCAGATGCTGAAGGTCCTGCGATGTTTGTATTTGATGGAGCTTGCTGAGCAAATGCAGTCCCTGTTGAAATTATTGCGTAAAGACAGAGATTGATGTAGTAGTTGATTGAGTTTCTGTGGTGCGATCTATCCATGTTTCTTTTGCCACTCCAGGTCCGAGATAGGTTTCACTGAACTGGAATGGAGCACCAGGAGTTGTAATACTATAATTTGTATCCTTAGTAGGATTTCCAGGAATGTTGATGTTCGTACCAGTTACAGTATAAGATTCACCAGTTGTATATTCAACTTGGCGGATTGCTTCTACAATTCTTGTTGTAGATTCTGTTGTTGCATTGATTGTGCCTCTAGTAAAATTAGGCACAACGCTCTCAGCATAAACGGGAGTACAAATGACTCCCGTTGCTAAAAGCAAAACGGGAGTTAAATGTCTCATTTGAATACACTCAGTTCAATGGACCTTTGAGCAGTAGCACTTGTTCCAGCACCACCAGCAGTAACAGTAGGAACACCAGTTGGTGAAAGAGTACCTGCAAGAGTTCCTTTCTCACCACCAACTTGAGTTACACTATCTCCGTAGAGATTTGGTGTTCCAATAACACCGTTAGTAACTGTTTGAGTATTAACTGGAGTATCAGCAGCATTGAAACTTTCAGAGAAAGTAAATGCTTGACCTGGAGTATTAATGTCATAGGTTCCAGCACCACCAACACCTCCAAAGGATGTTGCTTGGATATTGGTTCCTGACGCCGAATAGGAAGCACCAATTCGAGTTGATTGAACTGCGGCACCATCAACTTTCAATTGAACGGAATCAGTGATTTTTGATGTAATTTCAGCAGCATTAACTGGGATTGCGAAGAATAACGAAAAGGCTAATAGAAGTCTTTTCATTTTCTTATTGTTGTGATAAACACTATGAGTATTTAGGAGAGTGTCCCCATTTGGGGAGGGGGGTTGACACAGGCGGCAAACCGTAGTATGATAAATAGGTAAACAAATGTTACGGAACGCAACGTTCCCTTAACATTGTTAGACACCCGATAACCGAGACCTATGGGTGTATAAATTACGTCTCTCATATCCCCGCTAAGGGTGCGGGGAGCATAGTATCTCCACCATTTCCCTGATGGTCTTACTAACTGCTTAAAACAATGACTGCTACAATTTCACGTCAACGACAATCGAATACTTGGGAACAATTCTGCAACTGGGTCACATCAACCGATAATCGTCTTTATGTCGGTTGGTTCGGAGTCCTCATGATTCCTTGCCTGCTTGCTGCTACGACTTGTTTCATCATCGCATTCATCGGTGCTCCCCCAGTGGACATTGATGGTATCCGTGAACCCGTTGCTGGTTCACTCATGTACGGAAACAACATCATCTCTGGTGCTGTTATTCCTTCGTCCAACGCGATTGGACTGCACTTTTATCCCATCTGGGAAGCTGCTTCGCTTGATGAGTGGCTTTACAACGGTGGTCCTTTCCAACTTGTAGTGTTCCACTTCCTTATCGGTATCTACGCTTACATGGGTCGTGAATGGGAACTTTCATACCGTCTTGGTATGCGTCCTTGGATCTGTGTTGCTTACTCTGCACCTGTGGCTGCTGCTTCTGCTGTGTTCCTGGTGTATCCTTTCGGTCAAGGTTCTTTCTCTGATGCGATGCCTCTGGGTATCTCTGGTACGTTCAACTATATGCTTGTGTTCCAGGCAGAGCACAACATCCTGATGCACCCCTTCCACATGCTTGGTGTGGCTGGTGTCTTTGGAGGTTCTCTGTTCAGTGCTATGCACGGTTCTCTGGTTACTTCCTCACTGGTTCGTGAAACCACTGAGAACGAGTCACAGAACTATGGTTACAAGTTTGGTCAAGAAGAAGAGACCTATAACATCGTTGCTGCTCACGGTTATTTCGGACGCCTTATTTTCCAATATGCTTCCTTTAATAACTCACGTTCGCTGCACTTCTTCCTTGCTGCATGGCCTGTAGTTGGTATCTGGTTCACTGCTCTTGGTGTTAGCACCATGGCATTCAACCTCAACGGTTTCAACTTTAACCAGTCCATCATTGATTCACAGGGTCGTGTCCTCAACACTTGGGCAGATGTTCTGAACCGTGCTGGACTCGGGCTCGAGGTGATGCACGAAAGGAATGCACACAATTTCCCTCTGGATCTTGCTGCTGCTAGCAACACTCCTGTTGCCCTTACTGCACCCGCAATCGGTTGAGTTTTATAAAAACTGAATAAGAATGAAGAGACCTTTACAGGTCTCTTTTTTTATGGTATTATTCATAAATAGTTCCATACCAAACTTCCATACCATAATGAAAACTTGTAGTAGATGTGGAGAAACAAAAGAACTTGATAGTTTCTCTAAAAGAAGTAGTAGACCTTCTGGGGTTCAATCAAAGTGTAAGGATTGTGAACGGGAAGTTCGTAGGCAATATTATAAGACTCACGAATATGCTAGACGCAGATTTAAACTTACAGAAGACCAATATAATGACCTAATGAAGAATGAGAACTGCCAAATATGTGATGTGGAACTAACCAAGAAGTGTATAGACCACTGCCACTCTACAAATAAGGTTCGTGGTGTTCTCTGTAACAACTGCAACACTGCATTAGGTCTTGTAGGAGACAACATCAGCACTCTTCAAAAGATGATAGAATACCTAAATAACTAAAAAGTATTCATAAAAATGGACGCACAAGAACTTCGCAATCTTCAAGAAGCATATATGGAAGTTGTTGAAAATCAGCAACTGGATGAAATCTCTGATAGAAAAGTCAAAGGAATGTTAAGAAAGAGAGATGCACAAGATGTAGATAGTGGTGGTATAAGTGGTGCTTGGATGGCAAGACGCCGCGCTCATCAGGCAGCAGCAAGAAGAAATGTAAGAACAGGTTCAAATGTTCGTGTCGATTCTGATTTAGCAAAAGAAGAAGTAGATGTTTACGATCTAATTCTTTCACACTTACTTGATGAAGGATATGCTGATACTCAACAAGCAGCAGAAGCAATTATGGTGAATATGAGTGAAGAGTGGAGAGACAATATTATAGAAAGAGAGGATAGTCCTTATGAGAAAGCATCTGATGCTGCATTAGATAAAAGATATGGATATGGTAGAGCATCTGGTGATAAGCGTTCTTTCGGTAGAGCAGCAAATCGTTCATCTGCTGCCGCTGCCCTTCGTGCTATTAGAAGAGGTGAAAGAAGTGGTAGTGGAACTTCAAGAGAAGCAGGTGCTGATGCAGTTCATCAGGGTTGGGCAAGAACTGCTAAAACAAGTACAGACCAAACACCAGAAAAGAAACAAAGAAGAGCAAAACTTGCTAATACATCATATTCAAATCTTCCCGATGATGAAAAGGAAAAGGATAGAGTATCTTTTGATGCTGTAAGAGCAACTTATAATAGAAACAAAAGATAATAAAAAAGGAGGGATAAAACCCTCCTTTAACTTTATTTGGAACTTACAAAATCATTAATGATTTCTGCTTGTTCTAGAACTTGATTAAGTGTTGGAAACTCTGGATAATCCATTGCTACTTTTTTGTTCTCATCTTCATTCCAACGAACAGCAGTATCATATTCCATGCTAAACTGGTCATTAAGCATATTATATGCTTGCTTAAAGATTTCAAATCGAAGTTCATAAGGTGTCATAGATATTCTCCTAATGTGTGTGATGTGTGTTTCCACTAAGAAACTATATCATAAATTATCAAAAAGTCAAGTAATAATAAAAACCTATCCTCAGTTTTCTGAAGCAACTCCTGTTGCTCTCACTGCACCTTCAATTGGTTGATAACAACTGAATAACTGATATAATTAGAGGGTGTAACAACCCTCTTTTTTTATGTCTCATAATAATCAACATCATCCTATGGAACCCTGGATCATCTGGGCAGGTGTAGGTATGATGGTATTTACAGTTCTTGTATTTGTCTTATTCACTCTCGGTCAGATGTATTGGGGATAAGCACAAACACTCATTGACTACTTTGTTAAGGAATGTTAAGATAAATATGAGAAATAACTAAGGAGGTTATGACTTCTTCTACACTTTCACAACCTATTCAACAACGAGGATGGTTTGATGTACTCGATGACTGGCTTAAAAGAGACCGTTTCGTTTTTGTTGGCTGGTCTGGACTTCTTCTTTTTCCCACTGCTTATCTTGCTCTTGGTGGTTGGATTACTGGGACAACTTTCGTCACGAGTTGGTATACTCACGGGCTTGCGAGTTCCTATCTTGAGGGTGCAAACTTTCTTACTGCAGCAGTTAGTACTCCAGCAGATTCTATGGGTCATTCTCTTCTTCTGCTCTGGGGTCCTGAGGCTCAAGGGGATATCGTCAGGTGGTTCCAACTTGGGGGACTATGGACTTTTGTGGCGCTCCACGGGGCCTTTAGTCTGATCGGATTTATGCTTCGCCAGTTTGAGATCTCACGACTGGTAGGCATCCGTCCTTACAACGCAATTGCATTCTCTGGTCCCATCGCAGTGTTTGTGAGCGTCTTCCTGATGTACCCTCTGGGTCAATCCAGTTGGTTCTTTGCACCTTCCTTTGGTGTTGCTGCTATCTTCAGGTTCCTTCTGTTCCTTCAGGGTTTTCACAACTGGACTCTTAACCCATTTCATATGATGGGTGTTGCTGGTATACTGGGTGGAGCACTGCTCTGTGCTATTCACGGAGCAACTGTAGAAAACACACTATTTGAAGATAGTGATCAAGCAAATACATTCAAGGCATTCGAACCAACACAAGAGGAAGAAACCTATTCAATGGTTACTGCTAACCGTTTCTGGTCGCAAATCTTTGGAATTGCTTTTAGTAACAAGCGTTGGTTACATTTCTTTATGCTCTTTGTTCCCGTCATGGGTCTCTGGACATCTTCTATCGGGATTATCGGTCTTGCTCTCAATCTTCGTGCTTACGACTTTGTTAGTCAGGAGATTGAAGCAGCCGTCAATCCGGAATACGAAACTTTCTACACGAAGAATATACTTCTTAACGAAGGGCTTCGTGCTTGGATGGCTCCCGTAGACCAACCACATGAAAATTTTGTTTTTCCAGAGGAAGTTTTGCCTCGGGGCAACGCACTTTGATTTTAAAGACCTCATTGTTGGGGTCTTTTTTATTTACATAAGACCCAAAGTATGATAAAATATAAATAATAATAGATATTCAAAGTTAGGATAATGCCCTTAAATAATAAATCAAAACCTTGTGGTGCTTTGATTGGTAAAAAATTTGGAAAACTTACTGTCCTGAAAGAAGAAGTAGTCTTTAAGAGTGGGAAGAATAGAGTTTATTCAACTTGTAAATGTGAATGTGGTGGAGAAAAAACTTGCGAGAGATATGGTCTTATGAATGGTTCAACTACTAGTTGTGGGTGTGTTAGGAGAGAAACTACTATTGCTTTTAATAAAACTAAAAAGAAACCAGAAGGTGAATTAAAAAAAGACGATAGAAGATATAGTATGTTTCATAATGCTCAACATAGGGCAAAAAGAAAGGGTATTCCATTTAGTATAACTATAGATGATATTATTATTCCAGAAACTTGTCCTTTACTTGGAATACCTCTTGTATCTACTAATGATAAAAGAGATCCAAGAAATCCTAGTTTAGATCAAAAGGTTCCTGGTAAAGGATATACCCCCGATAATATTTGGGTTATATCTTCAAGAGCGAATGCCCTAAAATGGGACGCATCCCTACAAGAATTAGAACTCCTAGTAGAAAACCTCAAATGCTTCTCATCTTAGTTCTCTTCCAACTTTTTGGAATCCTAATGTTTATATTATCTGTTATGCAGGACTTATGATAACTTCTACAACACCATACAAACTCGCAGAAATTATTCGTGATACATGGCCTGGACTTTACAGACCACCAGTAAAGACTTATAATAAATCTTCTATAAATATTCCACAAAATTGCAGAAAAAAATGAAGTTCACAGTTTATTCAAAAGATGGTTGCCCATATTGCACAAAAGTTCAACAGGTGCTAGAGTTGGCACAACTGCAACATGTAGTCTACAAATTGAATAGTGATTTTAGTAGAGAAGAATTTTATTCAGAATTCGGAGAGGGATCTACCTTTCCTCAAGTGATTGTAAATGACCAACACATTGGTGGATGCACCGATACTGTTCAATATCTAAAGGAGCAAAATCTAGTTTAATGGAAAACACCATTCACGAAGTTTGTAACGATGTAGAAAAAGCAATTGATTATGCTTTCAATGGTCAATTTGTTTTGAGTTTTTATGATTATCTAAAAGTTCGTGGAACTAAAAAAGTAGAGGTTGAACAATTTATTGAAAGTAATACAGCACACGAGCTGAGTAATCTTGTAATGGATTTGGATGATTATCTTGAGGGTGGATCAGATGAGATTCATAAACAACTTCGTGAAGGATATGGACATATTCCAAAACCACAAGCAAGAAAAATAAGAAATTACCTTTACGGTATTCTTGAAGATGCCTGGAGATATAATCATGACAAAAGACCAGGAAGGAGAAAGAAGCAAACTAAATAAGTCAGAACCTCAAATTAATAGGGGTGTTGAATTATTACTACGCAATAGGAGGAGAAAATCATCAACGCCAAAGACTTTTCAAGTGAAGTTTGGTAAAATGATTTCTCTCTTCCGTAGAGAGTTTCATTTCTTTATAGAATTTCATTTTGATATTAGGAAAAAATAAACTCTCTGGAGAAGAAAAATGGAAACAGCATATGTAATAACATTCGTTACAATGTTCACATTGCTCTTTTTTATGGTAGGAGGTATAATAGGTTGGTTAACTTATAGGCATTTGTTGGAGTCAAAACCTCCATATTTACATCCAGAGTTCTTTGATGAAAATGGGCAGGTGATTCCTGACGAAATAGTATCTGTACGATTTGAAAACGATTACGATTATGACTACGACGAAGACGAAGAAAGCGACGACTGAAAAACCGATTGAAACTCTTCCCACAAATCCTTTTATATTTGAGATTTTAGAGCTTACATCAAAGCAAAGAAGTAATGCAAAGAAAGTGGAAGTTCTTAAAACTTATGAACATGATTCCCTAAAAGCAATTTTTATTTGGAATTTTGATGATACTGTGATTTCACTGCTTCCTGAAGGTGATGTTCCATATGCAAGCACTGGAGAACAAACCTCTTACAGTGGAACTCTAAGTGGAAAAATTAATGATGCAGTTTCTAAAATGGATGAGTTAGACTCCAATTCTCTTGGATCTATGGACCAAGGGAAGTCTTCTATCCGAAGAGAGTATCATATGTTCTATAACTTTGTAAAAGGTGGCAATGATACACTAAGTTCTCTTCGTAGAGAAACCATGTTCATTAATATTTTGGAGGGACTTCATCCTAAAGAAGCGGAAGTTTTAGTTCTAACAAAAGATAAAAGACTTGAAACTAAATATAAAATAACTAAAGAAATTGTTTCCGAAGCCTACTCCGATATTCAATGGGGGGGTCGTTCATGAGTACAGCGGTAGGAGAAAAAAGTAAAATGGCAGAAAATAAGACTAAGATTAATAAAGTTCTGCCATATGAATATGGATGCGAAATTATTTTAGAAAAAACTACTGTAGAAAAAGCAAAAGATTCTTCTCTACCCAATGATGCATATTTAATTTGGTATCTTGTTGATGGTGAAGAATATATTGATTTGACTCGTTGCCCTAAACGAGTAAATCTTTTTGATATGTACTATGACAAGTATGGTCCAGGTGCTGTTAAAAAGATTGATTTTGGATATGGTAGAACCAATCCAAAACTTTGGGGATACAAACAACCTGAGAAAAAGAAGAAAAAATGAGCGCAGGATTTGGTGGTCAAGGAAAAGAAAATAGAATTGGTAAAGATGCCAAAATTACTATTGACTTAGATAATATAGACATAGTTTTAAAACAATATAAGAAAATTAAAAAATATAAGAAATCATCTCTGTATGCTATCAAAACAATGGATGGCACAGAAGATATTGTGAGTTCATTAATTAAAGAAGCAGAGGAGAATCCGTTGTAATGGGGAAGCATTACCTACTTAATTTGTATGGATGCTCGTTTGTCCTTTTGGACGACGAGCGTTGTCTTATAGACTTATTGGAAAACGCGGCAGCAGCGAGCGGCGCTACTGTGGTTCAAACAATTTCAAAAAAGTTTGAACCACAAGGAGTTACTGTAATATGCTTGTTGTCCGAAAGTCACATCAGCATTCATACATGGCCAGAAGAAGGTAAGGCAGCAGTTGATGTTTATACTTGTGGTGATTGTAATCCAAAGATTGGATGTGATATTATTATCCAACAACTTTATGCTACCAATCATACATTAAGTTATATTGAGAGATAGAAAACTGTATCAGGAAATACACACAAAACTTCCTATATAAGTTGAATAGAGGTATAATAATCCTCTACCGTTCATCCTATGACTAAAGCACTCTTGCTTTTAGCATGGGTTCCTTTCCTCTTCGTTTCAGCGCCACAAGCATCTAGCATCCAACAGGTTGCAGTTTCTTGCGACACCGCGATGGAACTAATGGACATCGTTAAAAACGACGATGTAGTAATTCAAAAGATAGAGGACCGATTGTTATTAGAACTCCGAAAGGATTTCATAGTAAAGTGCTAAAACCTAATAGGACGGAAGTAAGCCGACGCGGAACGCAATTCGTTCATTCGCTATTCGCAAATAGCGAACGGAAACGCCGACTGAAGGAACGCTCTTTAACCTAAAAACTAAGGAGAAAACCTAATGTCAAAAGTAGTTTATCGCGGTGTTGAATACGACAAGCAAAAGCGTCTTGAGTATCAACAGCAAATGATGCAACAACCCCAACAGTATAACGAAAACTATCGTGGTGTTAAGTTTGTAAAGGAGGGGCATAAGTGATGAAAAAACTAAACTTTCTTCAACTCATTAAAGAACAAAAACAAAAAGAAGAGAGGCGTCAAAAAGCATCTCTTGCTACTCTGGTAGCAGCAAAATGACTTAAGAGGTGGACTTGACTCCACCTCTTTTTTTGTCTATAATACCTTTGTCGAGGTTTATAAAAAATGGATAGAGAAAAACTTAAACTTATTGTCAGAAACCTTGAGTCTCTGGTAGATTGTTTAAAAGCAGAGATTGAACCTGAGACTGAGGTTAAAGATCCTGTCTATGAAGAAATTAAAAATTTTTTAAGTGACTACGACGAAGTATTTTATGACGAGGAAGATGAATACGATGTACGATGATTTTGAGTTTATGAAACCAGAAGTAAAACTCATTAGTGTTACTCCCGATGCAGAAAAGCATATGGCATATTGTGCTCGGGTAAGTAATCCTGCTAATCAGGATAATGATAAGTTTTCTGGTCTTCTCAAGTATTGCATCCAACATCAACACTGGAGTATCTTTGAACAAGCTTCAATGACTGTTGAAATCAATACTACTCGTGGACTAGCAGCTCAGATTCTTCGCCATCGTTCATTTACATATCAAGAATTTTCGCAACGATATGCTGATACAAATCTTCTGAATAGCACTATTCCTCTGCCTGAACTGCGCCGCCAAGATACAAAGAACCGTCAGAACTCTATTGATGATATTCCCGACTATCTGAAACTGACACTGACAGAAGATATCCGCGTTCATTTTGAGCAGTCTCTACGCCTTTATAACCGCCTTTTAGAGAAGGGTGTGGCAAAGGAGTGTGCAAGGTTTGTACTGCCCTTAGCGACGCCTACAAGACTCTATATGACCGGTTCTGTAAGGTCATGGATTCATTATATTGATCTTCGTTCTGCTCATGGTACACAGAAGGAACACATGGAAATTGCAGAACTTGTTCGTTGCATCTTTACTTGCCAGTTTCCTGCAGTGTCTGAAGCACTTGGTTGGTCTCGTGAAGGGTGTTCTGAGTGTGTTGATGCACCTTCCATCACTATTGAATAAATATCCTTACATACAATGGAGGTGTAACATTGGCAACATATCCAGTGATTAATAAACAAACTGGTGAACAAAAAGAAGTTGTTCTCAGTGTTCATGATTGGGATCAATGGAAAAAAGATAATCCCGAGTGGGATAGAGATTGGTCTGACCCAAGTACTTGCCCATCATCTGGTGATATTGGGGAAGTGTATGATAGACTTAAAAAATCTCATCCCGGATGGAATGATGTTCTTAAAAAAGCATCACAAGTTCCAGGCTCTAAAGTAAAACCCGTTTAAATCTTAAAATCTTATGGCAAGAAGAAGAAGAGAGGATCAACCAATTGGTGTTGGGATGACTGCAAAACAAATGAAACGCAAGAAACCAATTGGTCTTGATTTGATGAGAGATATTGAACCTCTTACTGATAATCAAAAACTTTTATATGGAGCATATGAGAAGGGACAAAATATTGTTGCTTATGGATGTGCAGGAACTGGTAAAACTTTTATCACTCTTTACAATGCACTTCAAGATGTTCTCGATGAAAGAAGTCCTTACGAAAAAATTTATATTGTAAGGTCTCTTGTTGCTACTCGTGAGATTGGTTTTCTTCCCGGAGACCATGAAGACAAGTCAAGTCTTTATCAGATTCCATATAAGAATATGGTAAAGTATATGTTCCAAATGCCAGACGACGCATCATTTGAGATGCTTTATGGCAATCTTAAAACTCAGGGAACGATCAGTTTTTGGAGCACCTCTTTTATTCGCGGAACCACTTTAGATAATGCCATTGTGATTGTTGATGAATTCCAAAACTTGAATTTTCATGAACTTGATAGTATAATTACTCGTGTAGGTGAAAACAGTAAGATTATGTTCTGTGGCGATGCTACTCAATCTGATCTTATTAAGACGAATGAGAAGAATGGAATCATTGACTTCATGAAAGTTCTTCGTGTGATGCCTTCAATTGATATTATTGAATTTGGAGTTGATGATATTGTTCGCTCTGGATTTGTGAAGGAATATATTCTTGCTAAAATGGAAGTTGGTGTATGAGTTTTGTTCATTGTAATTACCTAGGTGATTTGGAATTAGAAAAGAAAGAAACAAATGGCATCCGTCTGTACAATCTTCCTGATGGTCAGTGGGTGCCTTCAATTACTTCAGTTACTTCATTCTATAATCGTCAAATCTTTATTGATTGGCGAAAGCGTGTAGGACTTGAAGAGGCAAATCGTATTACTAAAAAGGCAACAGCAAGAGGAACTGACTTTCACCAAGTCTGTCAGGATTACCTTGAAAATAAATCACTTGTCTGGGATGATTATCAACTCCTGACAAAGCATATGTTTCATCATGCGAAACCTTATCTTGATAAGATAAATAATATTCATGCAATTGAGAGAACTCTTTATTCAGAATACCTTGGACTTGCTGGACGAGTTGACTGTATTGCTGAATATGAAGGAGAGTTAGCAGTTATTGACTTTAAGACTTCAGAAAAAATTAAACCAGAAGAATGGATTGAAAACTATTTTGTTCAAGAAACATTCTACGCTGCAGCATACTACGAACTTACTGGTAAGGTTGTCAAAAAACTTATTACTTTAATGGTTACTCCTGGCGGTGAAGTCAAAGTATTTGACAAAAGAAACAAAGGGGATTATATTAAACTATTAGTTCGTTATATTAAAGAATTTGTACATCACAATACTGGGTCAGATGGAGAATGAATTAGAAAAAGCATTAGAAAACAAGTTCTTTTGTCCATCACGATTTGCACAAGAAATTGAAAATCTTGTGCAAGTTAATGTTGAAATGAATTATATTGATGCTATTGTTCATTTCTGTGAGCAAAACAATATTGATTTAGAATCAGTTCCTAAACTCATTTCAAAACCTTTGAAGGAAAAGATTAAGTATGAAGCAATGGAACTAAACTTTCTTAAAAAAACTTCCCGTGCAAAATTGGTTTTTTAATCCATTTTTGGGCGGAAAAAATCCCGGCAAAAAAATCCCTATATTACTTTTTTGAATGATGCCTTTTGATGCCTATAAGTGCTATTTGTCGTTGAAAAATCATTTTACCAAAGACAGTTATGATTATTTTAAGTACTGTGGTAAAAGTAGAGCGACAGTTCAGTCTTTTTATAAACGGAAGGACAGAATGTGGTTTGAAAAAATATCAAGGCAAAAATCTGATCAAGAAGTTATAGACTTTTTTGTTGCAAACTTTGTCTCTTGTCCAGATCCAGAAACTTTGTGGATTGGTGAAATGATGAAAGAGGGTGAAGGAAGATATCAAAATTGGCAAAAGAAAATTCAGTCTCTTTCTTATGTTTTTAGAGAAGAGAGTCAATCTTTGTTTGAAGATAATAACTTTGAAGATGTTTTTAAGTGCTCAAAGGGACATCCACCTCTTCTAAAAAAGTTCCTGAGCGGGAAGATTAGTATAGAAACTATGGTGATCTATGACAAAATATTCCTGTTCGGGAACAAGTTTGATAAGAAACTTCAAGACCCAGTGTGGGAAACCGTCAGTCGTCGGATTAAAAAATATAATCCATTTCTAAATATTGATGTATTTCGTTTTAGGCGAATTTTAAAAGAAATTATTTTGGAGGGTCAATGAGTTTCTTTAACTCCGAAGTCGTCCGCTCAGAGATGACTGAAATTGCAGAACTTCAAGAACAAATCTATGGAAATATTTTTAAATTTCCTACGATGAGTAAAGAAGAAAAACTTGAACATGTTGAAGTTCTTGAAACTCTATTAGATAAACAAAAAGTTCTTTATACAAGAATGAGTTTATCCGATGATCCCGAAGCAGTCGAAATGAAAGAAAAAATTGTTAATTCTGCAATTATGATGGGAATGCCTCCGGGAACGGACATGAATATCATTCTCAATAATATGTCCAAAATGCTTGATATCATGAAGCAGCAGATTGACAAAACAGGTTCTGACCTGTAGAATAACGAAGTACACAAAAGCCAAATCCTACTAATACGGAGAAATCTAATGTCTTTTTCTGATCTTAAAAAGCAATCCAAACTTGGTTCTCTTACTTCTAAACTGGTAAAAGAAGTTGAGAAAATGAGTACAACTTCAGGTGGTGCAGATGAGCGTCTCTGGAAACCCGAAGTTGATAAAGCAGGTAACGGTTTTGCAGTTATCCGTTTCCTTCCTGCCCCCGAAGGTGAAGAACTTCCTTGGGCAAAAATGTATTCACATGCCTTCCAAGGTAATGGTGGATGGTATATTGAAAACTCTCTGACTACTATTGGTCAGAAAGATCCTCTGGGAGAATATAACCGCGAACTGTGGAATAGTGGTATTGAGTCTAACAAAGAAACTGTTCGCAAACAAAAGCGTAAACTGTCTTACTACAGCAACATCTATGTTGTAAAAGATCCTGCAAATCCTGCAAACGAAGGTAAGGTCTTTCTCTTTAAGTATGGTAAGAAGATCTTTGATAAACTTATGGAAGCAATGCAACCTGAGTTTGAGGATGAAACTCCTATCAATCCTTTTGACTTCTGGCAAGGTGCAAACTTCAAACTGAAGATTGTGAAGAAAGATGGTTACTGGAACTATGATAAGTCTGAGTTTGGTTCGGTTGAACCTCTGCTGGATGATGATGATGCTCTCGAAGCACTCTGGAAGAAAGAGTATTCTCTTACTGCCATCACTGCCCCAGACCAGTTCAAGTCTTATGAAGAACTTGAGCGTCGTATGAATATGGTACTGGGTCTCAAGAACTCTTCTCCTGCTCGTTCCCGTGCAGTGGTTGAGCAAGAAGATGAACTCCAAGAGTTCACTCAAACTCCTACTGCTCAAGAGCGTGTAGTAGAAGAACTAGAACAGTCTTATGCTCGTTCTAAGTCTCCTTCACTTCCTCAAATCTCTCAAGATGATGATGAAGATGATGCTCTTTCTTATTTCCAGCGTCTTGCTGAAGATTGATTATTGATATAGTCTGATATTATCAGCTCTCTTCAAGGTGTCGCTCACATACTGAGTGGCACCTTTTTTATATTCCATCATATCTTCCATATCATTGATTACAACACTAATATATTCTGGTTTTAGGACAAAAATATTTCTTTTTTCATTTTCAATTTTTTCTTCATACTCATAATTTGTTACCACTCTCACTGCCTCATAAATTGTTTCTATAGTATCCGTAGTTTCTTCATAATATTGCATACCTAATGCATAGTTAAATGGAACTTCAAGACCGGCGGGAATAATTACAACTCCTTGACTATTTTTAATTTCTATAGTTTCGTAGTGATGTACTCCATTATAGATGTTGTTGTAAATATCTTCTTCCGAACTTAAACCAGCATCAAATCCATATTTTTGTCTTAAATGGGAATCAAAAACATCTTGAGGTAATGGCCATTCTGTTTGTATGTTGGTAATATTATTTGAAAGAAGAATTATCCAATCTAAACTTGAGTCTTCATAAACTTTAAATGCTACATTATCTGGGCGGTCATCACCAATTATTTTATATTTTTCGAAAAAAGTTAAATTGTCTAAAATATCACTTCGTATTACTCCTCTCTTAAATAAATTTTTAACTAAAGAGTAGTCAGATATACCAGCATTTGGTAGTCTGCTAACATATTCAAAGTTTGGTAGTTTGCTGAAATATGAAGACATTTTAGTAACCTATGTTTGTAATTACTTGCTCATTACCATATTCATCATCAAATACTGGCTCAAGTTCTTGGAAAGATAATGTTAGATTATATGATATCATTGATCTTTCATTTATATTTGAGCTCATATATGTCATGTATTGACCATCTGGCGTATAATCAACATTCATTGATGTCAATGCACACTCCTTAAATTTATTTAAGTATGGATGTTGTTGATTAGATGACATATATGATATTGCAAATGTTCTTGGTGTTTTAAGTAAAATAGAAGATTTGCTTCTTTTTACAGACATTGCTTGCTTAAAGTAACGAATAATTTTCATTACTTCTTTTGCTTCTGATGGACTTCTTGGGGATAATTTAAATCCAAAAGAAAAAGTTCTAAGACCGGGCCCATTAAACAGCAGTTCTAGGTTATTATTGAACATAGTTCCATATACTCTCTGCTGCAGCTTATCTGTTTGGGCTGCATATCCCGCTAATGTGGCAGAGAGGGATCTTTGCAAATCTCCAGAATCTACTGAAGATTTCAGTGTGTCTGTCGCAGATCCTACTGCCGGTGTTGCAGCTTCCGTACCACCTATGATATATTTTTGAGTGATATTGCCGAGAGCTTCTTGAAAGTTATTAATAGGATCTTCTTGCCAACTCACCGAATTACTATCAGAAATTCCTGCCGGAATTGGTAGAGTTATGGTTCCAAGTCTTTCTTTACCTATGGTTGGATTTCCTTTATCAATCGTGACAATTCTACTAACTTCTCCGGTGCTTCCTTGTCCACCTTTTCCCCCAGCTAAAGATGGTCTATAATTTAAAATTGTAAACTTTATACAATCCTGAAATTCTATTGATAAATCTAATGGATATCTAGCATCTCCATAATTTAATCTTGTCTTCTCTCTGAAACTTTCGGATTCTCCAAATAGTGCTTCCTTTGCTTCATCACTCGGAAGAGATTCTGGGGATTTATTCTGCTCTGGATTTATTGCTTGATTTCCAGATCCAAGACCACCTGCCTTATTATATGCTGCTTTTGCTGTTGGATCAGTGACTCCCAAAGGTGCTTCAAGTCCACTTTTTTGATTTCTTACTTCTTTTATTAATTGACTATTTGTATTGCTAATGTCTAATTTTTCTTGAGATGATGCATTTGCTGTTGGCTTTAACTTTCCTGAGGAATCTGTTGCCGCAATAACAGTTCCAGTTGCACTTGGGTTAGTTGCGCTATTTCTTACAACTTGTATGGAAAAATTATTATTTCCATTGTCAGTGACAACAGTTTTTACTGCTACTTGTTGATTTCCTACAGTTACTAAACTTGGTTTGCTTGTTTTTGTATTTGCCACTACTTTACTTTTGAGGGTGGAATTTCTCTAATCAAATATATTTTTACTTCGTAAATTGTGGGTTTTATTTATTTAGACGGAATTTTGCATAAGGTATAGATAACATTTCATCAAGTTCATCATACTTTATTACATGAAGTTTGCCAGCAACTTCTTCCCAAGTATATTGCCTACCTTCTCTCCAATGAAAATTGATTGCTTTGAATCCCCATCTCTCTAATGAAGTACAAGCAATCAATGGATGTTGGTCATATTCAATTTCCGGTGTTTTGGGGTTGTATATAAAAGTATAAAATTTTCCTGGCTCTGGATATAATACTTCTTCTTTTAAAGAATCCATAATAATTAACATCAAATCTTCTGGGTCATTAGTTCCAGCCTCAGCAATTTTCTTTTTGAGCTCTCTCATTCTTGGGGGAACACTTGCATATTGCCCGAAACCTTCTGCCATTACCCTATACCCAGTTCGTTTTCTGTGATGATCTTGAATCCAATCATATTATCCTTACAGAATTCTTCTGCTGCTTTCCATTTTGCTTGGTTTGTAGCATAAGTATAGGCTTCGTAGATATATGATTTTGTTACTCTGGATTTCTGCTGTGGAGGAACTGTTTGTTTTTTCGGTTTAATCTCTACAATATACTTCTTAATTTCTCCAGACTGTTCTCTTACCTTAATAATAAAATCTGGAAAATAATTTCTTACTTTTTGCTTCACTGGGTCATAATACTTGATGCGAATTTCTTCTGAGCCCCAAGCAATTATATTTTCATTTAAATCACACCAACGGCAGAATTTTCTTTCCCAACTACTTCTACAAATAATGTTATTTGGGTCTCCTATGTACTTTTTTGGATATGATGGTTTATATTTACTCTTAATACTTTCTGCCATTATCCTTACTACATAATATATACGGTCAAAAAATATTTATAAATGGTATTCGACCCAGTTAGAAGAACAGTAAGGTCAGTGTCGGACATTAAGTCCAAACTACTGAACCCAGCACTAACATCTCATTTTGAGGTATCAATTCCCATTCCCCCTGGACTCTCTGGGACTAATGGCAGAAAGTATTTCGAAGCGAATGGAATATATCAATTTGAGGGAATTAAGCAAGATACTTTGAATTTGCTTTGTTGCGAAACAGTGCTTCCTGGATCTAATATTGCGACCATTGATATTAACAGCGATTATCACGGAACTACTCATAGACACGCTTCAAGAAGAATTTATGATGATAGAATTGATATGACATTTTATGTCAACGCTGGCGAATATCTTCCAATTAGATTTTTTGAAGTATGGATGAAATATATCGTTGGAGAAAGTGTAGCTCAAGGTCCAGAGAAAACTGAAGGTGTACGCAGACCTGGTTCTTTAGCTACAAATTATTTTTATAGAATAAATTATCCAACCAATTATGTTTCTAAATCGGGATTATCTATCACAAAATTCGAAAGAACTGGTTCTAAAGATTTTTATTCTGGAGGAACATTGAGTTATCAATTTGTTAACGCATTTCCTATTTCTATATCTTCAATGCCAGTTTCTTATGATACTTCATCTCTACTAAAATGTACCGTGTCTTTTTCTTATGTTAGGTATGTTCTTTACCCAACTGGAAGTAAAGAACCTCTTCATTCGGACGCCCAATCTTCTTTTGGCGATTTTGTGGACCCAGAAACTCAAGCAATATACAATAATGCACAATTTAGCATTGGTGATATGGCACTTCCTGGTCTTGATGGTGCTGGAGCTTTGGCAACTTCTTCTCCATCATCCTTTACAGTTGGTGGAGTATCTCAACAAGCAGCAAATTCTTCTGGAAATTCAGTCAGAGCATAAGCATCTAAATAATCACATCTGATTTTCTCTATAGGTCATTATGCCATTACCTAAGATTTCTACACCGACTTATGAACTTGAATTGCCTTCAAGTGGAAAAACAATTCTTTACCGACCATTTCTTGTTAAGGAAGAAAAGTTATTAGTAATTGCTTTAGAAAGCGAAGACAATAAGCAAATTACTAATGCAATTAAGAATGTCATCAAAAGTTGTATTTTGACTAAAGACATTAAAGTAGAAAATTTACCAACTTTTGACATTGAGTTTTTATTTCTCAATATTCGCGGCAAATCTGTCGGAGAAGATGTTGAGGTTAATATTATCTGCCCTGATGATAATGAAACTAATGTTTCTGTGAGTATTAACTTGGATGATATTAAAGTACAAAAAAATCCAGAACATACCAATAAAATTAAGGTAGATAGTAGTATTATGATGGAAATGAAATATCCATCACTTGACCAATTCATCAAAACTAACTTCGATTTTAAAAATGAAAATGCAATGGAACAATCTTTTGATTTGATTGCATCTTGCATTGATAAAATCTATACTGAAGAAGAAGTATGGTCTACGGCAGATGTAACTAAAAAAGAGGTTACTGAATTTTTAGATCAAATGAATTCCTCACAGTTCAAAGAAATTGAAAAGTTCTTTGAAACAATGCCAAAACTTTCTCATAAAATCACTGTCAAGAACCCAACTACTGGTGTTGAAAGTGAAGTAGTTCTTGAAGGGTTAGCGTCTTTTTTCGCGTAGCCATGGTCCATATGGACCTCGAAAACTACTTCCGACTTAATTTTGCCTTAGTACAGTACCATAAATATTCTTTATGGGAGATTGAAAATATGATCCCGTGGGAAAGAGATGTTTATGTTGGTCTTTTGGAGCAACATCTTGAAGAAGAGAGGATGAAGCAACAACAGCAAAGCTCACAACTGTAAGGCATCATGGCAACAGTAAATGCACAAAAAATGATGGGTAGAACGACAACGGTTCGTTCTTCTGCTTTTGCTGCTCAACCTCAACAACAATTAATATCATCCCCTGCAGACACTGCCATCCTGCAGGACATATCTAAATCATTAACAAATATCATTCAACTTCTCTCTCAACAAAATGTTCAGACAAAGAGAGATGTTGATGAAACAAGAAAAAGTCAGGAAAGAAGTAGAAGACAGGGTATAGAACTTGGTCTGGAAAGATCTTTTGCAACCGTAAAGAATGTAGCACAATCTGTTGTTGCTCCAGTTAAAAGTATATTAGACCAGATAATACAATTTTTTGTTACCGTATTTCTTGGTAGAGCACTTATATTATTATTAAATTGGTTTGCGGACGAAAAAAATAGGAGCAAAATTCGCTCCATAATGAGATTTTTGAGTGATTGGTGGCCATCTCTGGTTGCTGGTTATATTTTATTTGGTACTGGGTTTGGTAGAGTTGTAAGAAAAGTTGCTGGAGTTGCCGTTGGGTTAACAACCAGACTTATTGTAATTGCAGCAAGATTAGCAAAAGCAATTGCCACTGGACAAATACTAAAAAGAAAGGGGATTGCCTCCGTATTTGCTGGTGGTGGAAAAATTGGTGGATTGCGCGGTGGTCTTCTTCAACTTGGAGTTGCCGGTGCAGCTGCTGTTGGAACTGGTCTTGCAATCAATAAATTCATGGGTGATGGAGAAGCACCACAAATAGCAGTTCCTGAACCTCAGTCAGTTCCCACAATGGAAGCTGCTGGTGGTGGTCTTGCCGACTTAAAAGGTATTTTAAAGTCAACTGGAGCAGAAGTATCTTCCCAACTCAATCCATTTACAGCATTTTTAGCTTCTGGTGGTCTTGCTAATATAACTCAAGGACTTGGTGGAAGCATTTCTGGTCCAAAGGGAATTGATAAAGTCCCAGCAATGCTTACTGACGGTGAATTTGTTATGTCTCGTGGAGCAGTTCAGAAGTTTGGTGTGAGCACACTTGAAGCAATGAACTCTGCTGGTGGTGGAACTAATCGCCCCAAAATTGTAAGACATGCAGTTCATGCTGTAGGTGGTGGATTGATTGGAGAAGATCCTAATTATAGAGATCCTGTTCTTGAAGATAATAAAAGATTATCTTTAGACCAAAGATTAAAGAGAATAGAAGACCAAGTAGGAGTTCAAAGAGCACTTTCATCCGGAAAAGGAGTAAAAACACCTCTTGGTGCTGGTTATGGAACAACTTATGGTGGTAGACAATCAATCCTTGTTAAAGGTGGAGTAAAAACCCTTGGTGCAGGAACGGGTGCCGATAGTATTCCTATTAATGAAATTAATGTCGGTGGAATGAGATATTTTGCTCAAAAAAGAGGAAAGGATATTATATACTCCTCTAATTTTGCAAAGGGTCTTTCTGGACAAGTTGATAAGTATGGTGCCAGAAATAAAGGATATAGTGGTAAAGGTGGTGGTTTGATGAGTAGTGGTCTTGGAAATGTAGATAAAAAGAACCTACCAAAAACTAAAATTATGATGGGACCTGATGGACCTTTTGTTGCTTACTTGTCTTTTAAAGGAGGAGAACCAACTTATCAAAGAGCAACTGAAAGAAACAAAGGAATGTTGGAGTCTATTGCAGACTTCTTTGATCCAAAAGGTTCTACTGGCAGAGAGGAGACTTTAAACGCAAGAAAAATGCGTCTCACTGCTATTAGTGATTTGGAAGATATGAGAAGGCGTGGAATGAAAGAAGAAAATATTAAAAAAATGATGAATGAACGCCTTGGACCTAATGGATATTCAAGAGCAGTAAATGATTCAAATGCAAAGAAAAAGTTATCAATTTCAATTACCCCACAGCAAAGAGAAAGAGAAACTAATGCTAAGGTAAGAACTGCAAATCAAGAATTTATGAATAGGGGTGGACTTCTTGGTGGAGTTGGTCGTGGATTAACCAGAATGTTTGGTACATATGACCAAATAGATAAAGCAAATGCTGCCGACAAAGCATCTGAGGCAAGAATAAAGCAATCTGGTGCTGCGGCAATGGGTAAATACTATTCATCTTCGGATGGAAAATATTATGGAAGTTATGCTGAGGCGAAGAGAGCAAGAGACTTGAGAATGGCAAAGATAGGTAAAACATCTCCAAACTCAAGACCAATCACCCCAACACCAAAACCAGCACCTAAAGTTGTTTCATCTAAGCCAAAAGTTGCTGGAGGTGGAATGGGAGGAGGAAGAGGAAGTGGTTCAAATCCATCAGTTCCATCCTTCAGTGCTTCGTCAAGTTCAAATAGAAGAAATGCTAATATCTTAGGTATTAGATAAAAATGAAAATAGTTTCTCCATTCACAACAACTCTTAAATCCGTAAAGGGACAATTTGTTGCAAAGGAAAAACTTATTAAGTCATCATTAATTACTCAGAAAAAAAGTATTGATGATAAGAGAAAAAATTCTGAAAGAGAAAGATTTATTGATTATGAATCAAGACTTGAAAAAACATTAAAGTTTATAGGAAAACCAATAAAGAAGATAGGAAAAAAACTTGGTTTCTTAGATTCCTTAAAACAATTTATTGTTAATGTTTTATTAGGATTTGTAGCAGTTCGTCTGTTAAAATATCTTCCACAAATGATGGGATTATTGACCACAATGTTTAAGGTCAGTGATTTTATTCTTGATATGAGTGGCAAATTATTAAATGGATTAGTCACATTTGTAGATAAAGGATATCAAGCAGCCGAACATGCAAGAAAATTAGTAAAGACTATTGGCGGACAAAAAGCAGTTGATTCTTTGGATGGATTGAACAATCAAGCGAATTCTTTAATGAATTCTATCATGATTGCCGGAATGATATTCAGTGATTTTGGTGGAGTTGGTAGTGGAATACCTGCAGCAAGTCAAGCAATAGAATCTGGCACCGATATTATTCAACAAAAGATAAAAGGAGAAGCAGCAGCAAAAGCGGCAGAAGAAGGATCAAAGGTAGCAGCACGAGCAGCAATTGGACCTTTGGGTGCTGCTGGAATAGTTCTTGGCGCAGGTCTATTATCCTCGGCTTTAGGTGAAGGAATATATCAAATTAAAAAATATTCCAAAGGATTGAACCAATTCGGTGTTCTCTCCGCAATGTTTAAAGTTCCGATAGCATTCTTAAGTAGTGTTGGAACTCTTCTGGATATTATTGGTGCTCCTTTTAGATACGGTGTTGAGTTGATTCGTGCTGCAGCAATGAAAATTAATAATGATAAAAGAGGACTTGAAGAACAAAATAAAAATTTGGGAAAGTTTGATGCAAGAGTGCGAGACAATATAAGAGAGGGTCTATCTGTATTTGCTCCTCTTTTCTCATTCTTCAAAATGGATAGCGTTGCCAATAAACTACAAACTCCTGGGTCATTTGGAAGTTTGTATGGGCAGAAAGCAGTTAAAGATATGGGATATTATAGTGGTGGGTTAGTAGTTAAAAAATTTGCTGGGGGTGGATATACTCAAAATAATAAAGGTAAAAAAGTAGAAATACCAAGAACATTCAATCCACAATCGAGTTCATTGCAACCTGGATCTGCAATAGGCGGAACTGGAATGATGACACAGATTTTTCCATATCCAAAAGAAAATGATAGAATGAATCAATATAACTATATGATTTCTTCTTATGAAAGTTTATATGATGGTGGTTCAATTGGACCTTTAATGGGGTTAACTGTAAAATCCATTCTTGGAGATAGAATTACGAATAGAGATTATTCTAATGCAAGTGGTTCATTGTCCTCTTTATTATTATCCGGAGTTTATGAAGAAAATAGGCAAGCGTATAATCAAATATACACATCTTTAGGAACTGATGAATTTAAGAATATTATCGAACAAGAAATCTCAAAAAGTTTGCAGGACAAATTTTCTCAGATACAAAATCAACTTAGAATTCAATTAGGTCTTCTTCCTCCACCGGGTGTTGCTGAAGAAACAAGTGCGGATGCTTGTGCTGCTGCTTGCGATACTGGTAGCGGGTTTGCTGTTGCTGGAGATGCAATTGATAAAGCAATTTTAGATTTGATTGCTTCAGTCGAATCTGGACCTAAAGAATATGATGCATTTAATGTTTCTCGCGGTGCAACTGCAGGAAAACCAACTCAAATGAGTGTTTCTTGGTTGGCATCAAATGCAAATGGTGCTGTTGGTAGATATCAACAAATGCCAGAATATCTTTTAGAGCGTGTAGTTGCAGCTGGTGGTAAAGGAAGTGATAAGTTTACGCCAGAATTGCAAGATAGAACAGCATTAAAAATGTTATATTCTGGACATGGATTTTCAAGGTGGAGAAGTGGTCAGATGAGTGATGAAGAGTTTGGTAATCGTCTTTCTGCGACTTGGAGAGGTCTTCCCCATAGTAGTGGTGGAACATATCCTGACAGACACGCTGGTGGAAATAGGGCTGGTATGTCAAGATCTAATTTTATGGCACGATTGGCACAAATAAAAAAAGGTGCAGGTCCGTCAACTGCAAAAATAGCACCAGGTTCCCCTGCCGCAAATGTAGATCCTTGCATTTGTGACCCAGAAACTCCTGATGGTAGTGGATTAAATATGGGTGCAGAGAGTGTCTCTACTTCAATTTCTGGTGTTGTAAACCCAGTTCCTTCTCAGAATATTGCTTCAAATAAAGGAGGATATGCTGCTGATACTGGTCTTGATATTTTAACGCCTATAGGTTCAAAAGTTGTTGCATCTGTTAGTGGAATTTTAGAGTATGCAGAGCGTGGACATGTTGCTCAAATGGGTCAAGATGCAAATCCAAATATGCCCGGTCAACAAGATCAGCATAGTGTAAGAATAAAATTGGATAAACCTTTTTCACACAAAGGCAAAACAGTTAATTTCTTTTATGCAACTCACTTGTATGAACTATCGAGTGCTGTTAAGAATAAATCGGGAATCAAAATAAATGCAGGAACTCCGCTTGGATTATCTGGTGTAGCAAATAAAGTTCCTCATGTTCATGTTGGTTATGTGGGCGACAGAAATCAAACTTCATTCTTGAATTATCTTGAAGTTAAATCTATGTTAAGTTCTTCTCGTCAGAGTGGTGGACCTACTTTATCTGGTGGTATTAGACTATTGCACGAAGGTGAATATGTGATTGATAAAGATTCTGTTGATTTGTTTGGTGGAGTCCAATTCTTCAGTATGATCAATGGCATTGAGAATGAAAAACAAAGAAATGAAAAATCATCTCAACTGATAAAGCATTTGAGTAAATATACCGGTAGAAAAATAGACCAAAGACCAGAAATAATCGTTGATAATAGTGAAGTGGACTTTATAATGTCTCCTTCGATTCTGACCAAACCTCAGTCCTCTACTACAATTATTGATGAAGAAATTAATTGGGAACAAGACATACTAAGTATGAGAGGATAAGTAAATGGCATACATTACACTCAAGAATCCAACAACTTTCATACTTAAAAAGCAAGTAGTTCGAGTCGAAAAACTTGTTGGACAAAAAAACAAATTTAAGGATATTGCGTTCAAGCGTCAAAATTTACTGAACGAAAGAAAGAGATTTGAAGAAAAGGAAAGAAAATTAGAGGATACAACGGATAGTTCTGAAAGACAAGTATCCACTAAGATGCCTGTCAAAAAACTTGGATTTCTTGATGTTGTAAAAAATTTCCTATTCAAAGTTCTTTTAGGGGCATTTGCAATTAAACTTTTACCCCATGCACCAAAACTAAAAGGTGTTTTGGTGGGTGCAATGAAGTTTAGTGATTTCATTCTTCAGTTTTCTGGTGCATTACTAAATTCATTTGTCACATTTGTCGATAAAGTTTATCAGATAGTTGATTTTGGTAAAAAACAAGCAAAATTATTAGGTGGCGATAAAGGTCTACAAAATTATGAGAAAGCATTAGGGACCGCAAAAAATGTAATGAATTCCATGCTTATTGCTGGAATGCTTTTTTCCGATCTGATTGAAATCGATTCTCAGTCAGGTGTTCAAAGGCAAGCAGTTGATACTATTCAAGAAAAAGTTACTCAAGAGGTTGTTAAAAGGCAAGGATTTAGAGCTTCTATGCAAGCTATTGCTCAAAGAATAGCAAGCTCCACTGTCGGAGTTGTTGGTCTCGTTGGACTTGCATCATCTCTTGTTGGTGAATTACTTTTTCAACAGAGAAAATTTACTACAAAACTTGAATCAGATGCTTACAAGAAAGTGGAGGAAGCACAAAAAGATCCAAATCTCATTACGAGGTCAGCCAAACTTGCTTTTTACAATACATTTGCTATTCCCGGACTCAGATTTTATAATTTTCTTTCTACCGGTATAGGAACATTGCTTGATATTATTGGTGCTCCCTTTAGATATGCAGTTGAGTTAATAAATTTTGCGGTGATGTCCTTAATGGGGGATAGTAAAGGAATAAGAACCCAAAGAGAGAATCTTGGAAAACTTGATGCCAGAATTAGAGAGCAACTAAGACAAATGGTTAATGTTCTTAGTTTTGGACTTCTTGCTAAAAAGAAAGGTTCTTTTGGAAGTTTATATGGTAAAGGTGCCACAGAAGCAATGGGATACGCTGAAGGAGGAGAGGTTACCAGAGGCGGAATGTATATGGGGGCAGTCACAAGAACAGCAGGTAAAGGAGTTAAGGCAAGAAGAACTGAGGTTATTTCAACTTCTCCGCTACAGCCTGGTGTTGATGTTGGAGGTTTATCTCCATATCAAAATTCAACTAATACAAAAATATCAACTTTCTATCAGAATTTTTCTGATGTCAGTATAACAAATCCATACGAATACTTAGAAAAATCTTATGATATTGTTGGCACTACAAAATTTGTACATCCTTTGCTTGAAATGAGTGTTAAAACTTTAATGGGAGACAAACCACCAGAGAGTGATTTTAAAGCAGTTGGTGTAGGTCTTAATAATCTTCTGAATGATATTTTAGATACTGCAAAATCTCCAGATGTTAAAGGTGGAGTAATCAGTGATAAGACAGGACCTATTGATATATCAAATTGGATTAGTTCTATAGTAAAAGATGCTATTACTGATCCAATTAATTCAATTATATCTAATTTATCAAATCAATTAACACTGAAGGCAAATAGCACACAAGGTGGGGCAGTAAGTCCTTCCGCACAAAAAGTAGGGGACACCCAAGAAAATCCACTCGCACAATTTGGTGGACAAGCACAATTTGTTATTGGTGATAGTATAGCACATGGATTTGCCGGTAGGAGTGGAAAGGGAACTGATAGTGACGACACTCAAGTTGGCAGGAGTGCGGCAAATGTTTTAAAGATTTTAAAAGCAAAAGGCGATGCCCTTCAGGGGAAATTGATTGACCTTTCAACTGGCATTGCAAATTCTAAGGATGACTTTTCTTCTGTTGAATCTCAACTTTCATATTTAAAATCTATAGGAGCAAAAGTTAGAGTTCTTGGAGTTTCTGATACATTCAGTCAGAAAAATGGTGGTATTAATGAAAAGTTAAATGAATTGGTTAGAAAGTATGGATTTTACTTTTATGGTGGATTTAGAGGTGGAAAAGACCAAATACATGGAACAGCGGAAGATTATTCTAAATTAAAACAAAAAAGAGAAGTCGATACCGCACCAACTTCTGGTGCTGAAGGTATGGGTGGTTTAGACCTCGGAAAAGGATATGGAAGTCTTGGTAGTAAGATTGCAGGAGAACTTGGAAGATATGTTCAGAAATTGGGTGTTGTTCCGGGAAGTATTCATGAGCATCCAGAATTTGGTGGAGTTCTTGGTAGACACGCTGCAAACTCTTACCATTATCAAGGTAGAGCAATTGATTTAGGTGCGTATGCTTATGAACAAGGTCCGATTCTTGCTGCTATCGCAGAGTTTAATAAAATGAAAGGTGTTAAACCAGTTCAACTACTACATGCAAGAAATGAACCATCTGAACACAGTGATCATGTGCATGTTGCTTATGAACATGGTGGTTTAATTAGAAAAACCGATTATGCAGTCACGCACCCAGGAGAATATGTTGTTGATGCTGATTCCGTTAAACTATTTGGAATTCCATTTTATGATTTGATTAATAAGACAGAAACTGTTTCTCAAAGAAAAAGAGCATCAGAAAGTTTAATATCCATGTTGAGTCAATATACCGAAGATGGATTTCCAGAAACTGAGGAAGATTATATGTATCATGTTCCAGAACAACCAATAACTGCCGTTGTTCCGCCAAGAGTATTGCCTTCACCACCAAAAAATTCCTCTTATATTAGTGGAAGTGAAGATCCATCTAAAGACATACTTTTCATGTAGTAAATACTAATATAGAACATACAGAAGCATGGCAAATACACCAATTACTGTTGCACAATCCAGAGATTATAATATTAAACAGTTTCTTATTGAATCTAATAATAAGTCTAAGAAAAAGGATATCTCAAAAATAATTACTGACTTATATTATTATGAAAGTATTTTAAATCCAGCTATCAAATTGGATTTGATGTATGTTGAAAGTGGTAAGACTGTAGAATCAGAAAATGCGTATAAGACTTTGATTGAGGGTATGCCTTTAGTTGGAACTGAAAAAGCAACAATTAAGATGACTGATCCAAATGATGTTGAATTAAAATTAGACTTGTATATTGACAATATAAAACCAATTGGTCAAGATACTCAAAGAACTGTAGTTTCTTTAAATCTTGTTTCTAAGGAATCTATTTTTAACTATAAAACAGTAGTTAACTCTCGGTTTGATGGCAAAATATCTGACCATGTTAGGAAAATATTAACGGAATCAAAATATCTTGGAACTCAAAAAAATGTAGATATAGAAGAAACCGAGAATAATTATAATTTTATAGGAAATAATCGCAGACCTTTTTATGTTTTACTTTGGCTTGCTAAAAAATCAATTCCAAAACTACAAACGGCAATAGGAAATAGTGCAGGTTTCTTTTTCTATGAGACCTCAGATGGATTTAAATTCAAATCAATAGAAAATCTCTTGTCGGAGAATACTCCTTCTGGTTCTAAAAAAAATTATAAAAGTTTAATATTTAATCAAACACCTGATAGTAGGGGAGCAAATGTTCCTTCAGGATATGATGGAAAGATATTAGAACATAATATTGACACCGCTACAGGAAATGTTCAGTCCAAATTTGAGATAGGATCTTACTCAACGAGGACAATTTTATTCGATCCATTTAATTGTTACTATCAAGTCATAAATGCAAATGCGAATTCAAGTGGAACTCCTGGTTCAGAATCAAATTTGCAAAAAGCTGGTAAAGAATTTCCAAAGTATAATAGTGAATTTTTTAGAGATGGAAAAAATAAAGATTTTACAAGAACACAGTACATGCTAATTGACAGGGGAACATTGCCAACTGGTCCAGTTTCTGAGCAAATTAATAAATCAAGAGATCCAAATTTTGATCCAAAAAATATTTTGAATCAATCTGTGATGAGATATAATCAGTTTTTTTCAACTAAGGTTACAATAACAATTAGTGCAGATTTTAGTTTACATGCGGGCGATTTAATTTTCATTGACTCTCCAGAACTATCAAGCAAGGATACTCAAGAACTTAATAAACAATTTGGCGGGTTTTATGTTATTGCTGAACTATGCCATTATTTAAGTTTAAAGGATGGTGGTTATACTAAGTTAACTTTAGTTAGAGATTCTTTAGGAAAAAGGGGAAGTCCATCTTATAATGCAATATAAAGTTGTTAAATAGTAATAGCATAAAAAAATTCTACTATGGATAATGTAGAACAACACATTAAGCATGACAGAAAAATTCTTGACGACCCAACAGTGTCTTCGCAATCAAGAAGACATGCTCAAGATGAATTAGAATCTTTAGAAAGATGGGTTAAAAACCATCCAGATGATGATCATGACCCTACTGGGTTAGAACTTTATTGTAATGATAACCCAAATGCTCTGGAATGTAGAATTTACGAGGATTGATGTCTGAAGGAACCTTATTTAATCCAGGATTTCTTGGAGCACATTTCAATTGGTGGATAGGGCAAATTGCCAGCGATTCCACTTGGAGAGATAATATGCTCTCAAGCAAATTTGAGTCTAAAGAGCAAATATCTGGACAATCTCGCAGATATAAAGTTAGAATTATAGGTCTTCATGATCAAGGTGAAGAAGAAATAAGTTCTCAAGACCTTCCTTGGGCACAGGTAATGTATCCCGTGACTGGTGGTGGAGGACAAGCAAATGCAGGAGCAACCTCTGCATTAAGGCAGGGGATGTTTGTTTTTGGATTTTTCCTTGATGGACAGGATCAGCAAGTTCCTGTTATCATGGGAGTTCTTGGTAATAATGCACAAACGCAACTTGCAACATCAATTGGCGGTAGCAAGGTAACAAACACTCAACCAGGAAGTCTTGCTGTAAGCGGATATGCAAATCCTGCTGATGGTAATAAAGATCCATATATTAAAGTTCCGGATGAAGGTCTTGTAATTACCAAACCAAAAGACCAAGATACATCTCAAGAATGTGCTGATATTCCACCGGGAGTTCAAGTAGACCAATATGGATTAAGAAGAGATAGGCAACCAACTTCTTTCCAATTAAGAGATATTCAAAGTGCTTCTGCTGAAGCAGAGGCAAGAAATCTAACTCGCGGAACTCCAGAGTTTATTAATTTTGTAAAAACAGCAGTTCAAAATGGAATTAAGGCAAGATGTGAAGCAGCAAATTCTCCAACATCTCCCACAAAACCTGGAGCAACAAAGGAAAATGTAGATGCTGTTCATGAGCAGTCAAAAGCGGATATTGTTAGAAATGACTATTATCACAGAAAGACTGCTATTCTTTCACCATGCGATAAAGTCAAATCTGCATTAAAAGCAATTCAAGTTGCTTTAGAAAACCTAACGAAGGATATTGATAAGATTTTGAATGCTGTCCAAAGTTATGTTGATGCAGTTTCTTTAATTTTTAGCCAGATACAAGAATTGATTAACAATTTTGCATGTGAAATTGCAAAATACATGAAAATAATCTTTGATAAGATTATGGAATATATAATGAAACAGATTAATAAATCTTTAGCAAAAACTGTAAATTTGATACCACCAAATCAAAGGAATAAGTATTTTGATGTAAAAAAAAGAATAACCGAATTAATTACTTGTTTATTCAGTAAAATAACCAATAATTTGTGTGATCAAATAAGAGGATTTTTGAACGGTCAATTAAAAAAAGAATTGCCGATAAAAACAAAACCATCGACCCCAACAACTCCAATTTGCTCCGTAGAAGGATTAACTGGAAATATAATATCCGGACAGATGCCAGAAATAAATAAGACAGTTACTAAAATATTAGACAATGTGAATAATTTTCTTTATGATATATTGTCTGGAATTGGAGAAATTACCAAGTTTGTAAAAGATAAGAAAAATTTAATAGGAGATGTAACTGGAAGTATTACTTCAGCTTTAAGTTTCAGAAATATATCTTTAAATATTTTTGGATGTGAGTTAACTCCAAGTTGTCCTGCATCAGATTATTTTATCATCCAAAATGGAAGTGGTGCAGCAGCAAACTCTCAACAACCAAGAGTTGGTGAAGTTGACTCTAAGGCACAAAACCCAACCACAAAAATAACTCCAGAACCAGCTAAACCATTTGCTTCTCCTGGACAAAATCAAGAAGATTTAAAATCGGATTCATAGAATAATGACTTTTAATTTATTTTCTAATCCAACAAAAGATGATATTAAAGTCGGATATGTAGACCCAAACTTTGGATATATTACGGAAATAACTATTTGTGAAGCAAATAATTACGCTAAAGATAATCCAGGAACAACTTTTATTTTTACTGATGGCAATAATAACATTAGATATCTGAATATCAATGAAGTTAATGATTTAACTCCTAACGACTTACTCAATGCAACTGGAGAATGTGACGGAATTCAATCTTACCGTGAGTGTGGACCCCCAAAAATTATATTTTTTGGTGGAGATGGTGTAGGTGCTGCAGCAAATCCTATTATTGGTAGAGACGGTTCTTTACTTGCTGTTGATGTTGTTAGAGGTGGTCATGGATATAAGTATCCACCAATCACTATTGCAAAGGATGATTGTTTATTTGGCAACGGAACTGTTTTAAGATCTATTCTTGGAGAAACTCCAGACCAAATAGAAGTATTTGAGGGAGAAGAAGATTTTGAGGAATATGAATTATGCGAAGATACTGATGTTGGATATGGAGAATCTTTTGGAGTAAATGGCGAAAATCTTGGTAGATGGGATCCATCTGGATACACATCAATAACCGAAGACCCCATTAGAAGAGAGATTGATTTATACCAAAGCGTATTAAAAAATCCTTACTGGACTTCGAGACAAACTAATCCAAGGTCAATTACAGACTCTAATGGAGAAATTTACGAAGTAAATCAAGTTACCTTCCCGAGATGGGGAGAGCATATGAACAAATATGCAGTTTCTCCAGTTCCTCCATCCGATTTAAAGGGAAGTGATTATAGTGGTCTTGTTTTTAATTTAGAATGGGAAGAGTATTTTCCGATTACTGGAGAATATATCTTTAGAGGCAATTGTGATAATATTGCAACTCTTTTTATTGACGATAATCAAGTTGGCAAGTTAAATGGATTTGCAGAAAATCCAAAACCAATCCAAAAAACAGTTCAAGAAGGAAGTCATATAATAAGAGTTGAATTGCGTAATCAGGAAATATATGAATCTACAACTACCACTAAACCAAATTTTGTTGAGGTAGATTTCACAGTATATGGTCAGGGTGCCTTTAGAGATTTATCTTTTTCATTCACATCCGAAGACGGCAAAGATTCATTTACTATCTTAGGGGCTCAGAGCAACAGACAAACAAGAATAGAGAAGATAAAGGTAAGACCTGGAGTAAAATACAAAGTAAAGGCAAAAGAGGACTCTACAAAATTTAAAGGAGTTGAGCAGGGATTAGTTAGAAATGGGGTAAAAAGTAAGGAACTTCCTGCGGGTAATGGTAACAAAATTTTTGCGGATTATACTTCAACTAGAAATGACAATGATGATATTCAGGTTACCACTTCTTTAGGAACTTTTACATCTTCGAATAGAAGAAAGACACCTTACGGAAGAAACACTTATGATCTTACCTTTGAAGTTCCAGGATCCGCAGTAACTTCCCAGACAGAAACTACAATTTCTCCAAAATCTTGGAATGAAAATCCAATGGGAGTTTCTTTATCTATGGTTGCTCCAATGCCAAACATCCCTCAAGAGCAACCACCAATACAAACTGGAAGATGTCCACCTAATCCAATTTGGTCTACCAGATTTCCGGGTTCTTCTCAAAAATGGTATCCAGTGAGATTTACCAGAGGAAATGCTTGGAGTCCATTCATGAATAGATATGCAATATCTCCGGTTCTTCCTCTCAATACTCCGGGAAGCGATACTGCAGGAGTTACTTTCAGTAATTCTTGGGAAGTTGATCTTCCTTATGCTGGATTTTATGGTGTTAAAGGAACCAGAGATAATACTGGAAGATTATTAATCGATGGGCAAGAAGTATCGACTTTAGATGGATTTAATGTAACCAATCCAAAATTAGCAAAGAAATATCTAACTAAAGGTAGACATACAATTACAGTTGAGGTTAACAATAAACCACAAGAAATAAAAAAATATGTAGATACTAAAGTTTTTAGTACACAAGATTGGGCATCTCCACCAACTGCCGCTCAGAGCACAGAAGTCTCTTTCAATGTATATGGAGAAGGGGCAATAAGAGATTTATCCTTTTCATTTACATCTGAAGACGGTAAAGATTCATTTACCATCTTGGGTGCCCAAAAGGTTAAAGAAACAAGAACGGAAAAAATAAAAGTAAGACCTGGTATTAATTATAGAGTAGTTGCAAAAGAAAATTCTGCAAAATTTAAAAGTGTTGAGCAAGGATTAATTAAAAACGGAACTAAGGCAAAAGAAGCCGGTGAAGGTGAAAGTAATAAAATTTTTGCAGACTACATTGCAACCAACAATGATAATGACGACATTCAAATTACAGCTTCATCGGGTATTTTTAAATCTTCAAATAGAAGAAGAACTCCTTTGGGAAGAAATACTTATGATCTTATTTTTAGAGTTGAAGCGGGAGCTCCAGCAGGAGGTTCTACTACAAAAAATGGAGTAACCTACAGCGGTCCAACACTTTTTAAATATCAGGATAGTCGTTGGAGTACATACATGAACGACTTCTCTATTTCTCCAAAAGTTTTTAAATCTATAAGTCAAGAAGATGAAGCAATTATTGGAGATTTTACATTAAAATGGACTAATGTTAATTTCCCTCAGGGTGGAGTTTATAAATTCAATTTTCAAGCAGATAATGCTGCCATATTTAAAGTTGATGGTGTAGAAGTTTATAGCACATCCGATTTTGTTGGGCAAAAAGTTCAATATACATTTAATGCAACAGCTGGAAACCATACTATTGAGATAATATTGCAGAATACTAAGTCTGAGGCAAAAATTCGCGATGAGTTTATTTTTGAAAAGAATCCGATGGGAGTTGCACTATACATCAGTAAAGATATTCAAAGTTCTTCTTCAGATACAATTGCTTGGACAGACAATCCTATGGCAGTTTCTGCAATTCTGATTCCACCACCATGTGCGAAAAAAATAAGTGGTAGAGGAGTTATTGAAAGAGTAGAAATTTTAGATCCAGGAAATGGATATACTCCTCCACCACCACAAGGTGGAGAATATACAGTTCTACTTGTTTTAGATAGAATTATTGTAGAGAATTCGGGAATTAATTATAACTGTGGGGTTGATCAGATAAAAATTACTCCGAGCAATGGTGCAGTGCTTGATTATAATTGCGATTCTTTTGGTAGAATTGTTGGAGTTTCAGTTGTTACTCCGGGAATTGGATTTGATGTATATCCAGAAATTACTATTGAGTCAGAAACTGGTGTTAATGCCACATTTAGACCAGTGTTTCGTGTTGTTAGAGATCCAATATTAGAAGTCCAACAAATTCCAGAAAAATTAATTCAAGTTACAGATTTGGTTGGTCTCAAGCAAACTGGATATGTAGATGGAAGAGCATACTATGGTGCCGTTTACTACGATAATGGCATTCCATATGCTGGATTCTATAAGACTGTTGGAACTCAAGTCAGAGTTTACAACACTCTACAAGAAAGCATTACTGCTCAGGTTACTACAGCTCCAAGCGCAATTCAGAGATCTGGTACTGATATTAATAGTAACAATCCAAGACTCAATATTCCAGGAACTCCGCAATCGACAACGGAGCAATAATAACCCTATTAAATAATAGTATATTGAATTTTTACTACTAATGGCAACAGCCCAAAATACTTTTAATACAAAGGTTGCAACACCGCCTAGAGCAGGTAGAGAGGAACTTCTTGCAGATAATATCTCAAGAAATAATACTGCTAAGCAGAATTATACTGCAATGAGGTATGGTAATGATCATGGGTCGATTAGTTTCGGTCACATTCACAAAAATGCTGATGTAACTGCCGGTGTTATGGTTCAGGCATTTGATGCCAGACATTCTGTCATTTTGGATAATGATGGTCCAAGAAAAGGTTGTAGTCAAATTACGGCACCAGGAAGAGTTGTTATTGAGTCTGGACAAGATTTAACAGAATCTGAAGAGACTCTTTTTATTCATTCTTGGAATGGTAGTATTGCTATCATTGCTTCTAACGGAAAACTCAGACTTCAAGGAACTGATATCGAATTAGTCGCTGTTGGTGAAGGTGGTAGCAAAGGAAACATTCGCATCAATGCAAGCGAAAATATCGAATTAGATGCGAAAAAAGTTTTAGTTAATGCCAAATCTTTATATAAATTGGCGACACCGGGAACAGCAGAAATTGTTGCAAATACTGTCATGGAAATTTATGCTCCAATAATTAGAGGGGTAAGCGATTCTGTTGCCAACAAAGATTCTAAAGTTGGCGGAAGATCTGTACAATCAAGAAACAACAAATAAGGAGAAAATTATGGCATTTTTAATGGATGATAATGCAGTTGGTGGACAATTGATGGTTGGGTCAGGTTTCCCCAAAGCACTTGGGGTTGCTGATGAAAAAATAAGAGGGTCTGGATTTTGTGAAGGACCATTTCAAGTTGGTGCAGCAGGAGAACATAGCACAGCAAAGGCATCTTTAATGATTGGGCAATTAAAAAATCCCGACGCAAAAACGCAACCACTTTATTCATTGTGGTCAAGATTATATTCAAGATTTCAAAGCTTTGTAAGAGTTGATTTACTCTTAAAAGCAAAATATGTTGAAGCTGAAGTTGTAAGGACAAAAGTTCTTCAAGCATCAATTAAAAACTTTGTAATTGACCACCCATCTAAAGCAGGTAAAAAATTAGTTCATACTTGCCTTGAAGGACCAGAAAATGGTGTTTATGTTCGTGGTAGAGCATTAAATCAAACAGTAATTGAGTTGCCAGAATACTGGACAGAACTTGTAGATAGTGATACAATTACAGTATCATTAACTCCCGTTGGATCACATCAGGATATTATAGTAAAAAGAATACAAGACAACAAAATTTATCTTCAAGCAAAAGCAGGAATTCCTATAAATTGTTTTTATCATGTTTTTGCTACAAGAAAGGATGTTCCAAGATTGATAGTGGAAATTGATTCTTGATTGTGAAAATTTGATTTGGATTTTAATACTAAATAACTACTAAATCAGCATAAAAGTAAAAATAAAATGAGTAGATTAAGTCAATTTGGATTTGGGGGAACAATACCATTTAAAGTAGATCCTAGAGCCATTCCTGTTGAAATTTTGGTAGTAGGTGGTGGAGGTGGGGGTGGAGTATCATTAGGTGGTGGTGGTGGTGCAGGTAGAGTTGTCTATACCTCAGATACTTTGGTTATTCCTGCAACAGATTATTCAGTAGTTATTGGTGCAGGTGGAGCTGGAGGAAATTGGTCTGGTTCTCGATATGATGGACTTACTGGATCGGATTCATATTTTTCCAAATTAATAGCTCAAGGTGGTGGTGGAGGTGGTAGTGGTTCCGGTGGAGCATCCATAACTACTGGTGGGAAATCGGGCGGATCTGGAGGAGGTGCTTCTAATAATAATTCTAGTAGTGTTGGAGGAACTCTTTACCAATCAATTGCAAGTTATAATTTCGTTTCTTCTGTAGACACTGCGGCTTTCTTAATTAGTTCTGGAAATAATGGAGGACAAGGAAATAGTGGCGGTGGTGGTGGTGGCGGAGCTGGCGCTGATGGAGGAAGTCAAACCTATGGTGGAAGTGGTGGAAATGGACTCCAATATTCAATTACAGGAACACAAACTTATTATGGTGGTGGAGGAGGTGGTGGAGCATATCATCCATACCAATCACAAACTTCTGGTGGATTAGGTGGTGGTGGTAATGGTAATTGGTATACTGTTGCTGGCGGTAATGGAACTGTTAACACCGGAGGTGGTGGTGGAGGAAATGATAGATATAGTAATGGAGAACCTGCTGGTAATGGTGGATCTGGCATTGTAATTATTGCATACAAAGACAGTTATCCAGCTGCCACTGTAGTAAGTGGAACTGTAACCAATCCAACTCGTTCCGGATATAGGGTTTATAGATTTACAACTTCTGGTTCTATTCGTTTTAATTAATTAAGGAGAAAAATATGGCACATTTTGCAGAAATTAATCACGAAAATCAAGTTCTTCGTGTAGTCGTTGTCGGAAACGATGATTGTAGAGACCAATATGGTCAAGAATCTGAAGAAGTAGGAATTGCATTTTGCAAGTCTCTCTTTGGAGATTATACAAACTGGAGACAAGCAAGCTATAATGGCAGTCTAAGGAAAAATTATCCATCAGTTGGATACACTTATGATGATATGAGAAATGCTTTTATTCCACCAAAACCTTATGAAAGTTGGAGATTAAATGAGGCAACTTGTTTATGGGAATCTCCAGTGCCCATGCCAGAGCGAGATCCAGAAAATCCAGCAATCTATAACTGGGATGAGCAAAATCAAGAATGGAAGAAGGTGGAGATTAGTCAATAATGGCATATACTTTTGAAAAATATGGGACCTTTACTGGTCCCGGAACAAATGTTGAATTTAGAGATAATGACGATTTTTCATTAGACCCATTTGATGGTTACTTTAACCTAAGCGATGTTTCAATGCTTTTGGTTAACACTACAGCATCTCCATCAGATTATGTTACTCTGCATTTGGATGGAAGTAGTACTTCCAATGTAACTCTAGAGAGAAACAGTGGTCCTATTCCAACTTTTAACATTGAGGCAGATCTAACTAACTTTAGTAAAGATGTTTATATTGATCGCAATCTTGAAGTACAAAAAACTCTAACAGCAGAGAATTTAATATGGGGAGGAAGATCATTAAATTCTGCAGCTAGTAGCTGGGATGGAAAAAAAGGATTTGATATTCCCCATCCAACAAAACAAGACCACAGGCTAAGATATATTTGCGTAGAAGGTCCATCTGCAGAAGTTTATTTGAGGGGAAAACTTAAAGATTCAAATACAATTGAACTTCCAGAATACTGGAGAAATCTTGTAGATTTTGAAACACTTGGAGTAACATTAACTCCTGTTGGACATTATCAAGAATTGTTTGTTGATAAAATTGAATGGGGTACAAAGATTATTGTAAAAAATAATTCTGGTGCCACAATCAATTGCGATTACACTGTCTTTGCTGAAAGAAAAGATACAACTAAAAATATACCAGAATATGAAGGCTTGACACCTGAAGACTATCCAGGAGATAATAGAGAGTATGTTATTAATGGAAAAAGATATACTTGAGTAAAATACACGAATTATTTCCTTTGATAATTTATCAAGGTGATGTCCAATGTCATGAAGAATTTAAAAAAAATAATTTAGATCGTCTTCGTGATTATTGGTTTAATGGATATGAGAACGAAAGTCCTGAGTACTCTGGAAAAATATTTGTCCATTCAAAAGAAGAATATAAGTCTTTTTTTAAAGAACTTCGTACTCACATAGACAATTACTTCAAAATTCTCAATGTAGATTATAGTAAACTGAGTTATCACAACATCAAATCGTGGGTTGGATGCCATTTTAGTGATGAAGAACCACCATTAAAACCACATACGCACAATGAATCTAATTTAAGTTATGTTTATTATCTAAAGACTGACGAAACTTCTGATAGATTGTGTATTGTTCAGGATAAAAATAAAAATGAATGTGTTGGTGGAATATTTGAAACATCCTCTCAAAACAATTTAATCAGTAATTACAATAAGTATAATTGCAATTACTATACGATTACTCCAAAAGAAGGGACAGTTGTTATCTTTCCGAGTAATGTTGGTCATTTTACGCAAAAGTTTACGGAGAGAAAAGAAGAGCGTATTGTAATTCCTGGTGATATTCGTGTTACTTTGAAAGAAGAACATTTTAACTATCACCAGAGTTCGACGCACCCCTCTCAATGGTTGGAACTCTAAACCCTTGACACCGACCCCTGACCGTGCTATGATACATGGGTAATCAACGGACGACCGAATGCAAGACGAGTACCTCTCACGCTGTGTTGTGGACCCTATCAAGCGTACAGTGTACCTGTATTCCAGTGAAGGTTCAGAAAAGCAAGTGACCTGTGATACGGTAGATGAATTTATGAATGTGCTAGAGTTCGTTCGTGCTACAGTGGATGAAGAAACTCTCTCTTACGCAAGTCCCCTATGAGTCCATATAAAATTTCATATAAAGACCTCAAAGAGGAACCAATCAAGACCACTCCAGAGAATGTAAAAGAGGCAAATGAAGCACTCTTTTCAGCAAAGTGGAATCTCCCTCAAGCAGCAAAGCACTGCGGAATGTCACAAAAAGAAATGAAGTTGACATTCTGGGAGTACATCAAGTATAATCCTACTACTTACAAAGCGTAAGTTTTTTGGGGCGGTGGTGGAATCGGTAGACACACCAGACTTAAAATCTGTTGGGCTTATGCCCGTGGGAGTTCAAGTCTCCCTCGCCCTATGAGGTTATACCTCTAAATAAACAAAAGTAAGGGACTATTCTATGAAATACAGAATAGATGCCAGATATGTTTGGTACAATCGCGGAACACAAATTGTTCTGATGTATTTCATAAATCAAATTCCTTTTACTTTTGACGACCTTCCAGACGAATCAATATTCGATTTGGAACTTATCAAATTAGCAGATAACGAAAGAAGATTTGAACCAGAGGACCTTTATCAAGCATCATATTACTTAATGCTTGAAGAATGTCATCCTCTTATGTTTGAACTTGAACTGGAAAATCCAGAAATGTTACCTGTTGATTAATGCCCTTGTAGCTCAGTGGTAGAGCAACGGTTTTGTAAACCGTTGGTCGCTGGTTCAAATCCAGTCGGGGGCTCTGAGTTCTATAACTCCAATGTCACTTATTTCACAACAAGACCGTCAAATGGTCATTGAAGCACTTGAATATTATGTTCAAAAACTTAAGGAAGATAACTGCACTCCTGCCTCTATCAGTGCATTCCAAACACTCCTTAACTGGGTCGAACTGGAGCACTTCAAACATGAAAATTAATCTATGGTATTGTGAGTCCATGAAGCAGTGGCGTTGGATTCTCACTGATGATTCAAGACCAATCATTAAACAAGAATCTGGTCAACAACCATTTCTCCGTGATGCTATGAATGATGTAGCAAACACTGTAGAATATATGATGGAATGTAAGCAACCTGAATGAAGTCTGACTTCTATATTGATAAAGTAACAAAAAAACAATCAGAAGAACTTTTACTAAAATACCATTATCTTAAAGATATATCAAAAGGATTCAAGTCTGGATATAATTACGGACTCTTTAAAAATAATGAGTTCTCTCCTTTGAATATAGGTGGTCTTCAAGGAGTTTGTATATTCACTGGACTGCCAGTACCTGAAGTAGCGAAAGGAGCATTTGGACTTGAAAGACACGAACAACAAGGACTCTTCGAACTCTCCAGATTATGCATCAGACCTGATACACAATCTAGTGAATATAACATCACTTCTTGGTTTGTTTCAAAAGCGATTAGACAACTTCGGAGAGATACTGAAGTTAAAGCAATCCTCTCTTATGCTGATAACGATTACCATTCTGGTACAATCTATCGGGCTTGCAATTTTAAATATTACGGTCTCACGGATAGAAAAAAAGATTTCTACTATTCAGACGGAACTAAACACTCTCGTGGAAAAGTAAAAGGTTATGAAGGTGAGTGGAAAGAACGAAGTAGAAAGCACAGATATTTAATGGTATTTGATAAACAACTTCAAAAACGCTTGACTTGGAAAGAAGAGTCATGGTATAATATTGAGGTGTGAAGGAAGTGCGAAAAGAGACTGGGAGTAATCCTAGTCTCTTTTTTCGTTTAATAAATAACTTATAACGGAAACTATAAGTATTAATAAGATGGGTCTCTCCAGATTAGATAATTTTCTGAAATCAGTTCGTGGTACAATTATATACGTAGATCCCAATAGTTTAGATTCTACGGATAGTGTTGAAAATCAAGGAAACTCTCTAACTCGTCCATTTAAAACGATTCAGAGAGCATTAATTGAATCTGCAAGATTTTCGTATCAAAGAGGATTAAACAACGATAGATTCGGAAAAACTACGATTCTATTGTATCCGGGAGATCACTTAGTAGATAACAGACCCGGATATATTCCAGATGGAGAGAATAATTATAGACTGAGAAATGGACTAACTTCAAATGATTTCCCACCATTTGATTCCACAACAAGCTTTGATTTAACCGACAGAAATAACTCTCTATACAAACTTAATAGTGTTTATGGTGGTGTTATTATCCCTCGTGGAACATCTATCGTTGGAATGGATCTTCGTAAAACAAAGATTCGTCCCCTATATGTTCCGAACCCAACTAATGATAACATTGAGAGAACTGCTATTTTTAGAGTAACTGGTGGATGCTATTTCTGGCAGTTCACTGTTTTTGATGCAGATCCAAATGGAATATGCTACACAGATTATACAGATAATCTATTTGTCCCTAATTTTTCTCACCATAAGTTAACAGTTTTTGAATATGCGGATGGTGTAAATGGTGTCAGAATTCAAGACGCATTTTATCCCTCTGCTTTAGAATATGATCGTACTGATCTTGACATGTATTATGAAAAGATTGGTCTTGCTTATGGAGCATCATCTGGTCGTGCAATTGAACCAGATTATCCTTCAGCAAGTTTAGATATTGAACCAAAAATTGATGAATACAGAATTGTTGGATCAACTGGTCTATCAGTAGGAATAAGCAGTATTAAAGCTGGTAATGGAATCACCCCAACAAATAAAATTACAGTAACCACTGTAGATAATGTTCCTGGTTTAGAACCAGATACTCCAATCAAAATTAACGGAATAGAAGTTCCTGGATATAATGGACAATATGTAATATCGGAAAAATTAAATGATACCACATTTGTCTATAGAGTTCAAAATGCACCACAAGTAGCTTTACCATCACCAACTGGATCTACACTCGCTTTAGCATCCGATACCGTTAACTCTGCTTCTCCATACATCTTCAACTGTTCATTGCGTTCTGTATACGGAATGTGTGGACTTCTTGCAGATGGGGATAAGGCAAGTGGATTTAAATCCATGGTTGTTGCCCAATTTACTGGAATTGGACTACAGAAAGATGATAATGCATTTGTTGTTTATAACTCTGACACGGGACTTTATGAAGACAATACAATAACTGGTAATGAAAATATAAGTTCCAATTCAAAAGCACTCTTTAAACCAGCATATAAAAACTACCACATCAAATGTGTTAACGATGCATTCATTCAGAATGTCTCTGTTTTTGCAATTGGTTATGCAGAGCATTTTTCTGTTGATACTGGTGGAGACCAATCAATCACAAACTCCAACTCTAACTTTGGTGCGAAGTCATTAGTTTCAAGTGGATTCAGAAGAAATGCTTTCCCCCAAGATGATTTTGGTTATATCAGTCATATTATTCCACCAAAGGATGTTTCCCCAACAGAATATGCAATTGAATTTGACTCTATAGATGTTCAAAAAGTTGTAGGGGTTACTACAACAAACGAAAGGTTATACTTATACGGTCAGACTGACCCAGATGTTCTTCCAGAAACCATAAAAGAAGGATATAGAGTTGGTGCAAAAGAGAACGACTATCTAAATCTTACACTATCGGTTAATGAGACAGTAAAAGAATATCGCTCTCGTATTGTGATGCAGAATTCTCAAACGAGTTCTGAAAAGAGTTTTTATGTTGGTAGAAGCATTGTTGGAATTAATAGCATCGATACATCAAGCATCATTTCTTTTCCAACAGCTCATAATTTCGAAAATGGAGAAACAGTTCGCATTTTAAGTAGAAATGGACATTTGCCCGATGGGTTAATTCCAAATAATATTTACTATGCAATAACGAATGCAAATCCATTAAGTGGATTGACTACAAATACAACTCTTAAACTTGCAAAAAATTTAAATGATGCAATTAATGGAAATCAGATCACAATTAACTCAAATGGTGGAATTTTAAGAATAGTCAGTAGAGTTTCTGATAAGAATCCTGGAGATATTGGACACCCTGTTCAATATGATAATATTCAGCAACAATGGTATATAAAGGTAGCAACTGCATCAAGTGAAAATACAATTAATTCTATTATAAAGACTCTTGGTGTTTCTGCATTAGGAAATGCAACTCCAAGAACTTATATAACTCGTAAAAAAGATAATAGAATTTTATCGGATAGAATTTATAGATTAAGATATGTAATTCCTGCACAAACTGGTAGATTATATGCAAGACCACCAAGTGATGGTTTTGTTATTCAAGAATCAAATGCTTCTATTGGGTCAACCACTGGAGAAATACAAACATATTTTGGTACAGGAACTTTATCAAATATTAATCAACAAAGAAACTTCAAATTTATTGCTGATGCAAATTGGAGTGGAAATGTTGCGAATATTTTAACAGAATTGCCACATAATTTATCAGTTGGTTCTCAAGTTGAACTTGTCAACATTAAGAGCGAATATAATCCAATTGGCGTATCCCAAACAGGATTTAATAGAGTATTTACAGTTTCTGGCATTTCAAGCTCCAGACAATTTTCGGTTGGATTAAATACAAATCCCGGCGAATATTTAAATGATACCACAGAAAGAGATATAGATCTTCCATACTTCAAGAGAAAGAAATATACTTCAGTTTATTATATTCAACAAAACAAAGAGGTTCAAAAATACATACCAGAAAAACAAGATGGTATATATTACTTAACTATATTAAATTCCTCAAACGCACCCACAGTTACTCCATTTACAGAAGAAAAATATTCACAATCAATAAAAGATCTTTACCCACAACTAAACAGAGACAATCCAGAATCTGATCCAGATGCAGCAAATTCATTTGCAACTCCATCTTTAATTGGACAAGTTGTTGTTGATGATGTACAAAATAGTATTACTAAAGAAACTATTAATGATTTTCTTAAAGATAATGATGTTGGAGTTGGTATTACTGACATCAAATCATCATCTCAAACAAATCATGACTTTTATACATCAATAGAACATGGTCTAAATCGAGTCACTAAAGTAAGTATTGCAAATACTGGAGCAAAATATGTTCCCGGCACATATTATAATGCAAAATTAGTCGGATTTGTTGGGTCTGCTGCAGGTCAAGATGCAACTGCAAAAGTTGTAATTGACTCTTACGGAAGTCTTTCCCAAGTTCAAATTATGCATGGTGGTAGTGCATATGGAATCGGAAATACACTTGCTGTAGTCGGTATAGCAACAACAACTGGACACACTCACGGAGTTGTTACTGTTTCGAAAATTTATAATAATGTTGGAGATGTAGTGAGGGTTTCTGGAATTTCTTCAGTCTCCTATTTGGAATATAATGATTTATATAGAATTACCGATGTTAAGGTTGGCGCTGCAAAGAGCTTTGTGGCAGTTTCAGCAAATCCCGTGCCTAATCGAAGTTCAACTGGGGTTGGAAGAACATTCTCAGAAAATTCCTTTGTTTATTTAACTGGAAGATCTATTGGAATTTCAACGATTAGATATACCCATACAACTGGAATTGCTACGATTGTAACATTAGAAAATCATGGTTTTAGTATAGACAATACTGTTAGACTGAGTGGAAATCAACTTCCAATTCATAATGGAAGATTCTCTATTATTAATAATGTTGGGTTAACGTCCTTTGTAGTAAATGTTGGAATTGCTACCACAGCTCAAAACAGTACAAGTTTTGGTCATGTTTATCCAGAAGGAGTAACTTCAAATTATGGAGATATAAGTCCCGATAATGAAAATATTTCTGGAAGAGTGAATTATAATTATGCTGGAATCACTACTACTTTGCTTTTTGGTATTACCGATGCAACCACGGATAATGTGACCATCCGAGGAATTGATAATTTGGATATTAAAATTGGAGATTACTTGCAAATAGACGGAGAAGTTGTAAGAGTTAAAACAACTGTACCATCAACAATTGTTAGTGGAGATCCAATTTTTGTATTTAGAGGTGCTCTTGGTACTAAAGCAGTAAGTCACAAAATTAACTCTACAGTAAGAAGAATAAGTGTAAATCCAGTTGAGTTAAGAAGAAATTCAATTATTCGTGCATCTGGTCATACCTTCGAATATGTTGGATTTGGACCAGGTAACTATTCAACTGCTTTCCCCGATAAGCAAGATAGACAAACTTCCACAGAAGAAGAATTATTAGCACAATCTACAAGAAGAGAAGGTGGTGTTAATTTCTACACCGGTATGAATGATAAAGGAATTTCATATGCGGGTAATAAGAAATTAAGCACAGTTACTGGACAGGAAGAAGTATTTGATACTCCAATCTTAACCGTAACTGGTGAAGATATTGGAAATGAACCGTCTCTTAATGTTTTGACTGCTATTGAAGGGACTTTTAATCGTTCTATCCGTGTTGAAGGTGGGGCAAACGGAAGAGCAATTTCTGAGTTCAATGGACCAGTAGTTTTCAATGAGAAGATAACTTCAAATTCATCTAAAGGTATTGAAGTAGTTTCTCTCTTCTTACAAGGAGATGCAGCAGTCTCAAGAAAGCATACTGTAGGAATTTCTACTCCAGCACTTGCTGGTAACCCGGGTGATGTTCATTATAACGCTATTCCATCTACGGGTGATTATATTGGTTGGGTTTATACTAATAATAATAGATGGGAAAAGTTTGGAAGAATCTTCCCATATTCGGAAAATGCTGTTGGACTATCTGCAAATGGAAACTTTGTTGGTGTTGCATCCAACATAGACATAAGAGGATCTGGTCCGATTAAGATTAATGGTTCTTTTGGATCTGCGATAGGTATCGCAACCATTACAGTTTCTTCCGACAATATTGCTATTGGTCTCGCTAATAGTACCTCATATGTTGGATTAACAACTCAAATTAAGTTTGTAGGCACAAATCTTCGTGTAGATACTCAATACAATACAACAACTGGCATTTCTACAGTCAATATTATTGGACTTGGTGAAACTTCAATTTATAGAGCAAATCAGTTTATTAAATTGAACGCAACGCCAACTAATTTCTTAAAGGCAAATGGTGCAGATGCCCCATTATCATATTCCGAAGTTACCACAGCTCTTGGATTTGTTCCCACCAACAGTTCCTCTCTTACTGGTGCATATCCATTAGGAAACTCAGCTGTTGTTGATAGTATTGATCAGGCAATTAATGGTGGACCTTTCAATGGTTCAAGAACTGATTTCTCCATGAAGATTAATGGTACTAACTATATACCATCAGGTAATGCGGCAAACCTTATAGTTTCTATTGGGGGAGTTATTCAGAAACCAGGAACTGACTATACAGTTCTACAAACTGCTGGGGATAACACAAATACAATTCGCTTTTTAACCCCACCACAGGCAGGAAAATCTCACTTCATAGTTGCATTAGGTGCTCAGGGTGCATTATTATCTGATAACTCTTGGAAGAACAAAGGTGAACTTGTTGTTGGATCTGCAAACAACAGTGCAATAATTGTTGGACCTGGACCTGAAGGTACTATGTTAACAATTGATTCAACTGTAGGTGCTGGCATAACTTGGAAAAATCTATATTCAACAACATCGACTACAGCAAACAAAGTGTTAGTTAACAAGGAATTTTGTTCCGTAACTCAAAATAATACCACAATAACTTTGCCAACAAATCCAGTGGCTGGGTGGTTTGTTACAATAAACAACACAGGCAATTTCCAAAATATTACCATCGCAAGAAATGGTAGTTTACTCATGGGACTTGCGGAAGACATGATAATGGATGTCGGTTATGTTTCGCTGAATCTCATGTTTGTAAATAGCACCATTGGTTGGCGATTATTCTAAATTAGGAGGTTACTAAAATGTCTCAAACACAAGTAGATTTAATTTTAGATGGAGCAGTGGGGACTGCAGATATTGCCAATTCTGCAGTCACAACTGCAAAAATTGCTGACGGGAATGTTACGGCAGCAAAAATTGCTGCCGCAACTATCACAAAAGATAAACTTGCTGCTGATGTTTCTTTTAAGACTCCATTTACAACAAATGGATTTTCTAATCCTATTTGATTAGGTTCCGTCTTCTTTGATTACAATAATATTGTAAGCACCGCATGTTGCACTAAATGATTGATTTGCGGAGAGAACAATTTCATTAGGAAAAACAAGAGGCTCACGACCTTTTGCTATACTTGTTGAACCTCCAGTAAGGGATATTCCACCCCAATTCATCAAAGTACAATTTGCCATGAAGTTTATCACTAATCTTACATTTTGACCGGTGCTATTGGTATATGTTGCATTAGTACTTCCACTTAAAACTTGAGAAGCCATATTAATTCTGAAATACTTTTATAATATTTATAAATAAGTAAAAAGGTAGGCGCTCTCCTCCAATGGGAATAAATAAGAATTTTGTTGTCAAAAACGGTTTAGAAGTAAACAATAATCTTATCTTTGCCGACGCTACAAACGATAAAGTTGGTATTGGTACTACCGTAACAAGAGCAACTTTAGATGTTCGTGGTGGTATTGCCGCAACTCATATAAATTTAACCGGAATTGCAACTTTCCAAACTCTTGTACTTGAAGGACCAGTAGCTGCAGGAAGTCTAACAAGTTTAGGATCAACTGGACAGTATCTAAGAACAACTTATAGTGGAGTTGAGTGGTCAAGTTTTCCTAATTTTAGAACGGTACAAACTTATACTGCTTTTGATGGACAATTTGAGTTTCCATTTACTCATACACCAAATGAACTTGATGTTTTTGTCAATGGTGTAAAATTATCAAGTTCAGAATACTATGATAGCAGTGTCGATGTAACTTTAGTTTCTTCAACAAATCAGGGTGATATTGTAGAACTTGTTGGTTATGGTGTGCTCGGCGCATATACTGGCGGATCAACTATTAATGGTATTACAGTTCTTGATGAAGGAACACCTGTAGGTACAGTTGATTTAGTTACATCAATTAACTTTGTTGGCGGTGATGTAGTTGCTGCTGGCACGGGTGCAGGAGTTACAGTATTCATTACACCAACTGACATAAACTATATCGATGGTGATGCAAGAATCACTGGAATATTGACTGTAGGTTCTTCAAGTGTAACTATAAATGGTCCACAAAATAAAATTGATACTGGAACTATCACAACTGACGAATTAAATGTAACTGGACAACAATATTCAAGTTTAAATTTTACAAAGACAGTAGATAATCCAGTTTCTATTGGATCAACAGAAATAATTTTAGACAGTAGTTCCGATATTATAGTTGGAGATAGAATTACTGTAGTTGGAGTGCTAACTTCAGCACCTGTTGTTGCAATAACTACAACTGCAGTTACTCCATATAATAGAACATTTTTAAATACTTCAACAGCAATTAACACTGGAATAGGTTCAACAGCAATTGGTGTTGCAAGTACAATTGGAGTATCTGTTGGAAGTTCTATCAGTATCGTTGGTATTTTTACAGATGTTCCAGTTGTTGGATTCTCAACAATTTTAGTTCAAAGTGGTTATGTTAATGCGGTTTTAATCAGTCCCGGATTTGCAAAAACCACTGTAATCCCGATTAATTCTCCAGTAGGATTCTCAAGTAGAGTTACTCAAAAAGATGTAGTTCAAATTGGAGCATCCAGCACAATATCAACCGGAATTAGTTCTGCAAGTTCTGTATTGGTACAAAGATTTGTAAATTCTTCCGGTCTTTCTGTAGGAAATGTATCAATATCTGCGGGTATTGTTACTGCATCATCTGGTATTATAACATACTATGGTGATGGACAATATTTACTTGGCGTAAGTGTTGGTAGCACCCAATATTGGAATAAAACATCAGTTGGAATTCATACATTATCTAATGTCGGCATAGGAACAACGGCAAAATCAGCATATTCTTTAGATGTAAATTCTGATATTAACTTTGGTGGTTCATTATATCAAAATGGCAGTCTTTTTGTCGCTTCGCGTTGGACTACTGGAGCAGGAACAACAATTTACCGACAAAGTAGAGTTGGTATAGGTACAACAAAAGCAGATACTGACTTGCATGTACAAGGAGATCTTAAAGTAACGGGAAATATCTTAGATAAAGATGGAAATTTTGGTTCTTTGGGTTATGTCTTAGGAAGTGATGGTTCTAATGTTTCTTGGATTAATAGTTCAACATTAGGAATCCAAGGTGCTCAAGGAATTCAGGGACTTGATGGTATTCAAGGTCTCATGGGAATTCAGGGAAATGAAGGTTATGTTGGTCAAGATGGTTCCCAAGGTTCTCAAGGTGTTCAAGGAATTCAAGGTAGATCAAATCAAGGTGTTCAAGGTCTTCAAGGTTCTAATGGAACACAAGGCACTCAAGGCACCAGTGTTCAAGGAAGAGAGGGAGCCTTTGCTGGTCAGGGAGCGCAAGGAACTGAAGGTTCACAAGGAACTCTAGGTCCTCTCGGCAATACAGGTCCACAAGGTGTTCAAGGTACTCAGGGACTTGCTGGACAAGATGGTGTATTATTGAATGTTGGGTCTTCTGGTTCATTTAATGTTGTTCTAACATCATCCTCCGCAGGAGTTACTACTCAAATTTCAAGTTCAGATTCGTCAAAACCATTTGTTTTTGACACATCTATTCCCGGTGTTGGAATTGGAACAACAACAATCAGTAGCAATTTGCATATTGGTGCTGGTAGAACAACTCCTAATGGAGCTCCAATCAAAGTTAATGCAGGATCTTTATTAACAACGCCAGAATCAAATGCAATTGAATATGATGGAGTGAATCTATTCGTAACACAAAATGATATTACAAATGGAACTAAGAGAGCATTTATTGACTCAACGCAATTTTATAGATTAAATGCAAACGGTAGTGATATTAGTGCAACAACGGCAGAAACCTCAGTTTCTTGGTTTGGAAACAATGTAGGAGTTTCACTTCTCTCTGGACATTATTATGAAATTGACTATAATCTCTTCTTCACGAAAACGACAGCAGGAACTTGCACATTGCTCTTCAGTTCTTCTTCCGGGTCTGGATTTGCATCATTAACTGCAACTGGTAATGTTACTGGTAATATTGACATTGTTGGTGGAAGAGTACTTGCAGGAACTGGTCAAACAGTCACAATGTCTCCATCAGCATCTATTATTAATGGTGCAGGAGGATTGATTCAGGTTAAAGGACTTGCTATACCATCTGCAGACTGCAGAGTGACTTTAAAAGCATTTGTCAGTGCTGGTACAATTACGCCGCTTAAGGATAGTTATCTAAAAATTAGGTGCTTAGGAAATTCAGACTCAATTGGAAATATTGCTTAATTATTTCGCTCCAATTCTAAATAAGACATAGGAGATCTACAAGAATGGCATACAACAGAGAACTATCGCAGTTTGCATCTTATTTGGGTGTAAATGATGCGGCTAAAAGAATAGGAATATTAACAGATATAAATGTTTCTGGTGTTGTTACTGCCAATTATTATCATGGAGATGGTAGATATTTAACTAATATTGTCGCATCATTTGTTCCAACGGGTCCAGCAAAATCAATTCAATTGAATAATGGTGGATATCCTGCGGGTGCAAATAACTTTTTTTATGATACAGGTACTGATAATGTTGGTATCGGAATTTCAACTCCAACATCAAAATTTCATGTAACTGACACTTCTCTTTTTACTGGAATTTCCACATTTACAAATACTACGCTTTTTAGAGGAAATCCAGTTATAATTGGATCTGCCACTTCAACTGGCACTCCATCACAATCACTTCAAGTAACTGGCAACGCATATATATCATCAAGACTTGGAATTGCTCTTACAGTTACGCCAACAACTCAAGTTTCTATTGCCGGAACTTTAGGATTATCTGAAGTTGGTGGTACTGGGAATAGAACTCTGATAACATCAACTACAGGTGGATTAATCATTAATCATAATGATTCTCAAGATATTATATTCCAGACTAACTCTACAAATAGATTTAGATGGAGACACGCTTCAAGTGCTCTATTAATTGGCGCAGATACCCCAACTGGAACGGCAAACCAAAGACTTCAAGTTGCTGGCGGTGCATATTTTAACGGATCTTTGGGTATTAATTTTGCTGCTCCAACATCAGCTCTTTATGTTGATGGCGATTCTTTCATATCCGGAGTCACAACATCAGCAAACTTTAATATAACAGGACAATACAGAGCAGGCAATGTACCAGTTATTGATTTCAACCGAAGATTATTAAATATCACAGCAGGTGCAATCGTTGGTATAAACTCTAATGGAATATATGTTGGTGCAGGTCTTACGACATTAGACTTTGTTGGAACTGGAGTAAGCGTTAGGGTCAATAACTCAACTTCACGAATTGAAGTTGCAATGAGAGATGAAGGTATTCTTGGATCATATGTTGAAGATGCAAAAGATATGTTTGGGCATCTACCTTTTGAAAAAAGAATATTAGCGAATGAAACAATCACAATTGGAAATCAAAATACAGGAGTCTCGTCAAGTTATGTTGTAGGAAATTTTGCAAAGTTAGTGATAGATTTTAACGGAACTTTAAACATTGATTCCAATAAGGTTGTAGTTATAAATCCACTGGGATTAAATAAATAGACTATAAATAACTAAAAAACAAATTAGGGATATGTCTCAACTAAATGTTGATAATATTGCAAATAGATTAGGGACAGGTGGACCTACTGTTCCTGCTTTGACATCTACGGGTAGCATTACTGTTCAAGGAAATCTGAATGTAACTGGAATTACAACTCTTTCTTCAGCCAATTTCCCCTCGGGATTTACCGTTTCTAGTGGTACTATTACTGCACCTACTTTTACATCAAATACTGCTTCAGGCACCGCGCCATTTACAGTTTCATCTACAACTAAAGTAAACAATCTGAATGCAGATTTACTTGATGGATATGATAGTTCGATATTTTTTAATGCAGGAAATCTTAGTTCTGGTACAATACCAACTGCAAGATTAGCATCAGGTACTGCTAACTCAGGAACTTTCTTAAGAGGTGATCAAACTTGGCAACCAGTCACATCTGCCGATTATAACTCTCTTGAGCAGATTTTTGGCGGAACAAGAAAAAGTATTTCGGCAATCTATAGTATTAATGCAAGACAAAATACTCTGAATGGTTGGGCAACTAATGGTCCTGCTGTAGCTGCTGGTCCATTGGTCAGCGATCTTCGTGCATATGGTGCCAATGGACAGTCTGATGCCGAACAGTGGTCTTGGTTTGGTTTAGGATTTATCCCAAGAGTAAATGATAGTACTTATAATTATGGAGATACTGGACAAAATTATCCTCTCACTAGACAGCAGATGAATGTGACTGGGAATAATATAGGTTCTCAAGCTCTATCAGGAGCATATCCAAACAGTACTTCTTACAACCCCGTAAGCATCTTAATGATGCCAATTCGTAATCATTCCAACATTTCTAAGACAATTACAATTTATGGAATGCATTCATCATATTGGTCATCTGGACATGATGGAAGTTCTTTGTGGGTATATTCTCCGGGACAAAACGGAACTTATAGTGGAGTAACATCTGGTACTTGGACAAATCTTGGGCAAAGAACTGGTAATAGTAGTTACGGACTTACTTGGTCGGCAAACATTACAATTCCAGCACAAACAACTTATGTTGTCATGCAAGTTGCAACATCATACTATTGGACAAATACTGGTGGTATTTTTTGGATGTATGACCAAAATAAATTCTATAATTTATCATCTACTTTTTCTGATCCATATATTCAAGTTGATAGTAGAATGATTAATACTATGAAATTTGCTGATTGGTATAGATACGGTCTAACTTCAACTAATCAGTATCAATTCTACAAAGTTTATAATGCATGTGCAGACATGTATGGTAATAGATAATATAAAAGGAGTACTCTAATGGCATACGTACAATTTAACGAACAAAATATTAGTACAGTTCAAGTATCATCTGAACAAGAAGGTGATGGTTGGTATTTAATTCCAACTGAACATGAAGGTCATAGTTTTTATAAACTTGTTGATGGGGAAGTAGTTCCATTCTCCGAAACTGAGGTTGAACAATTTAATCGCAACACATTTAAGAAAAGTTATCAAACAGAATTAAAAACTAAAGTTTCTTTAGTTTTAACTGAAACTGATTGGTTAGTTCAAAGACATTCTGAACAATCTAGTTCTAATGGAGAAACATCTTTATCCGATGCGGAATATTCAAGTTTAGTTGAATATAGATCAAATCTTCGTTTTCTTTCTAACGAAGATTTATATCCTGAAGAATATGTCTTTCCAGAATTTCCTCTGAAAAACAGATATTCGTTCAGTTCAATAAGTGATTTAGAATCTTTACTAAATTTAATTCCAAATTGAACTTGAGGTAGACACTCATAAAACTGTCCACTGACCTCCCAAAACCGACTTGGGAGGTTTTATAATGTCTAAAGACACCTGAGAAACGAATGAGGTACTCAAATCTGAACCGACTGATTTTTGTCGGCAGTTTTGTATGGGTTGCTCATTGGGCAACCAAAGTAACCGAAGCAGTGTTTAATGCACTATTCTGATGCTTACATTATACACCAGTGGATACAACTATAGCAAGCGTCGTTGCAATCAAGTTGTAGATTGGTTCATTTCCAAACACCTTCCAAGATATAAACTTGAAATCATTGTCAATCATCGTGGAATGTTACGCGATGGAGTTTATGGTTGGGTAGGAGTAATTGGTTGTAATTGGAGACCAAGATGCTTTGAGATTGAACTACACAATCATATGGACCCTGACCATTACACCAGAACCCTTCTACACGAACTCTGGCATGTTTATCAGCATGTTATGGGTGCTCTGAAGGATAAGCACGGAAAGAGGTACTGGAGGGGCATAGACCACTCTGAGACGGACTATGAAGACCAACCATGGGAACAACAAGCATTTCAAATGGAAGAAGTGCTTTTCAATGAATACTTAGACTACTTGACACAACACTGAAAACTCTGTACAATGACCTTTGTGGAGGTTGAAAAACTATGATCACTATGAAAGCTCCTAAGACCAAGAAGAAATTTGTAAGTGTAACACCGCTAAGTTCCAAGGCAAAGAATCGCTTTGTGAATATCATGCAATCACTTCATACAATGGAAGTGGAACAAGAAACTGATAACATGTTATTTTTGGTTTCTATCAATCGACAATACTGCACTTGGATTCCCAAGTCTGGTAATGAACATTGGAAAATTGAGAAATGATTGGATTGATTGCTGCGTTGACTTGTGGAATTTCTACATACTATGGAGTCGGAGACGGATTTCATGGAAAAGTTACTGCGAATGGTGAGCGGTTTGACGCTTATCGTTGGACTGCAGCTCACCCTTATCTACCTATGGGTTCACGCATACGGGTGACAAATCAAGACAATGGTAAACAAGTTATTGTTCGTGTAAATGATCGTGGTCCATACTCACATGCTGATTTGGATCTTTCTTATGCTGCTTTTGCTCACATTTCTTCTGTAAAAAAAGGTAACGCTGTCGTTTGTTGGAGGGTTGTTGGATGAAAAAACTGATTGTTCTTGCTGCACTATTGTTTGGTTCTCCTGTTTTTGCACAGTCTGCACCAGTAGTTCCTAAGGTAAAAGTTTATCGTCCTTTTGTATATGAAACAAACTGTATTTTAGAGTATGGTGTTCAAACCTATGATGATGTTTGTAAAGTCATTGAAACTCGTGAAACTGGTGGAGCATTGAGAACTCGTAACATTTTCTCCAATAAGTTTGGTTTGACTATCAAAGGACGGTTTGATAAAGAGAAAGGATATGTGACTTGGGATAGTCACAACAAATTTGAATATAAGTTTGATTATAAAGTTGGTGGTAGTGGTTGGACTTATGTAATGCCAGGTGTTCTTCTTGAAAATATTAGTTGGGACTGATGAAAGTTACTGAACATAACATTCAAGATACAGACTTGAATTTGGACGATATTATCGAACTAATTCGATTGGTTAAGAAAGAATCAAAAGAGCATGAAGATCGTGCTGTTTTGCTACGCTATGGTGTTTTGATTGGTAAGTTGGTCTGCCTTCGACATGACTTAATTTCTTAAAAAATTATAAACTACCTTAAATAGTAGTAGAATAGGAGAAAACCATGGTTGTATTTCTTACTGCAACCATTATTACTTGCTCTGACGCATTGAGTGTGATTCAACGCATTTCTAAAGTTGTGGGATTAACTGAAGTTCAAAGAACAGAAATTATTCAAGAAATCCGCAAAGTTATTCCTTCCTGTCCCGTTAAAGTAGTAAAACAATGAATGAAGAATCTCAAATTGACAAGTGGAATCGTGGACTGACTCTCTTTGAGGAAAGTGTATTGAAACCAGATCCTGAACTTCGCAACTGTGCTCATAACCAAAAGTGTTTTAATGAACTTATGGCAGTTCGTGAACAAGTCCTACAATATCTTAAGACATTGAGACAATGAGTTCTTATACCTTTTGGTTGATTATATTTGCTTTTGTTTTGTATTTTATTGCTACAGACCAATCAGTAGCGAGGGCATTTTATATGCTAACTCAACTAGCAAGAGTACAGTATGAAAAGACAAAGTGGTGGATTTTACATAATCCAGCAAATCCAATTGTAAAGTATTTTATGTGGAGAAGAGCATATAAACTTGCGAAGGAATTGCAACAGGAGTTAAAATCAAGAAATAAATAAACATTATCTGAGTAATACATATGCTCTCCACTCAATACCGTCTTCGCCTTGAAGCAATCTGTGAGCGAATTGTAAAAGGCGAATCTGTAGAGTTAAGCGACATGATTTGGGCAGAGAAGTTGGCAAAAGCAAATCGTTCCGCTGCAACACTTCTAAGGCAAGCAAGACGCCGTGCTGCAAATCCAGATATGCAAGAAGGAAGTTTAGATGACTTTATGAACGCATTGGATTTGGGTGATCCCGACCCTTCAAATCACCGCACTGGATTCAATGGAGCTGATGATATTATTGATTTCTTCACAGGAGACAAACCAGACGATTGGCGACAAAGAGACTGATGAAATATTTACTTTTACTTTTGCCATTTGCAACTCTACCCGCAAGTGCTATCACTTGGAGAGAGTTTTGGGAACCTTTTGAACCAAGAGTTTATTATAGAGAACCAATTTGCACAGAAGTTGTGTATCGTGAAGAATATGTGCCAGGCAATAGATGGAATCCTGGATATGTAAGGACTTGGAGAGAACGAGTCAGAGTTCCTTGTTCAATTTATAATTAAGTTGTATTAAGCAATCCACATAAACCTCCTAGATAGTGGTAGAATAGTAAGGTCATAAAAATGAACTGAAAACTCTTTATTATGATATTCTTTGTGCGTGGAGGTCATTATGCACAATTTAATTTCTTACAATCAACTTGCTGGGTGGAAAAAAATCGGTAATACGCTAGATGAGTTTATAGACCAGCACGAAATTATGAATTCATATTTTGAATGTCTAACTGAATGTGATGAGGATACGCAGAGTTGTAGAAGAATATGTAGAAAACTCTTGACCACATAGACCAGTTTAAAGTCTGTCCATTCACCCTTGACTTTCGCGGTCAAGGGTTTTATAGTAGGTGCATAGACATCCAAAGCAATGACCTACACAGCAAAACTCAAAGTTTCTTTTGATACTGAATGGACTCCAAGTTATTCGTCTGGAATGTATGACGACGAAACTCTTCCTGAGGAGCATTATACTTTTGAGATTCCCTGTGAAGACATCAACACCATTCAACTCTTCCGTTTCTTTGGAACTGTTGCCCGCACGATGGGACATAATGAAATTGGTATTATGAAAGGTGCTTGTTCGCTTGCATTTAATGATATGCGTAGTGAAGAAGATATGCGTAAAATTTCGGAAGAGTTTGAGCTGATGATGTCAGAGGATTATTCTAAAGAACTCCGTAGGTTGGAAGATGAGATTTATGATCTGAAAGCAAAACTTTCACGCTGCCAGCAACCCGAAAATCCTCAATATACCGATGAGGAAATGTCAGCAATGACTCATCAAGAATGGAATGGTGTTGTTCCTGGGTCTCCTGAAGCAGTTGAGAAAGGTTGTAAGTGTCCTGTAATGGATAATGAAGAGATGCCTGAAGAACGCAAGTGGGTTAATGCTGATTGTCCTATTCACGGTAAAGTAAAATGACTGAACGAGCACAAGAATTTATGAATGAAGTATGGGAACACCGAAATAATTTCGGTGCTGATACTGAAGAAAAGTTAGTTTCTGCTATTCTTTGTCTTGCTGCAGAAAAAGTGCAGTTCTTTACGGCTCAAGATGGTAGAATTGTTTTGGATAAAGGTGATATGATTCGACTTGCAGAGGAACTAAACCAATGAAAATCTTTCAAGTCGCAAAATGGGGTGTAAGAGAGGATTATGGTAAAGAGTTCTACCTATCACTCTTTCTTACTGAACGATATTCACTGCTTCAAGTTGCAGTTGATTTTGGTGAATATGGTAAGTGGATTGAGTGGCCTTATCTTCAAATCTCTATGGGATATGGTAGACTGTTTTCCTTTCTATTCTCTCTTGGTCGTTTAGGATTTACTTTTGATATCTGGGGGAGAAACTGGCGTGATGAGTTGTTCTATCAAGCAAAAGATTATATGAAGTTGAAAGATGACTAAACCTCTACCTGACAAAAGAGAACTTGATATAATGTGGACTGTTGCAACCAGTACCAGTTTGGAAACTGGCACAAGACCTAACATCCATTTTGCCAGGATGCTGTATGATGAGTTCAACGACATCAAACCCCCAGTAGGACTTGGAAAATGAGTGGTGGACATTTTGGTAACTGTGGTTACGATTACTACAAAGTTTATCAGTTTGCTGATGAATTGGAAGATGAGATTCTCAAAAATGGTCAGAAACGTGAAGATGGTGGATACTATGGTGAAGAGTATTATCCTGCTTTTGAACCAGAAACTATCGAATATCTAAAAGAACAACTGCCAAAAATGAAAAAGATGGCAGAGATTATGAGGCATATTGATTATCTGTATTCAGGTGATCATGGTGAAGATAGTTTTATGGAACGGGTGAAAGAAGTGGAGGCTAAGTATGAAATTTGATGGAATTGATTGGGCAGTTTTGTTTGTATTTTTTATTGCAATCGTTGCTGGTGCTATCATCACCTATGATGCCCAACAACAACGAGTATTATTCCAACAAACATACAATAAAAACTTGGAGTGTCGTCAAGCACTCAAAGACCAAACAGTAGTAAGAGTGAATGAGATTTGTGGAGAAGTTCCTGTGATTGGAGATTTTGTGAAATGAACCAATATTATAACGACTATCCAAAAGAACCTATTGGTGGTGGTAATCCTTATTACTGCTGTTCTTATTGTAAGATAAGTGACCCACAAATCAACGGAGAACTTAAAAATCATACAGAATGGTGTGAGTATCGTATTCAAAAGGAACTTGGAAAATGATTGAACTTCGTATCGTTGAGAATGAACTGGGAGTGAAACCAGACATTCAGTATCGGTATCATATTTTTACTACTGATGCTTCTGGTAATTTATGTCCTCCCATCCTTTATGATTGTGAGGAATGGAGTGAATGGAAAACTGCTCCTTATGTAAATGTAGAGGAGATTGAAAATGATTGAAATCAAAAAATCTTATGTCTTGGAACTAACAGAACAACAAGCAAAAGAACTCTATTGGATTTTGAGAGATGTAAATTTAGAAACTGATAATACACTAAAACTTGTTTATCATGAACTAAAAAAATTATTTGATGCGGGGATACGATGAACGAAACACTTAATAAGAACCTCACACTCATTCAGGAGGTTGCTACAAAGGCACTTGAAGAACTCAAGAATTCCACAGAACGATTTGGTGGTGTAAATTATGCTGACCTACGAGTGGTTGATGTGTGGGTGAAATATAGTATTCACGAAGAGGATTTGGAGTATGGTGTGTTGATTGAAGAATGTTCTCCAACTGCTTATGATTTTCAGGATTATATGTTAGAATACCTGAAAGATAATCTGCCTAATAATTTGGGGTGGAGCATTTATGTGGAGTTGGATTGGTGATGACTAAAACTCAATCAGCATTAGAACGAGTTATTATTGAACTTGATAGTTGGTGTGATAATTGGACTCCGACATCTTATAATGACCCTCGCATTAGTTTGAGACAGATTGCTGACCGTGCCCGTGATGTTTTAGAACAGGAGAAAAATGACTATGATTTTAGATGAAGAAGTCATCAAACTTGTAAAAGAACACTTTGAAGAAGATTGGGATGAAAATGATGGTTGGGAGTATTCTGGAAACTTTGATGCCTTTGTGAAGTTTGCCCAAGAAATCTTTCAAATGGGTTATAATGAAGGTAGTTATGATATGTCCTACTATGAGTGAAATGAAACCCTTTATCTTTATCTTCATCATTCCACTTCTCATCATTACTGGTTATTTCCTTTCTATGGAACTACTGAATACTTACAATACTCAAAAGGACAGAGAGATGTTCTTGAAATCTTATGAGATTGTGATAGAATGTAGGAAGTCTTATAATGTGATTAATTCCGCAACTAACATTTGTGGTGAAGTTCCTGTATTTGTGAGTTCTGTAAAATGACTAAATGCACCTGTTCTTACATTCAAATAGGAACCAAGACCTCCAATAGCAAAAACCTCAATCCAGATTGCCCATTACACGGAACTGATAGTGTGTGGTATAATAGTCCAGAACAAGTCAATAAACGAAAGGATAGGTCTCAACGACTTCGGGAACTTTATGATGCTGCTCGCAAAGCAAGGGAGAATGTGAAATGAAAGTTTATTCACTCTATCACAACGAAACTTATGTTGCTTCCTTTCCAAATAAGGAAGATGCTGTTTTCTATGGTAAGCAATTCTATGAGGATGGATGGTCTTGTAATATTATTGAAGAGTATTTGAGTAAATCTCCACCACTTTATAGCACTCCTTATATTCCACCTGCTTCAAGCACTACTCCTACTATTCATAATGTAGTAAAAGCAGAACCTTATAAAGATGTGAGAGCAAATTGGGAGGAGAAATGACTTACGAAGTTCAAACTTGGGATGATGCAGATAAAACTGTGTATTATGAAACCGTAAAGGATGCTATTGATTATGAGAGTGCTCGTGATATAATTGTAGAGAAGTATCCAAATCGTAAAGTAATTGCTGTAATTAGAAAATGAATTTACTTGAAACACTTGAATACTTTCTCACAGAAACCGCAGCAGATATGGATGGTTTGTCTTGGGAAATCCGTGAGGAAACTAACTTTGAGGACAACAACATAGACCATTTGACTGAATGTTATGATTTCAATAAAGAACTTTATGATAATCTCAAACAAATCAAACTGATGATTGAAGAGAAAGACCCAGTAAAACAAATCCTCAACGACCCTAATGATGAACTGATTGAAAAGTTTGTGGAAAAGAAAAAAGAAGTTAATGATAAACTGATTGAGAATGTGCTAAAATGGTCTGATAAAGTTTTAGATGGTATTGATTTGAATGAAAAACTACCCGATGAAGAAAATGACTGAACCAACAGACACAGAAATCCTTGAATTTCTACTCAATCAATTCAAGATGTGTTCTCCTAAAATGAATGGAGAACACGATTGGGTTTTTATGAATAGTGGATTTCCTATGAGTAGAGCAAAAGGTAAAAGTGCCCGTGATGCTGTGATTGCTGCGATGAGGGCAAGATGACTGAAATTGTTAATCTTGAAGAATGTGTTGATTATGTCGTCAAAGTTGTTCGCAGAGACGATACAACTCTTTATGGTAAAATTAGAAATTCTCCCACCTATCCAGATGATGACCGTCCTTTTGTATTTGATTTGGGAAATGGTGGGGGACTTCGTTATAGTAAATATGGTAGAGTAGTAAAAAAGGCAAACAAACTTGATATTATTTGGATTAAAAAAATAGCAAAGGAAACCTGTGATGACTGAAAGAAAACCTATACAAATCTCTGGTGATATGGTATTATGTTCCGACAATACCTTATGGAAACTTGATGGTAGTTGGTGGGCAAAACTTGCTCCCATTCCTACTGACGAAGAATACGAAGAACAACGAGATGCCAGATTGGAATGGCATAACAAACTTACAGAAGCATTATATGAACGAGGTAGTTGGAGTAAAAAATGACTTATAAATAAAATGTCTATAGAAACCGCAATTCTCTACGGACAGATTAGGTGCTTTCGGGCACCTTTTCTATTATAAATACTAATGCGGTTTCTGTAGAATAACGATGACTTACCAAAGTCCAAGAATTTACATATACAAAATTACCTTTGAAGAAGTTCCATATTACTATTATGGAGTTCATAAGGAAAAATACTTCAACGAAGAATACTGGGGTTCTCCTACAACAAACAAGTGGTGTTGGGAACTTTATACACCAAAGAAACAAATACTTCAATTTTTTGATTATACGGATGAAGGTTGGTTGAAAGCACAAGAAATTGAAGAAAGATTGATAAAACCATTTTTTAATACAGATAAATGGTGTCTAAATGAAAGTTGTGGTGGTAAAGTATCTCTAAAAGTTTTGCGTGAAAGTGGAAATAAATGTTATGAACTTGGTTTAGGAGTTCATTCACTAACCAAAGAGCAAAGAAGTGAAAATGCTAAAAGAACTGGTAAAATTTATGGAAAAAAAGGAGGTGAAAGAGTATATCAACTTGGTGTTGGAGTTCACGGAAGAACAAAAGAACAGATGAGTGAAGATGGGAAACAAGGAGGAAAAAAATCATACGAACTTAAAATAGGAATACACGGAAGAACCAAAGACCAGATGGTTGAAAATGGTAGAAAGTGTGGAAATAGAACATATGAACTTGGAATTGGAATACACGGACAAAGCAAAGAAAAAATGACGGAAAATGGAAGAAGAGGTGGAAAAATAGGAGGTAAAAAAACAAGTTCTCAAAGATGGATGTGTCTTGAAACTGGATTTATCACAAACGCAGGTGCTCTTTCAAATTATCAAAAGAAAAATGGAATAGACATCACTAAACGAGTGAGAGTGGTATAAGGACACTTTACAAACTGGAACAAGGTGCCTTTACAGGGCACCTTTTTTGTTGTATACTGACCTTATGAGTAATCACTTAAATGAATAACGATTGGAAACCAACTGAAATCAACGAAGGACAATCAACAAACTGGGAACCAAGGAAGCAACACCCCGAAGAAGTCGCAAATGGACTTCGTGATGCTTTTAGACAAGCAATCAAAGATGGTGTGATGGATGCTACTCCTTATTTTAAATCTATGACTTTCAAATCTGATATTGAAAAAACAGAAGCAGAAATCAAAGTGCTTCAAAAGAAACTTGAACTCCTCAAAGAGATTGAGACACATAAATCTCAACCAAGAATGTATCTTGAAAACTCTGGGAAGTATGAGGTTGTCTCTTATAATGGTGAGAATTATTATCGTCTGGAATATCCAACTGATGTTATTTGGTATAAGAAAAAGAAACCTGCTGATGGTATGATGCTGGTTCGTATTACTGATGGTGAAACTCGTCGTCTGCTTGAAGGACTTTGGTTTAATGAGGTGCGAAAGGGAAATTATACTTATGTGGGTGAAGAATGGTTGCCTGATGAGTTAGAATATGAAGAAGATGAGATGGGATATAATCAAGGATGGAATGATTGTTTGAACGAAATCAAGAGGAAAAACTGAAATGACTGAACCAGAAATCATCGTAGAAAGAAAAAAATACGGAAGATGTGCTGTGGATTATACTATGAGAGTTTATCAAAAACTTGATGAAGAAACCATAATGATTGATGGTGTGAAGTATCAAAAAGTAGAAGAACCAAAACCACAAACACTTTATGAGATGTTCTGTAAAGAACAATTGGAGTTTGTAAATAGAGAAGTTATTTGTGATATTGTTGAAAGATGGTTGCCTGATGAAGATGGTGGTGATGATAGATATGCTTGTGGTTGGAATGATTGTGTTGAGAAGTTGAAGTTGAGGTTGAAATGATTGAACCATTAAACCATAAATTAGATGTAAGTAAAATCAAAACACTCACAGATGTAAAGAATGTCTTTGAGTGTATGAATTTGTATTCTTATGCTGAAGAAGACCACGAAAAGTATGAACTCCTCAAAGAATACTTCACAATTCCAAACGAAGCACAAGAAATCAAATTTGAACTACCACGCAAGTCATTAGAAGAAATCTCACAAGAGTTTGATGAGAAGATTGATAAACATATTGAGAGTATCAAGCATAAGTTTGCTGAACTCAAATGTCATCAAGAGTATTACTACAATCAAAAGTTCAATAGAATTATTGAGAACTTTAAGTATGCGAAGGAACACGGACAATTCCCAGTCAGACTTACAGTAGGTAATTTAGATTGTTCTACTCTTGGTGTGAGCAGTGCTGTAGATTGGACTACAGAATTTAGAATTGGTAAAGATGTGGTAGGATACTGGGACATCAAACCAAACATCAAAGTGTATCTGGAAAAGAAACCAAATGTGATTGTGAGATACTTTACTAAGCTACTTCTTGACTTTACTTGGAACGACAAGTGACACTTTCTAAACTGGCACAAGAGCATCCCACAGGTGCTCCTTTTGGTTGTATAATGACTTCATAACAAACAAACCGATGCACTACGAAACTGACATCATCATTCATCAGTATTCATCTGATGGTGATTTTTATTACAAACTCAAAGTCACAGATGTAATGAATATGGATTACTACTATGAGGGTAGTGCTTCCACACTTGATGATGTTATGGAATGTATCCAACTCCATCTCAAACAACACCAGAACTGAAATGACTGATACACAAAAACTTCAATTCCTTCTCACCAAACTTCAAGAAACTGCAGACAGTAAGCATTGTTATGATGAATGTGGTGATGATTATTCTCCTTCAGACGCTGGAAATTATGATGATGCTTTTGATGCGGGATTTGAGTATGGTGAAATAACATTTGCTCGTGATTTGCTTCAACAACTTAAACTTCAAACACAAATTGAACCTCATTTGAAATGACTGCCTTCACTTACAAAGGATACGGACGCATCTACACTAATCCAGAACACATTCAAGTTGTAGAAGATATTATCAAATTACTTGATGAGTTTGAGTGGAGTTATTATCCAGAAGGACTTGTAGCATCTTGGGATATGTATCCAAATGTTGAGTATGTTGGTAAGTTTGAATTGGATGGAGAAAAGTTCAAAGAATTCTGTAAAAAAGCAGACATTCCTGTGTTTATCTTTGATGCTGGTATGAATGATTATCCTTCTGGATATTATCCTACAGAACCTTTGAGTAAAGAAGAAATCAAAACACTTTCTTATGGAGAACTGAAATGACTATCAAAGCAACTGAACTTCTCAAACTCTTTTCCAAAGCAAAGCAACTTGATTTAAGTGTTGAAATTCGTGAGGACAAAGATGGTGATTATATAGTTCGTATCTACGAAATGTACCACCCAGAAGGATTTGATGAAACAGTATTCATCAATCAACAAGGTGAAACTAATTGGGATAAGAGATGTTATAGTTTTGATTATATGATGGATGTTCTTGATGAAAAGTTAGAAGAAAAACGACAAGAAGAAATCAAAGAACAAAAACGACAAGAACTTCTTGCTCGTTTGACTGATTTTGAAAAGGACTTGCTTGGAGTAAAATGACTGAACGAGTAAAATTCAAAACTATCACACGAGTGATTGACCCAAAGACACGCATTCATTATCTGGATGCTGTTGATGAGAATGGATACCATTGGTCTGCTCAAATGACCCACCAAGAAGAACCTTGGATTATCTACAAAGAAGTTTGGAAAAAAGACCCACAGCAACCTTATGACACTTGAAGAAATCCTAGAAGAATATGGACAGGAAGTATTAGACACATACTACGAACTGTTCCCAGACAAAAGTATTTCAAAGTTTCCTGACCGTTTCTGTGGTTTTGTTGGTGAATATTCTGATTTTGTGTTAGACTGTTACTATTCAACGGGTAGTGATGAACTTGAACCTATTGAACACTTTGAAAACGGAGTGTTTCAAGAGTATTATTACTACGACGAAAAAACCTCAACTGGATTTGTATTTTATAATGAACGATGAAACCAAAAAACGCAGGATTTGACGGAGCAAAAGGTATCAATCTCAATCATCCTGCTATGGAGGATGGTGGTATCTTTCAGTTGAGAAGAGGTAAAAAACCATTACAACCAGATAAGTATAATCTCAAAAACCAACTACTCTGGTATTATCCTGACGATGAGGATGCTAAACTTTATTATTGTAATGAGAACAACCAACTATTTGAGTTGGATTTTATACCTGTATCACAATGACTAATGAAGATATGCCTTGGGTGATTGGACTAACTGATGAAGAAATCCAACAACTCCGCACCAATAAACAAGAACTCACAGAATACGGCAAACAGAAAATCCGAGAACTTATGAATAAAAAACCAACTCTTTATAATAAACTAGAAGAGTGGGTTGATTATGGAAACTTCGCACAATCCAGAGATGTTCTGGTAAATGAGATTGTGAATATCGTAAAGGATTGGTTGCCGAAAGAACACGAAACTAACAGTTATAAGTGGAATGAGTGTATTAGAATGATTAGGGAAAATCTACGATGACTGATGGTAAGTTGAGGTTTTATGATAAAGGAAAAGAAACTCTCACAATTGATGATAGTTCTTGGGGAAAAGTCCAAACTCCAGAAACACAGTTGCACATCAAAGAAATGACCCACGAAGAAATGCTTGAAGAAGCGGCAAAACGAGAAAAAGAGAATGAAGTATTAAAGATTGCTATTGATTTCATTGAAGAACATTCAGAAGCAATGAAACAACTTCGTAAGATTGAGCATGAAGAACTAATTGAAGAACTGCAAGCAAAGAAAAAAGAAAACTTCCAACTGGTTGCCGATGCTTGTATGAAAGAATATGAGCAGAAGTATCATCGTGATGTATTCCCAGTGGATGAGCATTGGGTGTATATGGTTTCCGAATATTTCGGCACAGGGGAGGGTCAAACTGTGTGTGTTATGATGACACAGGCAAATCCTGGTCATAAAGAAGATTTTGAAAACTCTACCAATAAGTATGTTGCTTGTACTACACAGCAATATCGTGCTGTAAGGGCATTTCATGAGCAGTTTGGCACTTGGTATCTTCATGGTCTCAGATTTCTCAGTAAAGAAGATTTCTTCAGTGAATATTCATACTACATTCCTCCAGCAATGATGAAGCTCCTTAATAGAAGTTGCTTCAAAGACTTCTACACCCGTGTTCATTATAACTTCTCATAATGGACTTCACAAAACGCCAACTGGTTCTATTGACAACTGCCCTTACTTTGTTCTATGATGAGATTGCAAAGACAGCACCTTCTGAAATGAAGTTGGAAGTTATGGAACTTGCACAGATGATTCAAGATGCTTATGAGGAAGTAGAGTGAGTAGATTTACTGAAAACCCAGACGAAATTGTACTTCAAGACATTCAAATGTTTCATCTTGAAAGTATGAATGAACGCACCTTATGGGTTGGTGTGTATACTGAAGACGATAAAATCTATCACTTGAATATTTCTGCGGATGGTGATAAACTGAGGTACTATTGGAGTGATGAAACCCCGTGAGATTTGAAAATCCAACGAAATGGGAACTCTTTCTTGATGGATTCCATAACTTCTGGAACTGTCTGGATTGTTATAATGACGGGGATGATTGGGGATATAGTGAGTTCTGGGAAGGTTTATCTTTGGGATGGTATATGGAGTACATCTATCCTTATGATGACCCATACAATATCACTATTTCACCTGAACGCAAGTTGAGGTTAGACCAAAAACCACCAGTCATTTATGTATCAGAAGAAGCATATGATGCTCTTGTAGAAGCAATCAATCAACCACCAGAATATAATGAAAAGATTGCTAGATTATTAAGTCGTAAAGCACCTTGGGAAGATGAACGAGAAATCTAAAATCTACTACAATATCTGGTGTTGTGCCTATCAACGCAGAGGGATGTACAAAGGAACAGATAGGGAGCACAGAGAGCATGAAACTATCCGTATGTGTCTTGATATGAAAGACGTAAAGTTTTACCAATTTGATACTGAAAAACCGCATTATCTCTAATGACTTGGATCGATTACTACATTAACCACTGCTGGTTTACTGGTTGGCAAAACATTCGCGGATCATTTCGTATCTGGCGTGATTTGATTTCTGGAAACTATAAGGACTATGCGCTGATGTGGTATGACGACCCTTATGAAGAGTGTTTGTCTTGGTTTTGGCAATGTTTAGGTGATGACGATACTTTACCCAAGGAGTTTCTTGAGCATCTGCAGCAAATGGCAGAAGATGTAAAGACTGGTAAAGTTAAAACAATTCCATTTACCCTAGAAATGATTGATAAACTTGATGACCTTGTTGGTGATATTGAAGTTGATTTAAATGAAAAGTTACCCAATGAAGACATTACCTGATAAAAACGAATTGCGTATTATGTGGAGTGTTGCTACTTCATCCGCAATTGAATCTAGACAACCTGCATATGAAATCTTTGCCAATCTGTTGTATAATGATTTAAACGATAAAGAATTTCCTATTAAACTTGGGGAGAAGAGTGATGGGGATGTTTGACTATTTGAGGTCTTCCTATGATCTTGGAGAACAATTCACAAATGTAGAACTACACACCAAAGATATTGAAGACGGAATAGGTGGCACAATGTCTCACTATTGGTTAGACCCTCACGGATATTTGTATCATATTGATTTCTCCCACACTGCAGACTTTGTAGAACTCAAAGAAGGTGATGAAGGATATGATTCTATACATCTGTGGTGTAACTTTAAGTGGGTTCCCAATGGCAATCACGGAAAAATTAGTCCTTGTATGATTACCAAATATGTTGAGGTTTATCCTCCAACTTGGGACGGTGAATGGACTGACTGGCCTCGCTGTAAAATCCACTTCAAGTATGGTAGACTTATGGACTATGAGTTTGGAACACGATGATTTCTACTGAACTGTTTCCTCATGAGAATCACCCATACCGATTAGAGTTTGGTGAAAAGAAAAATCCTACGGTTTGTTATTTTTCTTGCGAAGAACACTTGCAAAAATATCTAGAAAGGTATAGACTGGATAGTAAGACAACAAAGATTGATTATCGTGATGGAAAACCCATTGAGTCCAGTAAAAAACACAAGAGAAGTGTGGAACAAAAGTCTAAACCAAAAAGTGACGGAAGTTCAAGTACAGTTCGCAAACGAAAACCCAGCGTGGATTCCAATCGAAACACTACTCGCTCTACAAAGTCTAAAAAATGATACAGGTAATTGAAAATGAAGATGGATCTTTCGATATCTCCTGGGATGAAAATTCTCCTACGGAAAGTATTCTCAACACCTGGACTGAAAAAGACTTCATCAAAGTCATTATGGAACATCTTCAAAAACTGAAAGACGATGGATGATAAAACCAAACTCATTCTTGCTATGATGCAGATTGATAATCTTACTGAACTACTAAAAGGAAATCAGTATCAAGACTTTCTATACAGTAAACTAATCTCCACACGAATTGAACTACAGAGGCAACTGAATCATTATGAGTAAACAGTTTTATGACGACGATGCTTTTTATGTGGAGCAAAAAAGTTGGGGTACTTGGCAATCACATTATCCAGATGGTGGTGGGATTATCACATCACTAACTGAAGACCAATGTGTAACTGCTACTCGTTGGTATTTAAAAGCAAAACAAGACGGTGAGTTTGACAAATCACCTGATAAAACTTATGATTCAACTGTTGGAGGAAAACTATGACTATTCGCAATTTTGTAGATAAAAACGGCAATTCGTGGGAATGGGTTGAGACAGAAGAGACTGTAAAAGCAGTTCAAGAACTTGCAAAGTTTGCTGGTAATTACAACGGACCTCTTTATGCACCACATCCTGATTTGAAAAATGAACAATAAACCCCTAACGCCTGAAGAAGTACAGCAAGCAGCAGAACAATTCTTTCCTTTGTTTCGCATTGTTAATAGTCGTATGCCTACAAATGCCACAACAGAAGACACGCTCAAGGTAATGGAAACGGTCTGTAATCTTGCACACAAACTTCGTTTAGAAGAAGAAAAGATTAAATTTGGATTCAATAAGAATGAAAATGCGACTGAATCCTAATCAACAATTTTGGGCAAATATCTTTCGTTGTGCTGTAGAAAGGTCTAACATTTACTTTAATGAAAAAGACCTCGATAGACACGCAAGAGAGCATACAACTGTCGTATTAGCGTTACAAAAAGGAGAACAATTTTGGAAAGAACTGCTGTAGAATATCCCTATCATGTTCTTGATAAGACTACTCCTTGGTATGAGTGGTTGTGTTACTGCGAAATCTGCCACCAATTAAATGCTCCAGGACAACCATCTTTGGGGCGTTTTATGTCATATAGGCGTTACTTAAAATCTGTTGGACTTCTTGATAATGATTAGAAAATTTATTGAATGGTTTTTTACTTCAACAGAAATTTTTGTTGAAGATGATGTTTATTCAAAGTTACTTGAACTTGAATTGAGAATTGAAGCACTTGAAGCGGAAAGTGTAGAGAATAGCAATTGCTTTTATGAACTCTCTAATTCTATTGATGCAGTTGATGCACGCATAGATATTCTGACTCTTGAAAATTGGAATAAAAACGATGTATGAACTCGATGATTTTGAAAAGGCTCTTGCACACTTTGGCACAAGAGTCGATGTAATTATTGCAATGGAAATGGGAGGCAAATTAGATGCTGACGCTGCTTACAAAAATATTAAAATGGAACTCAAGGAACTCAAACGAGTTCGAAAGTCTATCAAGAAAGACAAGGATTTGTGATAAGTGTGGAGTGGTGAAACCACTTGACAAAGACCACTATCAGGTGGTAAAATACTTCCGCGATGGTTTCTCTTACTATTGCCACGATTGCTCTAAACACAAACCAAGAAATGACTGACTTTGATTACAAAAAGTATTCTCTTGAGAATCTTGAAAATTGGATGCATGATGCAATGTCTTCTGGTGAAGCAACACCAAAAGAGATTTATGATGTAATTGTTGGTGTAGTAAAAGATAATTACTACACATATAAACAAAAAACATCTGAAGCATATGAACTTCTTGGACTTTTGAATAGTGGTGTTGATAATAACAAATATAAGGATTATCTAAATGAAATCTTGAGTTGTGATAAAGATAACTCTTCACCAGAGTGTAAAAGTGCTTGGGATGATTTTTGGGAAGATATTGATAATCGCTCAGAAAAATCCAAAGTCCATATAACTGAAGATGGAGACCTTTATCCAGTAAAAGATAGAGTAGTAAAGTGGCAACTTCCTGTTGAAGAATGTAAAGATACTGATACTGATGAGACAGAATATTTTATCAGTTTCCCTGATGATTTATTAGAAGCAGCAAATCTGAAGGAAGGTGATACTGTGGAGTGGATTGACCGTGGGGACGGTAGTTTTGAGTTGCGTAAAGTAACTAAACCACTTGGAATGGATGAGTGTTGATGTATACAATCAAACTTCTTGCACCCGCTGCTTTAATGTTATGTGCCGAAAGTGCATTATCTAATCAAGGATATTGTGCTCTTGACCAACCCAAACCATCTGTGGTAAGATACTACGAAGCTGGTAAGTCCTGTTATGTTGAAGGGACTTTTTACACTAAATGCGAGGACCGATTAAATGGCACTAAGTAAACAAACTTTAGATCATATCTTGGAAGCAGAATCACATCTTCGTGCTGCTATTCGTGTTGCATCTACATCAGAAAAACCATTAGTTGTAAAACAACTGTCACAAGTTCTTCTTGATATGGAAAACTGCAAAAAAATCGAAGAACTGATGGATATGTTGGAAGATAGAAAACCAGGAAGTCGTGGTAGTTTTGGTTCTTTCTTCAACGATTAAGAACTGTTAAACAATCCCAAAGAGAATATTAAGAAACCACACAACCCCCTTAAATAGTGTTAGGATATGGACATAATCACGGGAGCAAAACTTATGACTCTTCCTTCAAAGGGAAATAAAAAACTTACAGACGAAGAGTTTAATGAAATGACTGCACTTAAAAATGTAATCAATCAACGCCCTGCTGCTGTAGTTCCTGAGAAGATGGAGCAATTTACTGAGTATCTTGTGCGAAGTTTGAGAGAAAAGGGTGGTTGAGTTTCTGGGGGGTTGACAACCCTCTTTTTTATGCTATACTTATCCAATGAACAAAACTTTTCTTAAATGGGCTGGCAATAAAACAAGAGTTCTGCCCCATCTTATTCCCCATATTGGTTATCCAAAGCGTTATTGTGAACCCTTTGGTGGTAGTCTTGCTGTTGCTTTGAATACACCAGCACAGCAATATATCCTCAACGATGTGAATAAGGATTTGGTAGCAATCTATCAGAATTTGGTAAATCCAAATGATGATAGTTTCATTCAATACTGCGAAGAACTATTCACGCCAGAGAATAATACAAGAGAAGTATATTTGGAGTTGCGAGAGCACTTCAATCAAGCAACAGATACTACAGAGAGAGCAAGGTTATTCATTTATTTGAATAAGCACTGTTTTAATGGACTATCAAGATATAATAGCAAAGGAATGTTTAATGTTCCTTATGGTAGAGAAGTTGTAAATAAGGATACTGGGGAGAAAGAAATACAAAGTGCTTACTTTCCCAGAGAGGAAATGATGAACTTCAGGATGTATTTCTTATCCAAACAATTGGTGAGGTTCACATCACTTTCTTTTGAAGATTCATCTCTGTATGAGGATTTGGAAGCAGGTGATGTTGTCTACTTTGACCCACCGTATGTTCCTGCATCAAATACTGCAAATTTCACAAGTTATGCGACTGATGGATTTACTTCTGACCAACAAGTTCAGTTAGCACAACTTGCAGAATCTCTTTCATCTAAAGGTATCAAAGTGATTGTATCAAATCACGATGTTCCTATTACAAGAGAACTCTACAAAAATGCTACAATCTATCAAATTCAAGTAACTAGAACGATTGCTGCAAAAGGCGGCAGTAGGAAAAAAGCAAGTGAACTCATAGCAGTTTACTAACTTGGATCCTCTAAAGTGTACCTATAATGTAAGCAACAAACTTGAAATGTCCACCCGAGCACGAATCGGTCTTGAACTTAAGAATGGTTCTATTCTCTCTGTGTATCACCACTGGGATGGTTATCCTGAATGGTTGGGTCGTATCCTGAACACTCATTACAACACTCGTCAGAAAGTTGCTGACTTGATTGATGGTGGTGATATGTCTTGCTGCTGGACTGATGACCGCTGGAATGATAGTGCAGTGAAGGGTGTTTATGGACCCAACTATTATTCTTATCGTAACGATGATTGTCCTCCTCGTCTTGATGCTGATTTGTGTGAGTATCTTCTGCCTGCTAATGGTGAAGAGTATGCCTATGTCTTCCGCAACGGTGAATGGGTGTGCTACAATATGAATTGTTATGAACAAAAACTTCCTGAAGTGATTGAAATCCCCTCTGCTGCGCTTGCTGTTTAATTCTTAGGTAAATTATTATGAAACAACAAAACGGATTTATTGACCCTGCTGTTGCTGCTATTGCTGTCGGTGTGGTTGTGATTGGTGGTCTCATCTTTATTGGTGGTCCACAATATAATGTGTGGCAGCAATCTCTTGCTGGTAAAGCAGAGTTGCAAAAAGCAGAATACACTCGTCAGGTAGCAGTTCTTGAAGCACAAGCAAAGAAAGATAGTGCTCAACAACTTGCTGATGCTGAAATCATCCGTGCTACTGGTGTTGCTAAGGCAAACCAAATCATTGGTGATAGTCTGAAGGACAACCGTGAGTATCTTCAGTATCTTTACATTACTGGTCTTGAAGAAGGATCTAACAAAGGTAATGTGACCATCTATGTTCCCACCGAAGGTGGTATGCCTGTTCCTACTCTTCAAATGAGCAAATGAACAAAAAGTACATTGTTGTTGGATTGATTGGTTTTGCAGTTATTCTTGGTTGGAATGTCTTTCTAATCCAGCGTGATGACAAAATGTATGATGCTTACTATCGCTCTAAGGCAATAGAGAATCTCAAGAAACCACCCTCTATAGAAATCAGATGAGTATTGTACTCGGTGTAGCAATCTACGCAGCACTGGTTGCATTTGTATCCTCCATTATGCTATATTACTTAAAGGTAATGTATTCACGCGAAGAAGCAAAACTTAAGGAGAAATCCAAATGATCCCCAAACGACTCCGTGACCTTATTAAACAAGCAGAAATGGACAAAGTAGCAGAAGAGTTCTGGAAAGAAGTTGAGCGTGAAGCAGCGAAACTTGAGGTAACTGTTGACTACTATCTCGCTGAGTTTTACTAATGACTTTTATTCTTGGTATGGGAATCGGTATTCTTTTGACTGTAGGAGTTTCTTTTATAGTTGCTTCCGACATTGACAATAACGACAACTAATCTTAAACTTAAGAGGTAATTTACAAAGACAAATGGCACAAAAGTTTCTTTACATCGTTGACCACTACATTCCTTTTCCGTCCAGTGAATACGGTGGACTTTGGAATGTGATTGCGGAAAACGACAATGAATGTTTTGATTTGATTTCTGCAGAAGATTCTGACAATTTTTATGAGCAACACTATACTACTCTTCGTGAAAATGTGTTAAGCGCGAGGACTTATGCGCTTGCTGAGGATGTAGAATCTGCAGTAGTTGAATCTTTTACAACCTGATGACTCACCACGTTACTCACACCAATAAAATGGTGTTTGATTTGAAGAAACAGTACCAAGAACGTATTGAACAACTGCAAAGTAAAATTGCAGAACAAGAACACGAAATCTCACAACTGCAGAAACAAATTGAGTATATGTCGCGTGACAAGTTCTATGATTGCTGAGTTTCCGCATAAAGCACCCGAAAATTATTATTATGAGTTCGAAGAGTTCAAGCGTGGAGTTATTGCTATATGGTTGTATTGCAATCGTAAGTTTGATTACAATAATGGTGCTCCCACAAGGACAATCTGGGGATTCTACAAATCCAAGACCAGAGAATACTTTGCCCCAATCAATAGTAAGACAGTTGGTGCTCGTGTAAATATCAACGACACGCGAAACTATTCAGCAATGCCTATCAAGCAGTCTCCATTGGATGCGTTCTTTGTATGACATACAAACCACAAGTCAATGATTATGTTGAATGGACAAAAGGTGTTGAAGGTTGGGTTTATTTTAGGGATGACGAATATGTTACGATTGAGTATGTTGTTCGTCCTAAAGACCAAGTAAACTATCACGCCTGCCCCATTCACGCAAATGAAAGATTGCTTGTTGTTTGTTATAAAGAAGATTGGAAACATTTAAAGTATGTTAAATCAAGAAAATCAAGATATGAAGAAGAACAGAACTGTCTGGCGATTGCTTGCTAAGGCACTTGGAGAAAAAGCAAGTAAATGTGATAAAGAAGCGGATAAGGTAGCACTTATCCGCCTTTTGATGTTTTTGAGCATTTTTATTACCAACTGCTTCATTATCGCTAATGCAATTCGACATTGGAATGATGAGACTAAGATAGAAGTATTTGTTGAAACTTCTAGTATGCCAGAATATCAAACTCCACCTATGAGAGTTGCAAATAAACCCCTTGAGTTTGAGTAACAATAAATAACTAAAAAGTTATTCATAAGATGGACGCTCAAGACATTCGCAATCTTCAAGAAGCATATATGGAAGTTGTTGAAAACCAGCAACTTGATGAGATGCCATATCAAGTAATGGGTTCTCCTGATGGAAAGAAAGAGAAGAAGATTGGTAAACCAGTAAAGAGTAGAAAGTATGCTGACGCAAGAGCAGCAGAACTTGAAGATACTCATAAAAAAACAGGTGGCAAATATCGTTCACAATATGTTGAGGATTATGACCTATACGACATCATTCTTTCGCACCTTCTTGATGAAGGATATGCTGATACTGAACAAGCAGCAACGGCAATTATGGGGAATATGAGTGAAGAGTGGAGAGAGAGTATTATGATTGCTGAAGGAATGACTATGAAGGACTTCAAGGCAAATCGTCAGAAGAATAAGAGGAGATCTGCTTCTGCTGATGCTGAGAAGAGAGGTCATGTAGGTAAGGAATGGTATAACAGTGGTAGAAGATATTCTCCAGATGAAGCAAAGAGAAGTCGTGCAAATATGGATGATGAAGAAAGACGCACGAGACATCGTAGTGCTGTAGATCCTGATAATGAGGATGATAATAACTACTCTGCAGATAAGACGAAGAATCCTAAGAAACTTCGTAAGCAAAAAGCAATGGGAGAATTAGGATAAAATGCTAACATTTAGAGAGTTCTACGAAATCTGCGAAGCAAAAAGACCAGACACTCCACCTCAAGCAGTTCCTGGAACTTACAAGAGGAGTGATACTGGTGTGCAAACTTATACTCTTCAAAGATATGAAGGTCCAGAAGGGAAACCAACAAAGAAAGAAGTTAATAAGTTAATTGTAAAGCGTAGTGGCGGAAAAGAAGTAACAAAGAGACTGAAAAAGTTAGCAAAATCTGTTAAAAAAATTGATTGATTTTTACTTGGATCCTCTAAAGTGTACCTATAATGTAAGCATGAAACAAATTATGGACTGCTTCGATGACATTCAAATTGAAGAATCTAATGGATTTGATTTTATTGAAAAAGATCTAACTGAACTCATTGAAGAATCTAACGACTTCAATCTTAATGAGTATCTTAACTCCAACTATGATTACTGACAGTTTCTAAACTGTCCACCAAATCACCCACACAGAACACTTTTCCTTTATTATTCTCAAATGACTGAACACATCCCCAACGTGCTCCCTCACATTCAAGAACTGAAAGATGCTTGGCGTCGTCAAGATTTTATCTTTACTAAGCAGCAACAAGAAGAATATGATTTGCTTCTTGCTACTCGCCGCGAACGTGTAAAGCAATTCTATACTGAAGGACGAGTATTCAAGGGTTCATATAAAGCAAAGGAAGTAGAGTTCTAAATACTAAAAAGTAGTGTTTAGATAACAATGAAAACCTTTCAGGAGTTTATGTCTATTTGCGAAGAAGTTGATGACAAGTCAAAAGCACTTGGATTCCAAGCAACAATCAGAAAAGCAAGACCTGGCGGTCGTATTGGTGCTGAACGCAAAAAGACAACTCCTGAAAAACGCCGTATGAAAGCAGTTGGCGGTGGTAAAATGGAACCAGCAAAAGAATACAAACCACGCAAGGATATTGGAAAACCAAAGGGTTCACAAATTCAACAACCAGAACAAGAGCGTGGATCTGCTAGAGAAAGACAACTGGCAGCAGCAAAAGAGGAAAGAAGAAAAGCAGCACAGGCAAGAATTGCTGCTAAGAAAGGTGGAGAATCACCAGCACCAGCAGCAGAAAAACCAAAAGCAAAAGAAGTAGTAAAAGCAGCAACTAAACTTCTTTCTAAGAAGAAAGCAACAGCAGAACCCGCTCCTGGATACAAACCACAAAAAGCATCTGGTCTAAGCAGACAAGAAAGATTGCATGTTACAAGAAAGGGAGAACAGAAACTCCGCGATCTTGTAATTGCAGGAGAAAGAGAAAGAGGTAAAAACATTAAGAGTGAGAAAGACCTCCAACACCGATACACTTCTCGCTGATACTTACTTGGATCCTCTAAAGTGTCCCTATAGTATAAGCACTCAAACGAAACAACATTATGCTCTGGCAAGACCGCAACGGTAACTGGTTCAGCACTGTTTCTCCTATCGACATGAAAATTGAGCGAGCAATGATTGAAGCAAACGCTAACAAAGTCTGGGAAGAAAAAGAGCGTTCTGGTGATTGGTTGTTTGATGAAATGTTTGGCGGTTGATTAACTGTCCGCCAGCACCCTTTCCAAGCGTCAGGAAGGGTGCTATAATGTCTTTTAGATACCAAACCACCTGAAACTCTGTAATTCGTAATGATTCCTCATCTGATCAATCTTCGTCCTCACCAAGAACGCGGAGTTGCTGCTATGCAACAGCATGATAAAGGTCAAGTCATTGTTCCTACTGGTGGTGGCAAGACTCTGAAGATGATCTATGATTGTCTGCGTGAGTTGCAGTCACAAACTCCCCAGACCATTGTTGTTGTTGCTCCGCGTATTCTTCTGGCAGAGCAACTGTCTTCGGAGTTCCTGGAGTTTATCACTAACGCTGCTGTTTTCCATGTTCACAGTGGCGAAACTCATCACGAGTCTTCTACTCGCCCTCAAGAGATTCGCAACTGGGTTGATGCTAATGCCGACAATCATCGCCTGATTGTAACCACCTACAACTCTCTGTCGCGTCTTCAAGTGGCAGAAGTTGATGTGGATACCATTTACTTTGACGAGGCACATAATTCTGTTCAGCGTCACTTTTTCCCTGCAACTGAGCACTTTGCTGCTAATGCACGCCGCTGCTACTTCTTCACTGCTACCAGGAAGACTTCGCTCACTCCTTCTAAACCTGGAATGAACGATCGTGATGTCTATGGAGATATTATTTGCCGCGTTTCTGCTCCTGAACTTGTTGATGGAGGATACATTATTGCTCCTAAGATTGTAGCGAAGAAGTTTGATGTACTTGCACCAAAGCAGGTAACTGCTGAATGTGACAGTAGCAATCTGATGGACACTCTGGAGGATATTGATTGCAAGAAAATCCTGGTATGTGTTAAGTCTGCGAAGCAACTTATCAACCTGATGTCTCATACTGACTGTGCTTCCCAACTAAATCAGCGTGGTTATTCTTACCTCTACATCACCTCAAAAACTGGAGCGATTATTGATGGTAAGAAAGTCAATCGTGAAGTATTCTTTGACACGCTCAATTCTTGGGGTCGTGACCCTAACAAGAAGTTTGTTTGCTTCCATCGCTCTATTTTGAGCGAAGGAATTAATGTCAGCGAACTAGAGGCGGTCGTCTTTCTTCGCAATATGGATGTGATTGAAATGACCCAAACTATTGGTCGGGTTCTTCGCCTTGGCGGCAAAGAAAAGGTCTTCGGTCTCTGTGTGGTGCCTGTATATTCCAAAGTTGGAGTATCTACAGAGCGAGCACTCCAGCGAGTTGTTGATGCTGTGTTTGAGAAGGGTGAGATGGTTGATAGTGTAGTGCGGCGGTGAGTCTCGCCTAAGAACCCAGTCACAGTCAGGGGTCAAAACCTGATTTTTCTTCAATTCTACTGCAGCGGTGTCATAGGTCATCCACTGCAACCAAATTCCTGATTTTTACTAAAGTATAGATTTTACCATGGATTTCGTTGAGTTCGTTCCTGCTTACAACCGAATTAAAGCAAAAGGTTTCATAAAGTCTCATCGCAAAGGTGATACTGGAGTTGGTCATACTTTTGAACAAGAACTTGGTTTGACTGAGAATTGTATCTCTGGTCCAGATATTGATGGAAAAGAGTTGAAAGCAGCAAGGAAAGGTGCTGGTGGAAAACAAACTCTCTTTACAAAGGAAGGTGAATGGCAGATACCTCAATTAAAGTTCCTAGAAACTTTTGGATTTCCTCACACAAAACACATTGGGGAATTGTCTGGACAATCTACTGTGACAAGAACCAAAAACAACAGAGGATTTTGGATTCATACTGATGATGAATATGTTTCCATAAAGCACGAAGAACTGGAGATTGTTAGGTGGGATTGGGATTCACTTATTAAACAGTTTGCTCACAAATTTCCATCTTGTGTTAAAGTATTTGCCGATGTTGAAGTTCGTAATGGTATAGAGTATTTTCACTACAATGAAGCGTATGTCTACATTTCTATTGATAAAAATCTGTTTCGTAAGGCAATCGAAGATGATGTAATTTCTATTGACTTACGACTGAGAACCCAGTATAATGTTGGCACTGGTAAGGGTGTTCGCAATCGTGGCACTTGCTTTCGTATAAATCACTCAAATATGGATAAATTGTTTGTAAAAGAGGTTCTTGAATGAAGGATGTTATTCTTTATGGTGACTGCCGCTCAACTCTTAAACATTTTGTAGACGCTGGTGTAAAAGCACAAATGTGTGTGACCTCTCCACCATACTACGGTCTGCGTGATTACGGTAACGAAGATAATCAAATTGGTTTAGAAGAGTCGCCTGAAGAGTTTATCTCCCAACTGGTAGAGGTGTTTCGCGGTGTGCGTGATGTTCTTACAGATGATGGCACATTGTGGGTTAACATTGGTGATTCTTATTACAACTATCGTTCTGGTAAAGGTCAGACACTACCTAAGCAATCTGTGGCATCTAACAACCAAGATTTGCCACAAATACGAAATCCTAGAAGAGGAAATAAACTTGAGGGTCTAAAGGATAAAGATTTGATTGGTATTCCTTGGATGCTAGCATTTGCTTTGCGTGCAGATGGTTGGTATCTACGACAGGATATTATTTGGAGCAAACCAAATCCAATGCCCGAAAGTATGAAAGATCGATGTACCAAATCTCACGAATATATCTTCCTCTTATCTAAGAGCAAGAACTATTATTTTGATGTTGATTCGATTAAAGAACCCACTGTAGATGGCAAGGAATTAAAACGGAAACGTAGTGTATGGGAAGTAACAACTAAACCATACAAAGGTTCTCACTTTGCAGTTTATCCTCCAGAACTTATTGAACCTTGTATTATTGCTGGTTCTCGTGAAGGTGACACTATTCTTGACCCATTTATGGGTAGTGGGACTACTGCTGCTGTTGCCAAATCTTTGGGAAGGAATTATGTTGGATGCGAACTTCACGAGGAGTATGGTAAATTGATTGAAAAGAGAGTTAGTGAAACTGTTGGTCTTACCAAGTTTATGTAACGATGAAAGAAGGATTTACAATGTTCAAGGATACATATGCTGCAATTCCGTTTGGGAATCAGTATCTTATCATTCACAATGGTCAGCAACTTGAGAAAGTTTGTAGGACCGAAAGTTCTGCGCGAAAGTATATCACAGACCACAAAAAAGGTAAGTCAATGGCAAAACTTCCAGTGAATTAAACTTGGATCCTCTAAAGTGTACCTATAGTGTAAGACGCATTTACCCTATGCCTCGCGCTCGCAAGCAAACTGCTAATGTCTCTGTTGCTCCCGAAGTGTCCGTCCCACAGGTACTGATTACTCGTGAACAATACTTCCAAGACATTCAGGTTCGCTGGCAAATCCATCAGTATGAAGTCAACAAACTTCGTGAAGATGTGGTGAAGTTCACTCAAACTGTTTCGCCTTATGTGAAGCAAGTATTGAACTTTATTGAACAACAAATATCTGCCCGTCGTGTGGCAGTATAAAAACTGACACAGGAGCACTTGCAATTTAGCAAGTGCTCCTTTATTGTACCTTTGTTCGTAAAACTTCAATGATTTTCCTCACTGTTCCTGGTCACGGTTGCGTCTATACTCTGTCGCAAGAAGATGGAGATGAGTTATATTATTCTCCCATTATGCAAAATGGCACTGTAGATCTTGAAGCGTTTGCTCCCGTAGGTCTTGATGATGTAGATATGGATGAAATGGAACTCTTTGATATTCGCAATCGTCTTGCTAAACTGATGCAAGTTTGATTGATTGAAACTTGGATCCTCGAAAGTGTACCTATAGTATGAGTAAGCAACCAATGCAAAATAAGCACCTTGAGCACCCTGAAGATGAAATCCTGACGGGTAATCTATCTGTTCTTGATTGGTTCTCTGAGGTTGATAGTTTTATCAGCGTCAAGATGGATGGTGCTCCTGCTATTGTTTGGGGCACTAATCCTGAGAATGGTAAGTTTTTTGTCTGCACCAAAGCAGCATTTAACAAGCAAAAGATTCGCCTTTGCTATAACGAAGATGACATCTTTACTCATTTTGGTGGACAACCAAGGGTAGCACAAATCCTCATCTTCTGTCTGGATTATCTTCCTCGCACTAACAATGTGTATCAGGGAGATTGGATTGGTTTCGGTAAAGGGTTGGATACATTCACGCCCAACACGATTACCTATCGTTTTCCTGAAGTTGTGCGTCAAGAGATTATCGTTGCTCCACATACTTACTACACTGGTGAGCGTCTGCCTGAAATGGTAGCACATCCTATCACTAGCAAGTTTGCAAGCACAAAGAAATGTTTGTTTGTGCAACCTGCTGTGTCGCTGAATCCTTATCGTGAAGATTTGGAGGATGTGTGTAACTTTGCTAAACAAATGAGCACTCTGTGTGAGTTTGTGAGCGACAAGAAAGCATCACAAATCAAAAAAGAGATTAACGCTTGCATCCGAGAGCAACGCACCATCCGTGAGGATGAAATTGCAGAAAAATGCGATTGTGACATCAACCTCATCAGATTGTGGAAGTTGGTGAAGTCTATCAAGGATGATTTGTTCCTGTTCATTCATGAAGAGGATGACATTGAATGTTTCCTCTGGGATGTTGCAGGTTTCCACGAGGGTTATGTCATTCATAACAAGTTTGGGTCTTACAAAGTAGTTGATCGTGAGGTATTCTCTCATGCCAACTTCACAATCGCAAAGAGTTGGTAACTTGGATCCTCGAAAGTGTACCTATAGTATGAGCACTCCTACGATGCAAGCACAAGCACAACAAACTATTGCAGAGAATGTGTATAAGAACACTCTGCTGCTGATTGAAGCACTGAAAGACAACTATCGTCAGTATTCTATTCGCGGTCACCAAAAGTTCGTGAATGATGCTGATAATCAAGAGTATCATCAGCGCAAGATTGATGAACTCAAGTCTGGCAAGTGTGACATTGATTATACTGTTGAGACTGGCAAAAAGTATCACAAAGTCATTCTGGTGAATGGTGGTGGATCGAGATCGGTTCACTGTTTTATCGACAAGCAAAATGGAGGCGTTTTCAAGTCAGCGTCGTGGCGTAGTCCTGCAAAGGGTGAGCGATACAATCTCTTGTTAATTAAGGACCGTGAATGGTTGTTTGAGAACGCAGATTGGTCGTCCGGATATCTTTACAAAAGGTGATTATTGCAAATAGTAACCTTTGGACTTTTTCCCTTTATAAAGGTCTCCCCTATCAATTTTATGTTCTCTACAAAACTTTCCAAGATTAAAAACTTCTACTATTTCTCCAGTTGGTGTTACTAACCGATGAACTTTTGCTAATGCCAACTCCGTGTTTTTTTGATTACTGCACCACTCAAGATTACTGACATTGTTGTTTGTTTTTACGCCATCAATGTGATTAACTTGAGGGAGATTATTTGGATTTGGAATGTAAGTTTCTGCGACCAAACGATGAACTTTTTTTAACTTCTGTCCTTCTTCCGTTTTAATCCAAACAGTCAAGTATCCCTTGCAATGATTATTAAATCTTCTTTTTTTTGGTTCTTTATCCAATACTACTCCCCACCCATCTCTTCCACGATTGCGCCAGTATGACCAAACTTCACCGTTTTCTGTGATAAAATAACCTTTATGTTCTGGGTGTTCTTTCATCTTTAATACCTGCATACTGTGTTATTATTTATAACCTATCTGTACGCAAAATGAACTACCTTTGTTTTGTTGATGGTTTGCTAGAATACGCTAGTTCAGACCCTTCTTCTTTCGCTCACTATCAGTTAGTGTATGCTGAAGAGCACAAAAATGCTAATGTTCAGTATCTTACTCTGACTGACGAAGAGTATGACGAAATGTTCCCTTATGAGGAGGATGAACAACCTTACCTTGATGGTTGGGAAGATTCGATTTTTGATGGAAATGAAGAATGAGCACAATCCCTGACACTGAAATGACTTATGATGAACAAATCAAAGAAATGACTGTCACAAAGTCTCTCAAACTTTTGCGTGATGGGTTCAAGAACGAACTTGCCACTGCTCTATTCGCAGATGAGCGCACAACTGAACTCTTTGCCCAACTGATTAGTGAGTTTGTAGAGACAAACATTCCTGTGGTTGATGATGAGAACCAGATGGAACTTTCTATGATGCTGTTGGAAACTCTTGACATTGTAGCACGATGACTTACTCTAACCTTTCAAAGATTCGCCCCAAACTTCGCACACAAGGAAACATTACAGGCAACTTCGGAAAACCCAAATCTAAGGGAGGTTCTACACTCAATGACATCGGTGGTAATGGTAACATAGGTGCGACACAGAATGAATACTTGAATCGTCTCTATTATGCTTTTGATAACACTACCGACTCTAAACTTCGTCACTTCATTTATACTGAAATCAAAAAGATTCTCATTCAACAAGGAAAGTGGTGAGTGATTCTTACTTGGATCCTCTAAAGTGTACCTATAGTATGAGCACAACCACTGAAATGGATCAAGTCTTTCACTATGTCACCAACTGGAAAGAAGGTAAGGTGATGCAAATGTTCATTCAACAAATCACCCCTGAGTATCAAGAATGTGACCACAAATATGTTGCTATTGCTCTCAATCCTGTAACTAACAAGAGCATGGTAATGTCTAATCCTCGCAGTCATTATGATACTCTCCAGTGGGTTCGTAAGTTCTGTGGTTCTTTCTCTCTTCTGTACTGATTATGAACAACTATCGACTCTTGATTGAGTATAAAGTCCCCAACAGTGCAGAGACTTACTATGAAGAAAGGTTCATCAAGTCTCGTTCATCTTGTGGTAAAATCGCTGATGATTACCTAGCACAAGACCGCACAAATCTTATCCGCTCTGTTGAAGTTACCCCTGTTTAATTATGTACCGCACTCTTTCTGAACTTCGTGACTCTATCAACCAAATGATTGAGAGTCAAGGTGAGAACGCTCCCTGTGCTGCGTTTGTATTCACTCAACACGATGTCGTTGAGTTTGATGGTGAGGACAATCAAGAGAAGTATTTTTCTTCTCTTTTCACTCAAGATGTGCTCGCTGATGTAGGCGGTTCCGACTACATTTACGAACAGATTGGTGAGGTGATTGATGATTCAATCCGTGACCGTAAGCAAATGTCCATCTACGCTAACTGATTATGACTAACAAAACACAACTTTTTGAGTTTCTGTATGAAACTTGCAAAAAGAATAATGGTGTCTTAGAAGATACTTTGCGTAACTACATTGACTCCTTAGATGAGGTGGAACTTTGCGAACTTGAGGATTTTCTTGTCAACAACTTTGGAGATGATTGATGACTGACGGTTACACTTTCAATCGCGTTAATTTTACTCCTAATGAGGAAAGTTGTATTCTTAAGTTTCTCAATCAAGCACGAGAATGTGGGTATCCTAGTGCAAACGAAGAATGGTATCCTGTGATCGATTCTATCTTCCAAAAATTCTTTAACTCTAACTTGAAAGAGGCACAAGAGTGGCAAACCCTGTGATTCTCACTTGTGTCTCACTGAGAACCCAGTCCACCACTGAAGCAAAAACCTGTTTTTTCTTCAATTCTACTGCAGCGGTGTCATAGGTCATTCACTGCAGGGAAATCCTCAATTTTTTCTAAAATACAAACAAACACATGAAGTACATCGTTGAACTCTACGTTGGTGGCAAAGTCTTCAAAGAAGAAGTGCAAGCAACCAACCCAAAAGATGCCCGTGAGACTGCACTGGCACGAAATCCTCACGCAAAAGTTGTTGCGGTCAATGTAAGTTTTCGTTGATTCTAACTTGGATCCTCTAAAGTGTACCTATAGTATGAGCAACACTTTCACCGTCCGTTTCGTATCCGATGCTCTGGATTCTCCCGAGTATATTGGACCTTTCTACACTGAAGATGACGCCCAAGACTATTGCGATGCCCGCAACGGTTCGCTATCACTTTCTGGGATTCCTTCCTGGGTTGCCTGTTACTCTGTCGTTGACTGATTAGTAATGCGAATTGCTTTCCTGATTGCTACTATTGCACTTGGTTTTAAAGTTGCAATTCCTGCTTATGCGACGGTGAATGAGTATCAAGAACGCCAAGCAGATCAGTTCTGCCAAATTGACCCTAACTACTGCAAATGATGCAATTCCAAGTTACTGAAATCGCTTTTGATTTTGATGATGAATGTCCGTATTGTGGCGAGAATCAATCTCCAGAACACGATGCAGAATGTGATGGATTCTTGGAGTTTGATTATGCCACTCAAGCAACAATCGGTCAAATCTGGGAGGCAGATGATGAAGAAGATTTAGTAGAAGAGATTACAACTGCCTACGGTTGGTGTATCAAATCCATTGATTATCGCCACATCTTGAAATGATTTCCCTCCCTAACTTCACAAACAAAATGACACTTACTCAAGACCAATACGATAAACTGCTTGCACTCTACATTGAGTCGATTGTTGATGGTATGGACCTCGACAGTTTGGTACAATTTGCAAGCGATACGATTGAAGAGAATCTCCGCGAAACTTGCTCACTTCCAGAAGAGTTAATCGAAGAGATTTCACGACTCTATGATGAGGATTATGTGAACGATTTGGTGGAAAGTGTAACACAAGAAAGTTGATAGCAACTTGGATCCTCTAAAGTGTACCTATAGTATCACCGCAATTCCACAATGTCCAAACTTACCACTTTGCAGGTATCTGCCAAACTGAATGTAACTGATTTCAGTGCATTTGATAAACCTGGCAAGAACAAAGGTGCTCGCGGGCAACTGTTAGAAATTGTCCTTGGAGTTCCTAACTCTTCTGACCTCAAAGATTTGGAGGATGGAGAGATTAAGACTTTTACAGTTGGTGAATCTATTGCTGCCACACAGTTGAAGCATTGTCTATCTGAAATCATTGAAGATTCTGTGTCTTTTGATGATAGTAAGGTTGGACAGAAACTGAAGCAAACTGTATATGTTGGATTCACCCGTGAGAACGATTATGTAGGTTCTGTTGTACTGAATGAGGAAACTCATCCCGAACACTATCAGGAACTGCGTGAGGATTATGAGTTCATTTGTGAGCAGATTCGCCGTGCATTTGATATTGAAAGCGAACTGAATACAATCACTGGACCTAACGGATTGCTGCAGATTCGCACCAAAGCATCTAAAACTAACGGTCGCTATGTTCCTCTCCGTTTCGCAGGTGTGACGCTTAAGGATAAAGGAATGGCATTTTATTTGTGTGGTTCATTCGGTCGCAATCTTTTCTGATAGCAACTTGGATCCTCTAAAGTGTACCTATAGTATGACTAACACCTCTTTCGACTTCCAAACCGACATCACTCCTGCACTTCTGGAGTTCATGTGCAACAATCACACAGATTTGAATGATTGTGTAGATTTCGTTTGCAATGTCTTTGACCTTGATGCAACTGACGAACTGATTGATTATGTTGCTGATGAGTTCGACGCTTTCTTCGGCAACTGATTCACACTCACTGTTTTACCACTAAATCACAATGACACACTACAATCCTTACGTTCAAAATCTCATTGAAATGGGATATGATGCCCAAGATTGTTACGCTGTTGCTGCAGTAGGTGAATTGAACCCTACTTATCCGCGTAACATTCACGGTCGCATCTTTGAGACTGAAGAAGAATATAAGCAAGCAGTTGCTGATTATATCAACGGTTTGTGATTCGTAAGAGTCACTAACTTGGATCCTCTAAAGTGTACCTATAGTATGAGCACTTACACTTCACCTCTCACCTCTAAAGTCTACGAAATCGTCAAGACTTCACACACACGAAACGCATGGGATTCTGAAGGCAATTTGACTCCTTATGTGCAATCTGTCTTTGACATCTATCACGAAGGCAAAAAAGTTCAGTTTGCATTAACTGCTGAAGGTGTTGCTGAGAGTGTAGCACATCTTGAGAATCCTGGTCGTGATGTATCTTCCCGCTTTGACTGAATGAGACGACAGAAAGTGAAAACAATTCTGTTAATCTTTATCGTTGCGAGTATCCTATCACCAGGAGTTCGTAACATCACTGCCACCACATTACACACTGTTGCTGACATTATTGCACCCCATGATTGAGACTGATTTCTACATTCTTTCCGAAGAACAATTTGCACAATTCTCACAACTTGCAGAGGAAATCAATGTGAGTATTGATTATTATTTGTGTGAGTTTTGTGATGTATCTGGACCTTTGATTGAAGTGTGATACTAACTTGGATCCTCTAAAGTGTACCTATAGTATGAGCACTTCCCAAATGTCCCAAATGTCTAAAGTCTACGCTGTGATTGGCGGTTTGGATTATGAAGGTGAAGACTTCAAATCTCTCCGCTTGTTTGATTGCTTCTCCGCTGCAGATGCTTACCTGAAGCATCTGGAAGCAAACTACGATTATGCTCTACTGGAAACCCGTGAGGTGAATGTAGAGTCTGCAATCGTTGCTTGATTGCAACTTGGATCCTCTAAAGTGTACCTATAGTATAACCACAACTTCCAACCATGCGAAAGATTGAACTCCAAATGAATAAAGCAATCATTGATTGCAAAGACTGGAAAAATGACAACACTGAAGTTCTCTATTCGCCCGAAAGAGATGCCTCTTATGTGTATCTTCACGGCAATCATATTGCAACGATTGGTGATACCTTCCTTGAACTTTACACCTGTGGTTATAGAACTGTAACCACCAAATCACGTCTCAATGCTATTCTGAAAGTTCATGGAAATGATGCTCGTATCTTTCAACGTGACTTTGAATGGTTTGTGATTGATAACGGCAACAAAGTTCCTTTCACTGAAGGTATGGTGCTTAACTGATGACTAACGAACAAAAGATTGAGGCATTACCCACAATCCGTACCTTCCCATATACGATTGGTCTCCGTACATACTTCTCGGAAGAAGAATATCAAAAAGCACTCCACGATTTCCTGACTTGGAGAAACCACCAACAGAGTAAAAGGAACCGCACTAATGATGACTAACGAACAAAAGATTGAGGCACTGACTAATCTTCTGGACAACGTGATTCACTCTCTGAGTATGAAACAATACGAGATTGAAGATGCAACTGAATCTCATAAGTGTGAAGTAGAAGCAGACAACTATTACCAAAAGATGCTCACTCTAACTGAATCAAACAAAATGTTCACGATTCGCTACTTTACACCGTATCAACAACAGTGGAGAACGCAAACATTCTCTACACTAGATGAAGCAAATCGTATGATTGAGTTCTACAAATCATGCGGAAGTCCTGCTGAACTCATTAACAACTAATCTTCCAATGTTACTCTCCAAACAGTCATTCAACAATCAACAAGTTCTCCCTTTCATAGTAAAGAAAGAGGATGAATATACTGAAGAAGGTAGTTACTCACTTCACCTATTCTCCCGAATCGTTATCACCAAGGAAGGAAAGAAATACCGATACTTACCTTTACGATTTGAAGGAGAAGAAGCACGATTCCGCAAACGTAGTGATGCAGAGGATTATGCAAGGTACAGATTAGCACTTGATTGATGATACACAGTGACCCCACATCAGGGGTCTTTTTTTATGCTTTTTCGTACCATCTATAACCATAAGCATTGCACCAAGTTTGCCCATTGTTTATACGTTGAATGTTGTTTTTGATATTAGCAACGCCACTATAATTACCATCACCTTTGATAAAGAATGACGCCTCACTCATACTACCAAATTCTACGATTTCGTTGGTTTTAATACTTACACCATAGACAGGTTTCTTTCTTTTTTCGTTGCTAATTGCAGCAATTTTTTTATAGTGTTCTATTGAATTTGTTTTTGTTGCTGGTGTCCAATCTGTTGGTTTTGATCTAAAGAAATACCAACCTTTTACCTGTAATTTGCTATTGTCGGGACTGTTAAGTGAGTGATGAATAGCGTGATTATTTGTACGATTTCCTTGTATTTCTTCTGCCGCATCTGCCATTGATTTCCACATCTTTTTACGCCCTAATGTTGGATTGATTCCATATACAGCACCACGAACATTTACTCTCTTTTCTATTACTTTAGGTGTTTCACCTTTCCAAGCCCATCTATATCCAAGTGCTTGAAATGTCACACCTTTAATGCAAGCAATTATCCCAGTTTTTCCCTTTTTATTTCCACAACTATCAGCAGCAATTCCTACACTCTCATAGTCTCTAACCCATTCACCTTCTAATGTATAACAACTCACTGCTTTGGAATGTGGATGATTTGCCCAATACTTTTTTGGTTTCTTTACACCATCACCACCTAATGTAATGTTATATCCATTCTTACCACAAGTATCAAGTTTGTTTATCCAAAAGGTTTCACGTTCATTAACATTATCATCGCTACATTCTTCCAATACTCTAAACTTAAAGTTATCTGCTCCGTACTTACATATGGCACGAACAATAGGCATAGAGTGAGATGAATTGTTCTCTGCTAAATTATCCTTACTTCTTGCGTTCTGTAGGTGTTGCTTCCATCTATCATATGGGTTGGGTTGTGTAGTCTTTCCCACATAGAGTTTGCTATTCTCAAGGTTGGTGATTGAGTAGATGTATGCCACTGAATTGATGAAAAATGTACTTGCGTTATTTATATTTAAGTGCTGAAATAATGATATTAGTTTTCCACAATGTTGTGGAAAAAGTATAATAAATGTGTGGAAAAACTGTTAGAATTGTGGAAAACTTATAGTCATTTAAATGTCTCTGGGGGTCGTTATCTTACAGGTCATTCTATCACACTCGCCCCCAAAATGTCAATACCCCCGCGTTCTCAAATCCCCACAATCCCCCCGCATAAATCCACCGACCCCTGATAAATACCCCCAGACCATTGACAAAAACCGCCCAGCATCTTATAGTAGTTTCATAACACACAGGAGCGAACTTATGTCAGTTGCATATCAGCAGGCACAGAAGCAGCGTTATAGGATTACTCTGGATCTATCAGTGTTCGGTGACTTCGACCCACACCAGATTGATTGGGAGAAGTTATTCAAGTTGGAACCTGCAGAGAAGTGTGATGCTTATGTTGAGGACCTAAGTACACCTGACCGATGGTAATTTGGTATCAATTTATACCATATAAGGCGTTTTTATTTTGTTAACATAAAGCATAAATAATCGGGTCTTTATGTTAACAAAATGAGAACACTAAAATATAAACATTTGGGCGACATGAGGATTATACGAGTCGCCCAAATAACCACTGATATTCTACCTCAACTGCAAGAGGTTATGCAACAGTTAGAGGAGAACGGTGAGGATAGTCGTGAGGTGATATTGCGCGTCTTAAGTGATATCGAAGACCGTCTGGGTAACTGAAACTTGGATCCTCTAAAGTGTACCTATAGTGTAAGGACAACCACAAACCACTAAGTGACTCAAATCGAACTGAACACCGCTATCGAGAATGCCTTCCAACTTTGTGCCGCTCAGAGTTGGGAACTGTTCGACGCCTGGTATGAGCGTCTGCACAATGTTCAGGTGATTGATAACATTGAGCACATCACAGAAATCGAAGCAGAGCATAACGAAACGAACCTCAATCTGATGCTCGCTGGTGTTATGCCTTCTGCCTGATTTCGTCTCTTAATTAACACTCACAACACACACAATGACTGTTACTTTCCAAGCAAATCTGACCGATACTGAGTATAACGGTTGGACGAATTATGAGACCTGGAATGTTGCTCTCTGGATTCAAAATGATGAGGGTTTCTATAGTCTTGCCCGTGAGGTAGGTAACTATGAAGACTTCGTAGATGCTCTGGAAGCGTGTTCTTTCAATTCCCTAAAAACGCCTGACGGAGTATCATTCAAAGACCCCAAGATTAACATCCTTGAGATTAACTCTGACGTGTTCGATTTCTGACCTTAAGTAACAACAAGGGGGGAATAAGATGCGCCCTATAAAGACACTTACTCAACACACACTGATTTACACTTTTCTTCTTCATTATGTCCAAGCAAGTTCTTCTTTCTCTGCTGGCACAAGGTAACAACGGCAGCGAAATTCTGTCCATTCTGGATGCAATCGTTGCTGATAATGTTGCTGGTTTCGATTATATCGAGTCGCCGCAACTTGAGTCGGCACTGGGTATTCCTACTCTGGAAGAGATTGCCTTCTGATTGTTAGTAACTGTATGCCCCTTGGTTGTTAGACAGAGCGTGAGCGATGTTGACACTGAGGGGCGTTTATGTTATGATTGGCAGTGATGCTTATCGGCAGTTAATTGCCGCCGATTTGTTATAGCGCCGCGCGGCGTTGTTATAAGCCCGCCGATGCCCCCCCCCCTTATTAAAAAAAGCAAACTACCCTAACCTACAGAGGTGACAAATCGACCGATAAATATCAATCTCATAAAAATTTTCCGGAGGTATTTCTAAGTGTTTGGATGGATTCACAAGAACGGTAAGAGTCGCCCCAATAAAAATAAATCAAAAGGTGCAGCAAGAACTTGTGCTCAAAAGAATGCTGCGAGAAAGCGAAAGAAGAAAAAATGAGAAGGAGAACACCATATTGGAATTTTTGGAGAGTGATACTCGCAGGTTGGATAATCAGATATCCAAAAACAATGGGTAGAATTGTATTAATCCCCCTGGGGGTTTTTGTTGTATTGATATATAATGCGTTAGTAAAATAAGTTTTTACTAAAAAATTTTCCGGAAAAAGTTTAATAAAAAATGGAAAAAATATACCACATATACGCAGGGGATAAGTGTTTATTCCACTCTATTAAAGAAGATGAGTTCTCGACCACTTGGAATACTCTGAAGAATATGGTGGAAATTATGAAAACTGATTACAATGCAGAGGATTTATCCTATGAGGAACTTATTGTAAATAAGGAAATTATTTTGAACTCCTCTCATTGACAAAAGCATATATAGACTGTTAAAATTGATGTTGAAGGTTATTTTAACTTATGGCAAAAGGATTCACTGTTAAAACTGTAGCACCAAAGAAGTCCACTGAAGAATGGGACTACGATGCGATTAAAGAAAGGATGAAGGGTAAGAGTATTGTATTCTGTCTTCCTGGACGAGGATGCTCTTATATCTTTTTGAAAGCATTTGTACAACTTTGTTTTGATATTGTACAAAATGGAATGAGTATTCAAATTTCTCAAGATTATTCATCAATGGTTAACTTTGCACGATGCAAGTGTCTTGGAGCAAATGTTCTCCGTGGACCAAACCAAAAACCTTGGGATGGAAAACTTCAATATGATTATCAGCTCTGGATTGATAATGATATTGTTTTTGATTCTAACAAGTTCTGGCAGCTTTGTGATTTAGCTCTTTCTGCTGAAGGAGAAGAGAAAGAAGTTGTTGCAGGTTGGTACGCAACAGAAGATGGTCACACAACTTCTGTCGCACACTGGTTAGAAGAAGATGATTTCCGTAAGAATGGTGGTGTAATGAACCACGAAACTGTGGAATCAATCAGCAAGCGTCGTAAGCCATTCACTGTAGATTACACAGGTTTTGGATGGGTTATGATTAAGAATGGAGTCTTTGAGAATCTTGAGTATCCTTGGTTTGCTCCGAAGATGCAAGTCTTTGAGTCTGGTAATGTTCAAGATATGTGTGGCGAAGATGTTTCATTCTGTCTTGATGCCAAGGATGCGGGGTTTGATATCTGGTGCGATCCTCGCATTAGAGTTGGACATGAAAAAACTCGCATTATCTAATGAACTATCACGTACTTTATAAAGGACGTAAAATTTATATGAACCTCACTACAGATGAATGTCTTGAGGTTCTTCAAGACTTATCTGAGCGTTTTTACTCGGGTGATGATATTGATCCTAATTTAATTGAACTGGAGGAAATTAACAATGGCTAAAGGTGGAAGTAATAAAACCGTATTTGAACCAGGAGCACCTAAAAAGACTCGTCAAGGACGTTCTGCTCGAACACTTCTCAGTGCAACCTCTCGCAATGGACGTAAGAAAAGGTATCGTGGTCAAGGGAAGTAAATGCTTCAATTAAATCCACAAATCCCAACCATTACCTTTTGGGGTAATGGTTGGGCTTTTTTTGTAATTGACCGTTCTCAAGAACACGATCTTGAATGGGTAGTTTTTCTAGATAGTAATGGGGAATGTTGGACTTTTAAAAACTCTGATATTCGTATTCAGAAGAACTATACTCTTCATAGAAATAATCCAATCGGATTTTCTTCATGTACTACTCAGATCCAATAGATGAATGGAACTCAATTCACAAGGAAGATCTGTGGGTATATAATAAACTGTTTCTAGCACGCTCTCTGGGGCACCTATGTGGTCCTGTAGGCGCATCTGTACCATCTCCAGACTACTATATCGTCCGACCAAGTATTAATTTACTCGGTATGGGACGATTTTCTCGTATAGAGTGGATTGATAATTCTACAGATCATCTTCACCCAGCAGAATTTTGGTGTGAGATATTTCAAGGAGAACATATTAGTGTAGATTTCAGAGATAGAAAAGCATAATTGGTTGTCTTAGGTGATAGATATGATAATAAGTCATTGTATAAATGGAAGAAATGGACTAAAATTGACAAAGATATTGAATTTCCTTTGATTCTAAACAACTTAAAAGGTAATTATGAGTGGATTAACTGTGAATTTATTGGCAATAAACTGATTGAAGTTCATTTTAGACGCAATCCAGACTTTCGTTATGGCAATTCAGTTGCAATTCCCGTTTGGAAAGGAGAAAAAATACAAAAAATAGAAGATTTTACCTTTGTTAAAGACGAAGACTATCTAAGAGAAGGGTTTTACATCGACACCCGGGATAGCAACCCCGTAAAAAGTTCTGATTTTAACTAATCAGGAGCAAAAATGGACCAAAAAATGCTGAGGGAAATCGCAAACGACGATATGAATCCCAAAAAACACGATTTTTTCCACCAAAATGAAATTCATTCAAAAATTCGCAATGATGAAGACTATGATGATTGGGAATATGGAACAGAACCTCTTTATGAATCAAAAAATCGGTAATAAATAAGATAGAATTATAACTAAAATGCCTTTAGAAAGGGTAAGTAAAGGATTTAAAGACATTAGTATGTCATTTCAGAGCAATCCTCTGACTAATGACTTGATTGCTATTAACAATGCAAATGCGATTGCTCGTTCCATTCGAAATATTGTCTTTACTTACCCTGGTGAAAAATTTTTTAATGAAGGTTTTGGTTCCAAAATTAATCGCTCTCTCTTTGAAAACCTAGATCAACTGACAGCTGAAAACATTAAGGATGAAATAGAGTATTCTATTTCAAACTATGAACCAAGAGTTTCTTTAAATCAAGTGGTCGTAATTCCAGATTATGATAACAATTCATTTGACGTATTAATTTCTTATAGAATTGTCGGTATTGATGTTACACCTCAACAGTTACAGTTTGTTTTGCAACCTATTAGGTAAATGCCATTAACAAATTTTTCAAATCTGGATTTTAACCAGATAAAAGCTTCTTTAAGAGACTATTTAAAAGCAAACTCAAATTTCACCGACTATGATTTTGAGGGATCTAATTTATCGTCTATACTTGATGTTTTAGCATATAACACATATATTACCTCATATAACGCAAACATGGTTGCGAATGAGGTTTTTATTGATAGTGCTACTCTTAGAGAGAATGTTGTTGCCCTCGCTAGGAATATTGGATATGTTCCTAGGTCAAGAAAAGCAGCAAGAGCTACGGTAAGCTTTTTTATTGATACCTCAAATATCACTCCTGTTCCAGCATCAATAACTCTAAAAAAAGGAATTGTAGCAACATCATCAAGTTCTTTTGGAAATCAATCATTTGTTTTTTCAATATTAGATGATGTGACTGTACCAGTAATTAATAAAGTAGCAACATTTAATGATTTAAAAATATATGAGGGTGTACTGCTAACAACATCTTTTACTTATTCTTCGAGAAATCCAAATCAAAGATTTATATTACCCAATCCTGGCGTAGATACTTCTTTAATCTCAGTATCAGTAAAAGATGACCAGAATTCAACCTCTTTGGTCAATTATTCTTTACAAAATAGTGTCTTTGATGTAGATAAGGATTCTACTGTCTATTATATCCAAGAAATTGAAGACGAAAGATATGAATTGCTTTTTGGTGATGGTATTTTATATGGCAAAAAACTTGAGAATGATAATTTTATAGAAGTTAATTATATTGTATCAAATGGTGATAGTGGAAATGGAGTAAATCAATTTGCTTTTTCCGGAAGATTAACATATACCAGAAATTCTGTAGAGTATACAGTAAACTCAGGAATTTCTTTGTTGGCAACTGGGTTAATTTCTTCTGGTGGAGAAAACATAGAAACTGTAGAATCTATTAAAAAATATTCAACAAGAATATATGCTTCCCAGAATAGAGCGTTGACTGCTAGTGATTATGAATCATTAATACCTTCAAAGATTTATCCAGAAACGGAATCAATATCAGTTTTTGGTGGAGAAGAGTTGATTCCTCCCCAATATGGAAAAGTTTTCATAAGTATTAAACCAAGGACTGGAGATTTTATTCCCAATTTAATAAAAGAAAATATTAAAAGAGATTTAAAGAAATACGCAGTGGCAGGAATTGTTCCTGAAATTTTAGATCTTAAGTATCTCTATATTGAGGTAGATTCTAAAATTTATTATAATACAAATTCCGCACAAGGATCTGATTATGTTTCGAGTATTGTTCAGTCAAATACCAATAAATATGCAGAATCAACCGAATTGAATAAGTATGGAGCAAGATTTAAATACAGTAAATTTCTTAAGATAATAGATGATAGTCATCCAGCAATAACATCAAACATCACTAAGATTCAAATGAGAAGGGATTTAAGAGTAGTCTTAAATTCTATAGCAGAATATCAGATTGGATTCGGCAATGCATTCCATATTAAGAGTATGAATGGATACAATGTGAAATCTACAGCATTTACTATTTCCGGAATACAAGGTTCTGTTTACTTATCGGACATCCCAGATACTAATGGAAATACTGGAAGCATGTTCCTTTTTACTGTACCAAGTGTTAATTCCAATGATGCAACTATAGTAAGAAGAAATGTTGGTAGAATTGATTATGTCAAAGGAATAATTACACTCAATCCAATAAATGTTTTATCTACCGATAAAGTAAAAGATGGACAATCAATCATTGAAATTTCAACTATTCCAAAATCAAATGATGTTATCGGATTACAGGATTTATATTTGCAGCTAGATATTAATAACAGTATATTTGAAATGATTACTGATCAAATATCATCAGGACTTGATCCATCTGCATCAAATTACATAGTAACTTCAAGCTACAGTAACGGGAATTTAGTAAGACAATAAAATGACAAAGAAAAGAGTAAAATTTAATACCATTTTAGAAAGACAGCTACCTTCTTATGTAAGGGAAGAATTTCCTTTAGTTGCTGAATTTTTAAAACAATATTATCTTTCTCAGGAATTTACTGGAGCTCCTTATGATTTGATACAAAATATTGATCAATATATTAAATTAGATGAAATTAAGAGCAATACAGACTTTGCGATTCTTTCAAATGATATTTCATTTGATGATGATGTTATTACGGTCTCCTCAGAATCTGGAACTATTGGTTTTCCAGATTCCTATGGTTTGATTAAAATTGATGATGAAATTATAACCTACGAATATAAAACTTCAAATTCTTTTGTTAATTGTATCAGAGGTTTTAGTGGAATTTCTTCTTACTCAAATGTTGGAATAAGCACAAGTAGAACTAATTCTCTATCGGATTTATCTGATCAACTCGTATTCGAATCAACAGAATCTAAAGAGCATTTATCTGGTTCAAAAATAACTAATTTAAGTTCGTTATTTTTAAAAGAGTTTTTAAAAAAGATAAAGTATCAATTAATTCCCGGATTTGAAGGGAGGGAATTATATAGTAATTTAGACCAATATCTATTTCTAAAACAATCAAAGGATTTTTATTCCTCAAAGGGAACAGATATTTCATATAAGATTCTATTTAAAGTTTTATATGGAGAAGATGTTGATATTGTAAAACCACAAAATAGTCTAATTAGACCATCAAATGCTGGATTTAATGTCATCAATGCTTTAGTTGTAGAATCTATAGAAGGAGACCCATATAATTTAAGAAACTCTACTTTATTTCAAGATGAGTATGGCGATATAACCAAATGTTATGCTTCAATATCTGATGTAGAAAAAATTTATTCTACGGAAGGAAAAGAGTATTATAGATTGGGATTTGATGGTGGGTATAATAGAGATATTGGTGTAAGTGGAGCACTATATGGAAACTTTTCCATACATCCCAAGACAAGAATAATAGGTGACGTAAATCCAGATGTATCAACAATTGATGTAGATTCTACAGTTGGATTCCCCTCTAGTGGTGATTTATTTGTAACTTATGAAGATGGTACAACAGGCGTAGTTTCATATGCATCAAAAAGTCTGACTCAGTTTTTTGGATGTGTAAATATAACTAAAAAAATATTCGATGCTTCTGATATTTCTTTAAATGTATTTGCATACGGATCCTCAAGTCAATCGGATAGTAATGAGACTATAAAAGTTAGAATTAATTCGGTACTAAATGAGGTGTCTCTTGTTGATGATGAAGCAGTTTATTATCAAATTTCGGGTGATAATGCAATAATTAGAACTTTAGGTGCTGATTCTATAGATCCAATTTCAAATAGTTGGATTTTTAACATCCAAACTACATACGAAGTTAAAGAAATATCCGTATTCAATTCTTCATCAAAAATTTATAGTGTAAAAACAAGCGATAAACACAATTTTGCAACTGGAGACTCGGTTAATTTAATTTCAAATAATGGTTCTAAAACTGTATTGTCCATTATTGGAGTTGTTTCAGATACTGAGGTTTATATTGGAAGTAATATTGCTGTTCCGACAAATTTCAAATATACTATAGAGAAAGTACTGACTAAAGTTAGACATACTCTATACAACGAACTATCAAATCAAAATGCAAATGTTCAAAATATTTACAAAATAAAAGAAAAAACTTTAGTTGCGTCTCCATCATTACCATTTTATAATGGACAGTCTCTCAATGCTTCTGATAGATCTTTATATATTAGTGGTACTTTTCCTGCCGGAGATACTTTTAGGATAACAAATCAAAAAGATCATGGATTCTATACGGGAGATTGTATTTACTACGAATCTTCGGGAGAAACTAGTGATATTCCAAGATCATTATTTGATAGTGGAGTTTATTATATAAAAAGAGTAGATGCAAATAATGTACAATTTGCCAAAAGTAGTTCAGATATTCAGAATTCCAAATTCTTAAAAACAGAAGAAAACATAAATGTAGCATCTGATAAAATTATTCTCCAACAATTCAAATCAAAATCATTAATATCACAAAAATTACTTAGAGAAATTTCTTTACCATATAATGATGGGAAGAATTATGAAACTTTTCCCGGACCTACCGGAATTCTTATTAACGGAACAGAAATATTAAATTATAAATCTAAAGATATAATTTATTATGGACCCGTAGAAAGTATTGATGTTTCTTCAGGAGGTTCTGAATATGATGTTATTAGTCCTCCTGTTTTAGATATAACTGATTCTATTGGAATTGGTGCTACTGGATATTGCGCCGTTTCTGGTGGTTTATTTGAAATTAGATTATTAGATCCCGGTTTTGATTATGTTTCAAAACCAACAATAAGAATTACTGGGGGAAATGGAGTTGGAGCTGTAGCAGATGTATCAACTAAATTTATAGATCATGAAGTATTTTTCAATTCTGAGCAAAAGTTTAATGAAGTTAATATAATTAACAACTCCATTGGTTTTTCTACTTATCATAAATTTAGAAATGCAGAAAAAATAACATATTATACAAATAATCAAAAAGGAGTTGGTGGAATTTCGACAAATGCGGAGTATTATGCCCGCGTTGTTGACTTAAAGACTTTAACAATCCATAATAGTGCCGAAGATGCTCTTGTTGGGATTAATACCGTTTCTTTAACCACATATGGTATAGGTAATCATTCATTCAAATGCATCAATAAAAAACAAGTTATTTCTACCATTAATGTTCTAAACCCAGGATTTGGATATCAAAATAAAATAAGAACTACCTCACCTTCGGGGATTAATACATCAACTAATAGTATTAATATAAATGAACACGATTTTAATTCTGGAGAAATAGTCAGATATACTAGCAGTGGAACAGCAATAGGTGGATTAACTAAAAACTCTGATTATTATTTGACTAAGATCGACGACAATAATTTTAAGCTATCAATTGTTGGGGTAAGTTCATCCAATCAAGATTTTTATTATACAACAAATCAATATGTAGATTTAACCTCTAGAGGAACTGGAGTACACTACTTTAACTATCAACCAATTTCTGTTGAAGTTGTGGGAGAAATTGGGGTTTCAACATCTGCCGGTGTGGATTTTGCGGCAAAAATTCAACCAGTTTTTAGGGGAGAAATAACATCTTTCCATTTACAAAATGGAGGAAGATCATATGGAACACCTGAAGTATTGAATTACCTCAGAGAACCACTTTTGATTTTAAGACAAGGAAAAAGTTCAGAAATAGTACCAATTATCAATAATGGAAGAATAGTAGAAGTTTTAGTTAATAATTCTGGTTATGATTATAATAATGCACCAACTATCAACATATCTGGAGATGGATTAGGCGCTGTTTTGGTGCCAATTGTTGAAAATGGTCAAATTAAACAAGTAAAAATAATAAATGGAGGAATTGGATATTCTCAAAAAAATACTTTTATTACAGTCCAAGATTCTGGTTCTGGGGCAACATTTAAATCAAAATTAAAATCATGGAATATAAATTTAGTGAGTAGGAATTTTAGCAATACAACTCCAGATGATGGATTCGTATTTTATAATTCATACACTAAAGGTGGTCTTCAGTACTCTCATTTATATGCACCAAGAAAACTTAGAGAATCAATATATTCTGTAGATCCTACAGGAAGACCATCTTATGGAAATTTTGATTTAAGTAGAGTAGGAGGAAGTGAAGTATCTTCGACTAAACATTCTCCGATAATTGGTTGGGCATATGATGGGAATCCAATCTATGGTCCATATGGATACGCTAAAAAGGACGCTTCCGGTGGCGGTTCAATAACACAGATGAAATCTGGGTATAAACTTGCACCAGTATCAAGTGATAGACCATCTGAAAAAATATACCCATTAGGGTTTTTTGTAGAAGATTACAAATATTATACTCGACTAAATCAAGATGATAGTGTTTTGGATGAGCATAATGGTAGATTTTGTGTTACTCCAGAATTTCCCAATGGAGTATACGCTTATTTTTGCACAATAGCAGCGACAACTACCAGAACATCTTCAAGTCCATTTCGAAATTACAGGATACCCGTATTTCCATATCTTATTGGAAATACTTTCAAGTCACGTCCAAATGAATTCAATTTTAAAGCCTCTTCAAATCAAGATGATATTGACTTAAACAAAACTGATTGGATTAGGTATACAAAAAATTATAACTTACTTGGAGAAAAATCTTACTACAAGTACTTAGATCTTCCAAATAGACTAAATCAAACATCTACTATAAAGTATGCATCTCCCGGAAATATACAAACAGTTGGTATATTGACTGGAGGTAATAACTATAGTATAAATGATTTATTAGTTTCTGATGAAACAGATACTAGAGGATATGGATTTTCTGCAAGAGTTTCTAAACTAAAAGGAAAGGAAGTAGAAACTATTAGCGTTGATAACATTGTTTCTTATAATGTAGAAATATATCCAGATTCTGGGAGGGTGAATAGTTTTAATATTTTAGCAGAGAATCCGCATGAATTTAATACCGGTGATATTGTCACTATTTCAGGTCTCACCACTTCTTTGACAATATTCAACGAATTGTATTCTGCAGAAGTTCCAAGGAAAAACACTCTTTCTTTAATTAATACAGTTGGTCTTGGTACAACTGGAGCAACAGGTATAGTAACCTTTATTTCTGTTGGAGGAAACTTATCAAATATTCGTGAAAATGACATTTTCACGATAGGAACAGAAAAGGTTAAAGTTTTAAATGTAGATAAAAATTCATCGAGATTAAAAATCCTTAGGGCAGTCAATAACACTGTTGGTTCGTCTCACAGTTATTCTGATATTTTATATGAAAATTCAAGAAGATTGGTAATAAGTGATAGACTGACTAATCCTTTTAATTATTCATCAAATAGACAAATATATTTTAATCCTAGGGAATCTATTGGTGTCGGAACAGCGGTGGGAATAGGAACTACTATTTTTATTTCAAATCCGGGAGCAGGAGTTAGTTATGTTACGGTTCCAAGTAGATTAATTTACCTCCCAGATCATAAATTAGAAACTGGCGATCAGTTGATTTATGACTCAAATGGAGGAGATCCTATTGCAATTTCCACAAATGGTGAAGGAATTGGAGCAAATCTTGCGGATGGATCCTTAATTTATGCAACAAATGTATCTCCGAATTTTATAGGAATTTCTACAGTAAAAGTTGGAATTGGTTCAACAGGAACTATTGTTGGTATTGCATCAACACAAAGAAATCAGAGTATTCTTTACTTTACTTCTTTTGGAAGCGGTACTTATCATAGTTTTAAAACTAATTACAATTCATTGAGGGGGAATATTTCAAAGAATAAAACGATTGTTTCTACAGCAACAACTCATGGATTGTCTGATGGAGACATTGTTTTTGTTGATGTTAATCCTTCAATATCAACATCATTCGTAGTAGCATATAGTGATTATAATAGAAAATTAGTAATTAATCCAAAATCATTTTCTCCAGTTGGTGTTAACACTTTAACTAATTCTATAACCATTGAAAACCATGGATTTACCACTGGTCAACAAGTAATCCAAACTTCTCCTTCTAAAGTATTGAAAAATGAAAAAGATTATTATGTTATTGTCATTGATAAGGATACTATAAAGTTGTCCGATAATTATTATAATTCTATTCAATACGATCCTGTCGTCGTTGGATTGTCCTCACAATTCGGTGGAACTTTATCTTTGGTAAATCCTCCAATAAAATTATATAAGAATAGCACAGTATTTTTTGATGTATCAGATTCATCTTTATCATATACAAATTCTTCCCAAACTAAGTTTCCAGCGTTTAATTTTAATTTTTATACTAATTCTTCATTTGAAGAACTATTTGAATCGTCTAAAAATAGTAATTTCTTCAATATAAAAAGAGTTGGTACAGTTGGAATAAGTTCAAATGCGAGAATTTCATTAACTATAACTGATGATATTCCTAATAAACTTTACTACAGACTAGACCCTATTACTGCTTTCAACTTACCAAGTGTTAAATCCGAGATTTCAATAGATTCTTCAGTTTCTTCCCATAATGAAATTAGTATTGAAGATAGTCTTTATAATGGAAAATATTCTATTGTTTCAACTTCAGGAACAACTTTTACTTACAGCTTAAGAAAAAAACCAGAATCTAATTTTTACGATAAAACTCAAGCAATTATAAATTATCAAACCACTTCCAAAAATACAAAGGGATCTATCTCGGAAGTTGAAGTTGTATCAAATGGTCAAAATTATTATAATCTTCCAAAATTTTCCAAAATTTCATCTGGAATTGGATCTGGAGCAATATTAGATTACAATAGTAAAAATATTGGTAAAATTAAAAAAATAAAAATAAATGATATTGGATTTAATTATCCATCAGATTTTACTTTAAAACCAAATTTATCTTTACCACAAATTGCTAAAATTGAATTATTATCATCATTTGAATCAATACAAATACTTTCTTTGGGTAACGGATATAATCATCCACCAAAATTAGTAGTTTTAGATGGAGTTACAAAAAATATAGTTCCTGAAGTTGATTTAGAATATTCTTTTGGTGATAGTTTTGTTACTATTTTAAAAAATACTTATGGTATTAATAATGTTGAACCAATTATAATTCCAACACAAAATTCAAATGGAGTTGGAATATCTTCATTGGTCTATGATTTAACAAAAAATAGTGTTACTGCCACTTTATCAGTAGGATTCAGTACAGCAGATAGTTTCCCATTTGCTGTTAATGATAAAATTATGGTAGAAAATGTCAGTGTGGGTATTAATTCTACGGGTAGAGGATTCAATTCTAAGAATTATAATTATAAACTTTTCACAATTACTGCAGTTTCTGAGAATCTTGGAGGAATTGGAATTGTAACTTATACGATGAATAATGTTTTACAACCTGGAGAAACTCCAGGTGTATACAATTCCACAAATTCTTCCGCCAGAATTATTCCTGAGAAATATTTTCCTAAATTTAAAACAATTTTTAAGAAGAATAATTATCTAAAAGATGAAAAGATAAGATATTTGGGGGATGCTAAAACTGTCGGTGAAGTTGAGGGGTGGAATTCTCAAGTAAATCAACTAAGAATTTCTTCAAGAGAAAGAATAGAATCTGGTAAAATTATACAAGGGGATACCTCAAAAACACAAGGATTAATTTCTTCAGTTATTTCTGGAGATGCGTTTATTAATTTGGCACCATATTCTAAGGTTGAAGATGGTTGGGAAACTCAAATAGGATTTTTAAGCAATAACTTACAAAGAATTCAAGATAGTTTCTACTATCAGAATTTTTCATATTCATTAAAATCTAAAGTTCCATATGATACCTGGGAAGACGCAGTTGGATCATTAAATCATACATTAGGATTTAGAAAATTTGGCGATTATCAATGCGAACCCTCTTTAGATGAAGTTAAGAATAATCAGATTAATATTAGTCCAATAAGCTATGTCGATACTTTTACAGATATTGTCGGAGTTGCTGATTTAAATTGTTTTTATGACTTTGATTTGGCTAGAGAAAACGTACTTATTGATGACTCTTATCCATTTTCAGATCAAATTTATTTTTCCAGCAGAGTTCTTACGGATTATTATGAGTCACTGAATAACAGAGTATTGTCAATTGATGATTTTAGTGGTTCTTTCTATAATTTACCAAGATTCTCTAGATATGTCGTTCTGGACACTATTGATACTAATCAAATTCAATCACAGAAGTATATAACTTTTGTAAAAGATAGAAGATATGTTGGGCAGAGGCAATTAATGCTTGTTTCTGTTGTTTATGATGAAAAAGATGCATATTTAAATCAATATGGTAGAGTAGAAAGCGTCTATGATTTGGGTTCATTTGATTTTAAGAAAGAAGATAATCAAGGTTCTCTTCTTTTCTATCCAAATAGATCGCTTTGGAATGATTATGATGTATCAGTCTTATCTTATAATATAAAAGATGCTTTTGTTGGTATTGCAAGTACAAGTTTTGGTAATGTTGTTTATATAGATTCAAAAGTCAATCAAGTTTCTTCTGGAACAACAAGCGTAATTGGAATAGGAACAACATTTACTTCAGTGAAGGCAATAATAGAAATTTCTGCAGATAATGGGCAGCGCCAATTTGAAGAAATTACTGCTATTCACAATGGGACAAATATTGAATTTATTAATTATGGACAGTTGGTAACAAATTCTTCAGACAACAATCCATTATTATCTTTGGGAGAGTTTGATGCATATCTTGCAAATTCAAAAATAAATGTCGATTTTATTGCAACTCCCGGAATAGCTGTTACTATCAACTCTATTCAAATTTCTATTGCAAATACTGAATCATCTGGCATAGGAACCTACTATCTAAGACATTCTACAATTGAAGGGAGATCAACATCTATTGCATCATCCCCAACCCCAACAGCAAATGTAATTTCAGAATATTCGAGTTTACATAACGGGGCATATTTTATTGTTCAAATTTCAGATACTACAAATAATATTCATCAAATATCTGAGGTTATTGTAATTAACGATTCAGATAATTCTTATATCAGCGAATTTGCTATTTTGCAAGCAGCAAATGAAACAGGAATTGGAACTATAACTTCTAATAAAACTCCAAATTCTACTCAACTTTTATTCACTCCCATTGCAAATATAAACGCAGAGGTAAAAGTTTATTCAAATGCAATGAGAGATTATAGAGATGCTAGTAAACCATTGAACTTCAATGATTCTACAATAACTAACCAATCTGCAGTTTATCTCGGAGCTGCAGTTGATGTTAAGAGAACATTTGATTTAAATCATCAAGGAGAACCAATTTTTGAAAGATATTTTGATGGAAGTTCTCCTGCAATTGTTGATATAGATAGAGATTTAATTTATATCAAAAATCATTTCTTCGTTACTGGAGAAAAATTAACTTATTCTTCAGGAACTCTTGGTGAGATAAACCAACCAATAGGAATTACAACCACAGATTTTGGAGTGGGAATAGGTACTACTGACAGGTTACCTTCTACAGTTTATGCAATTAAGTTAGACCAAAATAGAATTAGATTGGCGAAGAGTGCTAGTAGCGCACTTAAATTTATACCTGAAATATTAAATTTAACTTCTCTTGGTATTGGAACCAATCATACTTTCACTGCAGCAAATCAAAATTCTAAAGGATTAATTACTCTAGACAATCTTATTCAGTCTCCACTAGTTGCCACAGCAACTACAACAATTCTTTCTACCAAGAATCTTATATCTGAAGATGTTTTATATGTCCACAATACTACAAATATTTTTAGTGGAGATTTATTAAGGATTGATGATGAGGTTATGAGGGTCGAGTCTGTTGGTGTTGGGTCAACAAACGCAGTAAGAGTAAATAGACCTTGGTTGGGCACCAAAGTAGAAGAACATGAATCTTTAACAAAAGTTGTTAAAGTAACTGGGAATTATAATATTGTACAAAATCAAATTCATTTCGTTGAAGCTCCATACGGAAGAGTTCCAATAGGAACACCAACAAATCCACCAGATGAAAGGGATTGGGAAAATATACAAACCAATTCCACTTTCTACGGAAGAATTTTTATGAGGTCTGGTGCAACAGGTTCAAATCAAGACACATACTATAAAAATTATCTTTACGATGATATTTCAAATCAGTTTGACGGCAAAAAAAATACATTTAGTTTAACATCGAATGCAGAGAATGTTTCTGGAGTTTCTGTAGAAAATGCTATAGTTATAATTAATGATATTTTCCAAGAACCTGGCGATATTGCTTCTTATGTCTTAGAAGAAGAAAATGTTGGATTTACTTCTATAAGATTTATTGGAGCAGGAACTTCATTGGCTTCTGATATTAATACATCTGGATTGCCTGCGGGTGGTATTATAGTTTCTGTCGGTTCAACATCAGGATTTGGATATCAACCATTAGTTTCCGCTGGAGGAACAGCAATTGTTTCGGATGCAGGAACTATCCAAGCAATTAGTATAGGAAACAGTGGGTCTGGATATAGACAAAAAATTCAAAATTCCTTTGGAACTAGAGATGTTCAGGTTAGAGTAGGGGTTTCAACATCTTCTTTAAATTCTAGAAGCATTCAATTTATTGGAACAGCTGCAGTAAGTAAAGGAAACATTGTTAGTGTTGCAATTACTAATCCGGGAATTGGATATACTCGTTCAAATCCCCCCTTTGTTATTTTTGATTCTCCACTTTCATACTCAGATTTACCTTTAGTTTATAGTCCATCTTCTTCTGGTGTTGGTACACAAGCAACGATTGATATTGTTGTTGGTCAGGGATCAAGTGTAGTTGATTTTGAGATAAAGAATCTGGGTTATGGATACAAATCTGGAGATATCTTAACAGTTTCAACTAATTCAATAGTTGGAATACCAACAGTACAAGGATCGCAATTTGAAGAGTTTCAAATAGAAGTTCAAAGAACTTTTACTGATAAATTTACTGCTTGGTCTATTGGAGAATTGCAGTTATTAGATTCTATTGATATACTTTTTACAGGAGAAAGAACTGTTTTCCCATTAATATATCAAGGACAATCGATTTCAATTTTAGCAGGTAAAGGATCTCTTATCAATATAAGAGATAACTTATTGGTATTTTTAAATAATATTCTTCAAGTTCCACAGAAATCTTATATATTTGATGGTGGAAGTGTAATTAGATTTGTTGAGCCCCCTAAAGAAGATGATGTTTGTAAAATTCTTTTCTATAAGGGAAGTGGGGAAATAGATGTTCCTTTTAGGAACATAATAGAAACAGTTAAAATGGGAGATGAGGTCAGACTTGAGTATGATTATTCTGCCGGACAAAACCCATTCTTACTTGAGGATAGAAGAACAGTTTTAGACATTAAAACTGTTGATTTAATAGAAACTAATCCTTATTTTGGTCCAGGTAACACTAATATCGAAAATCTAAACAGACCGATATCTTGGTATAAACAAACCAAGGACAAAATAATTAATCAAAAGCAAATTGGAAAGGATAGAATTCTATATGAGCCTTTGATACATCCATCGGCAAATATCATAAGTTCAGTTGGTGTTGGATCCACTCTTATTTTTGTTGACAATTGTAGACCATTTTTCAATCCAATAAATGAAAATGTATCTTCCTTAGAATTTCAAAAAGATATTTACTTGATTTCCCAAGATCAAGTTGCTTCAGCTACTGCTACTGCAGTTGTATCGTCAGCAGGAACTGTTTCTTCAATTGTTATTACTGACGGTGGATTTGGGTACACTGAAGCACCATCAGTAGTTGTTCAAAGTCCGGTAGGAATTGCTTCCACAACTACTACTTGTGTTTCTTATATTAGTTCTGGAATAGTGACTTCTATCATTGTAACTGGAGTTACTACAGGATATTCTCAAGAAAATCCACCATTAGTATTGATAGAACCACCAATTATTAAAATAGAATCTACTAAAGTTTTATCATATGGAGGAGATTTTGGAGTAATAACTGGAATTGCGACTACTTCTGTCGGAGTTGCTTCAACTGGAATAATATTTGATTTTATGATTCCAATAAACTCACCATTGAGAAACAGCAAAATAACAGGACTTACAACCGTGAGTCAAATAAAAACTGATTATTATTTCGTAGTTTCAAATTCAAATATTGGAAATGGACTTACATCATTGGATGAGAGTTCAAATATTGTCGGAATAGCAACTACATTTTTGGATGGTGTTTATAAGGCAGTTGATGTTTCAATAGAGCAATCTTCTATAATCGGAGTGGGAACAACATACATTGCAAGAGTTACTGTGAGTGTGGACAACTTAAACGGACTATCTGGAATTGGAATTAGTGATTATTATGGAGATTTTAGTTGGGGAAGAGTTATTCTAGATTACAGACAAAAGGAAAGTGCATTTAATGCATATACATTAAATGGATATTCGGGCATCTCTACTGGAACTATTTTAAAAAGAAAAAATCCATTAAAGTATTCTCAATATAAAAATCCATAGGAATCTACCATAAATAAAATAAAAAATTTCTAAAAAATGGCAGCAATTATAACTGATCAAATTAGAATACTCAATGCCAAAAATTTTGTTGCCGGAGTAACATCTTCAAATAATTCATATTACATATTCCTCGGACTACCAAACCCATATGAAGTCCAAAGTGATTGGGACTATAATCCACCATCACCAAAGGATAATTTCAATGAGGAAAATAGTTACTGGGATACTATCGTATCTCTAAAGAAGATACTCTCCACTGACGTTTCTCATGTTATTCCTAAAAGAGTATGGTCTTCGGGAATATCATATGATTATTATAGACATGATTATAGTAGATCTAATACTGCTTCAGTTTCTGGATCTACTAGTTTATATGCCGCTTCATATTATGTAATGAATAGTGATTATAGAGTATACATTTGTCTTCAGAATGGTACTGATCCAGAAAACCCCTCAGGGAAACCTTCATTAGATGAGCCTAGATTTACAGATTTAGAGCCTAGATCTGCAGGAACAAGTGGAGATGGATATGTTTGGAAATATTTGTATACAATAAAGCCAAGTGATATTATAAAATTTGAATCTACAGATTTTATTCCAGTACCTAAAGATTGGTCCACTAGCTCAGACAACTCTTTAGTTAGAGATAATGCTGTAGATGGATCTATAAAAACGGTTATCATAAATCCAAGTAGTTTGGACAACAGAGGTGTTGGTGTCGGAACAGCAAATAAAACATACACAAGAGTTCCGATTAAAGGCGATGGTCAGGGGGCAGAATGCACAATAACGATTGATAATGACCAGAAAGTAAGATCTGTTGTTGTTTCCAGTCAAGGATCCGGATATACCTATGCAAATGTTGATTTAAGGGGAGGAAATGTTCCTGAAGGAGTAATAAATCCAAAATTTGATGTTATTATTTCTCCAAAGGGAGGACATGGATACGATATTTACAAAGAACTTGGTGCGTATAATGTGCTCCTATATTCTAGAATAGAAAATGATTTCCAAAATCCAGACTTTATTACAGGAAATCAAATTGCTAGAGTTGGAATAGTAGCAAATCCGGAATCATTTGCTTCATCTGAGATATTAAGTACGAATAAAGCCAGTGGAGTTTATGCATTAAAACTAGCGGGAATAGGGTATAGTTCTGCAATTTTCTCACAAGATTCTTTTATTAAGCAAACTGTAGGGAATGGTGTAACTGCTATCGGTAGAGTAGTAAGTTATGATCAAACCACCGGTGTTCTTAAATATTGGCAAGATAGAACTCTTTCCGGATTCAATACAAATGGCGAAACTCAAGAATATCCCAACTTTGGGTACGAATTGACAAGGTTTACCAGTTCTCCTCTTGTTGGAGGTGGTCTAACAGTTACTGGAAATAGTGGAAATACTTTAAGTATAGATTCAACTTTTTCTGGTATATCTACAGTAATAAATAATAGGACATACTACCTTGGACAGTCTTTTGCGAACGGTTTATCTAATCCTGAAGTCAAAAAATATTCGGGAAATATAATATATGTTGATAACAGACCAGCAATTACCCGTTCATTAAATCAAAAAGAAGATATTAAGGTCATTTTGCAGTTTTAAAGAATTATGTCACAAGAAACAAATCTCAATGTTGCACCATATTTTGATGATTTTGATGCAAATAAAGATTATTATAAAGTTCTTTTTAAGCCAGGGTATCCTGTTCAAGCTAGAGAGTTAACAACTCTACAATCAACTTTACAAAATCAAATTGAAAAATTTGGACAACATTTTTTTAAAGAAGGTGCAAAAGTAATACCGGGAAATATTTCTTATAATCAGTCTTATTATGCTGTCCGACTAAACAATTCTTTTCTTGGAGTTCCCGTAGAAGCTTATATAGATCAATTAGTTGGAACAAAAATTATTGGAGAGACTTCTGGTATAACAGCAACAATTGATAAGGTTTTACCTTCAACTCAATCTGAAAGGGGAAATACAACATTATATGTAAATTATATCTCATCAAGTTTAATTAATAATTCTACTACAGAATTTTTAGATGGGGAAAATTTAATAACAACTACAACGATACAATCTGGATTACTGTCAAACAGTACAATTTCTGAAGGATCTCCTTTTGCATCAACGGTTTCTAGCGGAGCTAGCTCTGTGGGATCTTCATTTTCAATTAGTGAAGGAGTATACTTTATTCGTGGTCATTTTATCACAGTTAATACTGAGACATTAATATTAGATCAATATACAAACACTCCAAGTTATAGAGTTGGTTTGTATATTAATGAAGAAATTGTTACCTCAGATGTAGATGAATCTCTAAATGATAATTCTCAAGGTTATAATAATTACTCTTCTCCCGGAGCTGATAGATTAAAAATAACAGTATCTTTATTCAAAAAATCTTTAAACGATTATTCCGACAATAATTTCGTAGAACTAGCTTCAATCGAAAATGGTATCTTAAAAACCAACAGGGTAACCAAGGAATATTCATTAATTGCAGATGAACTTGCAAGAAGAACTTATGCAGAATCTGGTGACTATTATGTAACTCCTTTTGATTTAAGTGTTAAAGAATCTTTGAATGACAATCTTGGAAATGGTGGAATATTTAATGCAGGTCAGTTTACTTATGGGGGATCAATTCCGTCAGAAAGTTTAGCTTTATATCAAATTTCTCCAGGTAAAGCTTTTGTCAAGGGATATGAAGTTGAGACTATTTCAACAACATTTTTAGATGTTCCTAAACCAAGAGATACAAAAACTTTAGAAAATATTGCTGTTAATTATAATACCGGATCAACTCTTTCGCTGAATAGAGTTTATGGTTCTCCAATAGTAGGAATTGGGAATACTTATATTGTAAGTCTAAGAGATAGTAGAATTGGGACTGCATCTACAGATGCTGCCGGAAAAGAAATTGGTGTAGCTAGAGTCTATGATTTTAAATTAGAATCTGGCTCATATGACAGCCTAAATCCAAATTTAAATCAATGGACAATATCACTATATGATGTACAGACAACAACAGAAATTACCCTAAACCAACCGATTACACTTTCAACTCCCAATTTTATTACAGGGGCAAATAGCGGAGCAACAGCTTTTCTAAAAGATTCTGTTAATAATAGTAGGTCAATTGTACTTTATCAAAAGAATGGTGATTTTATACCCAATGAATCACTTATAATTGATGGAATAGAGGAGACAAGAACAGCTATAGCAGTAACATCATATTCAATTTCCGATGTTGAATCTATAAGAGGAACAGTAGGAACTGCTAAAACTTTCAATGCTAATGTTATCCAATCCCCATACTATAATATTGGTATAGCAACTATAAGTACGGCAAATGTACTAGGAATTAGTACAATAATAAGCACAAATCCAAATTTCCCAGGAAAAGTAGTTAAACCAGGAAATTTAGTAGAATTTAGTAATTTTAGTTCTCCATATCCAGTTTATGCAAGTGTAGTTAGTGTAGGAAAAACTTCAATATCAGTAACTGGAGTTACTACTGTTTTTGGAACTAATGAAGGAAAACTACCAAATTCAACACTAGAAGTAGTTGATCTTAAAGTACTTGGAGCTAAACTTTCAAGATCTAGCGATGATACTTTATTTACGGTATTACCAAGACCAAATGTTGCATCAATAAATTTATCAGAAACAACATTAACAATAAGAAAGGTATATGATGTAAACATAGTATCAAATCAGTTATCATCCACAGTTGCTGCTGGAGAAAATGAGACATTTCTACCATTTGATGAAGAGCGTTATACTCTTGTCAGAGAGGATGGAACCTTTGAAGTTTTAACAGAAGATAAATTCGATTTTATAAATGGTTCAAAAGAACTTCAAATTTATAATTTGGGAACAAATTCGGCAGCAACTTTAGTCACAACTCTCAGAAAAATAAAGCCAAAATCAAAAAATAAGTTAAAAAATAGAGTTGGTGTATATATTGTAGATAAATCAAGGAACGCAGCTTCTGGAACAGGAACTACAACTTTAAATGATGGATTGATTTATGGAAATTATCCATATGGAACAAGAGTTCAAGATGATGTAATATCATTAAATGTTCCCGATGTATTAAATGTTATTGCTGTTTATGAATCCAAGGATACCAGCGATCCAACTGCACCTAGGGCAACTTTATCATCAATTAATGGACCAACAACAAAAACAACAGATTTAATCATTGGCGAACAATTTGTTGGTCAAATTAGTGGTGCAATAGGTTTATATACCGAAAGATTGACCGATTCTGAGATAACATTTGTACCAGAAAATGAAACTAATTTCAAAGAAGGGGAACCAATAATTTTTAGAGAATCAAATATACAAGCTGTTATTACAACTATAGATTCTCCAAGTTCGAATATCTCTTCAAGTTATAAGTTTGATAATGGGCAAAATGGTTCTTTCTATGGATATGGATATATTTCAAGGAATTCTTCGGCATCTGAACCCGTATATAAAATAAAAGTTTATTACTCTAGTGGTTACCATCAAGAGTCTGATATTGGAGATATTACAACTATAGAATCCTATAGTGGATTTGATTATGTTAAAGATATCCAAACAACAAACTCCATAAGAAATTGTGATATGATTGACATTAGACCTAGAGTGTCTAATTATACAGTATCACAAAACTCAAGGTCTCCTCTTGAATTCTACGGAAGAGTATTTAATGCTGCAGGAAATTCTTCTGCTAATATTTTAGCATCAGATGAAGAAATTATAACATCATTCTCTTATTACTTGGGAAGAATTGATAGAGTATATTTAAGAAAAGATGGGACTTTCCAAATACAGTATGGAGTTCCTTCAGAAAAACCAGAAAAACCAATTACAGTCGATGATTCATTAGAAATTGCAACAGTAACACATTCTCCATATCTATTTGCGGTTTCGCAATCAACTGTTCAACTTCTTGAGCACAAAAGATATAGAATGGTTGATATTAAACAACTTGAGAATCGTATTAAGAATCTTGAGTATTACACCGCGCTTTCAATGCTAGAAACAAGCACGGCGAATTTATTTGTTGCAGATTCTGAAGGATTGGATCGTTTTAAATCAGGATTTTTTGTAGATAATTTTAGCACTCTACAATCACAAGAAAGTGGATTCCCATATCAAAATAGTATTGATATAAAAAATAAAGAACTAAGACCAAGACATTACACAACTGCAATTGATTTGGTTCAAGGTCCCGTAGAAGGATTAAATCCTTCTATCGATTATTCTGTTGAGCAACCAGAGGGTTCTAATATCATAAAAAATAGTGATTTAATTACTCTAAATTATTCTGAGGTTGAATATTTCAAACAACCATTTGCAACAAGAACTGAAAATGTAACTCCATTCGTAATTAGTTTTTGGCAAGGAACTACAGAATTAACACCAGCATCCGATACTTGGGTCGATACTGTTCGTTTAGATGCAAAAACAATTAATGTTGAAGGAAATTATGCCCAAACTATGGCTCTTGCTGCAGAGCAGTTTAATGTAGACCCTCAGACTGGATATTCTCCCACTGTTTGGAGCGCATGGGAAACAACATGGACTGGAAAGGAAGTTATTGAAACAGTACAAACCAGCAGTAAGACAACACAAAACTATGGACACTATGGGTATTATTGGTATGGTTATCCTTATGGTTATTATTATGGATACTGGGGATACTACGGATACTGGGGATACTACGGATGGCATAATCGTGGATGGTATAGCCAAACAACTACAGTCACTCAAGACAAATATAGAGAAGTAAAAGAAACTGGTGTTAAGAGCAGCACCGGTACAACAACCTTCGTTGTTGAGGAATTTGATAGACAGTCTATAGGTGATAAGGTAGTAAGTAGAAATCTTATTCAATACATGAGGTCTAGAAACATTCAGTTTGTTTCTAAGAACTTAAAACCATTAACACAACTATATGCTTTCTTCGATGGAATTGATGTAACAAAATATTGTGTACCTAAACTCCTTGAAATTAATATGATAAGCGGCGTCTTCCAAGTCGGAGAGGATGTTGTTGGTACTGTTATTAAAACTGGTATAAGTCCAACAGTTATAGCAGATAGTACTGCAAGTATTACATTTAGAGTTGCACAGTCTAATCATAAAGACGGTCAATATGATGCACCATCTTCAGTTTTCCCATTAAATCCATATACAAGTCAGCCCCTACCATCAACTTATTCTTCAACTTCTACAGTTTTGAATGTTGATACATTCTCTCTTTCTGCACAGTATCAAGGACAGTACTCCGGATATGTAGAAAGTGGTATGACACTGGTTGGAAAAACAAGTGGTGCTCAGGCAAGAATTACTAATGTCAGATTGCTTACTGATGTATACACATGGATTATTGGTAGTTTCTATCTACCCAACCCAAATGTATCAGCAAATCCAAGATTTGAAAATGGCAATAAAACTTTTACATTAATTAATAATAATTTAAACAATGCAGCTACTGCAGCTACATTAGCTGAAGAAGCATTTACTTCAAGTGGAACTTTGGAAACCGTTCAAGAAAATATCATTTCAACAAGAAATGGTAGAATTGAGCAAAAGCAACAAACCAAACAAGAGGCAGTATCCAAAACAACTGGGCCCCAATTGGTAGATACTCAAGTTACTTCCACAACAAATTATGGATACAGATGCTATTGGTGGGATCCTCTTGCACAATCATTCTTAGTTAATGAGAGTGGGGGAGTCTTTATTACTAAGTGTGATATCTTCTTTAAGACAAAAGAAGATGCTGAGACGCCAGTTTTTGTTCAGATTAGAACCATGCAAAATGGTTATCCTACAAGAGAAGTTCTACCATTTTCTGAAGTATTCTTAAGCCCAGACGAAGTAAAAACTTCTAATGATGGTAGTGTTGCAACAACATTTACTTTTAAAGCTCCAGTTTACTTGACTGGACCAGCCGAATACGCTCTTGTTGTTGGTTCATCTTCTTCAAAATATAATGTCTTTATTTCAAGAGTTGGTGTTGGTGAGGTTGATATTTTAACTCAATCCGCAGTTTCCACTCAACCAACACTTGGTTCTCTATTCAAGTCCCAAAATGCATCAACTTGGGAAGCTAGCCAATGGGAAGATCTTAAGTTTTCTCTTTATAGGGCAGAATTTGTTCCGGAAGGAAGAGTAGAATTTTATAATCCAGAATTGAGCATAGGAAATTCCCAAATTCCAACATTAATGCCAAACTCAATTTCAATGAATTCCAGAAAGATAAGAGTTTCTCTTTCTTCATCATTAACAGATGCTAATTTAGTTTTAGGTAATACAATTGTTCAAGGTGGAACAAATGCATCCGGAAATTATGTAGGAAGTGCAGGAATAGCTACAGGACAACTAGAGGTTATCAATTCTGGAATCGGATATACTCCGTCAGCAGGATCACTCACTTTCAATGATGTATCTTTAGTTACAATTACCGGAAGTGGGAGAAATGCTAAGGCTGATGTGACAATTAGTAGCGGAGTTGCTGTTGCAGCAACCATAAGTCAATCTGGAAATGGTTACAAAGTCGGAGATATCTTAGGAATTTCTACAATTGGAGGGAATTCGATAGGAAGAAATGCAACATTCTCTATAGTATCAATAGCAAGTACTAATGAACTTATTTTAGATAATGTTCAGGGTAATTTTGAAGTTGCTGGAGTAGGAAAAACTGTCAGTTATATTAATAGTGCAGGAATAACTAGTGCATTAAATTACTCAAATGGTGGAAATGTTCAAATAAATGATATTAATGTTGAAACAGATGGTCTTCACTTCACTGTAAATCACAAAAATCATGGTATGTATTTTAAAAATAACTATGTTAATATTTCAGGCGTTGAAAGTGATGTACCACCAACAAAATTATCAATACCATATCAAACTGGGGATAGTATTTTTATTGACGATCCATCTAATTTTACAACTTTTGAAAATGTTGGTGTCGCATCAACAAATCCAGGATATGTATTGATAGATAATCAACTTTTAGAATACACTTCTGTTAGCAGTGGTGCTCTTCGTGGAATTACTTCTTTTGGATATATCGATCCAGTATATCAAAATGTATTGAATTCATATCCAGGTGGAAGCATAGAATATTTGGCAGGAACTCCAGTTTACAAATATGAACTTAATGGAGTGTCTCTAAGAAGAATTAATACTGAGCATTATCTGGGCAATGCTTCAGTAAAAGATCCAATAACTTTTGATTCATATTCTATTAAAATTAGATCGAATCAAGAAGGTACAGATAGAAGTAACGGTCAATCTTTCCCAGCACTTTATTTCAATAATACAAAAAATGCGGGAGGATTTAACATAAAGGCATCACAAAATATTCCTTATGAATTAATTACTACAAGTATTCAGAATACAACTGTACAGGGAACTAGTTTGGATGCCGAAATAAGAACAATAAGTGGTTCTAGTATTAGTGGCAATGAAATTGCATATGTGGATCAAGGTTTTGAAACTATTCCGATTAATAAAACTCATTATTTTAATAGTCCAAGAATTATTGCTTCCAAAACTAACGAAACACAAAATATTGTTGACTTACCTGGCAAAAAATCATTGAATATTAGATTTAATTTGAGTACCTCCGATCCAAAGGTCTCTCCAGTTATTGATACCCAAAGAATGACAGCCGTTTTAACTTCAAACAGAGTTAATAAAGTTATCGGAAATTATGCAACTGATAATAGAGTAAATACTGTTGGTGTTGATCCATCTGCATTCCAATATCTATCAAAGGAAATTACATTAGAAAATCCTGCATCATCAATTAAAATTCTATTAGATGCTCACATCAATTCTTATTGTGATATTCGTGCTTTCTATGCAATAAGTGAGACTTCTAATTTTACTCCAATATTTACACCATTCCCAGGATACAATAACATTGATGTTACAACAAAACAAGTAATTAATCTTGAAGACAGTGATGGATTACCTGATGTTTTTGTCCAACCATCCTTAGCATTGGCATTTGAATCTGCAAATGTTGATTTTAGAGAATATACATTCACTGCAGATCAACTACCTTCATTTAGATTCTATAGAATTAAGTTAGTAATGACATCAACGAGTCAAGTGTATCCACCGAGAGTTAAAAATCTAAGAGTTATTTCACTTGCATAAAAAAAATTATGAATTACTTAAAAGTAGAAGGTCAAAACGACCTTTTTAGGGACCCAAAAACAAATTCGATTATTAATGCTAATATGTCAGAATATCAACAGTATCTGTCTAGACGTAATGTAAAAAATGAAGAACAGAAAAAAATTAACAGTTTGGAGCATGAAGTATCGAGTATAAAAAATGATTTAGATGAAATTAAAATGCTACTTAGAGGTTTGATAAATGAATCCAGATAATATAGAACTTGAAAATCTTAGTAAAAGCTTTGAATATTTTAAAGTTTGCTCAGAAATAGATAATATATCTAATATAGAAGATGCAAAAAACATTGCAAAATGCTATTTTAAATTATACTTAAAGCAGCAAGAAGTTGTATCTCAACTTTTAACAACCAAATCATAAATATTTTAAAAGAGAAGATAAATGGCGCAACCATCTACTAGACAAGAACTAATAGATTATTGTAAAAGAAAACTGGGTGCGCCAGTTTTGGAAATAAATGTTGCAGATGAACAAATTGAAGATTTAGTTGATGATGCCATCCAGTTTTTTCAAGAAAGACATTTTGATGGAGTCTATCCAACATTTTATAAGTATAAAGTAACTCAGAACGACATTGATAGAGGAAGAGCTAAAGGTCTTTCCGGAAATGTGGGCATAACGACTATTAGCGCCACGACAAATATTGCTGGCACAACAACTACTTTTAATTATTATGAAAATAGCAATTATCTCCAAGTTCCCCCTAATATTATTGGTGTAAATAAAATCTTTACTTTTGATGGGGCAAATACAATTACCCACAGTATGTTCAGCGTAAAATATCAATTATTCTTAAATGATGTTTACTACTGGGGGACCACTGAACTACTTTCTTATGCTATGGTCAAAACTTATTTGGAAGATTTGGATTTTCTTTTGAATACACAGAAACAAATTCGTTTTAATAAAAGGCAAGATAGATTATATTTGGATATTGATTGGGGTTCAGTAAGTGAGGGGCAGTATTTTGTAATTGATTGCTATTCAACTCTCGATCCAAATGATTATTCTAGAGTTTGGAATGACTCTTTCCTTAAACCATATCTAACCTCCTTGATTAAAAAACAATGGGGTCAGAATATGATGAAATTCACTGGAGTTAAACTTCCCGGTGGTGTTGAGTTGAATGGCAGACAAATGTATGATGATGCTCAAAGAGAAATAGATATTTTAATGGAAAAAATGTCAAATACATATGAGTTGCCACCTTTAGATATGATAGGTTAATCTCATGCTTAATCCATTTTTTCTTCAAGGATCAAAATCTGAGCAGGGTCTTATACAAGATTTAATAAATGAACAACTTAGAATGTATGGAGTTGAAGTTTATTATATACCTAGAAAGTATGTGACAGAAAGAACAATAATAAAAGAAGTAATAGAGTCTCTTTTCAATCAGGCTTTTCCTATAGAAGCTTATATTGAAAATTATGATGGATATGGCAATAATCCAACTATACTTTCAAAATTTGGTATACAGGCACTAAATGAATTAACAATTACAATTTCAAAAGAAAGATATGAAAATTACATATATCCACTAATAAAATCCAGACCCGGAATTAAATTAGCATCAAGACCGAAAGAAGGTGATTTAATTTATTTACCTTTGGGAGATAGATTATTTGAAATTAAATATGTTGAGCATGAAAAACCATTTTATCAATTACAAAAAAACTATACTTATGAATTAAGGTGCGAAATCTTTAGATATGAAGATGAAGTCATTGATACAGGTATTGCGGAAATAGATGATAATATAAGTGGTACTGGTATTGATGGAGAAAATGCTTCAATTGGTTCTATTCAAAAGCTTACCATGGTTGGGTCTGCAGTAACTGCTACAGCAACAGCACATATAGTAAATGGTGGTATAAGATACATAACTGTAACAAATAGAGGTGGTGGGTATCTAACAGCGCCAAAAGTTGGAATATCTTCAGCACCAATTGGAGGAAAAACTGGTATAGCAACAGCTATTATGATTGGCGGTATTGTTGTTTGCAATGACAATACAAATCCAAATTCAAAATCAGTTCAAAGTGTACAATTAATAAATTCTGGATTTGGATATACACAGTCTCCGGGAGTAAGATTTATTAGTGAAGAAGGTGGTGGTGCTACAGCAACAGCTACAATTGGAAATGGTGTTGTTGGTATTATAACTCTAACTAATGGGGGATCTGGTTATACATCACCGCCGACTATTTCTTTCAGTGGAATTTCTTCAGTTTCTGCAGCCGCAACTGCTGTCGTAAGTTCTGCGGGAACAATCACATCGATAAGAATTACAAACGCCGGATTGGGATATACCGTTTCCCCAACCATAATAATTGGAGCAGCGTCAACATCCTCTTATGGAAACTATATCTTTAACGAAGTAGTTGTTGGATCTGATAGTGGCACAAAAGGAAGAGTAAAATCTTGGAATTCTGTTACTAATGTTTTAGAATTATCAAATATTAACGGAGAATTTGTTGCGGGAGAAATGGTGACAGGAGAAGATTCTGGATCTTATCACGAATTGCGTTTTATTGATCAGTATCCAATTGATGATGGATATGCACAAAATTCTGAAATTGAATTGGAATCTGATTTAATAATTGACTTTAGTGAGAGAAACCCATTTGGAATGCCATAAATATTAGTTATTAGTAATAATTATTTTATAATAGGTTTCTATCATGTTTGAGTATTTCTATAACGAAATTTTAAGAAGAACTGTCATATCATTTGGTTCATTGTTTAATGATATAAAGATTAAGCATAAAAACACCGAAGATGATGTTGTAAGTATTATTAAGGTTCCTCTGGCATATGGACCTACTCAAAAATTTCTTGCCCGATTAGAGCAATCTGCAAATTTAAATAAACCAGTTCAAATTACACTCCCAAGGATGTCTTTTGAATTTACTGGGTTGACATATGATCCAACAAGAAAATCAACAACTACTCAAACATTTACAGCAAAAGATGTAAATGATACTAAGGAAACAAAAAAAGCATATTTACCTGTTCCATATAATATGCAATTTGAATTAAGCATCATGTCAAAATTAAATGATGATGCATTGCAAATTATTGAACAAATTCTTCCATATTTCCAACCAGCTTACACAATGACAGTGGAGTTAGTTGATAGTATTAATGAAAAAAGAGATATTCCTGTGGTATTAGAAAATATTACGATGCAGGATGACTATGAAGGAGATTTTACTACAAGAAGAGTTTTAATTTATACATTAAGATTTACTGCAAAGGTTTATCTATTTGGTCCTATTTCTTCTGCAACGAAGGACATTATCAAGAAAACTACTATCAGTTATATTACAGGAGATACTACAAATTCTCCAACAAGAGAAGTTGTATATTCCGCTCAACCAAGAGCAATCAAAAATTACACTGGCACTGTTTTAACCAACTTAGCAAAGGATGTTAATACTGAAGATACCCTAATTACCGTAAATAATGCAGCATCAATTGTCAAGAATTCTTATTTGGATATTGAGGGGGAAGAAGTTTATGTAAAACTTGTTTCTGGCAATGTTTTAACTGTAGAAAGAGGTAGAGATGAAACTCAGATTACATCTCATCTTTCCGGTGCTGAAGTTAAATCAATTACTCAGCAAGATAATCTCTTGATTGAAGATGGTGATGATTTTGGATTTAGTGGAAGTGCTTTTTAAACTATGGATAAAAAATTTAATTCTCTGAATGATGCTTTCAATTTAGAAAATAGTGGAAGTTTAGATATAGTTCCTACAGAAGTTGATTCTGTTGTAGAAAAAGTTGAAAAAATTTCTTCGGATTTTGATGATATAAAAAAAGATTACAATTACACAAGAGGAAATTTATATTCCTTAATAGAAAAGGGACAAGAGGCAATAAATGGAATTTTAGAACTTGCTCAAGAAAGTGAAATGCCAAGGGCTTATGAAGTTGCTGGTCAATTGATAAAAAGTGTTGCAGATGCAACTGACAAACTTATGGATTTGCAGAAGAAATTGAAAGATATTGAGGAACAAAAGCAATCTAAAAGCCCAACAACCGTCAATAATGCACTTTTTGTTGGTTCTACAGCTGATTTAGCTAAGTTATTGAAAAGTCAACTGAATCAAGAAGAATAAATAAATAAAATACTAAAATTATAAATGGCGGTTCCAGCAGTCAATATAACAATTGAAAGAGGGACAGATTTTGAAAGTGTCTTCACTGTAACAAATCCAGATGGATCAGCACTTAATTTAAATAATTTTTCTTCAGTCTCTAAAATAAAGAAGTTTCCATCTTCAGGAACTTCAACGCCCTTTTCTGTTGGAATTGTTACTTCAAGGGGACAGGTAATTCTTTCTATGGGAAGTACAGTATCTTCAACTTTAGAAGATGGAAGACATTATTATGATGTTGTCATTATTAACAATTCCACCGGAAAGAAAAAGAAAATCATTGAAGGTATGGCAATTGTGACACCCTCTGCGTCAGTTTAAGGAGATATAAATGACAGATTATAATGTCACTTTAGGATATACTTCAGACTTCGTTGTAACGCAGGAAGGTTACGCAGCCCAAGGAGCCCAAGGAACTCAAGGTTCTCAGGGGATTCAGGGACTTGATGGTTCTCAAGGTTCTCAAGGATTATCTGGAGAATTTGCTGGACAAGGTGTACAAGGAACTGAGGGTTCTCAGGGTCTACAAGGCACTGATGGAGCTCAGGGAGTACAGGGGTCTGATGGGGCACAGGGTGTACAAGGTGCTAATGGAACGCAAGGTTTACAAGGAACACAAGGTAGATCTGGACCACAAGGATTTGATGGAGCGCAGGGTCTACAAGGCGTCCAGGGTATTCAGGGAATTCAGGGTAATATAGGAACACAAGGTTCTATAGGTGTTCAAGGTCAAAGAGGTACTCAAGGAAATAATGGGTCTCAGGGATCTCAGGGATTACAGGGTCTCCAAGGTATTCAAGGTGATTATGGTTTTCAAGGAACTCAAGGTTTACAAGGTTCTCAAGGAAATTTAGGTTCTCAAGGTTTAAGGGGACCACTTGGTGACCAAGGAATTCAAGGTGTTCAAGGTTTACAGGGTCTTCAAGGTTTACAGGGTCTTCAGGGTCTTCAGGGTCTTCAGGGTTTATTAGGTTCTCAGGGTATTCAAGGGTTACGAGGTCAGCAAGGATCCCAAGGAACTCAAGGAGAACAAGGTATTCAAGGTTTACAGGGTCTTCAAGGTTCTCAGGGTCTTCAGGGTTTATTAGGTTCTCAGGGTTTCCAAGGTTCTCAAGGAAGAACTGGAACTCAAGGTAGTTTGGGTGTTCAAGGTAATCTCGGATCTCAAGGTATTCAGGGAGATATAGGTTTTCAAGGTTTACAAGGTATTCAGGGTTCTGGTTCTCAGGGAATTTCGGGAACTCAAGGTCTTCAAGGACTATCTGGAGAATTTGCTGGTCAAGGAGCTCAAGGTTCTTTAGGTTATCAGGGTTCGCAGGGTATTCAGGGTGGATTGAGTGCTCAAGGTTCTCAAGGATTATTAGGAACACAAGGACTTCAAGGTTCGCAGGGTATTCAGGGTGGATTAAGTACTCAAGGTTCTCAAGGTTCAATAGGAACACAAGGATCTCAGGGATTAATTGGTGTTCAAGGAAGATTGGGAAGTAAAGGAGATCTTGGTTCCCAAGGTTCCCAAGGTTCTCAGGGTTCTCAAGGTATTCAGGGAGACGAAGGACCTCAAGGTTCTCAAGGAATTAGAGGATTTGGACCCCAAGGTGTTCAAGGTGTTCAAGGTAATACTGGATTTGGATTGCAAGGAATTCAGGGATCTTTTGGCGATAGAGGTCCTCAAGGTCTTCAGGGAATTTTTGGTCCTCAAGGAATACAAGGTCTGCAAGGAACTAGTGGTTCTCAAGGTAGTCAAGGTCTCCAAGGATTATCTGGAGAATTTGCTGGACAAGGTGTTCAGGGGGCAGATGGTCCTCAAGGTATTCAAGGTATTCAAGGTATTCAAGGTATTCAAGGAGAAAATGGTCCTCAAGGTCCTCAAGGTCCTCAAGGTAGGTTTGGTGGAGTTGGTCCTCAAGGTTTCCAAGGAGCCCAAGGTATTCAGGGTGGTTTAAGTGCTCAAGGTTCTCAGGGATCTCAGGGAGATGTGGGTCTTCAAGGTCTTCAGGGACTATCCGGAGAATTTGCTGGGCAAGGAACTCAAGGTGCAATAGGAATTCAAGGATACGATGGTTCGCAAGGTTCTCAAGGTATTCAAGGATTACCTGGAGAATTTGCTGGACAAGGTGTTCAAGGGTCTCAGGGTGTTCAAGGAACTCAAGGTCTTCAAGGTCTTCAAGGTCTTCAGGGATTATCTGGACAATTTGCTGGACAGGGTGTACAGGGAAGTGTTGGTTCTCAAGGATTTCAAGGTGTTCAAGGTAATATAGGAGATCCTGGAAATGAAGGTCCACCGGGACCTGCAGGATCACAAGGAGTTCAGGGATCTATTGGTGAACAGGGCGAACAAGGTGAGCAAGGAGCTCAGGGTATCTCCGGAGAATTTGTTGCCCAAGGTGCCCAAGGTGCTCAAGGTTTAGGTGGAATTCAAGGTCTACAGGGTCTACAGGGTCTCCAAGGTCTCCAAGGATTATCCGGAGAATTTGCTGGACAAGGAACTCAAGGAACACAAGGTCTCCGAGGTGAACAAGGAGTTCAGGGCATTCAGGGTGTTCAAGGTATTCAAGGATTAGATGGAACTCAAGGTGCCCAAGGTTCACAAGGTCTCCAAGGTCCCCAAGGTCTTCAAGGTCTTCAAGGAATATCTGGAGAATTTGCTGGACAAGGAACTCAGGGAACACAAGGTAGAGTGGGAACTGGAGTTCAAGGTTCTTCTGGAAACCAAGGAATTCAGGGTCTTCAAGGTTCTCAAGGTTTTGAAGGTTCTCAAGGAGCTAGAGGTGAAAGAGGTCTTCAGGGTCTTCAAGGAATATCTGGAGAATTTGTTGGACAGGGGGCTCAAGGTTCTTCTGGATTATCGGGTTCTCAGGGTGCTCAAGGAATTCTTGGATCTACAGGTGTTCAGGGTTCTCAAGGTATCCCCGGAGAATTTGCTGGCCAAGGAGCCCAGGGGTCTGCTGGGTTTAGTGGTTCTCAGGGTTCTCAAGGTATCCCCGGAGAATTTGCGGGGCAAGGTACTCAAGGTTCTCAGGGGTTAATAGGTATTCAGGGTGAAATTGGAGCACAAGGAATTCAAGGTTTTGAGGGGCAAGGAATTCAAGGATCTGTCGGTGATATCGGTTCTATTGGACCTATAGGACCACAAGGAATTTCCGGACAATTTGCTGGACAAGGTGTACAGGGAAGTATTGGATCTCAAGGTATTATTGGATTTGGCATTCAAGGATCTCAAGGATTACCCGGAGAATTTGCTGGTCAAGGTGTCCAAGGTACTCAAGGCGTTCAAGGAAATACTGGATTTGGAATACAAGGTTCTCAAGGCATTCAAGGTTCTCAAGGTTCTCAGGGAAGATCTGGAAATGCAGGAGCTCAGGGAGCTCATGGTATACAAGGTGCTCAGGGTATTTCGGGAATTCTTGGTACTCAAGTAACAAGTATTTTATATGTAACCTCAGATGGAAACGACACAAACACAGGACTCAAACTCGGAGATGCAAAAAGAACAATTGGAGCAGCTCTCACAGTAGCAACAACTGGAACAGTTATTAAGGTTACTTCTGGACATTATGTAGAAAATAATCCACTAGTCCTTAAAAAACAAGTTTCAATTACTGGAGATAGTTTGAGAGAGGTATCAGTATCTCCACTAAATCCAGACCAAGATTTATTCCATGTTTCTGAAGGAAATTATGTGACTGAAATTTCATATACTGGTTCTTTAAATAAAGGAAAAGCAGTATTTGCATTTAATCCAAACCAGATAGGTTTTTCAAGCCAATCTCCTTATATTAGGAACTGTACTAATTTTATTGTCAACAGTATTGGAATGAAGATTGATGGTAACCATGTTCTTGGTCCATTTAAGAGTATGGTTACAGATTCCTTTACACAATACAATCAAAATGGTATTGGAGTTTCTATTACTAATGGTGGATATGCCCAGTTGGTATCATTGTTTACTATATGCAATGACATAGCTGTCTATTGCGGATCTGGTGGAGCATGTGATTTAACAAACTCAAATGCTTCATTCGGTAATTATGGTCTTGTTGCTGATGGTGTAGGTAGTAAGAGTTATACTGGAATTGTTACTGAACAATCTTCAGCAAATTCAAGTACATTCGTAGTTAATTTGAATTCTCCAATTTTAGGTATAGTTTCTGCAAGATATGATAATACCACTGGAATATTAACTGCAACTACAAATATTCCCCATAAGTTTTCAGTTGGAATGGGAGTATCTTTACATGGTTTGGAATTTAATTGCCCTTCAGGTCCCGGAATAGTCACATATCCTTCTGGAAGAAATGGGTATACATTCAATACCGTTTCTGTTGCTCCCGGTAGATACTATGATGCATATAATTTGATTCAATCAAATCGTCAAGAAATTGTTGATTTGGCATATAACGCCATAGGAGTTGCATATACTGACTTCACAAATCCAAGCCCAGATAAGTGCAAAAGAGATATTGGATATATTGTAGATGCAGTATCGATTGATGTTAGAGATTATACAAGTAAAAATACTTTAGATGCTACTAAAGCGTATTTTAAATTAGATGGATCAATTTTAACACATGGTGTTGATGGAGAAGTTCCTCAGACAATTGTTGGGTTTACTTCTGCAAGAGAATTAATGAAACTTGCGATTACTAATAATTTAACAAATAAGGATTTATCAATCATTGCAGATCCTCTTACAGGCATCAATACAAGTCCATCATCATGTGCCGATGTACAGTCATTCATAGACAATCTTGTTGGTATTATCACAACTCGCCTAAATGCAGGAAATATAAATGGAGCAAACGCTTTGCCAGCGGTTTCTATGGCAAGCACCACATTTAGTGTTTATGTTGGAGTTTCTACTCTTCCACATGCTCATATTTCAAATACAGGAACAGTAAATATCAGTATTGTAAGACCATTCGATGGTCAAGTAATTTATTTTGATAGATTATATTATACAATAAAAGGTATTGGTATATCATCTGGAGGTAGTGGATATACTGGACCTGCAATAGTAACTATTGATCCACCAGAGTCTGACTGGGGCATACCAGCGACTGCATCTGTGCAAATTACAAATGGATCAATTTCTTCAGTTGATATTATTTCCGAAGGTAGGGGATATACTGTTGCACCAAAAGTTACTTTTAGCTCCCCAAATGCAGGAATAAATACAGCCATAGGATCGGCAATTATTTCTCCTGTATATTATGCAGTATTGAGTTCGACTCCAATTTCAAGTGGAATCTGTACTATTACTGTTAATGATACAATTCCTTATGTAGTTGGTGTTGGCAGTGAAGTTAATTTCTTCAAACAAAGTCGTGTTTTAGCTTCTGGTCATTCTCTAGAATATATTGGTTCTGGTGTTGACATTGCAACAGCTCTTCCTAGAAATGGTGGTGTTCCTATTCAACAAAATGAAACTGATTCTAGAAATGGCGGATTGGTTGTTTATACTACTACCGATCAATCTGGCAATTTTAGAATTGGTGATGGAGTTGTTATTAATCAACAAACAGGAACAATCAGTGGTGCATCTTATACAAGAAGTTTATTTTCTACAATGACACCATTCATACTCGCATTAGGAGGATAATAACATGGCATTAGCACTTAATGTATTTCAGACAGTAACTTCAGTAGTTTCTACAAGTCCAGTAGAAGTTTACACTGCTCCAGTCGGATATACTGGCGTTGTTCTTTTGGCACAAGTCACAAATATCGGAGCATCTCCCTACGATATAACATTTATTCATAGAAGAAGCTCTACTGATACTGAATTGGTAAAAAATTATCCAATTTCGGGAAATGATACTGCAAATCTTCTCTCAGGAAAATTGGTTCTTGAGAGTGGAGATAAATTAGTTTTGTCGGGAAGTGATGCAACTAATTTAAAATTCATTGCAAGTATTTTAGAAACTCTTAACTAATACGAAAATGACAAAATATCTCAGTAACAGACAAAAAAATCTTAAGGTTGGTATCATATCATATACCGAAAGTAGTACGGTATTAGAAGTTACTGGGAAGGTTGGTATTGGTACAACAAATGCTTCATCAAAACTTCATGTAATTGATGATGTATTAATAACAGGTGTTGTTACCGCATCATCATTTTCTGGGACTGGTGGATATTTAACTCTAGGTTCTGCTGATGATGGAAGTTTAACATCATCAGGAGCATTGAATACATTCACAACCAATACAAAAATTGTCAATAGTATAGATGATTTAAACGAACTGGCATTTAATATTATTAGAAACACTGCAGTTACTAATGTCGATTTTTCATCAAATGTGGTGACTGGAGGTTCTCCTTTATCAATTACTTTATCAGTTACAAGTTCCGGAAACGCAAATAGGTATGATGTTGATTGGGGCGATGGAACTACAACTTCTAACTACGCTTCTGCTTCTATTCCACATACATATACCCAACCTGCGGGAGGATTATTCTCAATCTCTTTGGTCGCCAAAAATAACTCCGGAATTGGAGCAGGGAGTAGTTATTCTGCGGCAAAGAGTAATTATATTACAGTTTATACACCAGATCCAGTTGTTACTTTTGATTTATACAGAGCATCATCTGGAGGTACTGCTCTCTCAGGTAATGATTTATATGTTGTAGAAGGGCAATCTTTATACTTAGATAATAATACAACAAATACTAATGGCGCAACAGTTAATTATACAATGAACTGGGGAGATGGATCAACTAATGATTCTATCCTAATTAATACTGCTAATGGAGGTGCTGATGCTTCTGCCGCTAGACTTCAGCATACTTGGAGTCAAGGTACAAATAGTTCTACAAGTAGAGATACACTTACACTAACTTTAAACGCACACAATACAGCAAACCCATCTGTTATTCCTGCTACTGGAACATCACTATTAAAAGTTTATGATGATGCTCCAACTGCACCAGATGGACTAAGCAGCAAAACATTATCGAATGTTACTAGCACCGGGACTAGTCCAAGACTTGTTTCTGGATTTACTGATAATACTGGAGGTACAACACTAACAGCAGGTACTGATGTTAATCGCGTAACTAGTGGAACTGCTGAAGCAACAGCAATTTCTTCTTTTGCATATGATGCAAACAATGGAACTCTTACAGCACAGGTGAATGGTTCTTCAGATGGTTCCCGAGTATTAACTAGTGGAGATGATTCAGGAACTTATACGAGTTTGGTGATTACTGAAGAGAGTGATTATCAATTATTGAATTCTTCTGGTTCTACCACTACTTTCGCATCAAGCATATATTATCCAGGATTATATAAAGGATTCAAAGCAAAAGTTTCTAAATTAGTTTCTTCTTTAGCAACTGGTGTGAATAGTATGCAGTTGCTTCATAGTTCTACTGGAAATACTAATACAGTGCAGTTTGTGAAAGATGATATAACCGCTACACCCGTTGTCAGTATTTCTACAGCAACACTTACCGAAAATGTTGCCGGCACTTATCGATATGTTTCTGGTATTCCTTATTATAATACTGGTTCACCATCTCTTACTTTATCTGGACTGACAGTTACTAACCTTACTGGGCAGACATATACTAATCAATCTAATATTGTTGAAGTTGATACTGGAACAAACCAAGAAGGAACTTCAAGTGCGGCTACAAATGATACTGATTACACTTATGCTCAGATTGATGGTCCTTCAAGTATGCTGAGTGGTGGGATACCGATTGCTAATGTTGGAGTGTCTTCACCATATGCTATTGCAAGTTTGACCGTTCCAATCACATCATCAAGCGTAAGAACTGTTGATAGAGTTAGAGTTCGTGCTAAGAATGTAAATGGAACCAGTAGTTACACAAGTGATATTTCAACGAACATTCAAGTTCATACTGCATCTCAATCTGGAATTTCCGAAATTTCTATAGCAGTTCCTTCTGGACTTGGTGATGGAACTTACACTGACAATGGTAAGAGAATATATGATTTTGGTCCCGGAATTACTACAAACACTCCATCATATAGTGGCGTAACTAATTTTTACACCAACAACCCATATTCAGAATCTTCTTCTCCTGCGGGAATTACTGCAACAAGAGAAGCGGTTGTGAGATTGGGTAGCATCACTCATAATCAAGTGAACTACTCAACTGGATATCTCCCAGTTGGTCCAGATTTTTCATCTGGAAGAAGTGGAACTCAGTATTTCACTTTTGCATTTAGAAGAAAAGTTGTTGCTAACTTTGATATTAATATCACAAGTTCTACAGGTATTTCGGGTCTCTGGATTGCTGCACCCGGAACAAGTATAGATACTACAAGTGGATTAAATGGTTGGTTAAAAGCAGACACTGCTTATGCAGGTTCCGGTGTTCCGGGGAGTGGATCTGGTGGAAATGGTTCTGATGGTTGTGCTGTTACTAATGGAGATAGAATTATTGCTTCAACATCTTTAAGTGGTGGATATACTATGACCTTAGGTAGCGAAAATATGAGTAATGCTACTGGCAATGTTGTTCTCGTAAGAATTGCTTTAACATCTGGACAATCTATAACGAGTCTTAGCATAGGAGCTGCTGCGTAAAATGGCCATTTCAAACGATCAGAAGATTGATTATCTCTGGAAAAAACTTGGTTACGGTAGAACAAAAACCGATGTCTCGACAATCAAAGATGCGGTTAATGAATCTATTTCAAGTCCTCTACTAATAAGAGGGGATAATGTTTGGTCACAATCAAATCTAATTCCGGGAACAATTCCCGGCAGCAGCACATCAGTAGTTACTTTATATCCAACATCATTACCTGTAGAATGTATTGCTGATATTACATCATCAACAAATAGGACTTGGAAGACAAATATAACAGATTGGATTCCTCCCGAAATTGGTTCTACTTATCTTGTAAAAGTATATGTTCATACCTCAGGAAATGCAGCAACTGCCGCTTCATCAGGAACTCAATTAATTGCTGCTGGTTCTGGTAATAATGACGAATGGTTCTTTGATTATCAATCTGGAACTTTAAACTTTATTGGAACTAATCTTCCAAGTGGAGTCAATTTTAGTGGGAAGAGTATCTATATTAGTGGAGCAGTTTATAGTGGAGTTAAAGGAGTAGCAGTTGCTGGAGCAGCATCATCCTTTTCTTCAATATATGTTTCTGGTATTGGTACTGTTACTACTCTGGATAGCACTACAGGGGCAGTAACTAATCTCAGTGGTACAAATATCAACTATACTGGTATTGGTACTATTACAACTTTAAACGGCACTACAGCAAATTTAACCAATATCAGTGGTACTAATATCAATTACAATGGTATTGGTACTATTGCGACTTTAAACAGCACTACAGGAACAGTAACTAACCTTAGCGGTACAAGTGCAAATTATTCTGGAATCATAACTGCATCATCTTTCCACCCAAGTAGTGGATATATCCAAGCAGCGGATGGAACTAATTCATTCTACATCTATAGCGGAACTGGAAATGTAGCATTTCAGGGAACTATTGGTGTAGGTACAATCAATAACACATCCGGACATAAGGCACTTGATTTCGGTTCAACAACCACACCATCAGTTAATATTACAAATAGTTTAAATGTTGGTAGTGGAGTATCAGTTGTTGGTGTAGTAACGGCATCAAGTTTTAGCGGAACTGCAACATCTACAACTAATATTCCAAATTTAACTGGCGATGTAACTTCAGATAATACTGTAACTACTCTTGCAACAGTTAATAATAATGTTGGAACTTTTGGTTCCCAAACTTCAATTCCAAGCATCACTGTCAATGCAAAAGGTTTAGTTACTGGAGTAACTACCAGTTCAATTATTGTTGGTGATGGAACGCTTACTCTACAAACATCTGGCATTGGGTTGTCTGGATCACAAACTTTTACTGCTAATCAAAGTAATAATACAACATTTACGGTAACTTCTAATGCTACAAGCGATAACACTTCTTCATCAATAGTAGCAAGAGATTCGTCTGGCAATTTTAATGCGGGAATAATTACCGCTACAACATTTTCAGGATCTCTTCAAGGTAATGCATCTACAGCAACTGCTCTTCAAAACTCAAGAACATTTGAAATTACCGGAGATATTGTTGCATCTGCAATTAGTTTTGATGGAACCGGCAATGTATCATTAGCAGCAACAATTCAACCAAATAGTGTTGGATTAGGAACTGATACAACTGGGGATTATGTCCAAACAATTTCCGGAACTGCAAATCAAATTACAGTTACCAGCGGAACTGGAGAGAGTTCTTCACCAGTATTAAGCATCCCAAATCAATTTACTGCTCCACAAGATGTAACAGTTACGCGAGATTTATTTGTCAATCGCGATTTAAGTGTAACGGGTAATATTACAATTGGGGGAACATCTGCAGCAATCTTTTCACAATCATTAAATGTATTCGACCCAGACATTGTTCTTGGATTTAGAACTGATGCACTTGGCAATGATGTTTCAAATGATAATACGGCAAATCATGGTGGCGTTGCAGTCGCATCAACAGAAGGAACTCCATTAGTTCAGTTATTCATCGCTGGTATCGAAACAAATCCTGCCACATATAAGAAAATTATGTGGTTCAAGGCAGGTGAGTTTGCTGGACTCGGAACTGATGCTTGGTTGATAAACTATGCTGTAGGTATTGGCAGTACACAATTCCCATATGGAACCAGATTAGCGGCAGGTGCTGTTCAATTCACTGAAAGTGATTTAGCAGTCGTAAGAAATATTAATGCTTCTGGCATAAGCACCATTATAACTTTAAACAGCACCACAGGAACAGTAACTAATCTTAGTGGTACTGATATTAACTACAGTGGTGTTGGTACTATTGTCACTCTGAATAGTACCAACGGAACGGTAACTAACCTCAATGGTACTAATATCAATTATAGTGGTATTGGTACTATTGCAACTCTTAATAGTACTACTGGAACAGTAACTGATCTTAGTGGTACTGATATTAACTACAGCGGTGTCGGTACTGTAGTTAACCTAAATGGAACTAATATCAATTATACTGGTGTTGGCACTATTGCAACATTGAATAGTACTACTGGAGCAGTAACTAATCTCAGCGGCACTGATATTAACTACAGTGGTATTGGTACTATTACTACACTGAATAGCACTACTGGGACCGTAACTAACCTAAGTGGTACGAATGTAAATTATAATGGCATTGGTACTATTGCAACTCTTAATAGTACTACAGGGGCAGTAACTAACCTTAGTGGCACAAATGTTAATTATACTGGTATTGGTACTATTGCAACACTGAATAGTACTACAGGAACAGTAACCAATCTCAATGGAACTAATATCAATTATAGTGGTATTGGTACTATTGCAACTCTTAATAGTACTACTGGAACCGTAACTAACCTAAGTGGTACGAATGTAAATTATAATGGCATTGGTACTATAACCAATCTTGGTGGTATAAATGCCAATTATGCTGGTATTGGTACGATTGCGACTTTAAACAGCACTACAGGAACAGTAACCAACCTTAGTGGTACAAATATTGATTATACTGGTATTGGTACTATAACCAATCTTGGTGGTATTGATATCAATTATACTGGTATTGGTACTATTGCAACTTTAAACAGTACTACTGGTTCTGTTACAACTTTAATAGGAACAGATATTAACTATAGTGGTATTGGTACTGTAACCAACTTAAATGGAACTAATATCAATTATACTGGTATTGGCACTGTTGTTACACTGAATAGTACTGCAGGAACAGTAACCAATCTCAATGGAACTAATATCAACTATAGTGGTATTGGTACTATTGCGACTTTCAATAGTACAAACTCTACGATTGATAATTTAAATTCGACTAATATCAATGTTTCTGGTCTCTCCACTTTTGCTGGTATTACAACAGTTGCTGGACCAACATTATTCACCAAACAATTAAGTGTTTCTGGTGTTTCCACATTCCATGGTGATGTAAAAATTACTGATGGCAAGAGTGTTTACTTTGGTGACGGCAATGATTTAAGAATTTATCACGATGGGGGCAATAGTTTTATTCGCGATATTGGAGTTGGAAATCTCTTTATTGATGCTTCCAACACTTATCATAGAGCTAGCTCACATCTTTTCTATGATGATACGGGAAATAAAACTCTTGCTACTTTTACTGCGGATGGTTCGATTTCACTTTATTATGACAATTTAAAAGTATTTGAAACCTCTGGAATTGGTGCAACTGTTTATGGTACTCTAAACACTCAAGATCTTAATGTAACCGGAGTAGGTACTGTTACAACTTTGAACAGTACTACTGGATTCATCACAACTCTAACAGGAACAGATATTAATTATACTGGTATTAGTACTTTTACCACTCTAAACAGCACCGAAGGAACGGTAACTAATCTTAGTGGTACTGATATTAACTACAGTGGTATTGGTACTGTAACCAACTTAAATGGAACTAATATCAATTATACTGGTATTGGCACTGTTGTTACACTAAACAGCACTACAGGAACAGTAACTAATCTCAATGGTACTGATATTAACTATAGTGGTGTTGGTACTATTGCTACACTGAACAGTACTACTGGAACAGTAACTAATCTCAATGGTACTGATATTAACTATAGTGGTGTTG